TTTTTAGTGGGAACATTATAAGAGAAAGAGATGAAACATTTTTAGTGGGAACATTATAAGAGAAAGAGATGAAACATTTTTAGTGGGAACATTATAAGAGAAAGAGATGAAACATTTTTAGTGGGAACATTATAAGAGAAAGAGATGAAACATTTTTAGTGGGAACATTATAAGAGAAAGAGATGAAACATTTTTAGTGGGAACATTATAAGAGAAAGAGATGAAACATTTTTAGTGGGAACATTATAAGAGAAAGAGATGAAACATTTTTAGTGGGAACATTATAAGAGAAAGAGATGAAACATTTTTAGTGGGAACATTATAAGAGAAAGAGATGAAACATTTTTAGTGGGAACATTATAAGAGAAAGAGATGAAACATTTTTTTGTAAAACTTTTTTTATGACTCCATCAGAAAGAGATGAAACATTTTTAGAGAAAGAGATGAAACATTTTTAGAGAAAGAGATGAAACATTTTTATGTTCTACATTTTTCTTAGGATAAAATTCAATATTTTAAAATATATAGACAAGTAATATGTCTGTATAAAAACTTATATGAGAATTTTTGTGCCAAAGAAAAAACGTGAACAGTATCCCCTACCTGGATTTTACTAGATCATTTATATAACAAAAAAATTATACATACACAAGAGTTATTTGTAAAAAATATTGTATCTTATCTTATTACTCTTTCATAACTATCAAAAGTATCACTCGGTAAACACTATGGACTCATATTTATGACTCCATCAGAAAGAGATGAAACATTTTTAGTGGGAACATTATAAGAGAAAGAGATGAAACATTTTTTTGTAAAACTTTTTTATGACTCCATCAGAAAGAGATGAAACATTTTTAGTGGGAACATTATAAGAGAAAGAGATGAAACATTTTTTTGTAAAACTTTTTTATGACTCCATCAGAAAGAGATGAAACATTTTTAGTGGGAACATTATAAGAGAAAGAGATGAAACATTTTTTTGTAAAACTTTTTTATGACTCCATCAGAAAGAGATGAAACATTTTTAGTGGGAACATTATAAGAGAAAGAGATGAAACATTTTTTTGTAAAACTTTTTTATGACTCCATCAGAAAGAGATGAAACATTTTTAGTGGGAACATTATAAGAGAAAGAGATGAAACATTTTTTTGTAAAACTTTTTTATGACTCCATCAGAAAGAGATGAAACATTTTTAGTGGGAACATTATAAGAGAAAGAGATGAAACATTTTTTTGTAAAACTTTTTTATGACTCCATCAGAAAGAGATGAAACATTTTTAGTGGGAACATTATAAGAGAAAGAGATGAAACATTTTTTTGTAAAACTTTTTTATGACTCCATCAGAAAGAGATGAAACATTTTTAGTGGGAACATTATAAGAGAAAGAGATGAAACAGAGATAAATATTTTTGGAAGGGAATAGGAATACAAACTCATTACTTGGTTAGAGAAAAAGGAATAGGAATAGGAATAGGAATAGGAATATGAGTCATTCATTGTTAGTAAAAACATTTTAAAATTAAAACCGGAATAAGTGTCCGGTTACACTTCTAATTGAACGTATGCCCGAATCCCACAACTAATCCTACTCATTAGATGGAGGATTATATGATTCAGACACACGATTTAAGTTTTGTTTCATAAACGGATGTATCATCGCTACCACCAGTGGTAACTGATCCATCTACCATTTTGAGTACGTCCTTTACGGTAACATCGGATGATTCCTTACACATGTCACCGAGGGTAATACTCAGTTCGAAATTCTTGACACACTTGGTATCAACAATCGTAGATCCGATAAGGTCGCCGTGTGATTTCTTTGAATGAGAGAGATTTGATCCGAGTACTGGACCATCGACTACATTACTTTCTTTGTCCTCGTCGCTACATCTGAGATCTAGAGACACTTCACAATCTTTGATCATGGCTAGAGATTCTTCATGACTGATGGATGTAGATGTAGATTCCTTATTCCAGGGAGCGATGCTTGACAATCTAGTGTAAACGGTATCTCCATCGGAGTATTCTGATACGGATTTAATATGAGGACATCCAGTGAATCCGACGACTGTTTCGAGACCTCCACCTACGACAGTGTAATAAGTACTGTCTCCACGTGTGACGACTTCTGTTGACTCGGTACTATCTTCTTCTGTTGACTTACTATCTTCTGTCGATATAGCATCTTCGTCAGTTTCAGTAATCGTAGTTACTGATTGACAAATCTTATCCTGAGATTGAGAATGCTCTTTTCTTGTGGCTTTAACAAGGACATCGATTCCCATGTGATGTTTGTTTTCTTCCTTACACGCTTGCTGTTGAGTAAGAGGAGTCGGTGATGACATAGCCGTTAGGCACATGCATGCCAGAATAATAATTTGTTGTTTCATGTTTGCTTATTAGTTATTTCCTTATAGTATAATAATTTTGGATATATTTTCTGCTTTTACACTTGTGATTTATTATTAAAAAGTTGATGCGATGATCAGATACTGTTAGAACGCTCGTGTATTTGGATAAAGTATTTTACGTACACCGCATGAGGCAGGCATGTGGCTATCTATATCAAGAGTATTACCTATACGAAACGAGACAGTGTCGGTGTCGTAGTCTAGAGTATTGGTATCACTATATAGTATATAGACATTTATACTCGATAGACAGCGTCCTATTACGGTCACGGTTTCTGAATGAGGTGTAGTTAATCTATTAACTTCTTTTGTTAGTTCTATGGAGTCTGTTCCGTCCGTGTCATCTTTATTACATTTAATCTCGATATTTAGTTTACATGTCTTTGATGGGTCCTGATAAATATCATCTCTAGTAAAGAATCCAGACGTTGCCACATTATTAAGAACAGAAAAGTATTCCGTGTAAAATACGGGATCGCAATCGGTATGATACATGTTAATTGTTAGTTCAGAAGTACTAATGGATTCACTGACGCCTGTAGTCGTGGTATAAACACACGACGAGTCATTGACTGGATATAAATTAATTTCCACATCTATATGATTAAATGTATTTTTTGGTGTGGGTTTACATTTATCTACTGATGATATGATGTTCGAATAAGTGTTAACGTCACACCGTGAACAGATTGTGTCTCCCTGATCCGTGTGACCGGTTACTCCGTATCCGATTCCACACTTTGTTTTAGGAGTACATATCTTACAACCAGGTCCCGATCCTTTAAACAGACAATAACTTTCTGTAGAACAATCACAGATTCTATTTTGAGTTTTGTTACACTGTTGTACCTCTACCTGATTATTACCACATACTCCATTACAACTCAGACAAGCGGGTACATGATTAGGGATGGCCGTAAACGCACCACTACCGCACTCTTTACAAATAGTATTGGTTGTACCATCGCATAGTTTAGAAGCGTATGTTCCTGCCGGACAACTGTTACAGCATTGATTACCTCGCTTATATTCGCCGTTTTTACACTTTCCATTCGTTGGTATGTATGGTTTACCTGTATTTATGTTACCGTGTACTATATACACAGTTACTGTTAGTATCAAGATATAAGAAGATATCATGATTAATAATGAATGTGTTAACTACCACTTCTCTCTACAATTATACGGTATTATTTTTATAATATTTTTAATGGTAATTTTTATAATGCTTCTTTCCATACAACATATTGTTTAGATGATACACACTTAACTTGGATAGTATCTCGTATAAAATTTCAGGAGGTAATTTATACAGTATAGATTGTCCATCGATTATCGACTGTAATTTATACATGGCGTCGTTAATTAGTTTATTCTTGTTCTTCATGTATATATAACACTCTTCTATAATGATGTCGTACATAGGAAATGAAAGGCGTCTATTCAAGTATATGTTTTCAATGTGGGAGTAATATCGGGAATCATCCGTTCTCAATACTGTATATAGGTCGACATCGCCTAATCGAATATCTTTTAGATGACTTATCTCGTTACTACATTTTGAGATGATTGAATCCACGACATCAAAAGATATATTTTTTATAAAAGATCCTCTATATTCGGGATTCAAACAAAGCTTACGGTATCGTTCCACGAATGCTTCGTCTCTTAATATACAGTAGGCTATTATCTTTTTTAAGTAGTAATCATCATACGACGCAAAGTCGGACATCCTGTATAATAATGACTCGATGATAGATAGGGATACTTTTAGTCTGTGTTTGATAATGTCATTGATGATATCGGCTTTGAATATTATACTACGATTTTCAAACACCAAGTCAATTACCGTTTTGCCATCTTTAGTTGGAAGATTAATATCGTATCCTATATATACGAGATACGATGCGATCTTACTGTTGCAGTTTTGAAAGGCTACATGAAGAGGAGTCATAGTATTATAGTATTCATCTATCTGAATGTCGAACTTGTCTAGTAGATATATGAGTATATTGAGACTGTGTGATCTGTTATGTTTTATGAACAGATGTAATATATTTTGTCCTTCTTCCTTTTGTATTTTGCCGTATTTTCGTTCGTGCCAATTGAGTAACATTATTAGAATATAACCAGTTGCGTAATCGCATTTAACATATTCCATGATGGGAGTATGACCATATTTGTTACATATCCTCGTATCCGCTCCTAGAGATAAAAGAGTGTAGACAACACGAGGACTATGATTAGTATACTCTCGAAGGTACGTGTGTAATGGTGTATTGCCTATCTTTGTAACCGCGTTGATATCGGCACCATATTTTACTATTGTGTTGATGAATCTCTTTTCCGCATTCATCTTGGTATAAGACTTTGATGCGTAATAATTGCGTTCATGAAATGAGGATATGTATCTACAATAGTAATGAAGAGGCGTTAGACCATCATTGTCTATACAATTGGGATCGGATCCTTCTAATAATTTATATAGGATATAGTAATTTAGCTGTTTGTTATAGTTATATTTGAGGTAACACAGTAATAGATTGCTGTATTTTCTAAAACTGATGCCATCAGTTATCATATCAAAGATCTTATTATCTATTACGTTTGCTCGAATAAGATAGTAATGTAATGGAATGCGATTATTATCATCAACGCTATCGAAATTCTTCATGCCGTGATGCAACAATATCTTCAATACGGACGGTTTAAATCGTGGATTTAACAAATAACAGTGTAATGGAGAGATTCCACATCTTAGTCGCTTATTCAGGTCACAGTGTTTAAGCGTTAGTTTAAACAGAAGCGATGATGGAATCACATCAAAGAATGCGAAATACATATGACAGACATTATCGATAGTGATATAATCCGTGCTATCACTTAGAAACGTGTCTGGAATATACAACATGTTATCGGTTACTATATTTATTATAGTATCCATTTCGTTGGTATTCTTTACTTTTTCATAATTAGAAAGACAACGAGATTACTAATGAAAGAAAGAATAAAAATCACATTTTGTGTTTATGGAATTAGTGTTATATAGACTAGTTCATGAGTTACTTCATTTCAATGAGTGATATAATATCTTGTATTGTATCTCTATGGGTAATCTAGAAAACTCGTTAACGTCTTCATTAAGGTAGGCTACTAGATCGTCTATCCATTCGCTGTTCTTTACAGTATCTGTAATGATGGAGGTCAGTTCTTCTTTGTACCATTTGACTTTTGATGCAAAGTTTAAAAATGTTAGATTCTTTGCGTATCGCAGTCTATAATGTCCGCTTCGTTTAAAGAATATATCAAACATCGAGATGCCGGAGATACTCTCGTTCTTCATTCTGTTTATATCTATTTTATAACGTTTTAGTTCCTTGAGATGACTGATGTCGAACTTTATTTTAGTAGGAAAGTCTATGTCTAATATTAGTGCGTATCTGATACACGCGAGTGACGGAGACGATCTTATATAATATACATCTTTATTAAAGGCATAAATCATGGACTCTATTGAAGGATGGTAGCTCAGTAATAGATTAATCATACCCAATATGTTTACTTTCTCGAAACTACTATTCTTAATTGCTTTATTAATGACGGAACGATGTGTAGGAGTATTAATATTGGCTCCATTTTCCAACAACCACTTTACCAATTTTATATTGCGGTATTCGACGGCATAATATAACATATTTTTTTTGTCTGTATTAACCATATCTATATCATCGATGTATTTGATTAGTACACGCATTATATCTATCATAATGTTTTCATACTTGATATATCCTGAATTATTAAACCTAGATGTTGCCATAGTATGAATACATAGACGACCATTGTTTGATAGTTTATTTATAGCCACGTGTCCGTTGTTTTCTATGATAAATCTTACAATGTTCGCATCTATGAGATAGCGATCATTCATAAAGTATTCATGTAGTGGATAGTTTCCATTTATCATTACATCCATCTTCGCACCATTGTCTAACATATGTTGAATTATCTGTATGCAAACATTATCATTATAGTGTAAGTAATGCATCATTATGGTTTGGATTATTTTATTGTCGTAACTAAACCCCTTTAGTACATTATCGAGGACGTCGTAATTATATTCTCTAGAATCATAAGAGGTAATGCTCTGTACAACATCGACAAGATCATAAGTACTTTCTATAAGAAGACGAACGATATTCATATCCACATTATAAGTGGGTCCTCTAAATCGCGTGTTTAGATAATCAGCTAGTACTCCCCTAATATACGGCCGACTATCATCATTTACCACTCTACATGTTTTTATATCCTTTATTAATAATTTGACGATCTCTATATCTATAACCGAGTAAGACCAATAGTATTGGATTGGTAAACATTTATTATCGTCTTCTACATTAGTAGAAATACCATTATCTATTAGACATTTAATTATGTCTTTGGATAGCGATTTTGTATGAGACAATATATAGTAATGTAGTGCGTTCCTACATCCATAATTCTCGTTGGTACATCGACAAAATAAATAATTAGTATTGTAACTGATTGCAGAAAGAAGCACTTTTAAAACATCCAGTCTGGGATTAGGGATCATTACGTATGCATCTATCAAACCTATATTGATAATCCTTGTGAGAGGACGTATCCTCTTATCTATAATAAGATATTTTAGTAGACGTACATCGATACTATCAGACGATATATATGAATACAGATCAAAATCATTTATATTAGATTCGAGTCTATTACGATCTGAATATGAAGATATCAATAGATTCACTATCTGAGTTTTAACATATCTATGTTTGCTATAGACTCCTAATGGCGTCAATCCATTTTTATTCCTATATAGTCTATCAACACCACAAGATAGCAACAACTTGATGACGTTAATATCTGTGTCGCATTTATTGGAGACGTAACAATGCAACGCATTATTTCCAAATTTATCTACGTAATTAGATGGTATAACACATCCAATGATCAGTTCTAATTCTTTTAATGTCACTTCTTCATTCTGAAGGCGATATAGTATATGGTCACAAACTCTTGTATTCATATTCATATTCATATTCATATTCATATTCGTATGCAATGTGTTCAGTATCATATTATTCTATATTAATATTTCAAGAAAAATGGAGAAGAATTAACTCATAATAATGTGGGAGATTTTAGGATCTTCTGGAGGAATGAATATGGTTCAAGATGGTAACATAATCATTTTCATACAACATCTTACGAAGAACGAGTAGTATATTAATACACTTGTCGCTGAAGATTCCTTCTTCAGTGAGAATGGCTGCCTGAGTACAAAGTCCAATGATTGCACAAATCTCTTTGGTGGTCTTTGCATCATCATTCTTTATTAGAAGTCTGATCATTGTTACACAGTTATCTACATTATCCCATGGAAGTGCGTCCGAGAAATCTTTTAGAGTACCAAATATGTCCGTTGCATCGTTTCTGAAAGAGATCAAAAGCTTATAGAGAGATCCTGCACTTTCTCTGTGGGTCCATCTATGAGAAACCCAGAGTATATATTCTGTCAAACAATGTTTGAGGTCATTCATAGTGTTCAAGGTGCCACCAGTGGCATGACAATGACAGGGAGCAAACTTGGTACACTGTGATGCCATTATGAATATAGACGAAGCTTGACCGGAGTCAGGCCTGTAACCGTCTGTGATAATAGAGGAATATATTTTCTATTTTTTAATTATGTTGACAGATTTAGAATAGTACCGGTACTAGACTACCACAATCATAAAAAGTATAACTATTGCATATATCCATCTACCTTGGTTTCCAAGTAGTGTAAGAAGGCAGTCGCCTGTGGCGCATACACGTTCCATCCGAAGACGGGATAACCACACAGATTATTCTTTGATATAACAGACGCAATTCCGATAGCATTCTTTACGAATGGAACAGTATCCACATGAAAACTACCGTCTGAATTCCGTTTCTTCAGTCTTTTATACAAGTCAATGTTATAAAAGTCTTCCATATCCGAGTCGTCCGTATCCAAGTCGTCATAACGAGACTCTTGTACATTTCGTACAGTATCACACGTCGACCGTATAAAATGATGTCCATAATGTTCGATTGCGGATGCGTCATATGACATAAACTCTCTGAGAATGGGTCCTGCTTCCTCAACTCGTATATCACGAACGATTTTCAAGTACTCCTTGATCAGATTATAGAATCCTCTTACTGGAGTTTTAGATACGATAATCGAAAACGACATATATTTGTTAAACTCCAGAATAAATAATTTAGTCAGGACTCTATTTCTCATAAATTCACATGTTTTGGCGATAACGTCATCTATAGAACTATTTTTTGGTAAGTCTAATTCTTTAACGATTCTGTTAATCTCTTGAATATCCATACCATTAATAATTGCGGATATTTCAGCGTCCATGTTTAGTTTAATACCTCTATGTTAATAATATTAGTGTTGTACTAGTAGTATTATATTTCATTATTATTTGCAATATCATAAAATAGTTTATCCTTGACTGTTAAGTCATATCCGTTAGCGAGGAAATCTTTTACAATGTTCATATCTAAATCATTTTTTCTGATTTCATCAGAATATCCTTAGAATTATTTTTATATCTATTATCGACGGACATTAGTTTCTTCCCATGGTGAGTAGACGCGTCGTTATATTCTACATTTGGTTCATCGCATCATATCATATTGTAGAACGATAAGTAATCATCGTATTCGTTTTTTATTTGTAGTTGATTGTTGTTTTTTGCTTTCTGGAATCTCAAAGTATTGTGATATAGATTCATGAGACTTCTTGCTAGCAATAAAAATTTAATATTTCGAGGTTGTAACTTCATGTCCATTCGTCACAAATGGTAAGTTTTGCATCCTAATAAAGCAATCCATTACAGTCCGTAATATTTTGATAGCGGTTAAACATTTGACGTTTACAGAATTCTAATTAAGATATCAAGTGTTCAGAAAAGTAATAACATCTGTTTACTAATCAACGTCGTATATTTGGTTTAATACCTGACATTATAATCAAAAAGAATGTTATAATACTCGCGGCGAATTATCAGTTTTACACATGATGAACATGGTTAATATAATAATATTTATTATTTTTTATAACACAAAAAGACTGGAACATTATCTGGAACAGTTTTACAACTCTCATTAATGTTTAATGAATCCTCGCCAGCGTTATTAATATTTGAAAGTAGTACATTGGCATTATCATTCTCATTTCTATGCTTGAACGATGACACAGTAGCTACTCTTGGTACAAAAGTATCCTTATCTGGTCTCAGTGTGATATTAACACACGATACACAAGATCCTATAATATCAATTACCGTATTCATATAATGTATATTATTTTCGTTAGTACTATCATCAATACCACAATTATTGTTTAAACAGGTTATTCTTATAGTATAATTTGCATTGTTATTCTTTTTGTTTATTATTTTATCATTGGAGTAAGCAGAATAGATGCGAAGCATAATAGTATCATTGTATACTGATATAGCAGCACCGGCCAACGTTCTACTATCTGGTACACTCTCACTCACGTAGACATTTAATCCGTATCCGTTTATGTCAATAGAAGAATTCTTGTTATCTTTTCGTAGTTGAATGACGCATTCATCTGATTGTGGTTCTGTAATAGGGTAATTAACAGTTATACCCAATGTGGCTTCTAGTACCCATTGATCACGGACACATCCGCATGATACCGAGTAGATAATTGTATACAATAATGTAACTAATACTAATTTATTCATTGTGTTTATGTTATCGATATTATTTTTTATTTTTTAAGTCACTGATTTATATTGTTAACGTTTATATAGAATCATCATTATGTTTATTATTTTCCTGACAAATTTATCATGTGTCAATAGTGTCATATCAACTCCATTGTACAAATATACAGCAATCTCTACAAAATTTCATTTTATGGCATAATGAAGCGGTGTAATCCTTCTAGAGATTTAATAATGTCCAAGCATACAAAATCTACATGACTGTTTTAACATAATCATGTATTACACGATCTCTAAATAATTTATGATCGGAGTGTACTAACACCAAGCTTACGTATTATTTTGTGTTATGTATATCGTGCTCATTACTTGGAACATCGATACAATATGAACTACAGGAATTATATATCTACCATTTGGTATGGTTAAATCAGCTCCCAATTCTATAAATGTATCTATAATTATATTATTATAATATTTTTGTAATTGTTAACATGATATTCAATAATCCACCATTGGAACCTCGCATATCCATCTTCTATCCGCGTATATTCTAGCGGTACTAATTCCGTTGTTGTTAATATACGCATAATCTTCAGCACCTCTAATAGGTACATTAGTAACATTATATGGTTTATTATCACAATTCAACCATGGTGATTGTGTACTAGTTCTATGTACACCTACCCAATAATCAAATGTACCCTTGCATACTAATAGTTTACGATAGGCGTCGTTAACAATACACGCTAAACAACCGTTCATATTTTTACAATGTTCACTTGCCGTTGTCCAGTTGGTAGTATCTTCCGAAAAGTAATAACATATGGTATTTATATTGATGGTGTTTTTCGGACACGTTTTATATTTTATTTTTGTTTCTTCGCATCTATGTTCCATTAAACATATAACTAAAAAAGAGGATAGTAGAGATAGAGATAATATAACAATTACGATACGGTACACTAATTCACGCATGATAAACATGGTTACTATATTATATCATTAATTTATTTTTTTATTATTTATTAGTATGCCATGGAATGCTTAATAAAAATGTTATTTTCTAACGAATGTAACTAACGGGTGTTCTATGAAAGTAGCGTTCAGTATCACCTTTCATCTATATCCAATTCATTAGTATTAATGACCATAATCAGTTTTTTAATCAAGTCATGATTGTCTTAAGAAGTTAGATTTATAGCTGTATTATCGTCAAACTATCTATTTTAAGAAGCTGTATGAACACAGTGACTTCTTATCAGGTAAGTATTCGACTCCCAGAATTATATTCTATTCACTTACTCATCCATTATGTAAATTTAATCTTAGAAGTGAATAATCATAAAGTATTATATCTATTTTATTATACACATGATAGCTACTAATTAATAGTTCTAGTAGCACACATATTTGGAGGTATACCTTTAATATCGATTTTGTTTCCTATATGAATAGTAACAGTGTCCTCTTCAAATTCCGCATCGGTGTTGACATACGCAATATATAGATGGAGATTTGATATACAGTTGCCTATTAAAGTGAAATTTTCAGCGTGCGTTGATGCTTTTTCAGGAACGCGTGTAAAATTACCGATTAATACAGGTTCGGTTTCAGAGTTACATTTTACTTCTATATTCAGCGTACACATCTTGGATGTATCTTGTTTTTTTGTAGTATCTGAGAAAAGTCCGGCTATAGCAGTTCCATCCTTTACCGAGTAATATTCTGTAACAAAGACTGGATCGCAATCCGTACTATTAACAGTAATTGTCAATTCAGACGTTGTGATAACATCGGATGATTGTTTTGTACTTAGTCGATTACAAGAGGATATGTTAACTGGATATAGCTCAAAATCTATAGAGATGTAGTTAAATGTATCCGTAATGTATTTTTCTTCGAAGAAATTGGAGAGAGGATAAGCATTTGCCGACGATGCAACAAATAATGATGCGAAAATTAGTATTGTGTTTATGTTTATCATGATAAGTATTTATGATAACAAAGTTTTGTATTATCGGGAGCGACACATCATTTGTTCGTTTGGTTCTATTTTCTTTGTTGTATTCGGAGTACCATTCTATTTAATCCATATATGGGTTTAGTCATTATAAAAAAATATTTTATAGAAACTGTGTATGTATCCAGAGCAATTTTAGCACATTCACGCGTCATCTGTAAGTCGAGTATTATTGACAAATGAGGCATGGTGTCTGTTAACTATTATTTTTTTAAAATATGTTAGTCTAAATATCCCGATAATGCAACTGAATAAAAGAGTAACAGGAATACACATAACGGGATACATATCCATGATATATTTTGATATGTCATTGGCTATATAATACATAGATCGCGCATCTGTTATGTACGTATTAATTATATCATATAATGGATCATCGACATGACAACATGATACTACTAGATTATGATTTTTTCTATATGTCATTAGATCCTCTTTGTAACATTTACTAACTAGTATATCGTATATACTGATATTAGTTCTCGAATTAATGTGTAACTTGGTCAATTTATCGATGTTATCTCTGATGCTAACTAACTTATCAAATGCCAAAAACATTTCATGACTATTATCGAGAATCGCTATATCCCTTTCCATATACTCGATGCATTTATTACAGTAATCCAATCCAGCTAACATAAGAGCCAATCTCAATGTTGGTTTAATAATATAATTTTCATTCATTAATAACGATGGAAACTTTCCACTAGCGTAACATTTATCTAAGAAGGATATAATTATGTCTATATTAGGTCTCTTATCAAGAATATTCTTAACAAGATACCATTGGTGGCCTGACAATATGTCATTTCCCATGGTTAACATTAGAGGATCTACACCATTTTTTGTTGGTGTGTTAATATTGGCTTGGATGGATAATAAGTACAGAAATGAATCCATGACGATATCGACGTTAGTATGCGATATAATAGATACGTGTAATGGCGTCATACCAGACGTTTCACATACTGCGTTATTATATCTTTCTATAATCGCACAATGATATACATCATGTATGTCTGTACTATCATACGGCTCATATTCATCAGTATATAAGTCAGTAGGTATATTATATTTAGCAATAATATAATGAATAATGCATGGAGTCTCGTCTACTCTAATTAATAGATCTTGGATTATACGATTCTTTACCATGTTTAATACTTTATCAGACATCAGACAATCTATTATGTCATAATACATATAATTTTGAGCTGTGCATATATATGAAGTTAATGGAGTATAGCCTAAATTATTAACGGCTGTTATATCAGCACCCAAGGATATAAGACACTGAATAACATCTAGTCGTATATCGTTATCTGTTTCTGGATCTAATATATGAACAACCGACAACATAGAGAGATAAGTATGTAGTACCGTATTACCAATATTGTCTGGTTCATTTATATCATTCCCGTACTCGTGTAAAAGTTTAATAATGCTAGTGCTTATGTTGTGTCTCAGTATATATTGATGGAGACAAGTCCGTCCAGCACTATCTTTATAATGTAGTTTTACTTCTGGTTGTAAAAATGAGTAAATGACTGATATATTGATATTTTGAGCCAGTGTTATATACGAGTGGAGCATCATAGGTATATTTTTTACTTTATTATCGTCAAGTGATTCTATATACAAGTTTGTTATTTCTGGATTAATATTATCTACATTGGCTATGTATGTTATAATCGGACTCGTACCATTAACGCATTTCATATCCATGTCTCCACCGAGTTCGATAATCTTTTTAATTACACGCTCACAAACATTTCCTGTTATCATGTATGTGTGCAACGGAGTAATAAGATCACGATTCTGCAAATTTACATCAGCGCCGTTATTACATAACCACTCTAATATATCTATGTCGACGTCCATGTTGCCGAGATACGCGTGTAGGATACCGTATCCTGTTTTCTTGCATACATAATTAAGATTTATAATTCCTACATCTAACATATATTTAATCAAGTCTAGTTCTATACTTCTGATTTTCGGTGAGTTGAAATATGCATATAAAATATCCATATCTCCATTATTGGGAATATCAAACACATGATTTGTGATTTTACTTTTATTGTTTTTAATGCATTTGATGAATTTTTTATATTGATCGACCAACGATTTGTTTTTTCTGTCCGTTTTTAATATCAAAATCATATTATGGATAATATTAATCAATGCGGTTTTACTATCGGTATATTGTTCACGATATCTATTATCAATACCATAATATGTCTTTTTAAAAACTTTTATGTGTTTAGCTCTAACTGTGTGATTATAACTGTATATATCCCCATCGCTATAGTATCCATCATCCGTATCATAATTACTTATACGAGTATTGGTGCTTGTGCTTATACGGTTCTCAAAATCTTCAAAGTATGTCGAATATATGAGTTTCCGGACATTGACAATCGCGTACTCGGTTAACGAGGCCATTTTTTACAATAATAATCGAAATCTGTCAGTGTTGGTAGTACATAAAAGTGTATATCATTGTTACATTTTTTTAAAGAAAGTAAGGTGTAAAAGAATTGTTAGACTATTATACTATAAAAATTAGAATTGGTTAGTATTAACTATTAACTACTATTCACACATGAAAACATTTCAATAATGGTGAGTGGAAAGAACTCTATATGATAGCTTGTGAAACAATTAGATCCCTAATTTCTAATGGCAGCTTTGATAGGAGATTGTCATCAATTGATACATTGTCTATTATCTCATCTATTAGAGCACGTCTGTTTAGAGCTTTAGTAACATAGTCGTTTACTTCTGTGTAAATGTTGAATCCTTTAGTGATACACTGTGTCAAAACTGGATGTCTGGAATACCTATGCAGAATATGGGCTGCGTGCTTGTTTTTGTCTTTATTATAGATTAACTCATACATGGTTGTATTATGAATTTTCATCTGTCTAATGTACTCCAATTCTTCTTTACAATTAATTATATAATCAAAGAGTGATGTATACACATTACAGAGGGAATAATCCACCATCATAAAATACTTGATGCAGAGTTTTATCACATTATGGTTTTCAATTGTATTATTAAGTATAGCTGATTTTATACAGTCGATAGACAATGGTTCTTTAAGCACTATTTCTAATATTTTAAGATGTATGTCACTACGGTAGATAACCGATCCCTTATACACAGCCGCGTCAAGACATGTATATCCATCACTCATTACTATATTGACATCTGCTCCATTTTCTAATAGCCATAGTACTAAATCTAGATAACCTGAATAGATAGCATGATAAAGCAATGTCCTTCCACTAGCATCTAGTTGATTAATATTCTCAATATATGGGATACAAAGCTTACAAATATCCATTATTGTAGATTCATCTATAAGGAGGCCCCTATTATACTGAATTATTTTATATAGATCTAACCGAACATCATTCTCATCTTCGACACCACAATTTAAAATAAACTCAACAACACTACTTTCCTTTTTGCATATTCTACTAAAATATGCATTCAAGCATTCTATTCTATATATCACAGCCCCATTATCTACCATAAAATCAATAATGTCTATTTCTACATATGCATTAGATAGATAGTAAAGTAAGAGATTTTGGATACATCTACAATTCTTAACAATTAAAGCGAAAATATCTTCCGTATAATTCCTTGACACTAATGCAGATATAATATCGTTATATGTAATATATGCTACCAGTCTATCTACTACATACTGATCAATATTGTCTCGATGAATCCTAAAATAATCATACAGAATATCTACAGGATCATGAACTGGATCTACTATGAGCAATCTATCAAATATTTCTCTCTCAACTACAGGTTCTAAAACATAACAGTCAATACCCCATCCATTTTTTACATACTTATCTACCAAAGATAATGACCCTAGGTCTCTATAAAACTGCTCATCAACAGCCATGAAATCAGACGAACCCGATTCCATGATGTGACTCGCATCATTTTAGGGTATTGATTTTCATTATTGTAATATGTACAATTTTGAAGAGTATCATGATATTCATTTAACTTCTAGAGTATTTTACTGTTTTTATCGTCTATTCTTGCGACACATATGTACATAGAAATCTCTATAACGTCTCGAAAGTATTTGTTTTGTAAATACATTAACCTTGTTTATTTTATATCTTCATATTGTAACACAGACATATCTGATAAACTAATCATGTTTATAATTGGTATTGTGTATAAAAAAATTATTTACTAGAGAAAGTTATCATATTCTAGTAAATAAACTGGTTAACTTGTTTAATTATTTTTTTAAATCAGTACAATTGATCATCTATAATTTCCATAGATATAGTCTGTAGACTATCAGCTTTGGATATATTGTCATCTTTCTTTAACACTTTATATTTTCGTGTCTTGTATCTGACGATTGCTATGTAAATTACCAATATCAAAATAATGACTAACAGTATCAGAGAAGATCCAACTATGACATATATTATATTGTAGATATACTCTGAATTGTTTAGATAATTATCTTCTTCTTTTATTATAATGGCGCTCACATTTTTATCAAACTCCTTGAATATATCATTTAATGCTTCAGCTACAGCACTTGATATTATCTCGTTTTCTATTGCATCTTTGGCGTCCTTTGTATCCAAAGGAATTATAGTCATTTCGTAACATGATAGAACAACGACACCAGATGACTCAAGATACTCATAGTTAATATAAGTGTCGTTTACTAACACATAAGATTTATTCTCTGCAGATGTGTATATATAATCATCTAAAGTACCACATAGATAATTGTCAATAGGATAATACTTTTCAACATGATTGTTCTTAACATCTATTATACAACATCTTTTCTCTTCTTCGGATTCTATAATGTCTTTTATATCTTTATCTGATAGAGTGTGAATGAATAAATCTCTAGTGATATCACTTATTTTGTTCTGTATGTCAATCATCTTTTCCTTATCTGCTTGATATGCAATATCTAACAGATTACCATCTATATTAACACTTGCTATTTGTCTACCCTCCGCAGTTAATGACTTTGCTAATCTGTTTATAGATGCCGGCAATGATCCATCACTGTATTCCATTATATTCTTGTATTCATTGTATAGATCATTCAATTTGTCACTAATTTTTTTATCTATATATTCGTTAGAATCGTCATATAGGAATTCGAAGGTGTAAGGTGGTTGTTGTAACACTTTAGATTCTATCCAGGTATCTCTATACTCTATATGGATATATGACTTACAGGGATCATAGTCAGGCCAGGTGTTTTTCCAATCACCTTCGTGAGTACAGTAATAATCCATTACGTTTGACCTATATAACCAATGATAATGACAGGAACGTTGTTTAGTAGCCTCTACATTACTATAACCATGTGATTTTAACCAATCATTACTTGTAGCACAATGATCTTTAGATGTGACAACACTAAAACATAAACCTTCATATTTCGATACATTTCTTGGTATACTGAATGCAGGGCATGTTACCGTTACTTCCCTAGATGTTAAATCTAAAACAGCATCACAGTCATTCTTTGTATTATTTTTGGTTTTAAATACGTATATGGTACCATTTCCATAATCCCGACTAATAGATTGTAAATATAACAAATTGGAAATAACATGTCCGAAGTCTACATTTTTATTTCGCAATGTACATGGTAAGATTTTTAATGTCATTGCGCTATACGTCCTTTTCTTATTTTTAGCATCTGTCCAAAACGAATCAGGGTTGTTATACCCATTTCCTAAACTATCAACGTGGAATTTTACAGTTAATGGATTAGGAAAGTGTGTTTTTGACTTTGTTATAATTTGTAGATCGATACTATTCGTGTCATATGTTTCCTTAAGCATTATTTCTGAACCGTAATGTAGAGTTGTTTCTATACTTTCTTCATTAAATGGTATTCCTGCATACCGACAACCTGGTCGTCTGTTATCACAATATAATGATCTGTACGGCATTCCGTAGTTAAGCATGTTGAATAATCTTCTGTTTCCATATACACTTTCTGCATGTATGCTTGAAAGTGAAACACTACTGCGACCAAATATTAGAACTATAATATCTGATTTGAATCGTTTATCATAGTTGTGTGTGCAGAACACAGCTATCCTTGATGCTTTTGTAGATGAATATAATTTGGCAGTGCCGTAATCACCCACGGGTAGCTCTATGATCATATTGTCATTCGCAGTATTTTTATCTTTGATATACGTCGGTGTTGATCCACTTGGACAGTTTAGTACAAAACTATTAAAACCTTCATTGTTAAATAATCCCAATTTTACGTATATTTTTCTAGTTCTAGAATTACATGCTGTTACATCTTCCAATATCATAGGTTCGGACCAAAAACATTGGTTACTGCTTCTATTGGTACAAAAGCTAGCATGTCCCGCGACACCATTAGGATCAATTATAGTGTCGTTAAAGTCATATTTGCTAAAAGTAAATAGTTGTTTAAATGTACCTTCTTGCCTAAATGGATTTTGTAATACCCATCTGTTTCTAAACTGGTCCCATGTAGATGTTTTTAGTAGAATACTGCAAGTAGTATGTACAATAAAAGTTTGAGATGTGTCGTATGGGCAACCACTCGCTAAAAGATAGAATCTCTTTAGAGGATATTTATCACATACATCAGATGGAATAGACTTTGTTGATTCTGGTTCTCCAGGCGTTGCCATTTTTAGTAGTTGCATATCACTGATCGGTATCTCATATGGTTTAATTACCAATGTTGTTGCTAACCCACATGTCAATCTAATAACAGGATGTTTTGATAGTAAAGTTGCTAATCTAACAAACTTGTATCTCTTAATATTATCTGTGTTATCGTATAATATTGTATACGCAGTGATGTCTACATCTAATGACCTCAATGTTCCTATGGGACAAGCCACCTTTAGTTGATACTCTATAACTAAATTTGAAGTGTTTAGATATAGGATTTCTGAGTTGATAACATCTAAGAAATACAAAGATGTTTTCTCCGTTTCTGGCTTAAAACTGGAATCGTTTTTGTATGCCAAGAAAATAATCGTATCTTCTCCAGGTGTCAAACATTTCCTTACACCCATTTTGTTATTATTTGATACTAAACCCGAATATGTATTAAATAATTTAACAACAGGATCTTCTGGCTTCTCATATCCTGAAAATAGGTAATATATATCTTTCACCGTATCTATTAAACCTGCTATAGCAGATACCCCCATTCCTGCTATCATCAGTTTTGGACCGCCTACCAAACCCGCAGATGTTAATGTTGAACCTATAGTTGATAAACTCATTGAAACAGCTTCGAATATTTTTTCTTCTTTACTCATTTGATCCTTTTTAACCAAGGCACTTGATCTAATCTGTTGGTTAATAGCCTGTTGGCCAGTTAGCAACATTGCTGCACCAAATGCCATAGATTTATCAAATGATGATGATATTTTTGACATTGATGATGTATATTTTTTGCTATGTTTGATGCCTATTATAGGAACAGTTTTTTTGGGAATACCATTCCTACCTATCTCTTCATATTGTGGATTAGTCTTTGGTGGTCGAAGGAGTGAATATGTTTCATCGTTTGGTCTTGATTGTATTAGACCACATACTACTCCAGAAGTTGATCTTCTACATCGTCTAGGGGATATAAACTTACTATATACGTTATCTCGATCTCGAGGAGCAGCTGGAGCTGCTGGTCTAGGAGGAAGTGGAGGGGGGTTATTACGGGGTGGAAGAGGAGGAGAATTACGGGGTGGAAGAGGAGGATAATCGCGTGGTGGTGGTATTGGTGGAGGAACGTTACTATGTGAATGGGTTTTAGGTCTCCTAGTAGCTCCTCTTCTGGTAAGTGGTGTCATAATAGAACTGCCAGTATCTACATCTGATAATAGAGAATATCCTGATTCTTTTGATGCTATTTCAACGCCTGATGCTATGCCTTTAGGTGTTTTCTTAACAGTGCTATATAATGGATCAGGTTTAGGAGGACTACGTCCTCTTGTCATGGCATTTCCATATTTTCTATTATATTCGTCAACAACATTATCTATATCCTCAAAATCACTACTACTTGATGATCTACGGGTATCACTACCATATTTTCTATTATATTCGTCAACAACAGTATCTATATCCTCAAAATCACTACTTGACGACGATGTTCTACTAACACGTCTGGCATACCTTTCATTATATTCCTTAACAACAGTTTTTATATCCTCAAAATCACTATCGCTATCGCTCGGTAAACGGGACCGTCTTACAGTTGTGTAAATAACAGATTCAGGTGGTCTATGCACATAGCCACTTGATCTTGGTAGAGTGAGAGAAGCATACGTTACATCTCTAACACTAGACAACTTTTGATTTATCGTAGACACAACTGCCTCTGTAAACGGACTACTTTTAACATTCGGAGGTAACTTGACTTGTTTATTTACAACAGCATACAGATCTTGTTCTGTATTAGAAGTCTGTATTTTGGGCATTATTTTTTCCGCTAGTAGGCTGGCACGCGATTTAACATTTTGAAATGGAGAACTATCTCCCACCACGCCACCATTTGAACCAGATGCGCCTGTTTGGAAATGAGTAGCGCCTCTAGGAATAACAGTGTCTATTCCTAAATCCCTTCTTGCATGACCGAGTAAATCAATTGATGGTATTTTATCCTTGTCATCAGATCTTCTACGTCTAGTTGATGCAAAACAATGGTTTACATCATTGTTTAGACCATATGATTTGTAAAGACAATCTAATTCCGTGGGCGTAGAATACTCAAACTCGTTATCCAGACCTCGTCTTTTTCTTTTGTTATTTGTGTTACTGACACGTATAATATTTGTTAGAGTTATATTGTCGATAACTTCGTCCAAACTGATTAACTCGTCACATGTCTCATTCGTATGTAGTTTACAATTATAATAGTGAGGTGTTGTATTGTCATATTTCACACCAATTTTTGTCAACGTAGTATTGAATTCTTCAACGATGGGAATAACCTCTGACATCAAATTCATTGAACATTTATCACAATTAGATGTTACATTAATATTTTGTGTTATGTTTACATCACTAACATTCGACGCATTATCAATTAACGTTTTCAAACACTCAGTGATATTATCGGAAGATATGTAATTACCACCAGATGTGCTAGTTCCTATTAATGTCAGAACAATTTTTTCAGAAGTATTATTGACTAACATTATTTTAAATGTAGCATTTGATACAGAAATGTTGTAACAATTATTTATTTCCAAAAATCCTATACTACCAATCATTGTGTCATTATTAGATGTATCGCTAGATGTGACACTGGATGTACTAGATGTGTTACTGGATGTCGTTTCATTGTTGAACGTGTTATTATTATGATGTGTTATAAGATAATTTGTTAATTCGCTTTCGTTAACACCCAATATTTTACTCAGTATCTGAATAGATACAATGCTCACATTGTTACTTGATTCTTGATTATATGGAACCGTTGAAGTTGGATATGTTGGTGTTGGAGTCGGTGTTGGAGTCGGTGTCAGTGGAGTCGTTTGAGTTAGCGGAGTCGGTGTTGGAGTTGTAATTGTAGTTACCGCTAATCCTTCCTCAGTGGAATCAATAATCATACTAATAGTAACAGTATAATTATATAGATATGTTCCATTGTTATCGCATTGTTTAATGAACTGATCTTTAACACTGTTAGAAATACTTGGCCAATTAAAAGTAGATAACAATCTACTACGTTCTCTGGAGCGGACCACTTGTAGATATTTGTACGGCAAGGATGCTACATTATCTTGGTTGTGGTTGTTGTCGTCTACATGACCCAATGTATTGTCGTGATACAAGGCAGATTTTCTCATACATGTTTCATAACACCAAGAACATGTAGTAGCAAGATATATGATGGATGATAATCTGTATAAATTCATGATTTAATCAGATCATGAATTTACACACTATCAATAATTGTAGCTATATATTCATTTTATCTCTAAAAATAATTAAGTACAAAAATTCTTAAATGCAGTATGTTTGGTTTATTTTTTTCATATTATACATACTTGTTCAATCCAAGTATCTATTTTCCTCTATAAATCAAATATCATAAATTAATTATTACATGACAGTATTTTCATTTATAGAAAAATGTTTAAAAATATTAGTTGTACACGTGAACAAAAAAGAGTAAGGAATAACTAATGAATGACATCCTCAGAAATGCGGTAAGTAAACCCTTTAATTACTAAAGTAAGTGTAATCTGTTTCTCCAGTTTTAGTATTTTTATAAGTTATCTTTACATAAACGGAATTCAGACAGTCTCCTTTATAATACGCTAGATTAGGAAGTCTAGTAAATACTCGAGTCATTTTACGCATTCTCAAAAAATTAATCAATGTTGACTTCTTCTTACATTCTATAGAAACATCTATATTACTCATTTTCTTTTGAAAGATATCCTCGGATTCTGATTTAAACAATGCATGACCGATAGCTGGAAATCTTGTCCAATGAGTTATATTAGTCAATGGTATATCCATATTTGTAGATTGTACATTTATAATCCAATCGGTGGACTCGATAGTGTAATTATTTAACTGAGAAGTTACAGTATAGTCTTTTTGGTTATCGCGAAACAAGGAAACTAATACCTCTACACTATTGAACGATTTCTCTTCAGGAATGGGAGGGGTAGGAATGAGAGCAGAACGGAGAATTGGAGTAGCGATGGACGAATTCACCAATATAAGACACGCGATTAATACGTGTATCGTCATGATAGTACTTATAACAACGTTTATTTTTAGTTAATAGTTTTATAGTATTAATAATGATATTATTTAAGTTTTGTTGTGGATCAACTTTAGTTATACTATTACTATTTGTAATATTTTTAGAGATAAGATAATGCGTGGGTTATACATGAAAAAGTCTATTGTTTATTATGGATGGCAGTATCTCCCCATAAATAGTATACGTCCGCTTTTGTCTTTAATCATGTAGATGAATGGATGATTTATATAGAACTTTGTAGTATATACCATTGAAAAATTAATGAATCCAATACTTGTAACCGATATCGCTTCAGTATACTCTTCATCGACGTCTATAAAAGACTTGTGTAGAAAATTATCTATGGTTATACGTTCGTCACACATTTTGCTAAAATCTAGATAACTTCCTAATTTTAGAATAGGTAATAAATTATATGGTTCCATCTCCACTTTAAACTTTGGTAAATACAAGTCTATACTTTTTGTAGATAACTCTTTGTACCATTTTTCAAAATTTTCACTAGTTAGATTTTTTTCTATGTTGTATAGTCCGTCTATCTCATCAGGTAATATAATTACCATACTAGAGTTTCCTTCATATGGAATATCAACAATAGAAAATCCACCGAATGATTCGATGTGTGTATGTGGAAGATTATTATTGGTACTTACCATCATATCGACATTGGTAAATGAATCCCTAGAAGTATAAAACTTGTCTGTATATGTACGGAGTTTACAAAATGGATACTTCCACTTTGCTTTAAAATGAACAACATTGATAACAGTCATACGTGTATTATTTGGTAGTTTGCTAGTCAATAAGGGATTTATTTTACCATCGGTTACTATCTTAACCCATTCATTGATTATATCTCTTGTGTTGTCAGAATCGTCAAAGTTTACGGTTTGAAAATCATCTCTTATTTTTTGTAGAAATGAGTCATGGTACGTGATATTATCACTGCAGTAAATTTTATTTGCAATAACTAATTTAGCACACTCTGAAATATTGACTTCCATGTCATTATCATATCTCGTATCATTACTAGTATTATCGTTCTCAGTGATATATTTTGATATTTGTTCAGCTGTATAACCTGCAGCTCCATGATATAGGATGGAAAGAGTAGATAAAATAGATACTGGAGAAATTAAAATATTTTCATCATTTCTTTTCGATACTAATTCTCTAAATATATCCATGAGTATTATAAAAATATTATAGTTAAACTTCAGTTTATATCACATGATTCTGATTAGAGTGTATAAATTATTGACAATACTTCATACATATGATTTTTTAATCCGTATATAAAAACAGAGGTTAGTCACTGAATTAAAAATACTGATATGGTGTGTAAAGGAAATTGCGGTAATCATACACGGAGTGGATACAGCATGGATTCTAAATACTGTATCGTAATCATTCAAAGATTAACTTGTATTAATAAAGCGCGGCACGTACTATCATTAATTAGTAGTATCATTAGGGTGGGTTGGTTATATGCGCGTAGTATTGCTATGTTTCTATGTCTCTCTGTCTATTATCCAATAGAAATCGTATACATGAAGGATACGAATTTATAGTTTTATTTGAGAAAAGTAGAAGCCTGGATTTAATATCTATATTGTATACGTCTATGCATGTTAGAATACACAACATCTGTTCCTCTGTGATAGAGTTATTTTCTAACCATGTCAATAATATTGTCACTTTATAACCCTCTCTATATACATAATCATCCGCATCTGTAGTAGAAAGAAGATCGAATAATATTTCGAATATTATTTGTTTAAAATCGTTTGTTGTTATCAATGTTGGCATGTTATGTATCACCATGCGTTTAATATAATTTGTTATTGGAATGTGCGACATCTCATATAATCTATGGTACAAATATATACAGTTATCATGACATGTATATTTTTTTATATAATATTCGCACTCAGCTACTAGATCATCGATTAGAAGATAGTCAGCACATTTAATCATATCTATTACGTTCATACAGCTTATGGTCCTATTGTATAAGATGTTTATAATATTTTCGACGGTATCTTTATCAAACATTTGTAGATTTACTCGAGTTTCTGATTCTCTTATCATAGGCGTGGTGAACATTGTCCTAAAATACTTGGATCCGGCAGCCAATATTGTTTTATGTGCTCTAATTTCTTCACCATCACCGATAACTATAATTACATCACATAATATGCCATCATCTAAAAGATTACTAATGTTATTTATTATTTTGCTATTACGAATATCATCTCTAGCACCATAATCTATATCCATCTTGATCAGATATCTAAATTACGATTTTAATATTACTAATTATTCAATATTTTTACTCCAGGTGAGCATTATGAATTTTATAAAAATATATGTATTATCATGTCTGTGTACCAATAGATCGTCTATTATCACATACAACAATGTCGTCATCTGTTTCCGTCTTTGATTCTACTCGAATATATCGCGTATATAGTTTATATAAATCGGATATTTCAAGTTTAGACAGTATCTCAAGTAATATCTCATTGGGAATACGACATAAATAAGATAATCGAGATTTCTGCATATGATCAAGGACTTTATAGACTAAATTATGTATATCTAGTCTGTATTTAACAATTTGTTCAATAAAATTGTAATATGTATTAGATTTTACGCTATTAATTAATTGGTTATTGTGAACACGTCGTATAGGAAATTCGGACTTGTTTATGATAGTGTCATATAAGGTTGTATATTTTGTAACATATATAGATTTTAACAATTGTATATCATCGATATACGTTTTGATATCATGTAGTGTCTTAGTATATTTTTCATTATTACTGTATGGACGTTGTTTTATTTTACACTCAAGAACATTTTTGAATCTAGAATAAAACGATGGATCTACTAACAGTAGATATTTATTAATCATTGAACTTTGCCAAATATTTTGTTTATTGTCAGCAAGAACATAATCTATAATATTGTTAGTCAATGAATCAACTACACATTTAGGCGGAAGACGACTAATTAGAAAACTAGTCCATCTAAGAGGAATGTAGCTAGATAATGATAAATCAAATACTGTTTTACCATCTTCCGTCTTTAATGATATATCAGCTCCATGATCTAATAGATACTCGGCAATTTGTGTATAGTTTTTGCTTACAGCACAATGGAGTGGTGTATATCCATTAAAGTAACAATTAATATTGAATCCATCTAGTGATCTAATAACATCCAAACATTCAAAATCAGTATATAAATTAGTTATATAATCATGCATTACGCGATCCCTAAATAGATTATGTGGTGCATGTCTACTGAGATTAAGTAGTTTACGTATTATCTTTATATTATTGGTATTGATGTACCCATCACATGCGGAATTTCTATGAATAGCATGAATTACTGGTATCATCTCATTATTATCCGCAATCGTTAGATCGGCTCCTAATTCTATAAACGCATCTATAATCTTTTCATTATAATATCCAACATCATATTCTCTATCGTGATAAACCATTTTACTTAAATAATGATGTAATGGAGTTCTCATATATGACTCATTCCCTCGCGCGTTTATATCATTTCCGTTATATACCAATAATTTAATGTAATTAGGTGTTATTAATTTTTTATTAGATGATAACATATGAAGTGGTGTGCCGTATATATCATCATGATTAGTATAATAATTCTTAAGACAATGTTTATTGGTTATGACTAACTTCCTAAAGAATGGGTAATCGAAATTTCTGTAATTGTTTAGATAGATGTGTACTATATACTTTCGTTCATCTATAGTTGTATGATCGTTAATAATATCGATCATGTCTAAATTCATTATAGTTCTTCTAAAGTACACTATGATGGGGTCCCTATAACTTCTATCATTGATTGTCAGCGATGCGCCGTTCGAAAGTAGTTCTTTAACAATATTCATATCTAAATCATTTTTTCTAACGTAATCAGAAAATCCCTTAAAGACAGAATGTTTACTATATCGGTTACGGCTATATGACTCCATGTATCTATCTAACACTGATTTCTTTTCCCATATTTGTGTAGACGCATCTCTAGTTACCCGAATTACATATTCCGCATCAGTAAGATTTGACAACGAATCGAAATTATCGAATTCTATTTTTGTATTATTATCTTCATATATATTGTCTATACATTCCTTACCGATACTGTATAATCCGCTATGGTGACATCTCCATACATCACACCATCGCATTCGCCTATTATCTCTTCCATATACTACATGTTTTATAGATTTATCTACATAATCATTTATGCTGATATTCTGATCGTAACCATAGAATTCATCCACGAAATCGTCTACTCTATTTGTGAGTTTAATATTAGAATATATTAGCTGATTATTTTGATCTTGTGTTTCATCATATAATTCATATTTTGTTTCAGATGATTTATCATCTTCCGTATCTGCATCGTCTGTCATATCTATAGCATGATCATAATTACTGTTATAGTTTTCATAATCTCCTGAATAATAATATTTATAATAACCATTATACCTATACTCGTATTTTCCTTTGATTGATCTACAATTATAAAAGTACTCGTGCAAAGCGGTACATCCTGATCTATAACACGCATTAGGATCCGATATTTCACATAACCGTTTAACAGAGTCTATATTTATATGTTCTCTATCAGTGAGATACATATACTTAGTTAGTAGCATCCTATCTTCATCCATTTTATATAGAAACTATGATAATACGTTAAATTTCAGTAATATAAAAATGTTAGTTGTTTACTCCAATACTACTGTGGTCGTAAGGGTTTTCTGAAAATAATAGTTGTGTCCACGACAGGTATATGTATTACCTATATATTCTTCAGTAACATTTTCAAAATACAATGTCGACCTGGTGATACCACCACCTTCACTATATAAAACCGTATATACATCAAAATCGAATCCTATAAACCATCCGGATGGATCTTCCCATTCTATTAGTACATCATCAATCGATAGCGAACTAGTAACAGCCATACATGTTATGTTGGCAGGTTTTCCTATTGTCGCATTGATTTTCGGATCTAGTATTAGTTTAAACCTGTGGTCTTGTGACGGTATAACTGTAAGCATTCTACATCTTGATACGATGATATCGTCCTTGTTTTTAACGTCATTATAGTGAACGTAACAATCGTATCGTCCACTATCTTCTAACTCTGGATTGTGAATAATTAAATTCTTATCCGATTGAGAATACTTAATACCGTCGATATTGATTTCTTGATTATTTTTATACCAAGTTATATTATCATAATGGTTTGCGTAAAGAATTCCACAATATAAGTTTATACCATACTTATCGTGAGTGCCTAGTTCATAGGTTTCTGAAATACATGAAGGTTTCCTAATATGAGATCTAACTATACCCTGAACACAATCTCCATTCTTTGTAGTTACAGTACACAAATACCTACGGCGACTATCTTTAGATGTATAATTGGCTATCCATAAATCGCCATGGTTAACACGCTTATTAGAAACCGGTCGGTGTCTATTCTTTTCTAGTCTTTCCCATTTAACCACATAGTCTTTATATCTATGTGATAAAAGACTATCTTCAACAGGAGGGCATGTTGCAGTAAATGGCTCTCCTATAGCAGCCATATTATTCATTGTGCCTCCGAACACACATACTGGATTCAACCATTTAGAGTCTTTAGCCGGTAGATTATATCTCATTTTATTGAAGAAGTTTGTAATTTCATCTTCTATATTTGTGGCATAGACACATAGTAGAAATAATGATATCAGATATATGCGTGACACCATCTTTTTTTGTATACGTTAGAATGATTTATAATATCAGTTTTTAGATAATTAAATTTATCGCAATTTATAGCTATCACAGTATTAAAGAAATAAACTAAACAATCGCTCGTTCATGTACTATCATATGGAGGTCATAAACTGTTAACATATATAATATTTCATACATAATTTCTGAAGGTAAACGTGATAACGTGCAACAAGTATCTGTAAAAATAGGGAATAGTTTATTTAACGCCCTTGTTACGTAGATATCTTTACGAAATACATTAGTATATCTTTGGTTTATAATATTATTATATATTTTGAATGATTTATCATTATTGTATTTTTTTAACACGTTAAGATATCGTTTTAACTTTCTTGAATTATGACATCTTAAAACTGAATATAGTGTACTATCTAGAACAGCGGATAGTTTAAGTAAAATTATTTCATTATGGCATCTAGTTATTGTTTCATCGTACTTGAGAAATGACATGTATTTTGAAAACATATAGCGATACGTTTTAGAATCTCGATTATTAACATGTCTATCGTGGAATGTATCATCAAAAAGTATACAGTACGATATGAATTTCTCGAATGATTTAATGTCAAAAATTGGTAGTGATGGAAGTTGATCTACCAATGATCGTATTACATTCTTATCTATAATATATCCGAGTATATAAAGTAAACAATTAATTGTGTACGGCGAAGATTCTTTATTATCTATAATGAGTTGAGTTGCGTGTTTATTGTCATCTGTTAATGCGTTTATATCTCCATTGATGCGTACAAGATAATCAATTACGTGTGTATTATTGTATTCACATGCTACGTGTAATAATGTCTTTCCATCACGACGAGTATAGACATCTATATTTTTAAACCTATTCATCAAATAAGTTATCGAATATAATGGATAATCGGAATATGTTTTTATAAATTCAAAAACGATATTACGGCGCTCGTCTATAGGTATTTCGCCAAAATTTGCCTCATAATGAGATATCAACATAACAAGAATATCATGTTGTACATAGTCTGAGTTTATATAACATAATATAGGTGTTAAACCATTATTATTACGTATTTCGAAATTCTGATTAAATGTTAACAACATTTTAGTCATATGTATATTATTACATGTCTCTACGTTAATATACAAATGGAATGGGGTATTACCACAATTATCTAACGCGTTTATATTAGCTCCATGACGTATAAATAATGAAATAATTTTCTTTGCCTTTTTTATTGGAATTTGTTTTCTACATTCTCCTGGTTTGTAGACATATGCAAGGCATAAGTAATAATAATGTAATGCGGTATATCCGTCGCGTTTAAAGTTAGGATCTATTCCCCTATCCAATAAAGTTGATACTATTTTCTCATCAATGTCCTCTTCCTTTAATAGTATATAACGAGATTTTATATATTCTAGTAGTAAGTAGTTATAGTCCGTATTTGATAATGTGTTACCTATAATATCTGTTACTACATCATGTGAAATATTGCAACATTTTGTAAGCAATATATGAATAGGTGTGTAACCGCTATTTGTTTTCATTGTTACATCTACACCATGTTTTAATAATATCTTTAATACTTTAGTGTTAAAGTAATTATTGTGTAAGTAACAATGTAATGCTGTGTATCCAGTCATTGATTGTTGTCTGTTTAGGTCATAGTTTTTAACTATAAAATCAAGTTCTTTAGACGCGTGATCTATATCACAATAACTAAAGTATGTATATATTTCATGCTCTTGTATTATATCAGTTGACTTACGGTTAATATTTAAAACATAAATACGGCGATTCATTTTTATGAGGTTTTACACGTTATAAGCTCCTCATAACAGTGTTTAATATTCATTATTATAATATGTGCTATTCTTTGAAATATGTAAATATGATCCTATAATGATTGTAGTAATGGCTCGTAAGTTTATGCATGTGTATGAATATGATAGAGAACGATATCTCGATGAGTTTATAGAAGATAGATATAATAATAGTTTTATATCGAGTCCAGAATACTATAGTGCAGATAAATACATGTGTAGATACGCTACACTAAATCATAACTGTATACATGTAAGAAGATGCGCATTAGATTCTAGGTTATTGGATGATATTATAACAAGTTATAAAATATATAATAATATAGAGTTGGTTAGAGCAACAAAATTTGTGTATTATCTAGATCTAATAAAATGTAATTGGGTATCTAGGGTAGGTGATTCAATTCTATATCCTGTTATATTTATAACACATACGAGTACTAGAAATTTAGATAAAGTATCTATAAAGACCTATAAAGGAATTAAAGTAAAAAAAATTAATAGATGTGCAAATTACGCTATTGTAGTTAATTCATCTGTTAAATTTAAACTAACTATACCAAACAGTACAAATCACGCTAAGATATTGGTTACATTTTGTAAATTAAGAACAGAGACAATACCTATAGAAGTACCACTTCCTGATAATGTTTTGGTTTATACATTTTCTGACATTCGTAAAAATATTACTGGATACTTACACATTCATATAGAAGGATGTATTGACGGAACTATTTATATAAATTCTTCGATGTTCATGTGTGTATTAAAACTACATAGAAATGTTTATAGAACTCCATCGTTGCCCGTTGATATCTGTTCTTGTTGCACACAATTTACTAATGATTCTATAGAAATTCCTATTAATGATTTAAAAAAAGATGTATCAATCTTTAAAAATAAGGAGGGTGTAAACTATCTAAAATTAAATAATAAAACTATAGCCAGAATTACGTACTTTAATAATAGGGAAACTAGTATTACACAAGGACATGATTATGTTAAAATAGCATTAGGCGTATTCTGCAAGTTAATGATTAATAATATGCATAGTATTGTGGGAGTTAATCATAGTAACACATTCGTGAATTGTTTGTTAGCGTATAATGAATAAAATATTCTTACTTGAAGACGCAAATATTATTTAATACTAACAGTTACCGTTTTACTGGCGCTATGTATAGCAAACGCCATACATGTAAACATAGTATCTTCTTCTTTAACAGGATTAATAATTAACCGAGATGTGATAACGCGTTTCTTGTCCGTTGTATAAAGTTTATTTATTACACGTATTCTTCCATCATCGTCATCTTCTACATATTCATAGTACATCATATTATCTTTACCTGTCCAAAAGACATCTGCGTCTGTAGGTGGTCTCGTAGATACTCTACATGTTATAGTTAATGTACTACCTATTGAAGCACTAACAACTTCTGGCAATCTAATCACGGGAGGTAGTATCATATCCTTTACATCTAATTTTACAAATCTAGTTACATCATATGTTTTACCTCTATATGTATATTTTAAAACACATTTATAATAACCTGCATCATTTTTTCTAGCATCGTCTATAATGATACCAGTTCCTGACTGATTGAATCTCTTATTTCTAAGACGTCGATGACCGCTCCATCTGATATCTATCGTATCATCTGAAGAAATGAATGAATTAATGTTAGGGCATATCATTCTGCTAGTAGATCTTTCATTTACTATTTGAGGATAGGCTATAAGATCCAAATTTGATTTTATGTCAGAAATAATAGTCAAATTTAAAGACATCATCTCGCAGTATGTCTCATTTTTTGTATTACATATATAGATACCAGAGTCAGCTTGTGTCGGTTTTAGAATTAACATGTTATTGCCATTATCTATAGATATAATTTGATCGTTATCACCTCCTAGTTTCTCCCATATAATATCGTTTTTATTATCCGATAATGTTTTCGTTTGTGGACATGGTAGAATTACAGGCTCATTTTCTAACTCCATGAACGATAGATACAATCCTTTGTCGATACATTCAATCTCTTTTGTGATATAATCTGATAACGAGAACGAGATTAGAGAATAAAAAAATATAGGAAATATAATAGTCATTGTAGTCTTTTTTTATAAGGGATAAAAAGTATTTGAGAATGGCCAATTGTAGAAAATCCAAGATAAAAATCTAATTCAATTCAATTCATACGCTGGAATATGGCAGCGTAGTCAGTATAAGTTAGCATCTCAAGCATCACAAACAATGCGTTCAGACTGTTACTAGTTGGATAGTCTTCACCTCCCCAGTAAGTAGCAGCATAAGCACAAAGTCCTATGATGGCTGATATCTCTCTCATGGTCTTTGTAGAATCTGGTACGTAACAACGTACAATTTCTACACAATCTGCAACATTCTCCCATGGCATGTTTTTCACTACATCACGAACATCGACGAACACTGATTCAGCATCATCTCTAAAAGAGAGGAGTGTCAAATACAATTGTCCGGCGCATTGCCTGTTGCGATATGCATAGGAAGACCAATATATATACTCAACTAAACATTGTTTAGTGTCATTAATATCAGTGAGTCTATCATATCCACAGTGTTGAGGTGAAAAGACCTGGGTACTAGAGATGGTCGACATTATTACCTATGATTGGGAATAATAGCGACGTACGGTAATAGCCCATACTTTTTCTATTTTTTAAAGCCTAAAATAGTAAACATAGAAAAATAGTATCTAATCATCCATATAGGACTAATCAGATGGAGAACAGAATCTACCAACGAATAGAACTGTGCCATTCACATGTCTGATCACATAAATGAATGGATGATCTGCACGAAAGTCGATGGTGTTTGATGCTCCATCAGTTGCCAATACACAAGTAGCCGCTGCAGCTTCTGTGTATTCCTCATTAACATTTATATATGTTTTGTGAATCATCGCATCAATAGTCACTTCCGAATCACACATATTGCTATAATCTCCATTTGAACCGAATACATCAGTCATTCCCAATTTTACTAGTGGTTCAATCAAGTCATACGTTCCAGTTACCTTAAACTTTGGAATAGATACATCCACATAATTACCAGATAGATCATTGCACCATTTACTAAAATTGGCATCTGTCAAATTTTTTTCGATTGAATCTAGTCCGTCAATTTCATTTGGAAGAATAATAATCATACTAGTATTTCCTATGTATGGAAGTTCAAGCATTGAAAAGTTACCGAATGATTCTTTTACATTTGTATAATTAAATATCTCATCACTCATATACATCATATTCACTTTTTCAGTATTAGTCTTCGATACGTGAAAGTCATGTTCATGAGTGAAATTCTTGTTAAATGGATGCAGCCATTTTGCTTTGAAGTATACTGCACTAACCGCTAGAAGACAGGTATTAGACGACACTGGATTAGTCAATAATGGATTGATTTTTCCATTAGTGAAGACACTTACCCACTTGTTGACGGCATCTACTATGTTACCAGAATTGAAGTCTACAGTTTGGAACTTATCACCCATATTCTCTAAAAAAGAATATTTAAACTCGGTAGAATATCTACCGTATACTTTACTTACCGATTTGAACGCTCCACACTTTGTATCATCGTCATTCTTTATATATTTTGATAGCTGCTCGGCAGTGGTTCCATTAGCTCCATGATATAGTATGTTCAATACTGCTGAAATTGATACCGGAGAAATGAATACATTATTTCCTTTCATAGAAGATGCTAGTTCTCTAAAGATATCCATAATAATTTAAGGAGTTATATAATGATTATGTATAATAGACCTCTCCGTCAATAAAAAGTAAATACAATTTCAATTTCAATCTTGTATAAATAATCTACGTAGTCTGGAATAGTCAGGAGTTTGATCATAATCTAAACTATATACTAATTCCATATATCTAACTAATTCCAGTGGTACATTTCCTTTAGAAAAGCAGTCTTCAAAGAAAGCATCTATATTCTTTTTATATTCTCTTTTTTGTCTCTCTAGTTTTATACGATTTTTCTCATTTTTCCATGGAAGTTTGCCACCAAACCATTCAATCATACAATATCCCAACATTTCCAATTCTCCACGTCTTGAAACCGTTGCTCCTAGATGATTATCGATACACATATAATTAGTATTACCATAAATTATAGTATCTTCGTTATAATCTATATGTTTCTTGTTATCATTATATAATCTGTTAGTCCTAGAATAGTCTATTAATGAAATACGATTATTCCTAATCAATATATTTGTTGGTTCTATTTTTCCATGTGTAAATCCTTTAGAATGTATATATTCCAGCGTATCAATTAGGACGACACACGCATCATATACTGACTCAATATCCTTTGGTGCGAATACTCTTCCTAAATTTTTTAGAATGAAGAATCTATAGTTATTTGATTCTCCAATACCATAAAGATAAGGAATAGCTAAATACTTTATATCATGTTCCTTTATCCAGTCGCTAACTAACGACTGATCTAATACAGTTATATAAAATCGTATTTCAGACACCAATGGTCTATGTAGTTTATGATCTAGTTTCATTACATAATTGTAGAAAGAACTAGAGAAATTTTTCCTAGACTTATATAGTATCGAATTACCAGAATATAAAGTATTTCCTATAATCCATTTTTTACCATCATTATCAATGCAATACTTTATGGACTCCATACCCACGTTTAATTAAGAATTGTTTTTATGTTTTGATAATAAAAATCTACATCCCTACATTGTGACTAATACATTCTATAACTTCTTTGTCTATGGAATTAATACTGGTGTTAATAATGAGTGCCTCTTCAATATAATCACTACATCTATTCTTATTTTTGTTTTTATGATTTTCCATTTCTATATTTTTTCGAATTATATCGAGTTCCCTATGTGTTTCATTTATAATATCTTCAGTGATTATATTCTCCATATCTTTCCCTCTCATTAAGATATTCTAGTATAGATTAAACCACAATAACATACTTACTGTATATTCTTTCATTTTATCAACCATGTTTAATAAGGAGATGTTGAGCATGCCTTTATAGCAGGAAGATTACTATGCACTATCTTCCATTCTCCGTCATATTTCTCGACATTGCCAGTAGCCTGACTGAATATATAAAAGACATTGTTTAGTTTACACAAGGATGCGTTTGGTCTCTTGCAATTAGTATATGAGATATCAAACCACTTATTTGTTCTGGGATTGTAGCAAGATATATTATTAGTTTCTGTATTACTATGTTGTCCTATTGCAGCATATAATCCTCCCGCCAAATATAACATTCCAAATGTTGTTTGTATTCCATGATATACCTTAGCCATAGGCATTTCTATAACTGACCATTGACTTTCTTTTCCAATTACAATTTTTTCCATATTGTTAATTACTACTACGTCATTATTATCGTTAACAAACATTCCACCGGTTACGAAAATAGTATTATTAACTGATACTGCTGCACAATCGCTTCGTTTATAATTTATAGGTATTTCGTATCTCCACTTACGCTCTCCCGGTCTCCAACTTTCGACAGTATTTAGATAATTTTGTCCATCACGCCCTCCAATAACGTAAATACGTCCATTTATCACGGCTGTGGCTGCACTTATTTTTTTATCATTAAGAGGTGGCTCTATTGTTAATTTTTTTGTTACTATATCAATGCTCAAAACTTGATTTGATGACTCTCCATTAAGTTTAATACCTCCAATAATATATATTTTTTTATTGAGGTATATTGTTTCAAATTTGTCATATATATCTGTTTTGATAGAGAATATGAATTCTGATTCAAGATTCGAATTATGTTTAGAAATTATTAGTAATCCTTTATCGTTATTATAATTAACTGTTATGATACCACAATAACATCTTTTTTTGTGCGTTGTAGTCTTGTCAACATTTCCTAATTTCCATTCCATATCATCCAACCATTCTGATGATAGATAATTCCATCTGACCACTGGTAGTATATCAGAAATATCCTTATAAATATCAGACGATATATATTTGTATATTATCTTTACTATGTTATCTTCATTAAAGACGTTTACATAATCATCCGATAGTAAATCAATAATAACGTATTTAGGCAAGTATATAAAATCTGGATCTAAATATATCGTTAGTATATTATCCAACATGAAGTTTCTTACTTCATTATAAATATATGTTAATGAATACATATGAATTAATCTATAAATTTCTAAACAATTGGTTATAGATAATACATTGAGTAAATAAATCTGACATTGGTTCATCAATGATTCAACTCCTAATTGTCTAGAATGATATATCATAGATTCAGCATCTTTTATACTTTCTATCTTAACTATATCAGTGTTAATAAACTGTATAACTTTGACTATCGCATCCTCTTGAAAGTCGTATAATGTAATATCATTAGTATTATATCCACATTTTAATACCTCGGCAAAATACGTTGATTTATTAATCAATGTGTATATATTAGAGGAAATAACGGACTGTCCCACGGTAATTGTAATAGAATCCATTTAGAAAATAACACGTACTGAAGACCTATCATATCAATTTTTAATGATTGTGATAAATTCATGATCATAATGTTATTATATAAAAACTTTCTAAGTTGATAGCCAATTAGTCTGATTGTTAGTATATTATAAAAATACTTGATTAGCCAATTAGTTGATAATTAACCTACAACTCTGTCTTGTAATGAAGTGACTTACTTTTAATCATATACTTTTTATACACACTCCTGTCAAATTTTGTGTTTGTACAAGTTTTAAGATAACTGTCTCTAATTTGAACACTGTCTGCCCCACATGTTAATGTATCACGATGACTATATCCTCCTAGTTTTTGACTACATTTATCCATGTAACTATATTCTACTCCTAGATAATTAATGCACGATGTATCATATTTAACTCTAAGGTGAAAATAACTAGAATCTATATACTCCAATGAGTGGAAATCTAGTTCTCCAACTTCTTGATCACAATATACAGTCACGGATACATTTTTAGAGCATTCTGGAATAGTGTCTGGATTTTTGGTGTTACTATTACCAAACGCAAGGTATGTATGAGTTAGTCCAAAGTGCGTTTGTTGCATATCAGTGATAATAAATGGGTTGACATCTGTGCACGAATCATGCATCACTACTCTGAATCCATTGCCTTCCGTAATCAATCCTCCACCTACTTCTGGGCGATGAACACTGCAGTCAGTTCTTTTAGAGTAAAATCCTTGAGACTGTATACACATACCCACTTTCAATTCCCATGTTGACTCATCACTCTCACTGCATCGTTTAATGACCCTTGAATAGACGATGGAAGGGAACAACAGCAGGAGTATAACAAAGGACCTCATTGTCAAACCGGTTGGTGCTCTAGGCTACAACCTACGTATAACATGCGATTCTTATTTCATTTTTATATATTCCACTATAAAATATACAAGATTAAAACATAAAATTATAAAAAAACGATAGTTAATAAACGGGAATTGGTTATTCTAGCTACATAACCCTATATTAGTATGTAATTGTTTCCCAATGTAACACGTAACATCCATTCTCATACCATGTTATCAATTAATACGAATGAATTTTTAATGGAACAAATTAGTCTGTCATACTAAGTATGGTTGCTACATCATTTGATGTACTTTCTAGATATTTGTTCATATAAGGTTGAGTTTGTTTATTAAATTTTCTCCTGATTATCCTAGCCATTTTATCTTTAAAGTTTGGTACATCGTCTTTGGATCTAATAGCACATGTGAATACATTCTTTTTAGGAGTGATACATACTTCAGGACTCCATGGAGTTTCTTTTTCTAGTGAACTGTCTTCCGTAGATCCCTGTGCGGACACACAAACTTTTTCTGTGGTAGTAAAGTCAACGCTACATCCAACAGACGTACAGTCATAATCGTCAATATCATAAGATATCGGATCTTTAGAATCTCCGAATGTAAATCTAGTAGTGTAATACAAGAATATATCACATAGTTCATTACGTTTGTAAATAGGTACTTTCTTACCATTTTTCATGGCATAAGGATGAGTAATGAATAAGTTGATGTGGTCATCATATTCTGTCAACTTTACAGTCGGTGCTCCAATTTTCACTTCTATACATAGTCCTGGATGATACTTTTCAACTGTATATTCACCCTGTTCGAATTTAATCCAGAAAGATACGAAATCATTATTTGGATATCCAGTTATATCATATGTTCCTTCAGGAACATTTATGTACATCGATTCCCATGTACTAGATCCATAATTTTTAAGAGATACATTATATACTCCATCACCACTCCATTGTATTTTGGAATCAAAATTAACGGAATCGAACTTATAATCAGTTATTGTAGCATTTATGCTATTAATAAGCAAGACGGTAAAGATAATACCTTTCATGATGAATCCGAGACTATTGTCAATTAAACAACAATATATTTTAAATTTTTAGAGATCATATCTGTCATGGCGATATTTATTGCTATGTGCATCGCTATCAAACATACTAGTAGATCCTATTCCAAGAATATATTTACTTAACAGTGTATCATTATTCATCGTACTTATCTCATACTTTAATCCTTTATAACATGTACCCTCTGCTACAATAGAATATTGACTATCATCTCCATCGTATTTGTGAATATACGGTTGGTCATCATAATGACATGATAATTTGGTAGATATTCTACATACACGGTCTTCGCGTTGATCAGTAGATGTAAAAATAGTATACATATCTATAATTTTATAATTGTTTATAAAATCTATATCTATAGAATCAAAACCGACGTCGCATGACTCTGAAATCATAGTTACCCTATAGTCTTCAAAATTTAACACCAATTCATTATTATCATCTATGTATGAACTTTCTATATTATCAATACCATCTATATAGAGTTTTACACTTAGTTTATTAAACGGAACATAATCAGTATCGTGACGATAGTTACTGGATGATGTTACTATAACATCTATTACAAATAAAAATGCTATTATTTTATGCATTTAAAAATCTTAAAATTTTAATCAGTATATATTAAATAATTATTTATTAATAAATCCCATATAAAGTACCAGAGAGTAACAAATACCTCCTGCGATCATACCAATAGTAGTTATAGAAACATAATTATAAAACTTTCGCATCATATTATCACACCCATCGTCACTAAATGCGCTTCTATATCTCATGTTTGCTAGAATTATGGATACGCTATTAATTATGTCATGTATTAGTTGATCGTTAATACTATTTCTAGGATTATTTTTATTATAATCGATGAACATTTCCATGAATCGTAATCCATTACCTACACCTACAGCGACATCGTATTCATTTATTAACATACTATTAATAGTATCGATTACCCATTGCTTAATTCGTGATTCATCGGGCATAGTGCGTATCATATCATCAAATGGTATAATTACACACCTAATAAACAGCTTGTATATATTATGTAGTATGGCATTACTTCTTCCATACACTATAAATTTCTTGTCATGATAATGCCTGAGTAGATACGCCCTAACGGCATCGAACACGTGTATATCCACAGATGTCATGACTGTTTAATCTTTTATTTGTAAATTAATTTATTAATTATTCATTATTTTTGACACTTTATTACTATACCAATCTGTGGAATTTGTATTGATTATTATTTTTCCCACACGAAAAAATCAATATTATAATAGAGATCAAGAATACAACGCTAATAACAATCAACACTATTATGATAGTATTATATGTTGCTTCTAATGATTCTATTTCTTGTTCATATTGAACTACGTCTTTAGCTATTTTGCTTAGATCTGTTTCGTCATCGGGGCCATCATCTATGGGATCAATTCGCATATATTCTGTAGAACGTACACATGATGGGAGTTCGGGAGACCATTTACCATCGACACAAGTGGACGAGGACAATCCTTTTAGTTTGAAACCATTTTTACAAGTGAACGTTATAACGCTTCCTATAGAAAATGTTGTTGAGCCAGAAATTAATCCGTTTGATAGAGATGGAGTTTCGCATTTTTTCTGACATGAAGGAATAGAACTCCAAGAATTAGCTGTACAACTTATATACGACGCGCCTACGATTTCATAACCATAATTACATGCAATAGTTACATAGTCTCCAAATACGTATTTATCTTTAGTTGGATTATACGATCCATGTTCTATCTTAATAGGATTACATTCTTTATTGCATGTGACAGTGTCGTTCCAATTCGTGGTTCCATCTTTTTCTTCGCATATAAAAGTTCTTTTTACATCTCCACAGTCTATAGTTAGTGTGGATCCTGGTTTATATAGTGGTTTTTTATAAAGTTCAGATATATAGTCAGAAACCATACACATTTTCTTACACGGATTCTCATACTTCCATTTACCTTTTCTACAGGTAGCTGTTGGATCTGTGGAAAAATAACCAGTATCGCATGTAAACGTAACTTTTTGTTTATTATTAAACGATGTTTCGGTAGACGTTAATTTAGCGTTAGACATAGTGGGTAAAGTGCATGATGTTGTTGAAAATACAACATTAGGTAGTAATACGCATAACAACGTAACAACGGAAATCGTTTTCATTTTTATTTTTATTTATGAGTGTTAAAAAGTTAGTATGTAGTGTAGTGTAGTTTTATCATACTTAGATTTTATATTTTAGTTGATCTATAAGACTTTTATATATGAGACTAGTTCATTATCGTTTAAGTTTTCTAATATTTTATTCTTTATTTCATTAGGAAAAATAGCCCATCTATCACCAGCATCCAGCTTTTTTGATAATCTATTAATTAGTCGAATACGATATCTAATAGATGATAATATATCGAATACATACCTTCCGTATATATCGAGTCTAATATATTTCATAAAAGACGGATGACGACAATATCGCATCAAGGTATTGATATTACTAGTACAAAAAACTAACTGATATACTGTTTTATTTTTTATATGATTAGTCTTCATCTCATCTAGTTCATTGAAGCATTTTAAAATATACCATTTATATCGTTGTAGCTGTTTGACATTTATAAGATTATCGTAATCTGTTATAGACGCTGTATATTCTATACACATCTTTAACAATTTTGTGTTATATTGTTTATTTTTAGTAATTTCTATCATTGATAGTATCATTATTTTCAACGATGGTCGTTTAGATAATAGTAATTCAACTATTGACTTGTTATTATTAGCAACCGCTTCCGAAATACAAGTAGTTCCACTAGTTGTAATAGTCTCAAGATTATCACATCTGTTTAGAAGATAAACTAGAGTATTATATGCCCCATAACTAGCTGCGTCATAAATTGATGTTTCATTATCGATTGTACAATAGTTAATATCGATAACTCCTTTTGACAATAGATAATCTAAAGATTCTACAGCATCAAAAATTATTAAATGGCGAACTATATGTTCATTGTCTATTTCTAACTCTAAATCTAGATCTAGATATAGCTTTATAAGAGATATATTGTGAATAATTCCGCAATAAAATGGAGTAGTTCCAAATTTATTACGAGCGTTGATATTAGCACCTTTAGAAATTAATAGCTTTACAAAATCAGACTTATTACTATATGATACATAATGAAGAGGTGTATATCCATTAAAATCAACAGAGTTGATATTGGCGCGATCTAGAAATAGTTCAAATAATTCTCTATTATCAATATCGTGTTTACATAATAGCATGAATGGCGTATTTCCGCGTATATCTTTCTTATCTACATTGGATCCACTATATAACAACATCTTAATTAATTCGTTATATGACTCGTCGTAATTATATATACATCTATGTAATAATGTACGACCGTGGCTATCTTCCGCATCTATGTAAAATCCACGATCTATTAAAATACTTATATAGATATTAACTGTTTCTAATATATACGATAAAAAATGTCTTGTTCTACATCCATTTTCGAACATAAGTTTTATTCTATTATCTGAACTACATTTGTCTTCATTTATTAGTCTATCTAGACATTTTTTTGTATCAATGTACGATATCCAGTCGGAGATATTTATAAATGAGCCATTAGTAGAATTAATATTTAATACATTATCCAGAAAAAAAATTATAATATTCGTATTTTCTATATCTCTTGAATAAATATGAAGAATATGTTCTCTAGATTCTATAATATGGAATGTAGTTGGCCACCTAGATAAAAAATCAACTATTGTTTTATCCACATTCTTGTATATATGAAATAGATTATATTCTTTATTGGAATCGGAAGATGAAGATGAAAATGAAGATGATATATAATGAAGTGATAAATATATACACCAATCAATTATTTCTTTTTTAAAAAAATCCATATATAATTTATAATTTATATTCTGTAACACACTATCTCGTTTCAACTAAGATTATAGTGTGATTTTTACAAAAACAAGTATGAATTGGAATCTGAATAAATGACATTAATAATGATTATATTTTTATTGTTGAAACGAGATAGCAGTAATTATTGTTTATGATAATTATTATAAGCATCAATTAATATCTAATTAGTTTTAGTTCCATTAATTCCTATACACGATATCCATTCATCAGGGGTGTATCTCTTAATGTCACCATTTTCTACATACCATGCTTCGGGGAAATTAGTGAACACAGCACAACAACATCTCTCTACTTTGATAGCACACACGTATGTTGATGAATTCTCACTACCAGGTGTATATACCTTGATGAATCTATATCCATACTTGATATCCTCTTTTTTCTCACAAAAGTGTACAACATGAAGTCCTCTAATACGTTTTTCTATCTCATGACTTATCATATCAATGTATTCTTTACCCGCATTGAATCCAATTACTTTATTTGTTTTTCCATCCAATCCAATGAACAAATACCCACCATCTGTGTTAGCAAAAGATGCGACTGTAGAAGGAAGTTGTTGCTTTAGACGTGTTCTTAGTTGTTTACCCGAAATAGATGTAACTTTAACATTGACAGATCTAGTAAAGTTGAATGATTCATTAGCCTGAAGTGATGCCCTGTTGAACAAGTCCTCCGCCAATCTCTCTATCAAATCTTCATCTTCGACTCCATCTTGATGATCATATTCTGGCAATTCTGGTTTAGGAGATCTGCCACCTATTTCAGATAGATAGTTTAGAAACTCCATAGCGGAATGGTGATTCATTTGTACGGAAGAGGTCATAGTTCTAATGATCAAATTTGTTTTACGGGTACTTGGGAATTTGAGTTCTTTATTAGATGAATATACATGTATATAACAACATTGATTACCATCAACTATGTCAATGTGATCATGAATAGAGATCCATTCGCGCAGGTATTCCAATCTTTTCATAAGACTATAATGTATACGTCTACAATCGGGAATATGTACCTCAATTGTTCCACCTCCTGAATTTAGAAGAGCCGATATAGCAGAAAATAGATTTTCATTGTCATTCTTACCAAGTTGAACTCTTATCATATTCGGAATCTGAAGTACGGCGCCTTTTTTGATTCTTACTCTCATGACTTCCTTTCCATTCTCATCTACCGCCGTAATTTGACAAATGGATGCTCCTATCCAGATGTGATACTCAACTATTGGTCCGGATCCGATATAATTCATTTCTTTGGCCAACTCTTTGATTGCCGTATAATCACGTTGGACCTTTCCATATACGGCTTTTCCTTCTTCAAGTATATGATGATGAATCCCTATTCCATTCAAAGATACATCTAGACTCTCGTATCCTATTCCACTTAGCGCATAATATTGTTTATGTCGATATGTGATAATAGATATTTGGTTTCCCTCTGTATCATGTATCGGATCTCCAATTTGTAGATAGTCATTGCATTCAAACATGGGTAGTAATGCTCCTATATATCTATTTTTCACATAACTGTAACACCACATGTATTTGTCCTTCACAATATTAAATTTGGCTCCAAGTACTGAGATAACAGAATGATTTCTGACATCATTGGCTACCGTAGACGATAGTCCAGGAAATGAGTGTAGATTTTCATCATATCCACCCAGAGAGTGCGAGTTAAATACTGCCATGTTTGCAATGTTCGCACAGAACGATAATTTCAAATTATTTTTTCTACTTTATGAATAAAAATATTTATAGTATATACCAATAATAAACTATACTAATTAATCATATAAACCAAATGCATAAAATAATCTATAACAAAATCTTTATTATTTTTTTTAACAACCTTCATTAACTACTACATCTTAAAAAATCGTCACTTATGATATATCTCTTGCAATAACACGCCTCTGAATGCGTCGTAATTGGGTTTCTCAAAATACGTCAACGAGTTTACCATACTAATATACTGCAACAATTCTCTAGGTACATATTGCAAACTTGTCGTTAGCAAATTCACAGTATTATTAATATATTTCTGTTTTGTAGCACTCACCAATGCACAATTCTTTGTTTCTGATATTTTAGTCCAGGGTAATATTCCTCCCAACCATCTAATCATACAATATCCAAGTGTTTCTAGATCACCACGTCTTGACACAACATATCCTTTATGTGAATCTATGGGTGTAAATTCCAGAGTACCATTATCCATTTTATTTGGATTTCTTATAAATGGAACATGTTCACCATTAGACATAAATTTAGAAACTAATCCATAATCTATTAGGTATAATTTATTTTTATTCATTTGATCCAAGACTATATTACTGGCTTTAATATCTCCATGAGAATATCCTTGCTCGTGCATAAATTGTATAGTATTTAAGATTTCTACACCTATCAACATCACTGATCGTTTTGGTAGTCTATTATTATTTGCTCTAATTACAGTATCTAGATCTGTTCCCAATCTATTAATGATTAGGAATCTATAATCAATATTAATGGATTTGTATATTCCAAATGCCTTACATGTAATAACTCCTACATGACTTATATTGTGTATTTTTTTCCATTCCTCAATAATAGATGGTTTAAGTACTCTAGTATAAAATGCCTGTTCAGTAAACAATGATCCATTGGATTTGGGTTCTATCTTAACAACATATTTACTATCGTTAGTAGTATAGATACTACCAAATCCGCCTTTTCCTATTATATTACCTACTACCCATTGATTTTTACAATTATCGGTTAGAATAAGACCTTGAAAATTCATAGTTATTTAGTATCAGTCAATGAAATATCATTTTAAATTTTAAGTTTTAATATTTAACTAATACGTTAGACGTTGAAATAAACCATATAAAAAACATATATCTATCGATTATCGAGCTATTTTCCTAATTAGTGTTAAAATACATTCTAATACGATCCTGAAGTGTTTGCACTAACCTACTATATACTAAATTCACATCATCTTCAATGATAATAGTGTCGAATAGACCGGCTTCTTCAGCCTCGTCCATGTCAGTCTTTGCCAGCATTAAACGACGATAAATCTCATCGTCGGCTTCTGTGTTTCTATGCCGAAGTTTAGTTTCTACCATTTTAATGGATGTAGGTCTTATATAAACAGAGTAAGGCATCAAGTAAGTTGTTTTAAGTTTCCTAACTCCGTCAATATTTAAATCCATAACACATACACGATTATTAATAGACGCTGTATTCACAGATGTTTTAGAAGTTCCGTAAATATTTCCCAAAAACTCTGTATATTCTAGAAAGTTTCCAGCGGCTATTCCCTTCCAAATTGCCTCTCTGTTGACATAATGATAATCGACACCTTCTCGTTCCATAGGACGAGGAAATCTAGTGGTATGGGATACCACAAATCCAAATATATTTCCATAATCTTTTAAGAGTCTTCTGGCTATAGCCGTCTTGCCGGAACCCGATGGTCCACTCAAAATGATAGATTTAACTATTCCAGACATTTATCTGAGTTAAATCTATGCTATATGTGTACCGTATGTACGAGTCCGTTTATCACAGTAATAGTATACAATACAGAAAATTGCCATAGACAATAATAAAATTAGCGAAACGACTCCAAATATCTCAACAAAGTCCCTAGTTGTATATTTTTTAGGAGTATCAGTTTTTGCTGTTGTACCACTTTCTACTGTTGGTTTAGAGGATGTGGATACCGGATCATTATATACATCATAAAGATCGTCATCATTTGTGGTAGTAGTCGTAGGTGTTGTGGAAGTGGTAGTGGGTGTTGAAGTGGTAGTGGTTGTGGGAGCAGTGGTAGTAGTGGTAGTAGCGGGTGTAGGTGTTGTGGTAGGAGTAGTTGTAACTACGTCTGGTACTGGAGTACCACTTATGGTATTACTATCATCATTGGTGGACACGGTATTAGTAATCGAATCAAACGTCTCACTTACTTGAGTGTTTGATTCAGAGACAGTATCATGCGGCTCCTCTGTGAAAGAATTATTATCTTTAGTAGTAGATCCTGACAGAATCACGTCAATGGTTGATACATCATCTGTGACGACAGTCAACTCTATATAGTGTTCCTCATAATCTACTACATCACTATCATTTTTTAATGTTATAAAGAATGAGCATATATAAGTACCGGCATCTGAAGATGTCAACGACTTAACTGTAATAGTAGTAACTAGATCATCATATGGCGAATCATATGATACTTTATCAGATGTATAACCATCAAAGTATACAACGTCGTTTTTGACTGCTAAAAGAATGATAGATTCTGGTTCCTTATACCAGGTACTCAAAACAATATAATCCTCTGTATTATTTCTTTTACATGATAGAGTGGCATCTTCACCTAGTTTTTTTGTTATCTTTGTAGTGGGGTGTGGAGTCGCGTATACGTATACTAGCGATATTAGCAGAACTATTGATAGTTGTTTCATATTAGTATAAAAAGGCGATTTATTTTTCCAAAATTTTTCTTTATTCTATATACAACCTATAAAACTCTCCAAATACTGTAGAAAATTGTTTGTATATTGTGTATTTTCCCATGGATATTTATGTTTAATAATTTCGCATTTATACATTATATAATTATGTGGTAACATGTGATAATTATCTAATGTCCAACAATCTTTTTCTTCATCATATGATTCAGACATACCAGTACGAAGATCATCAGATATTCCACCACATACATATAATTTATTGTTAGAAGACCATAGAGCAGGATTAATTCTAGGAATGTTTAACGATGATAATTTGGTCCACGTGTCATAAATCGGATTATAACTAAACACTAAATTAGATTGTCCATTAATGATACGATTTGTATTGTTATAACCTCCAGATATGTAAATCTTACCCGCGTGAACAGCTGTTGCCATATTTGACATTTTTATCGGAAGGGGTTGATGTATAGTCCATCCATCATCAGATAAACTCTCTACTGCGTTAGTACATGTATTATCTTTAATAATCCCACCTATTATGTATATTAATCCGTTCAACATCACAACTCCCATATCACATTTTTTCTCACGCATTTTAGCATACGATTGCCAATATGGTTTTGATGGTTTCCATCTATCGATATCAGCTATAAACGATAGATGGTGGCCGCGTATGCCACCTATACAGTATATGTATTCATCATCACTTAATCCTCCACAATTAGAACGGGGATATTTGAGAGATGGAATATCGTATATCCAAGAATTATTACATATATCATATGCTATAACCTGCGACATTCTATATAATGAATCCCCATGTCCTCCCATCATATAGATGATATTATCTAAGACAGCAACTGCGAAATTACATCTATATCTACGTGCAGATATCATATCCCATGTATTTTTTTTATTATTATAACAGTTTATCGAAAGATTATCATGTGAACGACTTATTCCGATAGATATTAATGCGATGCTATTGTATCTAGGAAATGTTTCATCTAAAAATGATACATTGTTTAAGAATGCTATACACTCATCTTGTGATTTAACAAGTTGATGTGTATAGAGAGATTTCATAACTTGTGGTGAAAGTAATGATATTCTTAGACATCTAAGTAACTCAACCGAACATGGTTTTTGGGTACATTCTAGCCATTTAAGAAGAATCAGTGGTGAAAAATCCTCATTTTTTATATTTAGTCTATCATCTCTTAATATTTTAATCATTGATTCCTCAGTTAAGTGTTTAAAGTTTTCATTACTAATGAGTAGTAAAATATTTTGCAGTATGATATTGAAACACGCGGTTTCTATTTTCTTATTGTTGTATTCGATAGCATAAATGTATACATCAATACAGTTTCTAGAACAAAGATTGTCGAGTATATACTTCTCACACTCTTTGATAGCGGAACCAATCTGTAAAAAATCAGCCGTTGAAAGAATGTATTTCACGTTATCATTCGTTAAAGTCAGTGGTGCCCCATAAATATGATTTATCAGTTCATTAACACATTGATAATCCAAATGACTTAGGTTAACCTCGGAATTATCGGAATCGATAAAGTTACTAGAAAACAGAATGGAAAAATATTCTGATGCTCCAGATAGGATAAGTCTATGCGCATCGATTCGTTCATCGTTAATAACGATACTAACGTCACAAAATCGTTTATTTTTTCTAAATTCATTAATTATAGCGATCAATGCATCACTGTTGTTCATGATGGTGCTATAACTATTATTATATTTTATTTTTTATACACTATTGTTTTATGTTATAAAAATTTTAACAACTGATTATTACAAATGCGGGGACACAGATTACAACATTTTTCCATCCTGTTATCAATATATTCTTCGTTGTTATATAATCCGTTTATGGGGAATATTTGGTGGAGTAGATATATATGCGCAACTATTCCACTTATGTACATAATGACACATATAGTCACTAGTAAATGAGTTGAGTCTACCATCTTGTTAGTTATAAACACTATAATAAAATCTTTTTTTTTTATTTTTTTATAAAAATATTCATATAAAATATATTTGTGAAAATAATCTCAGATATCATCATTTTTATATTCTAATATTGTGAAATTGGTCAATAATAACAATATGATAGTAAATAACATTATTTCTATTGATAGAACATGGACACATGGTCAATATTTTTTGATAGATTTTTACAGTTTTAATACTAATTAATAATGACAATTTAGATAATATTTTTATAAAAAATGTTAGTTGTCATCTATAATACTTAAGATCGTAAAGATTACATACAATAGACCGAATGTATCCACGTAATCATGTCGAGGATTCCACCACGCTTTATATTTAGAATAGTTTATCTCCATACCTGAAGATCTCAACAAATTATAAATAATACACGCAATTACTTGATTGAAATCTGGATCATTATCAGAATATGGTGTAAAACCATTATTGTCAATACGGCTATGATTATCAATTATATATTCCATAATGTGTTGGATTTTATCTAGTACTTTGTGATACATAGCCAACTCCACCAAGAAAGACTGAAAGCGAGTTATTTTATATATAGAGCTTATAATGAATGTAGTAATGAGCTTAACATCTGTATTATCTATCTCGTTTGCAATATCAGTTAACTCAGTTATTGCGTCACGTGTGCACCTATTATAGGTTCTACCATTATAACCAATAAGATGGGTTAAAGACTTTATAAATTTATGTTTGTATTCATCAGGTATCAACAGTATCGCATGACATCGGGTATATATCTGACCAATATAACTATTCTGCATCGTCATAATCGTATGATAATCAGTATTATTATTCAACAATAATATTTTTAAAACAAATCTGTGGATATAATAATCACATTTTTTTAACATACAACGGACAAAAATAAAAATGGGAATATACATATTATTTTTATGACATTTCCACATACACTAGTCTATTTTGTAACATAGTTTTTACCTTATCAAGCATATAATCATCAATAAATACTTTTATAGCGTGGATACAATATTTCCATCTAGAAAACTGTCTTTCCTTTCTCCATACATCTAATACGAGAGAGCAAAATCCAATCATTGATACGCAATCACAAACGGTAAGTTTATCAATATCTCGTTTTTGTGCATCCACATATTCTATAAAGTTATTAGCTCCCTCTTCAGAGGTTAACATAAGCTTTTCTTTGATTTCCTCTATATATCCAAATTGTTCTTCAGCTTCGTTATCGAACTTACTGATTTCATTGAATAATCTTCCGTATTTTATTCTACTACCTAAAAGACCTCTGTACATAAAATATTCCTCTAGAATAGTATTCATATCGTCTCTATCTAACAAGTCATCATATTCAAGGTAATCAGTTTTAGTGACGTCAATAGTGGGTTTTTGTCTAGATGGTATATTTTGTTTTTCCATATAATTATTTATATTGCTGTCCTTAGTAGTTATCGTAACTTTATTACTAGAAATATTAATATCTATTTTTATCTCCATGACGACGATCGTATAAAACAGTGATCATAAAGTAGTTTAAAATTATGTTTTTTATTTTATACCTAAAAAAATTATTTAGATGCTATACCATACACATAGTAACTATAACCTCTTCTTCCTGGAATATAGTCTCGATTTTTTATTAGACTTGTGGCACATACAGAAAGAGCAATTTTAATCATATTCGGTTCATATTTTCCCAATATGCTGGAACCGAATTCGCCTATATCTGGTAAAGTCATCATAATACAATGTCTATTCATTTCACAAGATGATCTATTAAGCATCTCTTCTCTATTGAGAATTCTAATTTGTTGTTCATTGTAACAACATCTACACTCATCATTAATATTGCCATTGTCTAACATATGTTTGCTAATAATCGCATGAGTTTTATTATCCGCTTTAGCATGCAACACAGATCCATTTACAACCATATATATGATAGAACAATAATCGGACTTTATACTTACATAAAACTTAAACCAATTGGAATTTGGAAGTTCTTCATGAATACGTCTATGTCTAGATATGATGACATTATTATCATCTATATTTCTTAAGAGAGGGGCTGCGTCAATAGAAAAGTCAAATAGGATAATAATTAACGATGTATTTCCTTTGGTAAAAAAGGAAACATTCATAGGAAGAATAGCAACTTGATATGATTTCAACTCTACACATGCACAGGCATTATCTGATGAGATTAACAATTCACATACATCTTTATCTTTTCCTATAGATATAATAACAGGAATGACATCTACAGGTTTAAAATAATTATATACACCGGTAGGAGTTTTGTCGTCATCGTCTATCTTTATCAGATTAACAAATCTAGATATTCTGGATACGTTCTTTTTATATATCGAACTACAGACATCGGATACAGCAGTATCCAGATATGGCAAATCAGCTATTACTACATTGCTTTTAGTTTGTCCACCGATATGAACATCTTTGATTTTTTTACAAACTTTTTCACAACATGGTTTAAACATAAAATCATTTTTTATGTGATTTACTTCTTCACAATGATTAACTAACGAGTTAAGACAGTATACTATAATACTCCCATCCATGATTCAACACAAATAGTGTATTTTTAATTTTCAGTTTGTTAGGAAGCATCCAAACGAGCTAATTTTACTAAATCGTGTAGATGGGTAGATTCTTTCCATGTCTTATCGTCTCTGATCCTACTGAATCTAGGAAATCTAATAGATATTCCATTTGCCGTATGAGACTTCGATGATGTGAACTCAGCTCCTGAAATCTCCCAGATTGGAGATTGTGTAGGATCCTCTACTACAAAATCGGGAATATATATTTTATTAACTACTAACCACTCTGGAATTTTTTTGGGATCCTTACTTATTTTAATCATCTTTAATTGGTCTTGCAAAACCCTTAAAGTGTTATCATCATGTCCAGAACATTTAGTTACAGTCTTCCATTTACCAGAGTCGTCATCGTAGCAACCCATCAAAAATACTGCCATCATTCCACCCTTTGTTCCTTTTCCATAATATGCCCCCAATACTACTAAATCTGCAGAATCCGCCATCGAACCCTCATTCAAGTAGTCTCTCTTTATTTTAAGCCATCTACGTTTTCCTGGCTCATATATACCATTAATATCTTTTAAAACCAAACCTTCTAGTTTTCTTGTTAGTGCATCATCTAATACATCTGTCAGTTGTGATTCGTTAGTAATATTTGTCAATTCCGAAAATACTATTCTATTAGGTATTTCTGTCATTACATCTTTGAGAAAAGATCTTCTATCAACCAATGGGATATCAGTCATATCAAATCCATCAAAGTATAGACAATCAAAGACGAACAAACACATATTAGAGTTTTTATATTCTTTCTTTTTGTGTATTCCTAAACTTCCAAACGGAAGTGGTATATTGTGTTCGTCAACTAGAACAATTTCAGAATCCAAGATAATAGACGTAGCTTTTTTAAATGCTTTAGGAAGGTATTCTTTGAGATAATCAACTTTATGTGGTAAAACTGGTTTCATATTTCTACTAAAGAAGGCAAAGTTGTTATTATTTTTATGAACTTGCACTCGTTCACCGTCATATTTGACTTCTGCAAACATCCCAGATGGAAATTTTTTAAATGCCTTGTTAACAGAATCGCATGATTCGGCCAACATAGGATTGATAGGAGTCATAACAGAAACAGATACAGAATCGATATCTTGTTTAGATGCATTCTCTATTACTTCTTTCAAGTCATTAGATTTTCTAAATATATCATAAGCATGAGGACTAATTGCATTGAGAACGTATCTAGGACCTGCTTTAATCTTTAGATCTTTAGAGATAAGCATAACTATACACTTTAAATCATTACATGTGCAGACAGATGCGATATCTGTCAATAATTTCATCTGCTGATATTCTTTAGTTACTGATGATAATGAAGTTAAGAAACTATCTACTTCTTGTAAAGTTAAAACGCTTGTATCTCTAGGATATATTTCTGAGTTTTTTTTAAAGAACGTTCTAATGGTGTCTCCTATATATCCATATCCTAAATCTTGTAACATATCTTCATGAGGTTGTTTAAATATTATACTATATAATTTTATAATTTGTTTATCATTCATGTTATAAATTCTATCATCTAATCCTGGAAGTAATAGCTTAATAATAAGATATATATCATCTCGATCTGCTATGAAATCTTTGATTAACTTCGATTTTTCTTTATATCCCGACGCGTGATATATACAGCAACATAATTTTCTAAAGTCTCTAAACGATGTCATTTAACAAAAAAATATTTTTTTTATATTTTTCACAAATATCTTTCACGGATATCTTTAGTTAGTTGTACTATATCTTTACGTATAACTTGTTTGATATCTATATCTGCTATTCTGGAACTAATAATCTCACCATATGTATTTTTAAAATTTGGATTATTCATTATATATTTTAAAGTGATAATCGTTTCGACTATATTCTCTAAGTTATCCTTATAAAAGCTTATAAACTTATTAACTATACAATCTATTATTTCATTGTCATCTAATGAATTAATTATTTCCATAAGCTGATTGGTATTCTTACTTATAATAACATTTACAGTATCTAGAAAAGAGATAAAGGGATTATTTAAGTTTGATTTACTCATGATAAAATCTATAATATCCTTATTTAATACATCATTACTGATATTATCTAATTCGGCAATAATTAGCCAAGTTATCGAAGTAAGTTCTGCATCCATATCGATGACGTATTCACGTAATGATTCTTCATCATCTGAAAAATATGCATCATCCATTTCTTTTTGTATGCGTGCTCTATCCATTTATAAAAAATGTAATTTCACTTTATAATTACATCCAAAGTCGTCCTATAGGTCCAGAAACTGTATGAATAGCCTCTATGACTATATTTTTAATCAGCTCATTCTTTACATCTCTATCAAATTCGGAAGAAATAATTTGCCAATTAATATCTTCTCCTTCCTTGATTATTTTTTTATATTCTTGTAGCACCCTTTGTTGGAATTCTACATCTTCGTATATTTCATCTCCTATATTTCTATTAAGTTCTTTGGTTCCAGATTCCAAGAATATAACTAAATCAGGTTTAGGTAATCCAGCTTCGTAACTCTTACTTAGAGTCATGGATGCACCTTTGGCGGCGGCATACGCTACTCCAGAGAATGAATATCTGTCAACTATTAGAGTGACACCATGTTCTAGTTGTTCTTGTATAAAAGATGCTAGTTCCCATCTATTAGCACAAAATAATAGGTTAATAGTATGATCATTATATTTTTTTTTACGAGTTAGATATTCATCGATCATCTTTCCAGTGAATGTGGATCTCTGTGGAAAGTTGAGATATTTTATCGTATTAGAAGACATTGATTCCATAATGTTCATACATTGTGTAGTCTTCCCAGATTTGTCTAAACCTTCAAAAACTATTAATGCGCCACGAGACATTTTAATAAAACTAACGTATTTTTTAAAATTTATGTGTATAATAAAACTGAAAATAAATAATATGATCATCCGAGACGATTAGGTCTACCTTATAGATTAGATTTACTAATCATGGGTAACAATATCAAACCATCTAAGGAAGACAAACAATTATCTTCAAAGGGAAATAGGCAATCCATCTTGTTCAAGGATAGGATGGATTCATTTAAAAGAGGATCTTGGGCCACATCATCTTTTAGAGAAAAGTCTGTGACAACTATTCAAAAATTTTCATCTCTTCGGCGTGAACACACCAAAATAGAACAGCCAGATAGCAAGTTTATAGAGTTGAAGAGGGAGATTTACGAGATAATTAATAAATCATCATCTATAGATATTGATAAAAGATTAATGCTCATATACAACATAAAAAAGATGATGGTACAACCATTCATGCTAGAGGGATTAATGAATTCTTTAGAGAAAATGGATCCAGAAGATATGATAAGTTATTCATCAGTCATGATATTAGGAGAATTTGATATAGTCAATATATATGATAATAAGTCAACATTCCAATTTATAAACGGTCTGTTAAAATCGCTTCATGCGTTAAATAGTAAACAACTAAAACTATTAGAATATTCAATTAGTAATGATTTGTTATACAATCAAGTAACTGCATTGGAATATGTTATCAAAAATACATTTGATGTTCCAGAAAGACAACTAATTCTACGAGGTCAATACTTGACTCCTATTTTTAACGACTTGTTAAAGTATTCTGGTCTAACAATAAAATCTAACATACTCATGTGGAATAAAAAATTCATCAAACCGGTATCCGACCTCTATACAGCTATACGACTTCTATATTGTGTAACTATATAATTTTACACACAAGGTGGGGGGGTGATTAGTTTTTATAAAAATCATACATCTGTCTCACGATCTGTTGTAATGGCAGACCATGTAGACGACGAGGATTCATCATCTGAATAGTCAAATTCATCCTCTATAGAGTCTGTGTATCCGTTTAGGTATTTACATAAATTGTAACGTAGTCTACATATCTCTAAATTTGGAATGATATCAACTATATATTCCGCTAATGCCATACACCTATACTTTTTATCAGTTATAGCCCAATGTGAAGATACTAAACTAGACAATGCGATAACTACTCTAGAATCTCCAATTATTATATCCTTTATAAACTTTATAAAGTTAAATAACCCCGAATCAGAGTCCACGTTTATCTTATCACGGAACAATGATTCAATATCCCCGTAAATATTAATAGCTATTTCATCAAGAGTTGTTAATGCTGTAAAGATATTCCCGGATATTGTACTTCTATTTTTTATATAATCTACTAAAACAGCTTTGAACATATATTTATTGTACAAGTGATACATAGTAATCGGCATATTAACATCGCAACTAATATTGGTTTTATCGGGTATCGTGCCTCTAATTTCTATCGTGTCATTGCTTCTATTATATGAAATTAACGAATCGACTACTTGATCTTTATCAAACTCGACGGTATATAATGTACCATTAACTTCGTTTTGTATAACTAATTTATTTTTTTGACTAGAAAAGTAAACTAAAGTGTTTATTGTTTTAGATGCATCAAATAATATATTAAACGCCATTTTTATCAATTATGTTAAAAATATGCTAACTTTTCATTTATGAAAGAAATACCAATTACCCCACAAGCCAATACATTATCATTTTTTGAAACTGATAAAGCTTTCCCAATAATTGTAGATATATTTATATCAATATCGATATCGATATAAATATATGCTACACCATATCTGTTTACAACGATGTTACCGATAATTCTTTCTATATCACCTATGGACTCGCATCCTTTACTAATATCTCCATAGCGATGAACCATCAAATTATACTTTCCAGATTTTAATCCAACAATGGAACCCAAAACTACATCTTTCCCATAAACTGATTCAATATAGACAACTCCTCTGATATTATTGTTATCTATAGAACAGACAGCCATATTTAGTAAAATAGAATAAATAGTCTAAAACTATGATTAGTAGAAATGGCAGTCTACGCCGTTACCGGAGGTGCCGGATTTCTCGGCAGTTATATAGTTAAGCTTTTAATAAATATGGATGATGTGCAAGAAATTAGAGTTATAGATATAGTAGACACTGAACATCCTCATACTTCGAGAGTTAAAGATATAAAATATATAAAATGTGATATAAACGACTTTAGTAAGATGAGGGAGGCATTAGATGGTGTAAATCTCATAATTCACGCAGCTGCACTGGTGGATGTGTTTGGTAAATATACAGATTCCGAAATCATGAACGTAAACTATTATGGAACACAAACGGTATTGGCGGCGTGTGTCGATCTAGGAATTAAGTATTTGATTTATACTAGTAGTATGGAAGTCATAGGACCCAACAAAAAAGGAGATCCGTTTATTGGTAATGAATATACGCCATATGATATATCTCCAGGACATGTGTATGCAAAAAGTAAACGTATGGCCGAAGAACTAGTTATGTCTGCCAATAATTCTGTAATCATTGGTGGGGCTAAGATGTTTACTTGTTGTTTACGTCCTACAGGAATTTATGGAGAAGGAGATAATCTAATGAAAACATTTTACAATCAATGTAAACAAAATGGGAATATCATGTATCGTACTGTTGATGATGATGCAGTACATAGTCGAGTTTATGTGGGTAATGTTGCCTGGATGCATGTACTGGCTGCAAAATATATTCAGTATCCGGGAATTGATATTAGAGGGAAAGCTTACTTTTGTTATGATTACTCTCCTGTATGTTCATATGATACATTTAATTTGATGTTGATGAACCCGTTGGGAATACAACTAGGATCTCGAATTCCAAAATGGATACTAAAACTACACGCTTGTAAAAATGATATTATGAGAATACTGTTTAAAAAGCATTCTATACTAAATAATTACACATTGAAAATATCCAATAACACATTCGAAGTACGTACTAACCTTGCAGAATTGGACTTTAATTATGTTCCAATATTTGATTACGATGTGGCATTTGAAAGGACTACAAAATGGTTAGAATCATAATTTTTATAAAAAATAATAAGTGTATCAATTAATGCTTATTATATCACGCGATAATTATGGATATGATACAAACTATAAAAATATGTTTGGATACGATAGGGTTTTATCTTTTTACAGTATTAATTATATCTAATACATTTTTATTGTGAATTTTCTACATCCATATCGTCATCTGTGACTTCTATAATGTCTTTTTCATCTGTTTTGATAATAGGATCCTTTTCTTCGTCAACTGTGATAATTTGAACTGGTTCCTTTTCCTTTTTCTTTTTTGGTGCAACATCAATAGTTATTTTTTCCAGACTATAAGATATAGTAATAACATTACTAACTTTTGAGTCAATGGTAATTTTAATTTTATCCATATTTAAACAGATTATTAAGAGTTCATTTTTATTTTATTGATAGTATATACTAGTACTATTAATATGGATGTAATAAATAGTAGGTATATTGTAAAACCATAAGTATCTGATAAATCATCTAATTGGTCATCATTATACTGCATAATAGTATCATATCCCATTACAATAACACACGATGATAGATGACGTAAAGAATACGATCTCCTATCCTTTGATGTTAATGAAGTAGACGTATAAGTTATTAAATTTTTAATGAAACATGATATATTCACAGAGCATTGATCAAGGTTATGTTTTTGTACGTTTCCTGTTAATGTGATAACCAAACTAGCATTTGATGAACTATATCTATGTTTTAAGAATATACTACGTGTAAAAAATATATAGTCATTTACCTCGTCGACAGAGAATGTACTATTAACAAAAGTATATCGAAATGGGATATATGATTTATGATATTTTATATTGATCATATTATGTAACCAATCAATATATACTTTTCCATAACATAATTCCATTTCATCTTCTGAATATAATCTAAAAATCGATGATGATATAGACGCAGTTATTGACGTCGATATTATAAATAAATATAGTACCGTTTTCATCATTTAAAATAAACACTAACAATTAATATTAGTTTTTTCATTTTTAATGACCCTTCTGTCTCGCTTTAGTTGCGTAATCTCTACATGTGTTATAAACTTCACGTCTTGATGTAGTAGGCTTACCCATCAAAAAGATGAGCGAGGTATGTGTTCTCGCTACTGCTATTGGACAAACAGGAGCATACGCAGTAAGTAGTTCCATAGTGTACGTGTTTTCATCCATGAGCGAGTTAGTATAAACGATACAGAATTTTCTACCGATTCTAGGCTTCAAGATAGCACGATTGGCAATGAGAGCGACAACTTCTCCAGCGATAATTTTGGAAAAAGTTCTGTTAGGAATGGCTGATAGAACATTCTTCCTACTTTTATAATCGACGATAGCCGCATCTTCGAACTTATTATTTTTTGAAATATCTTCGATAATTTTATGCCATTCAGTCATTGTTATTTATTATATATGTTTTTTTAATAAGACCTCTATTGTAATTACGCAGTTACATGATTATTAATACAAACTATAAAATATAAAATAAAGATCATGAAATTCTAATACTCTGGGAACAACACTACATAATATACACAACATATACTACTATATAATGACCCCATTATCCTTTATTATTTTGTTGAGTGCCTTATTAACTCAATCAAGATCAGAAACAATAGATGATAATCTATCCATATGTAATTCTGATAAAGAATATATGGGAATAGAAGTTTATGTTGAAGCCACACTATATGAGCCCGCAAGAGAAACAATTTGTGAATCAGAAATTCATGAATATGGAGCATCCATATCAAACTCGGGATTAAATATTTCCGTTGATTTATTAAACTGTTTTCTTAACTTTCATATGGTTGGTGTTCACACTACAAGATATACAGTGTATGCGAAGTTCAGTAGTTTGGATCCCTGGACTATGGAACCTATCAATGTTGTAACTCGAGATAAGCTAGTAAAACTAACTGAGGAATGTATAGCAGATATCTATCTCAAGTGTGAAATTGACAGAAGAATGAGTTTGAAATACACAGGTGATAGATTAACACCAAAAGACTTCAAAAGTGTTCCTCCTTCCAACGTGGGAAGTATGATAGAACTACAGTCTGACTATTGTATAGAAGATGCGACAGTGTATGTAAAAATTTATGATGAATGTGGTAAAATCAAACAGCGATCTATTCCAACAATGAGAGATTATTTTACAACGAAAAGTGGTCAACCACGTAAAATACTAAAGAATAATAAGTTTGAAATGTGTTAATTTTTATGAATAGTGTGCGTAGATATTTATGTTTTTAATATTACTTAGTCGTTATAAAAAATATATAGTTGATTCATTAACCTTTTTGTTAAAAACTATTTAATCAATTCATTACAATGAATTCCCAATACCGATTCCTATATCTGCTATAAGTAATGGTTTCGATGTTGCTAGCAAAGAAAATAATTTTGCTGTAACTTTTATCGATTTTAATTGTTTGGTATCTAAATTAAAGCTATACGCACGTTTTTCTTTTATAAAATATACAATATTATCCTTTATATCAAAACCTTTAACTCTAGACGGTCCTTCGAATATAGGCTGGTTGGATAAAGGTTTTATAATAGTATCGATAGTATCATATTTTTCTATGACATCAAATGTACTATATGGAACAATTTGGTCAGGTAGAAGACATTTACCCGGTCTAGGAGACGGTAATGGTTTAGTATAACCATCTAAGTTTGATTCTGCAAACATGCGTCTTATAGAATTCATCGAATAGGAGCATAGTGCGGACGTAGAATATGGACTATCAAATAATACATATAGTATAGTATCATTATCTGTTCTAACAGTTTTAGATTGTACAATCTGTCTATAACTTCTTCCATTAATATCACATTCTAATTCCGCCTTAAGAAACGTCGACCATCGATGACTAGACATAGAAGACGGTCCTCCATTATCCTTTAAACACATTTGTGCTACGTAAGGACTTTGCACAGTTCTCCTCTTTGTAGTAATATTGTCAGTAAAAACAATATAAACTTTTTCATAAGTGTCATTGTTATCAACAAATGCTCCGATTACTCCGTCTTTAGGTATAGAGTTATCTGACGTATATAAATCGTAGCCACATTGTCCATCGAATCGTCTCCATCGTTTAGTTCCGTCTTTTGATATGTCTATATCTGATAATACACACTTGTTATAACTAATAATTGTACCTTTACTTTTCTGATAAGGAGCATACCCTCTACCTCTATGTTTTGGATCGTCAGAACCATCTATTTTCCAACATTTAGGACTCCCATTATTGGTGCCACATGCTAATGTTTCCTCTACATTAATAACAGTGGTGATATAATTATTATTATTTTTACTAAAATCAATTTTCTTTAACTCATTGTTCGAAAATGTGTATACTGCACCATTAACACCGATGTACACTATATCATCTAGTAAGTAAGTCGAAACTATTTCTTCTGAAGTTTTGAACTTATGCCACTCTATACCGTCAGCAAAATAGAATAAAATAAATAACAAAGTTATCATTTTAAATGAATAAAATGGAAAATAGTAAGTTATTATTGGTGATATATTTTACATTATTTGTTGATATTATAAAGACAAAAACTATAGAATACACAGCATGTAACGATACTATTATAATTCCTTGTACTATCGATAATCCAAAATATATTCGATGGAAATTGGATAATCACGACATATTAATTTATAATATGACATCCAAGACTACTATATTAAGTAAATGGCATACCAGCGCCAGACTCCATTCGTTAGCAGATAATGATATCTCGTTAATTATGGAATATAAAGATATATTACCAGGTAATTATACATGTGAGAATAATAAGGGAATAAAACATACTGTAAAATTAATTCAACGTCATACCAATTGGTTCAATGACCATCAAACAATGTTAATGTTTATTTTTACAGGTGTCACATTACTCTTATTAATGTCACAAATAGCATATACATCTATATCTGTTATATATTCTACTAATCTGGGAATTTTACAAGTTTTCGGTTGCATCATTGCGATGATAGAGGTGTCTGGAGCATTTTTATTTTATCCATCGATGTTTACTCTTAGGCATATTATTGGATTATTGATGATGACTCTACCATCAATATTTCTCATAATAACCAAAGTATTTTCTTTTTGGATACTGAGTAAATTATCATGTGGTGTACATCTTATTATCTATTATCAATTAGCTGGATACATTTTAACTGTTTTGGGTTTAGGATTGAGTTTAAAAGAATGTGTAGATGGTACTCTATTATTATCCGGATTAGGAACTATCATGGTGTCTGAACATTTTAGCCTGTTATTTTTAGTCTGCTTTCCGTCAGCGCAAAGAGACTACTACTAGGCATAGGTGGTATAATACCACGAACTAGTTGATGAGGACGAGGATCCAGGAATTATTTCTATTTTATAATAGTCCTGATCCTCAACGACATAGTCTTTATCTTTCTTTCGTCTTTTATCTTTTTTGGCGTCGTTAGTAGTTATACAACATAGTTTCATAAAAAAAGTATAGCATGTGGCCATTTTCAAATACTATTATTTGAAAATGGCTTTTTTTTCATTTGTAAGCAGCAATTTTATTTTTTGAGGTATCTTAGAAATGAGATGATGGATAGTTCTATTGTCTATTATTCTATGGATTTTACTCAGAGATAGAGATACTAATGCTCATGTTTATAGTATCCATTCGACAGTACAGTATTTGTTCCTTGATAGGTATGGAATTATATACCTGCATTTTTTTATACACTGAATCGAAAGGATGATCTAGATTACACAAATGAACTAAGGTATCTTGGTCAATGCTTGAATTTATATACTTGGCTGATGACATACCGATGCAGTTTGATGGTATAGGAAATTGTTTATCATCAATGGTTATAATGGAGTACCACTTATTATTAGCAAATATCTGATCACAGATGTGTCTGTCCAAAAAGTCGGTGATTCTTCTAATAATGAATACCGACAATGGCATATAATCAATCAGTAACAGACTGTTTACATAAAGTATATCATTTGTAAACGTTGACAATAATCGTTTGCTGGGTATATCCGCATCGACAGTCAATATGGTCGTATGACCAGTACTAACGATAACACATCTACTCAATGGCGATACGATTACGGCATGATCTGTTGGAACGGATAGAATATGTTTACCATTGATGCCATTATCTATAGAGATAACACATCCACCCATAGAACTAATACATATCACAATAGTTGATAGCCGATGGGGAGTCAGATGAAACATCTCATTGTCATTTATCACTTCTACATGCAAAATACTATTAAGTAACACAGATTCATCCATCTGTCTATTAATCTCATCTGTTATAATTTTTTGATGCTCGGTATCTATATATTCTCTACACTCACTATTATTACTAATAAAAGTTCTAATATTGGAAATGCCGAATACAGGAAACATATCCATATTTGTACTTTGTAACGGCGACGATTAATTATAAATATTTCTTCAATTTTATAAAAATGCATACTCAATATTAAACCAATGATACAATCGATGACTCTATACCATCATGTGTATGATCTTGATTATTTAGGCAGTCCTCGCTATATGCACGCCTGAAGGGATTAGTCTCGCTGAATGTAGTGTTTTCGGCAATAAACGGATTTGACTTGAAATGGGTCTTATTGTAATTAATGAAAGGATTTGATGAATAATTGGGATTTTGTTGTTTACTTTGATAAATTGGGTTATCTTGAAGTGCTGCAATTGTATCTTTTTCATCTATTACTGTAGTATTCTGATATATAGCTTGTGTACTATTATTATTTATCATCAACGTACTTCCAGCAACGCTATCATAAATGTGTTCTGTACTTGGCGCAACAATATTGGATTCATTGTCCCATGTTAAACTACCAGCAAAACTATCATCATCGTCGAATCTTGTACTATTTCTAGAAACATTGTCTGGTACATCATTGCCTTTTTCCATGGCACTACAATGATCTTCCCAGTCTGATTCGCTATCGTTTGATTTACTAGAATTGCTAGAATTAGAATTTTTTATTTTTTTTAATTTTGTTGTAATAATCTTATTGTTATTATAAACAGACAGTATCCTTTTTCTACAAATATATAATATATAACAGGCTAATATAGTTCCTGCAACGGTCACCGTAATAAGGGGTATTAGTATCATTTCTGATTTCTCAATATATGTACTACTAGTTCAATATTTATTTTATAACTTTTTATGATAAAAAATTACTGTTACATTTGCCATCAATTATGACCCATCCACAACCATCCGAAATACAAAATGAAGATTTCAATGATAATTTCATTTTAAGCTCATCGGACGGATTTATTATCAAATGATAATCTCCAGTTGTATACAGGTTATATGCTTCTACAACAGTGGCGTTGAACACATCTATAGATGGAAATAGATAAAATGGCTGCTGTTTACCTTCTATATCTAACACAATATCATAGTCACATGCTATGATGATGGTATCCTTTGATTTGTATGCAGCACAAATGCTATAGATGTTGAATCTAGCCAAATCATTTGAATCCTGAGGAACTATTTTGCCTTTGTAACTGAAGTAACATTTTTGCATATCAGAAGATTTTATATCCCTCACATCTATTTGGACAGTTTTTATAGTACCTATGACGTAAGGTCCTATAAAATCCAAGATTGATATTTCTAGATCATCATATAATGTATCTGTTATAGCCAAAACACCCATTGGAGTGATAACAAACGCGGCGTCCATGGCGGCGTACGTTAGTAACGAGTATTATTTCATTTTTTGTTTATTGTCACTTATAGAATCTTTTAACACATACTACCGATTGCGTGCTTTTACAAATTGTTTTTACAAGTTTTCCAGACTTATATATATAACACGCTTCCTTATCTGTAGTATTGTTTAATTGTTTAAAGTTTGTTAATTTACTAATATCTATATCTTTATCATTATTAATATCTAACCATCTATCATTATTCTTTTTCAAACTTACCCAATAATCCTTATAAAAAATACTATATAATACTCTAAGATGCCTAGTATCCGGTCTAGGCAATCTGGCTCTCAATTTACGACACTGATAAATTGCATTATCCGTAGACATTTTAATATTAGTATCTAGATAACAATGTTTATCATATTGTATCCACCCGTTGGCGCAAGCACTAGGCATCAATTCTTCTTTGTAATGTAGAAATGTTCCTATGCCACTAATAATGGTAGAGAGAAGCATCATTATAGCGGCCGGCACCGACAACTTTTTAAACCTATGTACAGTTTGTCTATTAAGCGATTTCATTTATTTATGTACAAAAATAAATATTAGTTCATTGTTTTAACACAAAAATACTTTCTAACTTCGTCGACTACATCAGCTTCTTGATACTCTGATGTAGTTGATGTGATTGGATTGCCGTCTGATCCCCATGTATCCTCAACATAGTCGATAAGCCATGTTTGTTGAATATCTGATTTATTTGGCAGTGACGATGATTCAGACGTACAGTTTTCTTTAGCATCATCAAATGATTTATGTTCTGAATGGAACACATAACAGCTACCCTGGTAATACAAACCATTACAGCTTTCTAATTGCGTCGCTGTGTCAATAGTTCTCTTTGCAGAGGATGATGCAGAAGCTGCAGGACATGTAATAGCAGTAGATGTTGTAGACGTATTTACTGACATACATTGATTTAGTTTTACTATAAGAAATGCAGACATGGTAATCATAGATAGTAGTGAGATAACCATGGATATTCTAATACATAAACCAATCGCACGTTTTCGTTTATTTTTTCCCTGAATTTTATCTCCGTAAACAGTTGCGGAGAATACAGATGTCTGCTCTTCATCATTTTCTGGCGTCATCATGATGATTAATTAGTGTTATATTATTCACAATGTTACTCCTTTGACTGCCTCCCTACTAACGACCTTAGTTTTCCATATTTTGATTTATTATCAAATTAATTTAGTAACTGTAAATATAATTATGAATTGTTTTCAAGAAAAACAATTTTCAAGAGAAAATCTATTAAAAATGCCGTTTAGAATGGTTTTAACAGGAGGATCAGGATCTGGAAAAACTATCTATTTACTATCCCTGTTTTCTACACTCGTTAAAAAATATAAACATATATTCTTGTTTACACCTGTGTATAATCCCGACTATGATGGTTATATTTGGCCTAACCATATCAATTTCGTTAATAGTCAAGAAGCTCTAGAATATACTCTAATACGAACTAAAAGTAACATAGAAAAATGTATGGCTGTAGCATATAAAAATAAAAAATCTGCTCACTTTTTGCTTATTTTTGACGATGTTGGTGATAAATTATCAAAATGTAATACTCTAATAGAATTCTTGAACTTTGGACGACATTTGAATACATCTATTATTTTACTATGTCAAACTTATAGACACGTTCCTATATTGGGTCGGGCTAACATTACACATTTTTGTAGTTTTAATATTTCCATCTCTGACGCAGAAAACATGTTAAGATCGATGCCTGTAAAGGGTAAACGAAAGGATATATTAAACATGTTGAATATGATTCAGACTGCTAGATCCAATAACAGATTGGCTATTATTATAGAGGACTCCGTATTTTGTGAAGGTGAATTACGTATATGTACCGATACAGCCGACAAGGATGTTATAGAACAAAAATTAAACATAGATATTTTAGTAAATCAATATTCCCATATGAAAAAGAATCTAAATACTATACTAGAAAGTAAAAAGATGAAATTATGCAACGGTGGTGATCAATCATCATCAGAATATGCATAATAATTATTATTTGTACTCGTTCGAGTTAGAGAAAGTCTATCTATAGACGAACCCAATTTATAAGTTGTTCCGCAACTAGTCACTCCATAATATGATAAATCCATGTAAAATAACAACATTTTGATTTCATTAATAGTTACCTTTCCTAATACAACCAAATCGTTGTGATATATACCTCCTCCGGACAAATATTTAACAACTGTAGAATGCTTAGGCTTATAAAATACAAATGACCACCCTCGGTGTTTAATCTTTATCTTTTCATTAGATATCAAATCATTGCAATTATAAAATGATGTCTTCTCTAAAAACCTAAGTGTATTTAAAATAGATTCCATGTTAAAAATGTCGACCACAGACTTTATGAGGCGTCTGATAAAAGCAGGTATTTTTATTTATGTTTTACGGACAAAATATGTAATTACGTATTTACTTGTTAAAAACTATTATATAAAAGATGAATGAGATACAAATAAACACAAATGTTTATACAATATTTAAATGGAAGATCTTGACGAGGCAAACTTCTCACATCTATTAATAAATTTATCTAATAATAAAGATATAGATAGTCAATATTCATCTACATTATCTGTGATACATGAATTAATATCAGCCATTAATTTTAAAATATTTAATATAAACAAAAAGTCGAAAAAGAATTCCAAGTCAAACGATCAGCATCCGGTCGTACATTATGGAGCATCCTCGGGAAGAGAAATCAATCGTCGTTGAACTAGAACCCGCATTGGCTACATTTATTAAACAAGGATTCAATAATCTAGTTAAATGGCCCTTATTAAACATTGGAATAGTTCTTAACAATACATCTACTGCAGTCAATGAGGAATGGTTAACTGCTGTAGAACATATTCCTACTATGAAGATATTTTACAAACATATACACAAGATACTTACTAGGGAAAATGGGTTTTTCGTTTATTTAAAGCGATCTCAATCTGAACGTGATAATTTTATAACTTTATACGATTTTGATTATTATATTATAGATAATGCTACAAATTCTGTAACTATGGTAGATAAGCCAGTTGAGTTAAAAGAAACATTATTACATGTATTTCAAGAATATCGTTTAAAGAGTTCTCAAACAATAGAACTTATAGCATTTAGCTCAGGAACTGTATTAAACGAAGCCTTAGTTTCAAAATTAACATTTCTAAATGTTGAAGTTTTTAATAGGGAATATAACAATGTCAAAGTTATAATAGATCCAGATTTCGTATCTAGATCTCCGTTTATAGTTATCTCTCCTATGGGAAAACTAACATTCTTCGTAGAAGTATATTCGTGGTTCGATTTTAAATCGTGTTTCAAGGATATTATGGATTTTTTAGAAGGTGCATTAATTGCAGATATTCATAATCATATGATAAAGGTAGGTAATTGTGATGAAACAGTGTCGTCTTATAATCCAGATTCTGGATTGTTATTTGTTAATGACTTAATGACTATGAATATAGTTAACTTCTTTGGATGTGATTCTAGATTAGAATCATATCATCGGTTCGATATGACAAAAGTCGATATCGAACTATTTATTACGGCGTTGTCTGATGCATGTAAAAAAATTTTGTCAGCTTCTAATAGATTATAAATGAACTCTCTATCAATTTTTTTCATAGTTGTAGCGACAGCAGCTGTATGTTTACTTTTTATTCAGGGTTACTCAATATATGAAAATTATGACAATATTAAAGAATTTAATTCTACACATGCAGCATTTGAATATTCAAAATCTATAGGTGGTACACCAGCATTGGATAGAAGAGAACAAGATGTTAACGACACAATTACTGAAGTAAAACAAAAGTGGAGATGTGTATCATATAGAGGAAATGGTTTTGTATCCGCTTCCATATTTGGATTTCAGGCAGAAATTGGACCCAATAATACTAGATCTATTAGAAAATTTAATACAATACAAGAATGTATAGACTTTACATTTTCGGATGTTATCAATGTTGATATTTATAATCCGTGCGTTGCACCAGTAAATAATGCAGAGTGTCAGTTTCTAAAATCTATACTTTAAATGGATGGAACTCTTTTTCCAGGAGATGATGACATGGCGATTCCAGCAACTGAATTTTTCGTTACCAGAGCAGCCAAAAAACCAGAAGAACCAGTTAAACGTAAAGTAGTTAAAAACAAAAATAAACATAAAGTGGTTAAAGCAGATGGAGAGGATGATCCAGATGAAGATGATGAAGATGATGATGATGAGGAAGATGACGATGCTGAAGAAACTATCAAACACCGTCTAACAAATTTGGAAAAAAAGATTACAAATGTAACAACAAAATTTGCACAAATAGAGAAATGCTGCAAACGTAATGATGAGGTTCTATTCAGACTTGAAAATCACGCAGAAACTCTGAGAGCAGCAATGCTAACACTTGCTAAAAAGATAGATGTACAAACTGGTAGACAACGATATGAGTAAATGTATCTATTAGTTTAATTAAAAGTATATTGAAAAAATGAGTTATATAAATGGACGACTATTTATTAAATGTACAAGGACTCGAACCAATCGTTCAAGCTGTTAATGTATCTAGCATTACAGCATTTAAGTCTATGATAGACGATACATGGACTGAGGCTATAAAAGCAACAACATGTATCGGTAGAAAACATAGAAATATTATTAATTCAGTCATTAGAGATTTTATGAAAGCATATCCTAAAATGGATCAGGATAAAAAATCTCCAATAGGTGCACCAATGCAATGGCTAACACCATATTATATTTCTAAGAATGAATATTATAAGACGATGTTAGCGTATGATAATGGATCATTGAATGCAAGATTTAAAACCTTAAACATTTATATGATTACTACAGTAGGACAGTATATTTTATATATTGTATTTTGTATAATATCCGGCAAAAATCACGACGGTAGTCCTTATATATACGATACTGAAATAACAAGCAATGATAAAAATCTTATTTATGACCGCATCAAGTTTTCATGTAAGCAGATATTAGAAGATCAATTAATTATGGTTCTACGACTTAAAAATAAATTTATGTTTATTGGTTCACCTATGTATTTATGGTTCAACGTAAACGGTGCAGAAATATATAACGAAATATATAACAAGAGTGGTGGCGATGCCTATCGTACTAGGGAAATAGGTAGACTTATACACGCATTCATATATTATAATTCTATAAGCGGTAGATTTTTGAACAATTTTGCATTGATAAAGTTTACGTATTTGGGAGAGGATTGGACGTTTAGCATGAGTATTCCCGAATATATATTTTATGGTTTAGGATATTCTGTTTTTGATATATTCGAAAAATTTAGTGATGATGCTATACTAGTTTATATCAGAACAAATGAAACAGATGGGTATGATTATGTGGAGTTTAATGACAAGGGAAAGCATCAGGTTTTAGAGGATATACCCGACAGTTATGAACTAGTTCATGGTGTACGACTCATTAATGACGATATGGATACTAGATATATTCATTTTGGATTTAGAAACATGATGATAATTAACGACGATTGTAGTGATATTCAGGCGAGTGCCGAATTCGCGACTGATACAGGACATCATAAGGATAGTAAAATAAATACCGAAGAAGACGATGATGATTCGATTCCAGAGCCAGAGGATGACATTGATGACGATGATTATGATAATACAGATCCTACACCGATACCAAAACCTAAACCTAGGCCACCATTTCCTAGACCTAATGGATATCCCGAACCTCCAAAACGTCATCCAATAGAAAAACCAGATCCGGCTAAAAAAGACTCGGATCGTGTAAAACTTGATAATAGTATATTAAATACTTTGGATCATAATCTTAATATCATTGGACAGTATTGTTGTGATACAGATGCTGTTAATAGGCTAGAACATCATATTGAAACATTAGGACAATATGCAGTAATATTATCAAGGAAAATAAACATGCAATCATTAATGTTCCCATGGCCTTTACCAACTGTACACCCACATGCTATTGATGGTAGTATTCCACCACATGGAAGATCCACTATATTATAAAATAATGCACTATAGAGTAGTTAAGTTTTGAATAAAATTTTTTTATAATAAATGGAGGTCGAGAACCTTATTGAAAAATGTACCCAACACTCCAACGCATTCGCATCTGAGGTAGAAAAACTATGGGATGTAGAATTGGAATTTGATTCTGGACTCTCTAGAAAAACGAGAAATTTAATTCGTAATATTCTTCGAGATATCACAAAATCACTAACTACCGATAAGACAACACAATGTTTCAAAATACTAGAGTCTTCAACAATTAATGGAAAATCTATTAAAGAACAATATAAAACCATTTTTAATAAAGGAGTCAATGTACCATCCAACATTGACACTGTAGGAAAGTATGTTCTGTTTATGGTTATGACATATGCTGCTGCTGAATTACGACTTGTTAATCCAACGGATGTTGTCACTGTTCTATCGCGACTGTTTAATACGATCTGTGATGTCCATAACAAATATGACTGCGCTAATATGTTTGTAGGCATTCCAGCTGCTCTGGTCAACAAATTAGATATAGATCAAATTAATCAAATATTTACCGTGTTTAGTTCAAGGCATGATGCTAGGACGCATGTATATAATGAGTTTTTTATTTTCCTGAATATGAATCATTATTTTCAGGAAGATGATGTTGTATATGTGGAATATGGACCAGTGTCATGGACAACATCCATTAGTGTTCCTGACTATGTAATGGAAGCATTGACATTCAAGGCATGTGATCGTATTGTGAAATCCGAAGATCTAAGATTCGTGTATGTGTTTACTAAGAAGGCTGAAGATCTAAATAATATCACATCAGATTCCATTTTCAACTATGTTAGACTCGTAGAGACATCATACGATGAAGGTGTTGCAGAAGATACAGATGACGAAGACGAGGTTTTTGCAATTCTTAACTTTAACATCAATTCTGTCATGGATAGATACAGAAATAGAGTTCTCCTATTGACTCCAGAAGTCACTGTTCTTAGACAACATGAAAATCTCGACGATTCATATCCTGATTATAGATATTTGATGGATGAGGAAGTTCCAGTTAATGTCAAGAGTTTGCCTAAGCCCGATATGGAGACTTTAGCACAACCCGAAGGAGTTGAGGAACAATCGCCCGCTAGAATTGTACAGTCGTCTGAACCATCTGGTGTTACATCAGATCATATTGTTAATCCATTAGATGATAAAAATTATGTTCCTGTAATGACAAAAACTGGTCTACCGATCGCTGATTATCAACTAGTCATTAATAAACTAGTTGAATGGCTGGATAAGTGCGAGGAGAAATGTGAGGAGAAATGTGAGAATGGTGAAAATACTGAGATTAAGACAAAGTTAGAAGAAGCCAAGAAAAAAATTACGGCAATGAATGCAGAACTTACTACCAAAACTAGCAAAATTACATCTTTGGAAAGGGATTCAAAGTATAAGACAGAGAGAATCGAATCACTAACAAGGGAGATTAAACATCTAAGGGATATGCAAAATGGATCCAATGATGGTACAGATCCCGATATTGATAAGAAGACTATTAAAGAATTGAGAGAGACCATTGACAAGGAAAGAGAAATGCGCAGAGAACTTGAAAAGGAACTTGATACTATCAGAGGCGGAAAAACCGACGGGTCCTGTCAGAGAGAACTTGAACTTAGCCGTATGTGGTTGAGACAACGTGATGACGATCTCAGAGTTGAAATTGATAAACGTCGTAATGTTGAATGGGAACTTTCCAGACTTCGTAGAGACATCACTGAATGTGAACAATGTAAAACTGAACTCAGTAATGCGAAGGAAACTATTAACAAGTACACTCTCAAAATTAGCACTCTAGAATCAGAAATTTCTAAATATCAACAAACTAGCGACACATTATCTAAGGTGCGTAGAGAACTTGAAGATGAAAAGCGACATGTCAGAGATCTTGAATCCAGACTCGATGAATGTAGGCGTGATCAACAAAATACACAGGAAGTAGACTACTTGAATTCTCGTATCCGTGAACTGGAGACTAAATTGGCCGATTGCATGGATAACAGCGGAGGTGATAGTTCCGAGATTAATAAACTAAGAGCTAGAATCACGGATCTGGAAAGGAGACTGAATGAGTGTAAACGCAATAATGAAACCAATCCTGATACCGAAAAGGAAATGGATCGTCTGAGGAATAGAATCATGGATCTTGATAGACAGCTTAACGAGTGCAAACGTAATAATGGAGGATCATCATCTGACGAGGTAGATAGGCTAAAGAATAGGATTAAGGATCTTGAACGATCTCTAGAGATTTGCTCAAAGGATGAATCTGAACTCTATTCTGAATACAAGACTGAACTAGAACGCAGTAGAAATCAAGTTAATGAGTTGCGAGAAAGCCTACGTAGAGAACGCGAAGCTGATAAAAATGATAGTTACTACAAGAGAGAATTAACACGTGAAAGAAATAAAATTATAGAACTGGAAAAGGAACTCAGTAAGTGCTTCGATAGCAATCATGATAAGTATATGAGCGAAATCTCTGATCTCAAAAAACAACTGTCGGATTGTAGATCTAATGGAGGAGGTAGTAATGGAAGCATGGATCAGTACAAACGGGAAATCGAAAGGCTGAAACGCGATCTTGAAGATTGTAGACGTAGTAACGGTGGAGGAAGTAGTGACTGTAAATACTTTGACAAAGAAGCAAGAGAGGAGGTTAAGAGGCTACGTAAAGAGTTATCTCAATTACATGAGGATCTTAAACGCGCTAGAGAATCAGATAAAAATGATAGTTATTACAAGAGAGAGCTTGAGAGACAACGTGCTAAAGTTGTTGAGTTAGAACGAGAGTTGGAAAGATATTTTGATGATCGTAGACTAGAGGAATGTAAAAAACATGGCGATGAAATGATGCGTAAAATCACTGATCTAGAAAAGAAACTCAGAGATTGTGGAGGACATAGTAATCCTAATCCCAACAACTGCGATAATGGAAGTAGTTCCAACTGTGAATTCGAGAGAAAAAGAATCGCTGTTCTCGAAGCGGAGCTTCGGAGATGTATGGATACAATCAAAGTTCTTGAAAAGTTTATTGAGTTCGATCGTCTTCAGAAAGACTACACTGATAAACTTGAGACAGAGAGGGAGAGACGCATGAAAGCTGAAAGCGATCTGGAACGTGAAATAGCACGTAAAAACTGTGGAGGAGATTCGTGTGAGCGTGAATTGGAATCAGAACGTAACAATTCGAAGAAGTTGGAATACCAGCTAGATGCCGAGAAAGAAAAAGTCAAATTCTACAAAAGAGAACTAGAACGCGATCGGTATCTCTCCAGATGTAGTAGTAATCTTACATCTTCTACACCAACAAGACCAAATAGACCATCTCCTGTAGATCCAAAAGATCCGAGTATAGATATACCTCTGGATTTTGATCTTCTAGAAGATCCTACCGAACCAGCACCCGACACTGAATCTCTGACAATTGTAAGAGATACAAACACTACTGAAACAAAACCCGAAGAACCTCAGATTTCGAACCCAGGATCTCAAGTACCAGTAGTTACTGTCAGAGATGTAAAAACTGAACATGATTCATCTGGATCTCAAGTATTGGTTACACCTCGTCTACCAGATACTTCAAAACCAACCGAAGACGCTAGTCATTCGGAATCATATACAGATTTAGATAATTATCTATTGGATTAGATACTTATACAGAAAACGAAGGCTTGAGATCAACTTTATCAAGCTCCTTATAAAATGATGGAGGTCTTCTTTCAAAATCTAATTTCACTTTGACACCTCTGGCATTCATTTGAGTTAGAAATACTTTAGATACATGAGTGGTATCTATTTTTGTTAAGAGAGGAGAGAGATTAAGTTTTGAACATCTAAGACATGTATTAATACTTTTAATTTGTGCGGCTATATCGCCACAGTTTTCACAAATGTATACATCTTGACCGTCTTCTTCTGAATCTTTCAAAACTTCTGTAATAGTGTTTGCAGCACCGTGTGCAATTAAACAATCTCTCTCCATTTCTCCAAACTTGATACCTCCTCCACGTTTACGTCCCTCATTTGCCTGTCTAATGAGCTTCGTTTTTTTACCTCTACATCTAACGGTTGCCTTGTCCTGTGTTAAATGTCTAAGACGCAAGTAATATATTGGTCCAAAAAATACTTTGGATGCATAAGGCTTATCGGTTTCTGGATCGTAGAGAATCTTTTCACAAAAGATTTTATCCGACAATTCTTCATCTGATAATTGTGGATTTGAATGCTCATAACATTGTTTAGCGAATTGCATATATGTATCTATCGATGTTTCATTACTACTCGGGAAACACACTGGTCTATTTTCTCCCTTATTGTTATACGGCTTGGCGGAATACGCAGCAGTTAAAATAACTTCTATCAACATAGATATAGTTTTTCTGGAGAAGATAGAAGTAGAATTTATAATAACATCAGGAGTGATACCGTTTTCGTCATATGGAAGTTCAGTTTCATCTGCTATATATGCAACTGTTCCTTTTTGACTCGTCCTAGTCGTGAATTTATCTCCTAGAATGGGTCGTCTTTCTTTCATAGTTAATACTCGTACCTTAACTTTGTCCGTTAGTTCTACTTGTACTCGTTCAACACGAGATTTGTACATGTCTGTATATCTCTCAGATACATCAAAACTAATCTGATTATCGCGCACAAAATCATCTTCTAGAGTTCTAGATGATATGTTTCTAGCCATCGCATCTCCGGATTCAAGGAATGCGTTCAGTCTAACTAAGCCATTACTTTCTAATTTCGAATAAGCGGTAGACTTAACTCGTTCTTTGTTATTAAAGTTTTCTAACGGAATTTCTACTTGATGTTTCTTGGCCGTCACAATATCGAGTCCACCTCTCTGAATAAATTGTTTCTTGATAATGATACCGTCTTCTTGATTGATACCTTTGTAAGACATTAATGCTATTGTCACATGCTGCCCAAAGCAATTAGCTGCTATTTTTGATGTTTCTAAAGCCTTACTGATAACTATTGGTCTCTCAGGATACATTAAATGAATACCATTATCAATTTTGTTTCGTATGTCGGAACTCAGACAAGATATAGCTTGTTTTGCTTGAGCACATCCTAAAATAGCTCTGGGACCAGAATTATGATTGATACCAACCAACGAAGATGCTACGTAACCATCTCTAAATTCAGCAGGAAAATCGCATAAATCATATAGTTTCTTTTCTTCCTTTGACAACATTCTAAATTTTTGAACAGATTCACAGACGTTGCTAAAAGTAAATTGTTCTATATCTACCATCTCAATGACATGTGGAAACTCTTTCTGTATGTCAGAGAATGTCATATCATCTAATCTACTTTCTAAATCAGGGCATGCATCCATCATTAGCTCTCCATTATCTACAACCAAGAATGGTCTTACTAATCTTCCGGCACCAATATTAATACGAATTTCATTCATATGATCTCTGACTAAAGTAATACCTATCTCCAAGTTACCAAATAGTCCCATTCGTTTCCTACGTCTAAAGTCTGTTACAAACTCACATACTATATTAGGATTAAGAGACGCTACGAGAGCATTTTCAATAGTAATCGGATATCCTGTCTCGAAGTAACTAATATCATCTTTATAGTATGATCTAATATATGCACAAATCTTTTTTTCCAAGTCCAAATACTCCGATGTTAGGATATTTGTAATGGAACTCAATACAGACAACTGAGAGACCAAGCCTACTTGATTACCTCTTTCTGGGACATCTGAAGGACAGAAGTATAGATACTGACTTGGGTGGTATTTTCTGACAGAGAACATCTTTGATATTTTTACTTGATCTGGATAAAATCCGACGCTTCTAGGAATAGAGATATTTTGCATCCATGAATAATGAGGATGAGTACGATAGCTTCCATCTGACTTTTTGAACTTTCCACTCAGTAAGCTAGAGAATGCGTGATTAAGACCAGGTGTTGTAAGTACATGAATATTAACCGCGTATGTTCCTCTATTTTTGTGGTTGTTCATAATATCGTTTCTGATATTACCTATATAATTTTCTAGTTCATCATGTGCCAATGTCTCAAAGTACTTACCATATGTTAAAATTCTATGACATACCATCGAATCTCTATCAGGATACCTAGAAGTATAATAGATACAATAGACAAACTTTCTAAGTAATGATATCATATAAAACCCCTTTAGTTGATCAGGTGTATCGTTCATATGAGGTAAAAAGTTGTGCAACATTTCATATTTGAACTCATTAATAGTTAATTGAGATTTTTGTTTGATGTATTCGGCTTCTACCAAGTCATTAATATATGTATCTATATTAAAGTCAGCAATAGACTCAGTTATCCGTTTAGCACTATCTATTACAGCGTTTACTAAATATACAACTTCTGTAGGCATATCGTACGATAAACTACTTCTAATGAATTCGAGACTTACTCTAGACAAATATTGAGACAGTAAAACAATATTAACGGTAATAAATGTTTTCGTTGATGATATATTAGACGCGTCCAATTGTGATATATCCAGTGATATCTTATAATGACGGTATCTTGTAGGTAATACATTAGGAGGGGATACAGACGAAAACGAGAACGTAAACGAGTTTGGTTTAACAACTCTGAATTTAGGCCAAGTAGTAATCTTTTCTACTAGATTAATTCCTACTTTTTCTACCGATTGTTTATTGATAAAGACTCCTCCTATGACATTAGGAACTAGATACTTGGCAGTATCCAGTGGATTTTTATTACCATATCCTATTAGCAATGGAATCTTTATCAAATGAGAATCTTTTCCCTCATAACTACTTATTTTAGTAATTGATATACCATCTTTCGTCATTACTTCTTTAAATATATTTACAGTGAATGTAGCAAGTGCATCATAACTTTTACCTTTGATACTCGCTATTATAGGTGAGTAATCAGGAGGCGTTACTTTAACATTACTGATCTCTATCATAATTCGTTCTGTATTATTCTTAAACGATAATAGTGGACGCTTGACCGTTAAAATTTCGTGTAATCTATGTAATATAAAATTAGAGTAGGATACATATTGGAAATGTAACGGTCTATAAAAAACTCCAGCCTTGGGATCGGGAGCCAAAAACTTATACCCTAGTCGTTGATCCATTTCTGATTCAATGTTTTTTTTCATTTTAGAAGTAGTTCTTTTAAACGATCAACTGATTCGGTTTCTATATCTATGCTATTTAAAATACTCGATCTTTGCTTCATCATTTCTATCATAGTTTCAGATTTAGTCACGTAATTTATACAATCCTCCAGAGATCGTAATGCTACAATGTTTAGTTTTTTCCCTTTAAAAAACTTTATTTTGCTATCCTCATCTAAAAGAGATGGAAAAACTGTATGATCTAAAGACTTAATAAAAGTCAAGTTAAACATTCCAATCTTAAAATTACTGACACCGTAAACATCATGCTCTGCCATTTTCTTAATCAAGAATATTTTCTCATCTAATGCCGTCGCCTTAAGTACATGATTTACGATGTTGGCTACTTCTTTAAAGTATTCGTTTTGGATTATATCTTCCAACAGTAGAAATAGATTATAATACACATAAAATAATTTATCAATCATGTTTATACATCCTTTTTCATCCTTGTCCTTAGATAGAATAATGTGCATGGTAGAATCCTTAAATATCTTTACACATGTTCTATTAGTAAAAATAATTTCTATTGTCTGTAATATAGAACTTTTTCCACGTGTTACTATAGAGTGATTAATAATATCTACACGCATCCTCTTAGAGATGGTTTTAATCCAAGGTTGATTAATATTGGATCTAACCGTGGTACTTAGATACTCATCAGACTTTTTACCTGAAAAGTAATTGGAATTAGTGCTTCCATGTACGGTTTTCTTTATTTCGCCATAATTTACCTTTCTCTTCTTGTTGGTAGTTTTAATATATGATACAAGAGATGACTTTTCCCTCTCGAATATCTCGACGGTACGAGAACTAATAGCGCTATTATCCGAGTTTATATCGAAAAAATGACAACATTTCACTTGAGAAGAATCGTTAAATTCAGGATACGTATTTGGATTAATGATGTGTTTAGTAAGTTGGATGTCACAATATACTAGTTTCTTAATAGCATGATGAATATCTTTATTATGTACTACATTATCAAACATATCCTCTGATGAAATACGTTCTTTCATAAGACCATATATATCTCCTATATCATCACAACTTATCAGATGAAAGTTAAAAATAGTTCTGGCATATCTGTCTTCTATTTCATGTAGAAAGATAAATAGATTATCCATAATGGCGTTACTAACGTTATTACATTTTTTTTATGTAATTTCTAGATCTACACCTATTATAAGGTGTATAATTAGTATTCCATTTATCTAATACGTATCGCATAGCCAAATTAAAGCTATCAGCTACATCGTCTAATTTGCGTCTATCTGGAACAGAATCTCTTAATCCAAAGGTATCCATCCAATCGAGAAATGTTTCAACTGATCTCTTTTTTCTATCTCTATATGAATTACCCGACATAACAGGAGAAACACAAATAACTTTAGCGGAAGATGTATGGTACAAAAATCCTTTAATGAAATAGATAAATTTAACATATGGAGAACGTCTAGGTTGGCGTTCGAGTAGAACTGTAGTGTATTCATATTGTGACAAATCTTTAGCTATTCGTCTTTCCCAATCAGAACTCCAATCTAGTTTTGATATATCCAATACCCTAACAGAATAATCCTTAACTTCTAATACAGTTCTAGCAGGATTTTTTGCACCTATATCAAATGCGCATATAATCTCACTCGAATAATCTTTTTTTAACATCTGTGATGACGTTAAAGATGGAGACGAACTGATTGAAGTTTCCATATATAGTTTCAATACTTGGGTTATTTAAACAATTAGTATTTTCAATATTGAAATTTACAACCTTACAATTTTCTATTTTGAACCGCATATTATTAACCAATGTTATAAAATCCGTTTCTGGATATCCCAAACATTCTCTACTCAGATCAAATACTGATTGTTTTTTTATTCTTCGTTTTATAGTTCCACACTTTTTAATTTCATCAATTAGTTCATCAACTGTTGTGCAATCGTTAATACCTAATTTATATGTAAATTGCTTTAAACCATCAGTACCAACCTTAGAGAAATATTTTCCGTTAACGTAATACTCTCGTCCTATAGTATCTATAATTCTTTTTATTACTTCTCCTCTAGTTTCCGTTCCGTTTCCTTCGTAATCATATAAGATAGAAAATGTGTTTTTCTTTTTTACTTTCACAAATGTATGTTCTCTAACTTTAGATCTTATTAGATGATCTACATCTTTTACTAATATTCGTTGCCCGGATTTGGTTATGATGCTAGGAATAAAAATATTATCTCCTATGCGATCTACCCTAATGGACTCAGTATACATAAATGAAATTTTGAAAAAATCTACAATTTGTCGTTTAGGTTCTCCCAACTTTATATACGATATAGATATTTTTGGAAAATCGTCATTAAAAGAGCGTTCTATAATAGAGTATAACTCATCGTCGAATAATGTATTCTCCTCTATTTCGATTTTTAAATAGTTGGGTGTATTCAGTCCGTAATCATTCGCTAGTTTTAGTAGATTAATAGGAGACTGATATTTTGATATGACATCTTCCATTATCCATCTATTGTTTAACAATACAAATCTTAAAAAATCTATTCCGTTATCACTGTCTAGTATTTTATTACACGCAGTTTGCATTTTATTGGTTATTTGAATTGAGTTTCCAGATCCCAGTTCCACCATATTTTTACCCTTCGAATAAATAAAGACACTTCCAAAATATACAGGTAAGAAAATATAATATCCTGGATCAATATTAAACGGTTTATTTTTTACCGTTTCATAATAATCCGATATTGATGTCTCTATATTAATTACCTTTTGTACGCCTATTTTCCAGTAAGTAGAAGTTCCCCATTCTACCAAAGAATTATACTTGTCTCTAGCCGCAGAATCAGAAAATCTCAAACTTTTGTATAGACTAAGTAATTCTTTTAGGTTAGTTAAATCAGCGCTAGAAGTCATGATAACTTTATTTTTAATTCTATGTTATTTCATTCTTATTTTTAATATTATAATACCTTCACTATCCGAAAAAATGAGACGAGAACGAGCAGCATACGTAAATTATAAACGTCTAAACAAGAATTTTATTTGTGTGGATGATAGACTATTCAGTTATAATTTTACAACTTCTGGAATTAAGGCAAAGGTTGCCGTTGATAATAAAAATATTCCTATTCCATGTTCTAAGATAAACGAGGTTAATAATAACAAAGATGTTGCCACACTCTATTGTGATAAAGACAGAGAAGATATTCCAGGTTTTGCGAGATCGTGTTATAGGGCATATTCTGACTTATTTTTTACCACCTAAATGGATCGTGTTGTACATTCCGGAATGAAGAGCCGAAAAAAGAAGCCCAAGACGATGGTTATCGAGGATGAAGATTGTATGACATGTTCTGCATGTCAATCTAAATTGGTTAAGATTTCAGACATCACAAAGGTGTCATTGGATTATATTAATACTAATAGAGGCAACACACTGGCATGTTCCGCATGTGGATCTTCACTCAAACTTCTTAACGATTTTGTGAGTTAAATATTTTGTTTAATACATGTTCTTCTCTGGAAGACACGGGTGTGCACGTAGAAGATGTTACAGATTCTTGATGTTTCCTGTAACTTTCTTGCTTAAATCCGAGTTTATCTACAGATAGACTAATTATTCGCTGTAAGAAATTTCCTATTGTATATTTTATTTCTTTGATAGAAGTACTAGGAAATACATATACCGTCCTATCCAATAGCTCTGTTTCTCTACATACTCTACCTAGTAGTTGCTCTATCTGCATATTATTAATTACTGCAGAACAGATGAACAGAGAGTCTAAACTAGGAATATCTAGTCCGGTACCAGAATAAAACAATGTGGAAACGAAAATAAATCTATTTAGTTCCTTGATAGATTTAACAATTTCTGGAGTACGTCTATTTTGAGCATCGCCTAGAAATACTATCTCGGATCCGAAAATATCTAATAATCTTTCGTAGAAGAATACCATATGTTCACGAAGTTTAGTGATAACTAAAATTCGATTAATAGATCCGGATTTAAATTCTTCCACCAAAGTATTAAGAATAAGTTGATTTCTAGGTTCATCTACGGATAATAGCTTCTCTGTATATATATGATACTTATTAGACGGACCATCGAGTCGTTTTATCATATGTCTAATATTGTCAGTAGAATAAGGTTCGAAAAAGCTATCTACTACATTGATAGTCTTCTTTAAATCTGATAATTTGGCAACATTAACAACACTGTTACAATAAATTCTATTAGCGGGTCTAGGCGTAGCAGTTAAGAAATAGCATATCATCGGAGGATAATAAGCTAAAAATCTAGTAACTGCTGTATTATTCATTAGATTATAAGTATGTGATTCATCTAAAATAAACAAATCATAATGTTTATTGATATATTTACAGAACGCGTCATTTGTCAGATGTCTACTAACTACTATTAATACATCTGGACTTTGAGTTTTTAGATCCTTCAATAGACTACTAACTCCATCTATTGATATCTTATGTTCCAATCCTACTGCTTCTACTTGTGTTTTCCATTGATGTATTAACATCTTATTGGGTACGCAGATAACAGTCTTTCTACCATGAGTAGCCATAAGATAACACGTAGTAATAGTCTTACCAAATCCACATGCCAAGTGAAGAGTGATATATAGAGGGCGTTTTAACTCGATCATTTTTCTCATATTAGAGATAACTTCCGATACGACTTTACGTTGAAGAGGATATAACTTTGGCGCATTGGTTGGATTAATACTGGTAATTTTATTATCAGTAGTGGTTAATGTCTCTAATTGTAAATTCGTCTTTACTGACATAGATGAATAAAATCCTTTAGGTATTAGAAACTTAAATGATGATCCATGTTCGACTTCAACGAAATCTCCATGTTCGTTAAAAAGACTTATGGGTTGCCCACCAGCCATTCTTTTTAGTTCGGCATAAAGATTATACTCCATCTTTAATAGTGACATTTTTTAATATATAAATGAGTTATTTAAGATATTACAATATGCTCGATGACTTTACTGCGGGCGCTGGAGTATTGGACAAAGATTTATTTACAGAGGAACAACAGCAATCATTTATGCCCAAAGATGGTGGTATGATACATAACGATTATGGAGGATTTAATGATTACTTGGGAATCTTCAGAAATAATGATATTAGAACTTTGCTCGGATTGATTTTATTCGTACTAGCTCTATATAGTCCTCCTCTAATCTCTATATTGATGATATTTATCTCATCATTTCTATTACCGCTTACCAGTTTAGTTATTACCTATTGCTTAGTAACGCAAATATATAGAGGAGGTAATGGAAACACTGTTGGAATGTCTATTGTGTGTATTGTAGCAGCTGTATTTATTATGGCAATCAATGTATTCACGAATTCACAAATATTTAATATTATTTCTTACATTATTTTGTTTATTCTATTCTTTGCCTATGTTATGAACATCGAAAGACAAGATAGTAGACGCAGTATAAATGTTACCATTCCTGAAAAGTATACAGTGTGTAATAAACCATATAATGCGGGAAATAAGGTAGATATTGATATCCCAACATTTAACAGTTTAAATACTGATTATTCTAATTAATTATGGGGGCATCACTTACAATTACTGGTGTCAGAATAGATCGCGGAATAGCGGATATACGCGATAAATATATGGTACTAGAGTTTAATTATCCAAAATATAATAGAGCTGTTAAGTTCGCCGAAGAAAGTTATAAATATTATTATGAAACATCGCCTGGAGAAATAAAACCCAAATTTTGTCTAATAGATGGCATGTCAGTAGATCATTGTAGTAGTTTTTTAGTACCTGAATTCGCTAAACAATATGTATTAATTCATGGAGAACCATGTAGCTCTTTTAAATTTCGTCCTGGATCATTAATATATTACCAGAACGAAGTAACTCCTGAGTATATAAAGAATTTACAAAATTCTACTAAGTATATAGCATCTGGACAACGCTGTCATTTTATAAAAAAAGATTATCTTTTGGGCGATAGCGATAGTGTTGCAAAATGTTGTTCCAAGACAAATACTAAATATTGTCCAAAAATATTTAATAATGATTACAAGACTGAACACTGTGATGATTTTATGACAGGATTCTGTAAAAATGATCCTGGAAACCCTAATTGTTTAGAATGGTTGCGACAAAAACGAAAACCTGCTTTATCTACTTATTCTGATATATGTGCCAAACATATGGATGAGAGATATTGTTCCGAGTTTATTAGAATTATTCGACCAGATTATTTTACTTTTGGTGATACAGCATTACATGTATTTTGTAACGATCATAAAGGAAATATAAATTGTTGGTGTGCAAATTATCCAAAAGCTGATTCAGGAGATAAATATTTAGGACCTAGGGTATGTTGGCTACATGAATGTACTGATGAATCGAGGGATAGAAAATGGTTATACTATAACCAAGATGTTCAAAGAACTAGATGTAAATATGTGGGGTGTACTATCAATGTTAACTCATTAACGTTAAAAAATTCACAAGCAGAACTTAATTCTAACTGTACTAGAACCACATCTGTTGTCGGTGATGTAGATCCTGGAGAACCGATAGTAAAAGATAAAATAAAACTACCTACGTGGTTGGGTGTAGCTATAACAATAGTTGTAATATCTGTTATTTTCTATTTTATATCTATCTATTCGCGTCCTAAAATTAAAACAAATGATATAAATGTTCGTAGACGATAATTCATTGATAATTTATTCTAAATGGCCGAATACATTATCCAACTCATCTGGCAAACTAATTGTTATGCCGGATAATAGATCATTCACATTTAAGGAAGGGTTTAAGTTAAGCGACTCAATAAAATCTATATTGTTAGTAAATCCATCTTCTATAGATCTATTAAAGATTAGAGTATACAAACATCGGATAAAATGGGTAGGTGATATATTCGTAATATTTGAACAAGAAAATATCCCACCACCTTTTCGCATAGTAAATGATAAGTAATTACGAACCGTTAATTTTGTTAGTTATAACATGCTCTGTAATTCTATTTAATTTTACTATATCTTCGAAAACAAAAATTGATATTATTTTTGCAGTACAAACTATTGTTTTTATATGGTTTATATTCCACTTTGTTCATTCGGCGATTTAAAATTTTTATTAGTTAAATGGACATGATGCTTATGATTGGAAATTATTTTTCCGGAGTACTTATTGCCGGAATTATTCTATTGATTCTTTCATGCATCTTTGCCTTTGTAGACTTTAGTAAGTCTACTAGTCCTACGCGTACATGGAAAGTGTTGAGTATTATGGCGTTTATATTTGGAATTATTATCACCGTTGGCATGCTAATATATTCCATGTGGGGTAAACACTGCGCACCTCATAGAGTTAATGGCGTAATTCATACCAACCATAGCGATATTTCAGTACACTAAAGATAAAAAGTATATAATGATTTAATATAATAATATTATGTTACCCATATTTTTAGGTTTATTATCGTAGGTATATACTATTATCTGTATATGATAACAATTGATGATATATATCACATACTTGATCGTAGTGAAGTTATTATCAATAAATGATTGGTACTATTATCTTAATCGTTATTTGTGTAACTATCACTGCTGCTATCATATACGCGCTCTACAATAGGACAAAGAGCCAACAGAAGCCAAATCCTCCCGCACCAACACCAGAACCAAGAAATACAAAGTTTGTAAATAATCTTGAAAAAGATCACATCACTTCATTGTATAACCTAGTTAAATCTTCTTCATAAATAAAAATATTTTTAGCTTCTAAATGGCGGATAAAAAGAATTTAGCGGTTAGAAGTAGTTACGATGATTATATTGAGACTGTTAATAAGATTACACCACAACTTAAAAATCTACTAGCTCAAATTGGTGGCGACGCGGCGGCCAAAGGAGGTACTAATCTTAATTCTCAAACAGATGTGACAGCCGGCGCTTGTGATACAAAGCCGAAGCAATCAAAATGTATCACATGTAAACCCAAATCAAAATCATCATCTTCTACGTCAAAGAACTCCAAAAGCACTTCTAGTGGAGCTCCTAGACGTAGGCCCAATACATCATTCAATGCAATGGATGGTCAGATTGTTCAAGCTGTTACCAATGCTGGCAAAATAGTTTATGGTACAGTTAGAGACGGTCAACTCGAAGTTCGTGGAATGGTTGGAGAGATTAATCATGATCTTCTAGGTATTGAATCAGTCAATGCTGGAAAAAAGAATACATCTAAAAAGATGCAAGTTAAAAAAATTTCGTCGTCCAAAGGTATGAGACGACAGGACCAGATTGTGCCACCAGATGACTGTTGTCTGGATATGGGAATGTATTAAATAATTTTAATTCGTTTTACGAATATCTTGAGTATAAACAAGACAATATTAAGAACAGGACTGTTACCTATTCCTAGTTTTGATGCTACGGCATCACAATCATCTCCGATCTCCACATCGATAATCTCGGAAGTGACATCGGCACTCAGTCCTTTAATCTCTTCAAACCCGAGTTTTAGCAATGCCTGCTCGATAATGTTTATGACAATAATAATCACGTTAGTGACGATTATTTTTCGTTTTCTACTTTCGTGATATTGTTTAATGGTTTTATATATTCTATCTATTTCATCCTCTGAACAAACATCCAAGTCCTCTACAGATAATGGAGACCCGTTCAAATTTGCATAATTAACGATAGCTATACGCTTATTCACTTCTGTTGATTTATATGGAGTCTTACCAAATAGTATTCTGGTAAAATTATCCAAATTATCAGATGATTTTGTATTAGATCGTTGATTTCTAAGATTGACAACTTCGTCTTCCAACATCTGAATGCGCTTATCCTTATCATACACTACTCCTAAGGATGGTGTCTGTGTAGGCATAGAAGTTATCATCGATCTAGATTCCATGATTGCTTCTGCATTTTTTGATACTGTGATATTAAATCTTTTTTCTCGCTGTTGACGCTGTTCAGATATCAACAACTCTCTACGAAAGGTAGGAGGTTGAATTTCATCAATAATAGTAGTCTGTGGCTGTTGTACTCTTTCGATAATAGTTGCCGGCGAATCATCATCTGGAAATAAATCTTCATTAAGTTGTGATGATATTTCCTCTGGTGATGGTGCCGTATTATTCTGTTCTCTATCTACCACGTTATTAACGTGAGTTAGAATAGACATTTGACGAAGAGTAATTTCATAATTTTTGTTAGATGGATAATTATCTTCTGAAAACTCTGTAATTAAGTCGTTTTGTATATCTGTCACTGGTACGGTCGTCATTTAATACTAAATAAATGATGCCTATTAAGTCAATAGTTACTCTTGATCAATTAGAGGACTCTGAATATCTATTTCGTATAGTTTCTACTGTTCTTCCTCACCTATGTCTAGATTATAAAGTATGTGATAAACTCAAAACAACATATGTTCATCCATTCGATATATTGCTTAATAACTCATTAGGAACCGTTGTTCCACAAGATGACGTGCATGCCACTATATCCAAATTGGGTATCAATTATTTAATTGATACCACTTCACGTGAATTAAATTTGTTCAACGTGAAACTCAATGCTGGCAACATTGATGTTATTAATCACACAATCAATATTAGTTCTGAGACTAATCCTATTATTAATACTCACAGCTTTTATGATCTTCCTCCTTTTACTCAACAGCTTCTTAACATTAGATTGACGGATACAGAATACAGGGCTAGATTTATCGGTGGTTATGTTAAACCAGATGGTTCAGATGCGATGGATATTCTAGCAGAAAAGAAGTATCCGGATCTTAACTTCGATAATACTTATTTGTTTAATATCCTCTATAAGGATGTTATTAAAACTAGAGAAAGAGAATTCAAGGCAAAAATCATTAACGGTGTATTGAGCAGGGTAGATTTTGATAATCTTATAGGTGTTAGGCAGTATCTAACTGTTCAAGATAAAGCCATATTCGATAGTGTTTATAAGCTTGCAGATTCTGCTACTCATTATGGAGTCAACCTTAATGCGTTACCATTACCAAATGTCGATCTTACTACTATGCCAACATATAAACATATTATAATGTATGAGCAATACTTCACTGACTATCGAATCGTGCCTATCTACTACAACGGTAACCGAGTTATCTTCGATGATGATATTCTGACTTTTGCTATTGCTATGCGATATCAATCTCTTATTCCTAAACTTGTGGAGATCTTTCCTGACTTGAGAGTTAATAATAATATGACAATGCGTACGCGTGATCCTCAGAATAATAGAGTAGACATTGTTGTAACAATTCCAAATGTTCAATTTGTTGATATAAGTTCCAATAATCTATTCTTTATTACCTTCATTAATATGTTGGCGAAGGAACAACGATCAACAGCTATTAAAGTTGGTAAATCAATATTTTGGGATGGTATAGATTACGAGGAGTACAAGTCTAAAAGTCTTCAAGATATGATGTTTATAAACTCAACATGTTATGTATTTGGTCTTTATAATCACAATAATATTACTTATTGCTCTATCCTTTCTGATATTATTGCCACAGAGAAAACACCTATTAGAGTTTGTTTATTACCTAGAGTAGTTGGGGGTAAGACAGTAACAAATCTTATTTCTGAAACTTTGAAGAGTATTTCATCTATGACTATACGAGATTTCCCTAGGAAAGATAAATCTATTATGCATATCGGACTTTCTGAGACTGGATTCATGCGTTTCTTCCAGCTACTTAGGCTCATGGCTGATAAACCGCATGAGACGGCCGTCAAAGAGGTTGTTATGGCTTACGCGGGTATAAAGTTGGATGATAAAGGTAGTCCATATTATATTAGAAAGGAGTCATATCAAGATTTTGTATATCTACTGTTTGCATCGATGGGATTCAAGGTAACTACTAGAAGATCCATTATGGGAAGCAGTAATATCTCTATCATTAGTATCAGACCAAGAGTAACTAAACAATATATTATCAGCACATTGATGAAATCTAGTTGTAGTAAAGACGAGGCAGAAAAACTAATCACATCAGCATTCGATCTTCTTCATTTCATGGTATCAGTTAGTGACTTTAAGGATTATCAAAGTTACAGACAATATAGAAACTATTGTCCTAGATATTTCTATGCAGGATCTCCAGAAGGAGAAGAGACCATTATCTGTAACTCGGAACCGATGAGTATTATAGATAGAATCGATACACGAGGTATTTTTTCAGCAGGAACTATCAACGAAATGATTGATACAGATATCTTTGCTCCAGAAAATAAAGCATTTAAGAACAATCTAAGTAAATTTATAGAGAGTGGAGATATCACTGGAGAAGATATCTTGTGTGCTATGCCGTACAATATTTTAGATAGAATTATTACAAATGCTGGTACATGTACAGTATCTATTAGTGATATGTTGGATAACGTGTCTCCTCAATCAGATTGTAATATGACTAATGAAATTACGGAAATTATAAACGCATCGTTTAAAAATACAATTTCTAAAGATAATACTGTACTTGTCAATCAAGCATTGAATTCTGTAGCTAGTCGTTCTAAACAAAAGATTGGTGACTTAAGGCAATCATCTTGTAAGATGGCGTTGCTATTTAAAAATCTTGTCACATCCATCTACACAATAGAACGTATTTTCAATACTAAAGTAGGAGATGATGTCAAGACATCATTGTTGGAGAAATATAAAGTATTTACAGAAATTTCCATGTCGCTATATAAAGACTTGATAGCCATGGAAAATCTTAAAGCGATGCTATACATTATTAGACGAAGCGGGTGTAAAATAGATGATTCACAAATTACTGCAGATGATCTAGTTAAATCATATTCATTGGTTCGTCCTAAGATTATGAATATGATAAACTATTATAATGAAATGAGTAAAGGATACTTTGATCACTTGAAAAAAAATCTAAATATGATGGATGGTGACTCTATCTATTTTGATGATGAATAAATGTCATGTTATACAGCTATAATAAAATCAGTAGGAGGTCTTGCTCTATTTCAGGTAGCCAATGGTGCGATAGATTTATGTAGACATTTCTTTATGTATTTTTGTGAGCAGAAGCTACGACCAAATTCATTTTGGTTTGTAGTTGTTAGAGCTATTGCGAGTATGATAATGTATTTAGTATTAGGGATAACATTGTTATATATTTCGGAGCAGGATGATAAGAAGAAGAATAGCGATAATGAACGAAATAATATATCATCTATTAAATCAAATTCTAACTCTAACTCTTCCACATAATCAGAAATACTTCAGTAGTGTATCCTTGTCACGTTTGCTTATCTTGAATGAACTAGTCTTTTTTAACTCGTTAATAAATTTGGTAAATAATTCATATCTATCTTTAAGTAATTTTATTGGAAGTTCTGATTCTATAGCCAATAAACACGTAAATGATGAATCTTTTTCTACAAACATTTGTAACTTTTCGTATACTGTAATCAATACAGTGTTTACCATTTGGTTAATTACAGCGCCTGTACTTGCACTCCATTGAACAAGATCAGATTTTAGATTAATTAGATAAAATCTATAAGTTATTTCAGATAACGAACTTACAAGATAACTCTCTTGACGGATATTAAAAATACCAGAAGATGTCTCGTCTCGGATGGCAAGAGCTACTATAGAGTAATAAGGTTCAAAATCATATACGTGATAATTTCCAGTCTGATATCCGAGTTTTTCTTGAATGATACATACTTGAGAGTTAAATTTGAACTTTTTACTATGTTCATTATATAACTCTGGAAAGAATGCTTCAATCATTGTTTCAGTAAGTTTATATCCTTTTGAGGCTATAGTTAAAAGCGCTATATAAGGCGCTACGATAATATTATTTTTTTTAGTAATCGTGACATCTTTTACTGCATCAACACATCTAAACAAATAATGAATTTCTCTATGATCTAAAAAATAAAGTCTCTGTAAAAAGAATCGTAATGCTAGTTTTCTCTCATCATCTTTAGATCTATGTGCGAAAAGACGTCTACTACGGGAAATAAATCCGCTATTTTCTTTTATAATAGGAGTAGTTTGATCTACGTTCACTTCTCCTAGTTCTACTGAGGCCTCCAAATTAAGATCTGGTACTGGTTCGAACATTGTGAGATTTACATCATCGGTAGTAGATTTTCACTTTACCCCACGATATAAATATGCGATATATAGTGAGTCCACAATTGGTGTTACAGGTGGGTAAGGGGCAGGAGGTAGAAAGGGCCATATATCTTACTCCGTATGATTCTATAGATGAAAAGTCGCCTATATATTATTTCTTACGAAGTCATTTAAATATACAACAGCCGGAATTAGTTAAACGACATATTCTATTAACTCTTCGTATGACACAACTAAAGGGATATTTAGGAAATTTATTAGATATCAAGGATGATATTATCATCTATTCTCACAAGAATAATTTGGAATACAGTTATGTCGATAATACAATTTTTAATCCCTTCGTCTATACACAGAAAAAGACACTAATTAAGACGGATAGTTTTTTATACAATGTCTATCCAGGAGCATGCGACTTTTTGGTTATCTGGGTAGCTAGAGCATGCGATACATCTATTCCAGAGTTTGGATCGTATGAGGATGTAGATAATAATATTATTAAGTTTGAAACAATGCTAATGGAAGTATTTCCACAACTAGACTTAGACATTACTGTAGAATCAAAGTTTAACAATATATTTCGTACCAATCTAAAACTAACGGGATTAAAAAAGATTATTCAACGAGTCCAAGACTTGGACATTAACTATAAATCGTTATTGTCTAGATCTGATGAGCACTTTATTAATATGACGGGTAATCATTTTATTCTAAACGATGAACAATTAAATCTATCTATTTGGGACTTAGATGGCACATTGGCATTATCTAGTGATGGTGATACTGTGATGATTAATAATGTAAAATTATTTACCGACCTTGTATCTGATATAGATACACAAATGGAACGTATCAAGGGAGATATTACATATAGGGTATATTTGTCAACTCCTATCACTTCTAGAATAAAATTGGATATCGAAACAAGTTTTATTTTTATAGAAACTGCAACTAATAATATTTTGCTGTCTGCTGATAAAAAAATATCCATAATCTTGGCAAAAAATCACATCTCCATTAAAGTTAAAAATCACATTCCTAACATAGAAAAATATTTTACATTTTTAGTTATCGCCATCAACGCAATGTTTAACAGTGTTCAAAAGTCTGCAGATTTTACAAAAGTGGAAACGGTTTACTGGTCTAGAATATGTCAAAATACAAAAAATAAGAATAGAAAACCCATCATTATTACTTATCTAGATCCGAATATGAAAAAGATTAGTAATAACTTTTATAGATCAGATGAGAAAGAAGTCTTTATTAATGATAATGGTATAATGTTTACATGTATGGACCCGTTGGGAAAATATAATAAAGTGGGATTTCTCAATATCTTTCATGATATGAGAAAATATTGTATCCCTTGTTGTTTTTTACATGACCAATCACATAGAAGTACATTTTCATCATGTGTTCATCAAATAGACGTTGAAAAAAAGATAGTTAGTCCATATATTCTTAATTTTGGTAAAGTTGTAACAGAATCCAAAATGTCATTTCTTCCTATTATCTTCGATACATTTTTAAACGATGGTATGTCTGCCAATATGGAACAAGATAATAAACGGTTGAAGGAAACCAGTGGATATCACATAGTTAGATGTTGTGCAGGAGAAGATATAGTACGTTTACGAACTACTTCTGATATTATTCAGTTTGTAAACGAAGATAAAAATATTCTCATAGTTAACGATATGATATATTACCCTATGAATGCATCTGATATAGGAACGAAAATTCATATACTCATTCAAGAAATAGTTCACGAGGTAATGATAGTAAAAAAGAAAGAGGCGAGCGACAAAATAGACTTTTTTCCTCCAAACTATAAGTTGTTAAAGAATCTATTTCCTAAACAAACTATTCAAAATCCTATTCGATCAGATGCAGGAATGGTGTTAACAACAGACGGGTTTTATATAGATGGAAAACTTTTCAACGATGATCTATCGTCAAAATATGTTACATTTACAAAAAATGTTGTTACATCCGATGCTGTAGCTAAATATTTTTCTCCTTTGTTTAAATACGTTATTTCTGAAGCCAAAGATAGATTTATCAAGACATGGATAATTAATATCATGATACATATGAATGTTGATGCTAATAATATAATTCCGACATTAGAAAAATACTATCCAAACTCTGGAAGAGCGCAAATAAATTAAACAACTAAGTCTGTAAATAAATAATGGACAAACTTAGAGTTCTATATAATGAGTTCGTATCCATTAGCAAGGAGAATCTTGAACGCGAAACGGGTATTACCGCATCAGATGTTGATCTTGATTTTGATTTAAATATTTTGATGACTCTTGTTCCAGTTTTGGAAAAAAAAGTATGTCCAATCACTCCAAATATAGAAGACGATAAAATTATAACCATGATGAAATATTGTAGTTATCAGAGTTTTTCATTTTGGTTCATTAAATCTGGAGCAGTTGTGAAATCTGTATATAATAAACTAGAAGATGTGGAAAAAGAAAAGTTTGTAAACATATTTAGAGACATGTTGCTTGATGTACAAACTCTAATTTCTCTTAACTCTATGTATACTAGATTGCGTCAAGATACTGAAGATATCGTGTCCGATTCCAAAAAAATAATGGAAATTGTTTCACATCTAAGAGCATCAACTACGGAAAATGCCGCGTATCAAGTTCTTCAACAAAATCATAGTTTTATTATATCCACACTAAATAAGATTTTATCAGATGAAAACTATCTTTTGAAAATCATTGCAGTGTTTGATTCTAAACTAATTTCTGAAAAAGAGACGTTGAATGAATACAAGCAATTATATACCATTTCTTCTGAAAGTTTGGTATATGGAATCAGATGTGTTAGTAACCTAGATATATCATCTGTTCAACTGAGTAATAACAAATACGTTCTTTTTGTCAAGAAAATGCTACCCAAAATTATTCTATTTCAAAATAATAACATTAATTCGCAACAATTTGCAAATGTTATTTCTAAAATTTATACTCTGATTTATAGACAGCTGACATCAAATGTTGAAGTTGGAAGTCTACTAACTGATACAATAGAATCCGCTAAAACTAAAATATCTGTAGAAAAAATTAAACAGACTGGTATTAATAATGTTCAAAGTCTCATTAAATTCATAGCAGATAATAAGAAAGAATATAAAACGATAATATCCGAAGAATATCTATCGAAGGAGGATAGAATCATTACCATTCTACAAAATATTGTTAATGAACACGATATAAAGTACGAAAATAAATTGTTGAACATGAGAGAATTGATTGTTACATTTAGAGAACGATATTCGTATAAATTTTAATATCGTTGTTGGAGTTTCCAAATTTTGATAATATAATCTAGATGAAATATTAAACCATTTTTGTCGAAATCATTTACTGATAACAATTCTCCATTCTTCTCGATAATGATAGGACAAGAACCTTCCTCTATCTCTTGTATTATTACATGTAGCATATTTTGCTTCATTGTTTCATCAGAAAATGTTGAAACTAGAGGTAATCTTCCTCGTTGAAGCAAGTTATAGCTTTCTGCTATTATACCCGCTATCTCGAACAGACTTATACGTCTAGTATAACGTCGTTTAAGAGCAGATATATGATTTCCTATATGTTTAAGATTGGTATGAGTATCCTCTATATGTGTAGATGCTGAATCCACAATCTTATACGAAGATTTGGGATCTATATCACTAGCTTCTAATGACTCTTCTTCCTCCTCCTCGTCATCCTCATACTCTGTGAGTTCTTCGGATTCATAGTCGATAATATCGTCTGTGTCTGCCATTTAGTGTTATAATCTCAATTCAATTTTAAAGCCTTAAATGGATCTATTTAACAAGTTCTCAAAGGGATTGGCCGAATCTTCTACTCCAAAATCATCTATCTATTATTCGGAAGAAAGTGATATAGCCACAACTAGAAAGGATGCAGAAGTTGAAATAGGTCTAAAGAATCAAGAGTCGTATTATCAAAGACAGTTGAGAGAACAACTATCTAGAAGCAATATGATGGCGACAAATATACCATCTATGAAACCCGTCACACCGTTGCAACCAACTATTCATATAACAACTACTCCACAACCTATTATCACTCCGGCACCGGTCCCTTTACCTAAACCAAGACAACAAGCTAATACTAATACCAATACCAATACTACTAGCACATCATCTGCTAGTAATGCCGAACTAATTGATTGGTTGGCAATATCTAATAAAATGCAGAATGACAATACGTCATCATCTTCTAGGTGTTCACAACCACAGCCATCGAGTACTATCCAGAGTATACTCGATAAATTTAATAAAGATCAAAAGACGACAACTCCATCATCCGTCCAACCTCCTGCGACGTTATTACCATCTACAACTACATGCACACAACAATCTGATGGAAGCATATCTTGTACTAAGCCGACAGTTACACCTCCACAGCCGCCTATTGTGGCGACAGTATGTACTCCCACACCTACAGGTGGTACAGTGTGTACAACGGCTCAACAGAATACATCTAGTACAAGTACTCAACAGAATACATCTAGTACAAGTACTCAACAGAATCTAGATAATGTCCCGTTATCGGATCTCATGCGGGATGTAGAAAAAGACATGATTCAACTTCAGAAAGAATCAGATGATCTGGTAACTGATGTTAATGACGCGAGGGAGTATACACGTAGGGCTATAGATCAAATTTTAAAACTAGTTAAAGGTCTAGAACGATTCCAAAAGTAATAAATACATGATAGATTGGATATTAAAATCGCGCTTGCGAGTAAAAACTACGAATATAAATAATGGAAGCAATGGTCAACAATAGCGATGTTTTTTTAACATCCAATGCAGGACTAAAATCTAGTTATAATAATCAAACTCTTTCTTTGGTAGACGAACATCATATACATACTTCTGATAAAACATTGTCTTGTAGCGTATGTAATGCATTATCACAAATTGTAGACGATGACTTTATATCAGCTGGGGCTAGAAATCAACGCAGTAGACCTAGACGTAGTGGAAATGATCAATCTCAACAGAATACCAAAAAGGATTGTATGGTTTCCATTGATGAAGTCGCATCTACTCACGATTGGAGTATGAGATTGAGAAATGACGGTAATGCTATTGCTAAATATATAACCACTAATAAGTATGATACTAGTAACTTTACTATTCAGGACATGCTTAACATTATGAATAAATTGAATATCATTAGAACAAACAGAAACGAACTATTTCAACTCCTATCACATGTAAAGAGCACATTAAACAATGCTAGTGTTTCTGTAAAGTGTACACATCCTTTGGTACTAATTCACTCTCATTCTAGTCCTAGAATAGGGGACCAACTAAAAGAGTTAGATAAAATATATTCTCCATCTAATCATCATATTCTTCTTTCTACTACGCGATTCCAATCTATGCATTTTATTGATATGTCTAGTTCTCAAGATTTGGCGTTTATTTATAGGAAACCAGAAACTAACTACTATATCCACCCTATTCTAATGGCACTATTCGGCATTAAACTTCCAGCGTTAGAAAATGCATATGTACATGGAGACACGTATAGTCTAATTCAACAGCTTTATGAATTTAGAAGAGTAAAGTCCTATAATTATATGTTATTGGTTAATCGTCTTACTGAAGATAATCAGATAGTTATTACTGGTGTATCAGATATAATTTCTACAGAAATTCAGAGAGCAAATATTCACACCATGATTAGAAAAGCAATTATGAACATTAGAATGGGAATTTTTTATTGTAATGATGACGATGCCGTAGATCCTCATCTGATGAAGATTATACATACTGGATGCTCACAAGTTATGACGGATGAGGAACAGATGTTGGCTTCCATTTTATCAATAGTCGGATTCAGACCTACGTTGGTTTCCGTTGCTAAACCTATGAATGGAATCAGTTACGATATGCAACTTCAATCCGCTCCATACATTGTGGTTAATCCTATGAAAATGATCACAACATCTGACGCTCCTATTTCTATCAATTCTAAGGAAATTTATTCGATGGCATTTGACGGCAACAGTGGAAGAGTCATATTCGCACCTCCTAACATAGGCTATGGTAGATGTTCTGGCGTTACTCATATTGATCCATTGGGTGTTAACGTGATGGGTAATGCTGCACATTCACCCGTTATTGTTAATGGGGTAATGATGTTTTATGTAGAACGACGGCAGCATAAGAATGTATTTGGTGGAGAATGCTACACTGGATTTAGGTCTATTATCGACGATACTCCCATCGATGTGTCACCAGAAATCATGTTAAATGGTATCATGTATAGGTTGAAATCCGCAGTCTGTTATAAACTCGGAGACCAATTCTTTGATTGTGGATCAACTGATATCTTCTTGAAGGGACATTACAGTATTCTCTTTACAGAAAATGGTCCGTGGATGTACGATCCTCTTTCCGTATTCAATCCTGGAGCTAGAAACGCTAGATTGATGAGAGCGCTCAAAAACCAATACAAGAAACTGTCTATGGACTCAGAAGATGGTTTTTATGAATGGTTGAATGGAGACGGATCAGTATTCGCAGCCTCAAAACAACAAATGTTGATGAATCACGTTGCAAACTTTGACGATGACCTTTTGACTATGGAAGAGGCGATGTTGATGATCTCTAGACATTGTTGTATATTAATTTATGCACAAGATTATGATCATTATATCAGCGCTAAACATATTACAGAACTATTTTAATACATGTAAATGAGTTGGTATGAAAAATATAACATTGTGTTGAATCCTCCTAAAAAGTGTTCATCATGTTCTGATAATTTAACAACATTATTGGCTGAAGACGGTAATAATATTAGGATGATTCTTTATTCACAACCCAACAAATTAAAAATATTACAGGATTTTCTGGCAACGTCTAGAAATAAAATGTTTTTATATAAAATATTGGACGACGAAATACGTAGGGTTTTAACATGAATCTACGATTGTGTAGTGGTTGTAGACACAATGGAGTAGTGTCTGAACAAGGATATGAGTATTGTATTTTTTGCGAGTCTGTATTTCAGAAATGTGCAAAGGTACAAAAGAAATCAAACTTTCACGTATCTAATAAACTTATTCATTTGAGAAATGTTTTGAGAAGATTATTGTCTCATCAATGTTCTGGAGAAATTATCTCAGAACTCTTGGAGATTATGGAAAAGAATCAAATATCAACGGATGATGTAGATGCAAATTTCGTATCTAGTTTTCTTAAGGCTAATGAGAGAATAAATAAAAAGGATTATAAGTTAGTCTTTGAAATAATTAATCAAGTAAAAGATGAGAAACTTAATCTTAGCACTGAAAAGATTAATGAAGTTGTAGAAATATTTAAGCACTTGGTATTCTTTTGCCAAGAAAACACTCCTTCTAAAACTATAAATTACTCATTCTTTTTGGATAAAATTTTTGATATTACATCTGTAACCAAAAATCTAAAACCTCAAACTGTTAAGAATTATACAAAAAATAATAGTAATCAGTTAGTATGGGAAAACTTTCTAGCACACATGCGATCTAAAAAACGCGTCACTATGGTAGAGGATTATGGGCACGATTATGTTTTTGTAGATGAGCGGTTTTCAACGTGTTCATTAGAAGTATAAAAAAATAGTTACGTAATTAAATGGCTAAGCGAGTAAGTCTTCCAGATGTTGTCATATCAGCACCTAAAGCAGTGTTTAAACCGGCTAAAGAAGAAGCACTTACTTGTATTTTGCCAAAGTATTATAAATCTATGGCAAATATATCCATTAAGACTAATAATGTGATTGATAAGTGTTGGTTTTGTAACCAAGATTTAGTTTTTAAACCAATTAGCATTGAGACTTTCAAGGGCGGCGAAGTAGGATATTTCTGTTCTAAAATATGTAGGGATTCATTGGCTTCTATGGTTAAGTCTCACGTAGCTCTTAGAGAAGAACCCAAGATTTCTTTATTACCATTAGTATTTTACGAAGATAAAGACAATGTTATAAATACAATAAACTCACTAAGAGATAAAGAAGGTATCTACGGTGGGTGTTACTTTAAGGAAAACTCACAAATTATAGATATTTCTCTACGGAGTTTATTGTAAGCTTTTTTCTATTTTAAATAGAAAATGAACAATACTATCATTAATTCTTTAATCGGTGGAGATGACTCTATTAAACGGTCTAACGTATTCGCAGTAGATAGTCAAATACCAACTTTGTACATGCCTCAATATGTTTCGCTTTCTGGCGTTATAACAAATGATGGCCCCGATAATCAGGCTATTGCTAGTTTTGAAATTAGAGATCAATACATCACTGCGCTTAATCATTTGGTTTTGAGTCTAGAACTTCCAGAAGTTAAAGGAATAGGGAGATTCGGTTATGTGCCATATGTTGGTTATAAATCTATTAATCATGTATCTATCACTTCGTGTAATGGTGTTATTTGGGAAATTGATGGTGAAGAACTATATAATAATTGTATCAATAACGCCATCGCTCTAAAACATTCTGGCTATTCTCATGAACTTAATGATATTTCTATCGGCCTAACTCCTAATGATACTATTAAAGAACCATCTACTGTATACGTTTATATCAAGACTCCTTTTGATGTGGAAGATACATTCAGTAGTCTTAAACTATCAGATTCAAAGATCACCGTGACTGTGACATTTAATCCAGTATCCGATATCGTTATTCGTGACGCTTCGTTCGACTTTGAAACGTTCAATAAAGAATTTGTGTATGTTCCTGAATTGAGCTTCATCGGATACATGGTCAAGAATGTACAAATTAAACCATCATTCATAGAGAAACCTAGGAGAGTAATTGGCCAAATAAACCAACCAACAGCAACTGTAACCGAAGTTCATGCCGCAACATCACTTTCCGTCTACACTAAACCTTATTATGGTAATACGGACAATAAATTTATCTCGTATCCTGGCTACGCTCAAGATGAACAAGATTATATAAATGCGTACGTGAGTAGATTGTTGGATGATCTAGTTATTGTTAGCGATGGCCAACCTACTGGGTATCCAGATTCTGCTGAAATTGTTGAGGTTCCTGATGATGGAGTCGTATCAATTCAAGATGCTGATGTGTATGTAAAAATCGATAATGTTCCCGAGAATATGACCGTTTACCTTCACACTAATTTGTTGATGTTTGGAACTAGAAAAAATTCTTTTATATATAATATTTCTAAAAAGTTTTCTGCTATTACTGGGACATATAGCGAAGCTACCAAGAGGACTGTCTTCTCTCAAATCTCACACAATGTTAATATCATTGACACATCTATTCCAGTAAGTCTTTGGACTAGTCAAAGAAACGTCTATAACGGAGATAATAGATCGGCAGAATCAAAATCAAAGGATTTGTTCATTAATGATCCCTTTATCAAGGGAATAGATTTTAAAAACAAAACTGATATTATCTCTAGACTAGAAGTCAGATTTGGAAACGATGTTCTATATTCAGAGAGCGGTCCTATTTCAAAGATTTATAACGAACTATTGTCAAAGAGTAATAATGGAACAAGAACTCTAACATTTAACTTTACCCCAAAGATATTCTTTAGACCAACAACTATCACGGCCAATGTATCTAGAGGAAAAGATAAACTATCAGTTAGGGTGGTCTATTCTACAATGGATGTTAACCATCCTATATATTATGTACAGAAACAATTAGTAGTAGTATGTAATGACCTGTACAAGGTAACGTATGATCAGGGAGTCAGTATTACTAAGATTATGGGAGACAATAACCAATAATAATGAAAACAAACTATAGATTTGTAAATGGATGAAATTGTAAAAAATATTCGTGAAGGAACTCATGTACTTCTTCCATTCTATGAAACATTGCCGGAACTTAATCTGACTTTAGGTAAAAGCCCATTACCTAGTTTAGAATATGGGACTAATTACTTTCTTCAGATTTCTAGGGTTAACGATTTAAATCGAATGCCTACAGATATGTTAAAACTATTTACGCATGATATCATGCTACCAGAAAGTGATTTAGATAAAGTATATAAGATTTTAAACATCAATAGTGTAAAATATTATGGTCGTAGCACTAAAGCGGATGCTGTAGTCGCTGATCTTAGTGCTCGTAATAAACTTTTTAAACGCGAACGAGATGCGATTAAATCTAATAATCATCTAACAGAAAATAATCTATATATTAGCGATTATAAGATGTTAACATTTGACGTATTTCGTCCATTATTCGATCTCGTTAACGAAAAATATTGCATTGTTAAACTTCCTACTTTATTCGGTAGATGTGTTGTTGATACAATGAGAATATATTGTAGTCTCTTTAGAAATGTTAGACTACTGAAATGCGTCAGTGATAGTTGGTTAAAAGATAGTGCAATTATGGTGGCTAGTGATGTATATAAAAAAAATATGGACTTATTTATGTCACATGTTAAATCCGTCACTAAGTCATCTTCTTGGAAGGATGCTAACAGTGTCCAATTTAGTATCTTAAACGATCCAGTTGATACAGAATTTATCAATAAGTTCCTAGAGTTCTCAAATAGAGTGTATGAGGCACTCTATTATGTTCATTCGTTGCTCTATTCTAGCATGACATCTGATTCAAAAAGTATAGAAAATGAATATCAGAGAAGATTAGTTAAACTACTGTTGTGATTTTTAAAACATAGTTATTACTTATCACTATAAATGAGTAAATCACACGCAGCCTATATAGACTACGCGTTGCGTAGAACTACTAATATGCCTATTGAAATGATGGGATCAGATGTAATACGACTTAAGGATTATCAACATTTTGTAGCAAGAGTCTTTTTAGGATTAGATAGTATGCATTCTCTTTTATTATTCCATGAAACAGGTGTTGGTAAAACAATGACTACAGTATACATCCTCAAACATCTTAAGGATATTTATACTAATTGGACTATTATCTTATTGGTGAAAAAAGCTTTGATAGAAGATCCTTGGATGAACACAATACTCAGATACGCTCCTGAAATTACAAAGGATTGTATTTTTATTAATTATGATGATCAAAATTTTAGAAATAAATTTTTTACGAACATTAAGACTATCAACTCCAAGAGTAGAATTTGTGTCATAATTGACGAATGTCATAACTTTATCTCTAAATCATTAATTAAAGAAGATGGCAAAATTCGTCCTACTCGTTCAGTATATAATTTTTTATCCAAGACTATAGCGTTAAAAAATCACAAGATGATTTGTCTATCAGCGACGCCCATTGTTAATAGCGTACAAGAATTTACCATGCTAGTTAACTTATTACGGCCAGGATTATTACAACACCAATCACTATTTGAGAATAAACGTCTAGTCGATGAAAAAGAATTAGTAACAAAACTAGGAGGTCTATGTTCGTACATCGTTAATAACGAGTTTTCTATCTTCGATGATATAGAAGGTTCTTCATCATTCGCTAAGAAAACAGTATTAATGAGATACGTTAATATGTCAAAAAAACAAGAAGAAATTTATCAAAAGGCTAAGATGGCAGAAATAAAAGCAGGAATCACATCATTTAGAATCCTAAGACGCATGGCCACTACATTCACATTCGACACTTTCCCAGAAAGACAGAATAGAGATCCCACCGAATACGCTGAAGAAATAATGACTCTATGTAACGATTTTAAAAATTCATTAAGTGATAGACAATTTTCTAAAGTCGCTATAGATACATTTAAAAAAGGAGAACTATTGGGAGGCGATGCAAATGCTGCCGATATCTCTCTATTTACAGAATTGAAGGAGAAAAGTGTTAAATTTATGGATGTATGTTTAGGAATTTTAGCATCTCCTGGTAAATGTCTAGTATTTGAACCATTTGTTAATCAGTCAGGAATAGAAATATTATTAATCTATTTCAAAGTCTTTGGTATTTCATATATAGAGTTCTCTTCTAGAACAAAGGACACTCGAATTAAGGCTGTGGCCGAGTTTAATCTAGAATCAAACACTAATGGAGAATGTATTAAAGTATGCGTGTTCTCGTCTAGTGGAGGAGAAGGTATTAGTTTCTTCTCTATTAATGATATTTTTATTCTAGATATGACCTGGAACGAGGCATCCCTTCGTCAGATAGTAGGAAGAGCAATTCGTCTCAATAGTCATGTTTTAACGCCTCCAGAACGTAGATACGTAAATGTACACTTTGTAATGGCTAGATTATCTAATGGCATGTCTACTGTAGACGAGGATTTATTCGAGATTATCCAAAGTAAGTCAAAAGAATTTGTTCAATTGTTTAGGGTGCTTAAACATACATCTCTAGAATGGATTCATTCGAATGAAAAAGACTTTTCACCGATAGATAATGAGTCCGGATGGAAAACATTGGTTTCTAGAGCCATTGATCTCACGTCTAAGAGAAATATTACTAATAAACTAATTGAGGGCACTAATATTTGGTATTCCAATTCTACCAGATTAATCTCCATAAATAGAGGATTCAAAGGCATCGATGGACGAGTATATGATGTAGATGGTAACTATCTACATGATATGCCTGACAATCCTGTTATAAAAATACACGATGGTAAGTTAGTTTATATTTTCTAATCAATCATTGGACTGATCCATTAGTTAAATTTTTTAATGATTCATAATAGCAACCTCTATGACCATAACATTTGAGTTTGGCAGTATCTAGAGCATATTTTGCAATTTCATATTGAAGACCGTTTCCTGTATTAGGATCTAAAAATACTATATCTTTTATTTCATGGTTACTTTTAAATTTATCTATGATTTGATCACTCGTTAGTGATATCTTTCCGAAAAAGAATATAACCTCGAAAAATTTATTAATGATGGTATCTTCTATAATACCATGAATAAAAAATCGAGTATCTATGAATATACAAGAATTATCTATATTTACTTCTTCTTTAAGTTCCCTTGATAAGCATTCTGGCACGTTTTCACCCTTTTTAGGTATTCCACCTGGATAAATAGTTTCTGTTCTATCATTATCAGTAGTTATAGGGTCTAAAGAAAAAAATGACGATAATATACTCCTTTCCTGTTTGTTCAAATAATCAGAATAATTAAGAAACAGTCGTTTTTTTCTAGACATGTTTCTAGTTCTAATTATTTCGGAATAGAGAAAACTATCTCGTCTATTACATACTAGTATTTTGTTATCAGTAGTTAACAAAATGGCAGAGATGGATACTCTTTTATGACACCATAGATATTGGTTCACGAATGCAGTCAATGTAATAATTTGTGAGTCATCTTCGCAAATAATAGATTTAGCTAGTCGTCGATTATATTTAATAATTCGACTTATTACACTAGATCTATAAAAGTTCATTTACTATTATCAAGTATTATTATAAATATAAGATAGGTATTCATATTTATCGTCTGACATACATTCATTTAAAGATTTAATCTTTCTAATTTCTACATTGTAAATACTGTTATGTACTAATTCGCTCAATGATTGATCAATGAAACACGCCATACAATAGCCAATATATACTTTGTTAAACAATTTATCCCGTGTGGTAAGTTTTAAAATTACATTTCCGAATTCTTTTACCGTAATACGTTCATCACTTTCCTCTTTTAATTCTCGTTTTAAACAATCTTTAATAGATTCCTTTTTATCTAGTTTACCTCCCAATAATATTAACTCTTCAAAGTGAGGATCGATATTGTTGATAGAACCTTTTCTCAACCGTCGGATAATCTCTCTTATTTCGTTGTAATACATAAATCGTAATAGTTTTGTAGATACACGAAAAACAGAATTCGAATCTTGTTGAGATAATATCGCCTGAAATGCGAATGACGTTCTTCTAGCTCCTATTAACGGATGCCCATCGCTCGTTATACATGCTGCAAAAACGTGTGTATCTTTTGTTCTAGGTATATCTTTTATTCGTTTAATAGATACTAGTTCTCTAGGAGTTTCAAATATCATTTCCTCTGAGTCACTCATTGTGATTCTCATAATAAGAGCTACTTCTAAACAGTTATCATTTCATTTTTTAACATGGTAGCTCAACTATCTCCTATTAATATAGAAACTAAAAAGGCAATTTCTGATACAAAATTGCAATCATTATATATAAAATATAATGACGCAAAACCACTAACTATCAAAAATACTGGAAAAACAGTAAAGATTAATTTTAAGGGAGGATATATAGGCGGAGGATTTCTAACTAATGACTACAAATTGTCCAAACTACAACTATATTGGGGAAAGGAGGATGATTACGGATCCAATCACTTGATTGATGTATACAAATACTCGGGAGAAATCAATCTAATCCATTGGAATAAGAAATATAACTCATACAACGATGCCAAAAAACATAATGATGGCATCGTCATTGTATCTATATTCTTACAAATATCTGATGATAAAAATGTACAATTTCAAAAAATAGTTAATCATTTGGATTCTATAAGACAGCCAAATACATCTATACCGTTTGATTCTGTATTTTATATAGATACCTTGATTCCTAAACAGTTGGACTATTTTACATATCACGGAACCACTATCAATAATCAATCTATTGAAGCAAATTGGATAATTTTTTCAACACCGATAAAAATTCATCGTGATCAAATATCTAAATTTAGAACTCTATTGTCTCCATCTAATCATGAGGCTAAACCACATTATATAGTAGAGAACTACAAAAATCCGTTTACGTTGAACAAAGACACACGTGTATATTATTCTGAAGATACAACTACAGCAGCATCGAGTGAGAAGGAGAGTTATTTTATTAGCTGGTTATCAAATTTGAGAGAGATCTGTTTCTCATATTATCAAACATATATTGCTAAAAATAAAATAATTGCAATTGTTGCAGTAGTACTAGTATTAGTATTTATACTTACGGCTATTCTCTATTCTATGAGTCGACGATATTCGCGAGAAAGACAAAACTAGATTCTGTACCTTGTTGAGCCTCCATTAGAACGGCAGAAACTTCACTACCATTATCGTATGCGTTACCATTTCGAAAAAAGCAGTACTTTGAATCACTGAATGATACAGTACCAGATTCTCGACTTAGTTTACAGATTAAATCGCCACATTGAATAGTTACGTTAGATTCATCTTCGATATTCAAAGTTCCTCTAACAATATCCCCCACGTGGTAATACGCGTATGTTATAATACACGGAACGTTTAATAGTATAGAATTATTAACTATTTCACCAAGAGGTAATTCTACATCTTCTAGAATTTCTATCTTCTTTGCCATCTTACCACTGATTTCTCTATGGAGATATGTCTTATATACCGCATTCCTAATATTAGATTTTATATCTAAGGTCAACTCATGCGGTTCCAATGTAATGGATAAATATCCGTTAGCTACAAAGCTCGACATTTATTTATTTATATATATCTCATCAGTTTTATGGAGAAGATACTACGTTATATTCTTTACGAAAGTTGACTCCCCAAACAAAGGGTTCGTATGAAAGTCTAAATGGTACTGTAATAATATCGTTTTCGTATTTGTATAAAAGAGATTTATCAAATACTTTGTTCGATACAAAGAAGTGTCCGTTTACAATATCATTTATGTAATTGTTTGCCTCATCTTTGTTTTTTATAACGGATGTAATCATTTTAATCAATTTGGGATCGTTGGCCCTAATACGAGAATTATTATAAAAAAATTGCCTGACTAACTCACCCAATAAAACTTTTACAATTGATGGATGTGGTGGAAGAGAATAATTATCAGACATATCTTGAAGAATAGAGTATATTCTATTTGTTTCCTTAGTTTTGAATTTTAGATATAAAAGCTTTTTAATATCAAACGGTAAAACATTGATCAATTCATCTTGTGTATAATCGTTTAATGACGTAACATCATCATTGAAATTGGAATATACAGCGGCTAAAAGATATACATTAACAGGTTCAGAAATATCCACGTAAGAAAATTTTCTAATCGAACGTCCTAGAATTTGATTATATTGAGAAAAAGTATCAGGGATAGTCATAAACCAGATATGTCTTACTTCTTTCAGAGTATAGGATTCTGACATAATGTTTGAAGAGAATAAAAACATTAATTGACTTCCATCATCATTTTCAGGAGAGTTATATACATCTAATAGATCTTCTAATGATGATTTCATTTTACTAGTTACTATAGCAAATGTTTTTTGTTTGCCGTTTATCATGTGAGGATTAGTTCCCTGAGATCCATTATATTCAGAATATCCATTGCTCAACATTATGTATTTGATTACCAATCCACCGTATGTCGAATTAGAAAAATAAATAAAATGTTTTCCCTTGAGATTCTGTATCCTGTTAATAAAGTACTTAAATTTGGAACTAATATTTAACGTTACCAATTCTTCACCGTACAATACTCCATTATTTATTTTAAGATTTGGATATAATTCCTTATCTTGTTCCTGAAATAGCATATCTAAATTATTCATCAGATTAAGTTGTCCCAATACAGCCATGGAAACGTTATACATGTTTTTGTCAAACATTTCATGATAGCATAGTTGGCGTCTAGTGATCATATAATCTCTTTCTTGAAGTTTAGACATATGACAATATACTACCCTAGTATCTAAGAACTTACGTCCATGATATCTAATTGTTGGAAGATCCTTGTCGGGCATTTCATAGTATGATATTCTTCCTTTAAGTAAATCCTTAAGCACATTCACACCGTGTTCATTAAGAAGAGTCTGAATTACTTTCTTGCCACGACTGATTATTTCACCAAAATCTATTGTCTGTTCCGACATTAAATCTATAATATGACCCAGTGTGTTAGGTGTATTAGTAATAGGAGATCCGGATAATAATAGAAACGGAATCTTATTTTTATTTTTTATCACCGTCATAAGTTCTCCAGTATTATTACCAAAGATATTATGTGCCTCATCAACGATAAAAATGGAATTATTGTAGCGAGATAGTCCGTTATAATTAATTACATTATCGTTATAATTAAGAGAATAAAAACTTGTCGTAGAATGAATGAAGATATTCTCTGCAATAAAATCATCATTAAACAAATTCATAGCTACGCCCATATTATAATTGAATATTTTCAAGATATTGATATTAGGCACCAAAATGTAAACTTTTTTGAATCTGGAAGCTACCAAGGCGAATAACAAAGCGATAATAGTTTTACCAGATCCCATAATATGGAACAACAGTACGCTTCTGTTTTCGTCTATGATAGTTCTAACTAGATAATCTAGTGTAGCTAACTGATGAGGTAATATAGTAGGTATACTATCAACATGATTCTCAAATAAATCTATGATTCCGGTATTCATTTAGATATGTGATATCTTCTATAAATATATGAGTATATATTTACGGAGATGAAATATCCTCTATGAATATATATTGCAGATATTCATCACTAACATTGGCAAATTTTTTATGCCTATTGATGAAACTCTCTATATCATGTCCAAATATTCTAGAATTAAAATATTTTGATATTTTCTGTTGGAATGTAGTTAATGGTAGAGTGACTACATTATCATATAATATATATCCTTTTTTTGAGAGATCCGTCATTAATGGAATATGTTTTACAGAGCTAGAAACTAGTAGCGTACCTATTTTGAGATAGAATGCAAAGTCCGGAATCTCCTCAGGTGTAGGATATAGTTTCATAATAGGAACATGATATTTTCTGTACCATTTAACCAACAAGTATAGAAAAGCGAATCTATATCTATTATTCTGTATTTTATTATCTAATCCCTCGTCTAATAACTTGACTTTATCGTACGCGTCATTATTTTCAGCTGCCTCTCTACCAGAAGGTTGAGAAAAGTGTGTTCTAAATCTCACAACAGCAATTCTTCTCATTAATGCATTATCGATTCTATCAAACACAGGTTTATAATTAGTATCGATGATAATGGTTGCATGATTTCTATTATTAATTTTATTGGAGAAACACGGTCTTCCAATAACACAAGGTTCTGTTAATTTTTTAATATTGTCAGATCTAATTTTCTTAGATCCACTACATGCAAAATCTGGTAATTCACTACAGAATACGGATCTTTTTAGATGCATATTAGCGATAAATGGATTAGGTCCTTTATCCAATACATCTGTTAAAATTGTCTGACCAGTTTCTACAAACAGATCACCTATAGCAGACTTTAGCAATCGCTTAGTTGTTGATTTTCCAGTTGCCGTCTCTCCAAAAAAGAATGTTAGACATCCTTTGGTGGTACCGCATAAACAACTAGATAATGTTTTCTCGTACAACTCTCTATTTTTTTTATTTTCATCAGTCAATGGTTGGATATCATTAATGATATTTACCAACTCTTCCATTTCTGGACTTTCTTCGACAAATTTAGTATCATCAAATCTGAATCCAGTGGAAACAGTACATGTATATTTTTTAGCCTCGTCTCCAGAATAAAACATTCCATCAACTAAATCCAATACACCGTTCTTAAACGGAAGTTTATCTGGATAAGTATCTGTTTCTACAGAATCTACTAACATATCTCGTATGTTAGCTTCTACCGTCTTTCTTTTTCTAGGACAAAGTAATTCGCTAGAATACTCCTTAGGCAATTGATGTCTAATCGAAAGGATCAGCTTTGTTATCAGTGGTTCCTCGTTATTAAATTTCCAGGAATTATTTATCCAAACTATATGATCTCCTCGCTCTGTTAGTAATACAGAGTTGGTATCCAATATTCTTTGTGCAATGTTAAACAGTTTGTTTCCATCTAATGGAACAATTTTAACTTTGCAACTATGTGGATTTCCAGTTTTATAAATTCTAATAGCACCATTTTCCAACGATAGTTGGTGAGGATTTTTATGCGATCGTTTTTTACATAATGCGCACGGTGTTACATAATCTATAACTAGTGGTACCGTAGTGAAATTATTTTCATCTAGATCGTTAAAGTTTATTATAGAGTTAACTAATATTTTAGAAACTCTTTTTATTGCATCCTCGAATGATATAAACCCTGGTTCCCATAATGAATCAGGTACTCTATCCTCTAAACGTCGTAATAGAGAAAAGTAACAACTTGACTCATTCATATCAACATATGTGAATAGATAATCTTCTATATTTTCATGAGGTGGTTGCATCACATGAATAGTATCACAATTTGGATTTTTTCTAGTACCGACAACACGGAGAGTTGTTTTTCTCCTATATACAGCAGTGTCTATAGATCTAGTTAGTGGATTTTCAGAATATCTACTTAATTCTAATAGTGTTCGTTTCATAGCTATTAATGTATCCATAGTAGTATATGTATCTAAAAATATAATATGGAAACTTGTTTTTTCTCTATTCGTAGACTTAGTTAACGAAAAATTAGATCTCATAGATTTTATTACATTTTCGTGAATAGCACCACATTCTACAAACGCGAATCTAGCTACACAGTTTGAAACCTCGATAATAAAATCCTGTATAGCAGTTAAAAAATCTATTTCATCTAGACATGCGTCTAAATCTACATCCATGAAAAATCGGACTATAGAATATGATTCTTCGTCTCGCAGACTCTCGAATAGTGTACATTCTGGATTATTATCAATATATCTTGTTAACTCATCGCATTTGAATGCTTCTACGAATCTCGGATCTTCGTTTTGTCTGCATGCTGTCGGGACGCCTATAGTCTTGAGAACGAAGATAATATCATTACCTCTAATAGGCGTATCCATTTAGAACACAAGTTAAAATTTCACTAAAGCATTAATAAATAAACCCTTGAGACCAATTTATTGGCTCCTTGTTGTCTAATTCCAGTAAAACGTTAATAATTTCAAACGATCGATCTTTCTCGAATTGACGGTCTCTAGCTGCCGGATGATATCCAACTATAGTCGTTACTGGAGACTCTAACTTTGCACGTATATTTGAAAAATCTGTTTTACCCAAACAATAAAGAACACTAACGTGTTTAGATATGTGTTGTAATAATAGCTTCGAGATCTTATCCCAATAAATTGCGTGACTTTTTGTTTCTCCTAATTTACAACTTAAATAGTAATTCCATGGAATGACACCATCTATTATATTAAGGTTATATCCTTTATAATCAACTACACCTGTAAGTTTAGATATAGACGAGGCTATTTCCTTGATTGATTTTTTTGTAAAATTTGGTGACTCGAATGCTACACCTGTTCCATCTCTTGGATAAGGATCTATACCACATACACAAACTCGTTTATTTCTAAGAGGTTGTTTTAACTGGATAAAGAAGTTATCTGGAATAGGTGATGTATCATCTCTTAATAGCCAGTTTGCGACTTCGTTGTAAAACTCTACCAACTGAGTCATTACTGGTTCCCAATCATCGTGATAAGTAATAGTATATGGTGCATATAATACAGTCACTTTATTCATTATATCAAATCCGATACCTTTTTATACGTATCCAATACCTTTTCATTTTCCGAAATACCATTAAACCAAGCGAATACGAACGCTTTGAACTTATTTCGATTATAGCATAATCTTGTTAGATTTAACTCATCTGTATCTTTAAAACGAACAAGGGTTATAAATTTAGAAACACTATAATGACTTCTAATCAGATGTTCTAATAAATATTTTAGAAAAGAATCTTGATCAAAAATCATATCGTTAGTAGTTTGTCTGGCTACTAAGTTACGATAATAATCAGGATACAACAATGGATTAGTCAAATATGTGGCATCAACTAAATGTGGAGGTACCTGAACAAACACCAATCGTTTATTCTTGAAAGAGTCAAATGTATAGATGTCATAAATAACAAACTTATCAGTATATATATCATCATATATTATATCTGTTAATTTAGAACACCATCTAAATTGTCTTCCAGCATCTAGGAACTCCTCAACATCGATATATCTACCACCGTGTTGAAAACTCGATTCCTTTAATTCTACGCATAAGGATCCATATTTATCTGGAGTTACCAAATATTTAGAAAAAAATACATAGTCTTTTACTTTTGATAATTTTGATCGTATAAAGTCATTGTGATTTCCCAAAATTATAAATACTTCGTGATAATCATTATCAACTTTGGGATAATTATTATCCTTGACTATAAAAATGTCCATCAACATTGATATAAAAAAAATAACCGACTTACTCAATAGTAGTATTTTATTTCCAGATGATGTAAAAGAACTTCTACAAGAAAAATATATAGTTTTGGAAAGAAAATCAAATGGTATGCCAGCAGTGGCTCACATATATAAGAATATGGCTAGATTTGACAATAAGAGTATATATAGAATAGCTAAATTTTTATTTAGGAAGCGGCCAGATGTTATAAAACTTTTGTTATTAGAAGATGTAGAACCTCTATCACCAGACAAAAGTATTCATATATCAGTGAATAATTTAGAATATCAACAGCTAGAAGGTCCTATTGGAACAAAAACCGCTCTACTAGAATTGTTTAATGCGTTTAGAACAGGAAGATCGGAACCTATACCATACTATTATTTACCGCTTAGAAAAGACATAAACAACATAGTATCTAAGTAAGTCTTCAACGTCTAAACCTTCGCATTTGATAGCTCCTCTATTTAGTTCAAAAAAGTTTCTTGTGGATGGCCTATCTTCCATTTTTGATGCTCCATTAATAAACTTTTTACTTCGATCGATAATTGTAGCAAAATCGACATTATCCACGAGAACAAATCCGTATTCACTAAATACTCTAACTATATCATTCTTTTTGATAATATATTCTGTCATTGGTGTAGACATTGTAGATGGATTGTATACCAATATTCTATCATCGGCTATCTTTTCTACGGACATATAATTTTCACTACTCGGTAAATTCTTATGAATTATAAAAGTCTTTTTATCAGTTAATTTTGATAACTTGTCACCATCCATGGTAGTAATCAATACTTTGCCTCCAGATGCCGTTAGTTCGGATAAGTTATTCATAACGGTCGCATAATGTCTTGGATGGAAAGAATAATGAATAGCAAACTGCCAATCTATAATATTAAACTTTCCAAAATAGAACACTTCTCTGACGCTAGATACGAACGTTTCTGATCTAATAGTTTCTTGAATGTAATCAAATTTGTAATACTTGGTTTTAATACCAGAGTTTAGTTTATTATACCTTTCGTTGCCTCTAGCTATAGCATCCGCATCAGGATCCGTCGCTACTAATAATGCTATCTCTCCATAAAAGTATTTTTCCAAGTCTGCACCATTTCCAAAATCAATAGCTAATACCTTTCTTTTATTAGAGTCATCTAAGAATGTTTTTGAACAATACATAGAAATAAGAAGAGTCTTTACATAGTTTGATAAAATTCCTAACGGTCCTCTAGTTCGCTTATTTGTAAAATAACTAACTTCTGGATTTAGTCTAAATTTATCGTTATTAGCATATTGATGACCTATATCAGACAGTTTATCCTCGTTAAAGACATTTCCAATTTTAATACTTTGATCTCTAAGATGTTCGACTACAATATTATGCTGATTTCCATAATAGTCTTCTGTATTAATGTACTTCATAGTTTTGTCTATTCTAGGTTTAAGTATCTCTCCATTTACTAGGAATTCGGCTATAAACTTGATAGGCACAACTATAGACTTGATACCCACATCATTATGAGTATTAGTAAATGTCAAACAATAAATATTATTCAGATAGTCAATTCCGTTATATAAAACAATCTTGCCAGAACCATATTCTTTAGGAAAACCTTTGTCGTTGCTAAATCTCTTATACTCTACAAATATGGATGATTCTCCAAAGATGATTGGTTCACTAGACATATATCTAAATACTACATTTACAGTTTGGTCTACCGTATTTTCATTTTTTATTTTAAAATCGATATTGGACTTGGATCCTTTCGAATAGAATAGAATAACTCCTTCTGGTTGCTTTGGTAAATATGTGGATAGCATATCGACAACTTCGCTTGATGTAGTAAATGGACCCTCATATTTTTTTGATTTGAATACTATTCTATCACAGATGTCTACTAGTTTACAATCAACATAATTACTCTCTTCTAGTCTATCATTGATTACAGGCTCTATTAACTTAATAAGATATACCGTCCAGATTTTATCCTTGATTGCCTCACCAAAAACTACTACATCTGTATCCATTGGTCTCTTAACTGGATATTTAATAATATAACCAAGATGAGTAAAATAGCAATACACCCCCTTTGAAGTAATTCTAATAGTGACCGGAACACCATCCGTCTTAGTTACAGCATATAGATTTTCTAGGTCCAGTCCTACTATATCTTGTTTGGGTAACATAAACGTCCTTATAGGAGAACTAATAGGTGGAGAAAGAATCACATTTTCTGGATAAGCCATAAAGATATGTCGTATTACTGTAATCAATTCCTTTATTAGTTCATCATATGGAACCTTTTCATCTTCTCTAGGTGTGAATTCTATTTCTAGTGTCGTATTAGGTTTTGATTTTGGATGATTAATTGCATGTAACAAAGAACTTTTAGACTGTGCGCCTGAACCCAGAAAGTATTTAAGTTTGAAGTCTATTGTAAAGTTTTTCGTTTTTGCTTGAATGAGGTTAACCAATTCCAACTTAATTGAGGATCCATATTTCTTGTAATCCAAAAATATATGACGTTCCTCCGTTGATAGTCTCAACAAGCATTCTTTATGAAGACGAGTTTCCGTTACTAGTGTTTTCTTTTCCCAAACTATGTTATCTATAGCATCTACTAACTGTACATTTTTTACATCTAGACCGTGAACTTTAGACAATGGAATCTTAGTTCTAATTTTAACACCGTCCTTATTAGTGACAGTAAAACGAATGAATGATTCCTGAATAGTTGATATATTCACTACATTAGTCAAAGTAATCAATGGAGGTTTAATAAATACTAGTTCCAGTTCATTATTTATCTCATACGCGGTAGGATGCTGCTCTAATTCCGATGCATTCTTTGCTAAAGCTTCTATATACGTAGCAATAGTAGACGATGATATCACTTTAGCATCCATATCGTGTTTTATTATAAACAGCTTAGTTTTTTTTCATTTACTCTTAACAAGCGTCTTTTATATATTCGTAATCTATGCCTTTAGCTAGAGCTATTTTAAGCTTTTCTGTATCTCGACTGATACGAGCATCTGATCTATTGCGGTATTTTTTTATAAATCGTTTAAGCTTAGGAGAAGTCCTTATATATTCATAAATATCTTCTTTGATAATATCAGCACATGCCAATTGTTCGGCTATACTAGATGCATGAATCTTACATTCATCTTCTGATATCTGAGTAAGATTAAGATCCAAATATTCAGAAGCTTTATAATTATCATATACAAAATCAATCATAAACTGTCCATTCTTATCAATAGAAAAAATGGTATTATTAGGATGGCACTTAAATATAGACATTATCAGTGCCATAATATCTAGAGTGTTTAACTCTCCGAAGAAAGCAGTCATAGCGAGTGACTTCATACGTTTATCCATTTATCGATCGCGTAATTATTTGTGTAAAGATTATCATCATCCATCTGTGGACGATTTAACGTGTTTTACAACTATAGATAGAAATTCATCGAAAGTAGTTTTAGATACAACATCTAAAAAGTTTTTATCCTTTACCATTTCTAAAATAGTTGTTGCCATATACGCACTTTTTGAAATGGATGGAGTATGACCTACTACCTCAGCGGTTTGCTTAATAGTTAGTGTTATAATTTTTTTTGGTGAAGGAAGAGGTGATATAGATTTTACATTAGTCCAAAAATTATATAAAAATGTATAATTGACTCCATATGTTCGGAGATCCTTGATTCGAATGCCAAACTGCTTGATACATTCATATACCTTCCGTTCACTGAGTTTGTTAAAAAGAAATTCTTCAGGATTAGCATCATCAGTCAATTTTAATAGTGGTTTATATAGCCTATTTGACTTATGAACTACAAACTCATGGGAAACTTTGTCTTTTCCTACAAACTTGATAACTATTTCATCGGGACTAGTTTCTATATGTTTGTTTTTTAGTGTTAATAATCCCACCGTCTCATTCTCCTTAAGATATTTCATTTTACCAAATCTAATAAAAAACATAGTTTCCATTAACATGAAAACCGCTAACTGATAATTAGCATCCGTGGATGATTTTTTTATATTTTTGTTTATAAAACAATTAATCTGTTTCATAACGTTATATACTCTAACAAAAATACGATCTCTTTTAGCGTTACGATTCTGAACATGCATCTTTCCATAAAAGTACTGTCTACGTCCTTTTGAATCACTCCCTACAAAAATTAATCTAGTTAAAGCCTCCTCCCATGTTTGTTCATAAACTACTACATCGGTTAAATGAGTAGGAATCTTAATATGTTGTAACACCTCATATGCTGGATTATCATCAGATACAGGATTTAAAAACTTATTGTCGGTAAACAGTTTACCATCTTTATAAAAAAGTGCTCGCATTTACTTCTTGCAAGTTTTACCTTTTTTACGAACAACTTTGGATTTACCCTCGGTGACCAGATCAGACAGTGTAGCAACCGCTTTACTCATAGAAGTAAATTGTCTTGCGATACCAGATGCCTGAACATCCTCCAAAACTGTTGATACAGCAGAGATTCGTGTAACAATACTCTTAAGATCTTTGATAATATTATCTGTCGCAACCTTCAGATCAGATAGATCGCTTCTAGCACTATGATTTTTTTTAGCTCCTGCTTGTGTCATATCATCGTCATCATCAGTATTATCAAGTGCTACATTCTCTACAGCTTCCACGATATCTCCAATATACGGAGACGATGAAGGAGGTGGTGAATTTTCTTCTGTTGTTTGATGATATTCTTCCAAATCATCGTCTTCTTTATCCTCCTCCTTTTCTTTTTTAGTTGATCTTTTAGTGGCTGCTGCCTTACGAGGAGCAGCAGCTCGTTTAGTCTTGGGCTTAGTAGCTGGAATAATTACATCTTCTGGGAAAATATCCTCGTTTTTATCTTTATTCTCGGCGCTATTTTTTAGATGGGCTCTGATTTCTGCCATCTTTGTGAAGCTACCGGTATCTGCTTTACTAGTAATTGACCAGGCCATTACTTTAACTAACAGATATTACAATCACAGTGAAATAATTTATAAATATTGCGCGCTTTCAATAACAACTCTCAAGAATTTTTGTATTTATTTTCATTTTTTAAGTATAGAATAAAGAATCTATAAAAACTAAAAAAAATATACATCATAAAGCAATTTACTAGTTGTTTGTAACTTTAAATGGACTCTAAAGAGAATATTCTAATCGAGATCATTCCAAAAATAAAATCATATCTACTAGACGCGAATATAAATCCAAAATCATACGATGACTTTATCTCACTCAACAAGAATATTTTTGTTATTAATCTTTATAATGTATCAACGATCACTGAAGAAGATATTAGATTATTATATACTACTATAGAACAAAATATTGATGCGGATGATCAAACACTAGTTGCTATTTTTTCGTATATAGGCTACAAATTCGAACAGACCGTTAAAGAAGAGATTGATACGAGTTTATCATTAAATGACAAGAACACCACAGATGAAATGACTTATAATCTATACGATCTTTTTTTTAACACATTAGATATGTATTTACGGCAAAAGAAGATTAGTATTTTAGTAAATGATGATGTTCAAGGAGATGTAAACGTTAGTTATAAAAATAGTGACTTGGTTTCGTCATTTAATGCAGAATTAGAACCAGAGATAAAGAAGATACCGTTTAATATGAAAAATCTGTTGCCTTACTTGGAAAAGAATTTGGACCAACTAAGATTCTCTAAAAAATATTTAGACTTCGCATATTTATGTAGACATATCGGTATTCCAATCTCCAAAAAAAAATATAATGTTAGATATGTGTTTCTTTATAAAATAGACGGATTATCAATTCCTATTATCATTAAGGATTTTTTAGATGTCAAGTACGTATATTTGGAAAACACAGGAAAAATTTATAAGAATTCATTTTCAGAAGATCACAACAATAGTCTTTCTGATTGGGGTAAAGTCATCATACCTCTATTAAAGGATCGTCATCTGTATAGCTACATATTTCTATCTAGTTATCATTTGCATAGTTACTATACCGATCTTATCGCAAAAGATGAACCAATGTTTGTAAAGAGGAAGAAGCTAGATATTATAGAGATTGATGAACCAGATGCATGGAGAAAGGATGTTAGAGTGGAATTCACACCGTGCGAACATCAAATTAGATTAACAGAAGCTATGAAAGTAGATGCTAACTATTTTACTAAAATTAATAACTTTGCTAATGATTTTATTTTTTATGAAGATGGTGTTGCATATTGTAACGTGTGTGGAATAAATATACCCATGTTTAATTTAGATGCTGCAGACGTGATTAAGAATACAGTTATAGTTTCCACGTTTAATAAGACAATATTCTTGAGCGAACCATATAGCTATTTCGTACATAGTCAGCGCTTCATCTTTAATATTATTATGTCGTTTGATAATATCATGAAGTCACAAACTTGGGTCATGAAATACAACATCAACAGACTTATTCTTAATTTTCTCATCGATATAAACTCTAGACGTCAAGAATATGAAAAAAAGTTTTCTTCTGAAATTAAAAGAGGTCTGTTCTTTCTTCGTTTGTCTGCTAACTTGTTTGAGAATCAGGTATCCTCTACAGAGTTATTCTATGTTTCTAAGATGCTTAATCTTAACTATATAGTTGCTCTAGTAATTATTCTTAACAGTAGTGCAGACTTTATAGTTTCTTATATGAAATCCAAGAACAAAACCGTAGAAGAATCAACTCTTAAATACGCGATCTCGGTTGTCATATATGATTTCTTGGTTAAGACTAGAATTTGTGAAAAGGGATCATTGGAGACTATTGTTTTATTTACCGATGTATACACTTCTATAATGCCAGAGGAATTGGATTTACATTTTCAGAGAATCACATTAGAACTTAGAAAACTTGTTTCAATTCAGAGATCTGCATTAGAGCCAAATTACGACGTAGAAAGTCGAGGAGAAGAGCTTCCGTTATCCGCATTAAAGTTTTTCGATACCAGTACAATTATAGTTAAGACAATGACCCCAATACGTACATGTGTCGAACAGAAAATTGTTTCTCCTACTCCATCTGTAGAACCGACGGACGAATCTCTTAAAAAGTTCAAAGAATTAACATGTGATGAAGATATTAAGATATTGATTAGAGTTCACGATACTAATGCTACAAAATTAGTGATTTTCCCAACACATCTAAAAATAGAAATCGAGAGGAAAAAATTAATTATACCACTTAAGAGTTTGTATATTAATAATACTCTCAAGTATTATTATTCCAATACTTATTTATACGTTTTTAGATTCGGTGATCCAATGCCATTTAAAGACGAACTCATGGATCATGAACATGTACAATATAAGATAAATTGTTACAACATTTTACGATATCATTTATTACCAGACAGTGATGTGTTTGTATATTTTAGTAATTCGTTAAACAGGGAAGCATTGGAATATGCGTTTTATATCTTTTTATCAAAATATGTCAATGTACAACAGTGGATAGACGAAAATATATCTCGTATTAGAGAGTTGTATATGATTAATTTTAATAACTAAATGGCGGCGATTAAAACTCCCATTATTGTTGTGCCAGTTATCGATAGAAAACCATCAGAGACATTTCCCAATGTTCATGAACATATTGATGATAAGAAGTTTAACAATGTGGAAGATGGTGATGTAATTAGACCGGAAAAACTTATAGTAGTTGCAAAGGATGATCCTGATCATTATAAGGATTATGTATTTATACAATGGACAGGAGGAAATATTAGAAATGACGACAAATATACACACTTCTTTTCAGGATTTTGTAACACCATGTGTACAGATGAAACGAAAAGAAATATTGCTAGACATTTAGCCCTATGGGATTCTAAATATTTTACCGAACTAGAAAGTAAAAAGGTAGAATATGCAGTTATTGTAGAAAATGATAACGTCATTGAGGATATTACGTTTCTCCGCCCAGTCATAAAGGCAATGGGTGAAAAGAAAATTGATATCCTGCAGATGAGAGAACTTATTGCCGGCAATAAAGTTAAAACCGAGTTAGTGATGGAAAAAGATCATGCTATATATACATATACAGGAGGGTATGATGTCAACTTATCTGCCTATATTATTAGAGTAACAACAGCTCTAAACATCGTAGATGAAATCGTAAAGTCTGGAGGTCTATCATCTGGATTTTATTTTGAGATAGCTAGAATCGAAAATGAGATGAAGATTAATAGACAAATTATGGATAACTCGGCTAAATATGTAGAACACGATCCTCGACTTGTGGCGGAACAACGCTTTGAAAACATGAAACCTAATTTCTGGTCTAGAATAGGATTAGCAGCTGCTAAACGCTATCCCGGAGTCATGTATGCATTTACTACACCACTGATTTCGTTTTTTGGATTGTTTGATATTAATGTTATCGGCCTGATTGTAATTTTATTTATTATGTTTATGCTCATCTTTAACGTTAGATCTAAACTGTTGTGGTTTCTTACTGGAACATTCGTTACTGGATTTATCTAATCTTATTCTATACTACTAAAATCAGAACACCAATGTGGTTCCATAAAATAACCACTATATCCTAATTCATTTAACATCTCATTACCACAAGTAATTACATTTTTAGACTTGTGTTTTATCAAGTACTGACAAAATTGTTGAGCAGATGGATCGACCTTTGCCGCCTTTTTAACCATCCATGCATCACCTGTACCGCGCCTAATAGCTTGTGGTAGATATGTTTTCTTATCCAGTCGCATAGCTATAAAATAGGCGCCGAAATCAATACATCTAAATTCTAATAAATCATCACTTCCAGCGGCTAGAAGTCTACCTCTATCACTTTCTAATTTTGTTTTACTATCCGTTAGTGATTTCCAATCATTAACCGTATTTTTAATTCGCATATATTTAGTTAATTCATTAAAGACTGGATTATCAGATGTTTGAAACCAGAGCAATAGCGCACTAATAGCCAAGATAATAACAAAGAATATAACTGTTGATTTCTTGGCTGCCTGTACGCCTTCTATAGCCTTTTCTCTAACGTATTCTAAATTGCAAGCGTTTACCGATAAAGTAGTTTTATCCATTTGTACGTTATAAATGGATAAGAAAAGTTTGTATAAATACTTATTACTCCGTTCAACTGGAGATATGCACAGAGCTAAATCTCCTACTATAATGACCAGAGTAACTAATAACGTGTATTTGGGGAATTATAAAAATGCTATGGACGCACCAACATCGGAAGTTAAGTTCAAATATATTTTAAATTTGACGATGGATAAATACTCTTTCACTAACTCTAATATTAATATTATTCATGTACCATTGGTAGATGATACGTCCACTGATATTAGTCAATATTTTGATGATATAACCGCGTTTTTGTCTAAGTGTGATCAACGAAATGAACCCGTTCTGGTTCATTGTGCTGCGGGAGTAAATAGAAGTGGGGCTATGATTTTAGCATATCTGATGTCTAAAAATAAGGAATCATCTCCTATGTTATATTTTTTATACGTATATCATTCTATGAGAGACTTAAGAGGAGCATTTGTAGAAAATCCATCGTTTAAACGACAAATCATAGAAAAATATGTAATAAATAAGAATTAAAATTCTTCCGTTTCTTCCATTTCTTTTATTTTTTGAGATGATATCTTATCAGATAGTTTTCTTTCCATTCTCATCAGAAGACCCAAGTTAATAAAGTATTTATAATATCCAGTTCCTATATTGGGAACCTTGCTAAAAAAGTGGCAGCTACTATTATCACTAATTGGTTCTGACTTTTTATGAAGAGCTGCATTCAACAATGCTTTATTATCTCCGAATGTAGCTCGCTTAAGAGTACTAGCTGCACCAAACTTGAATTTATTAACTGATTCTGGTTCGTAACTAGCGCATAATAAGCTAGCAAGGAGATCACAAGGCTGATATAGATAGTCAAATCCTTCACCGTATGTGTTTAACATGGCTTCGCACAAGTATCCGCGTGTAGCCTCAATTCCAAAGATATCGTATGTGTTCCAGACTCCAGGATATACGATGACATTCTCTAAATCGAAGGATCCTAGTTCTTTTAGATTCATGAGTTCTACTGTCATCTTATTGAGCTTTTTAGTTTGATTGAAGTCGTCATACCCCGTATAATCAGAGATGGGAATCTTGAATTTACTAATCTTTCCCTTGTTAGCGGCTCCAGGGAGAACCATCATAAACTTACTAAGATTTAATTCCTCTGGTTCTACAAAATTTAGATAAATTGTGAATCTAATATTATTATCATCCTCGATAAATGTCTCCATTCCCCATTCCTTTACGATGACGCTAAAGGATATAAATCTTTCAATCATATATTCAACAACTAATTCGGTAATCTCTGCTCTCTTAATATACAATCTATTGACTACTATATCCACTACATATCTATCATTTTCTTTTCGAAGAGTAATAGTTGGATTTAGTTCTCCAAGACAGACAAATTCGAAATTAATCTTTACAGATTGAAGTTTGGAAATATCGTCAGAAACCAAGGTAATGATTTCAGTCTTGTTCTTACTTAAATTAGTCAAGTTGTTGAACTCGTTAAAACCTAGTTTTTGTTTTACGGCACCACTCTTTTCAGTAGTATGAAAGCTAGACAATGCTTGTTGTGTAAATTTCTCAGATAGTACTTGTGCAGATATGATTCCAATAGGTGTACCTCCTCCAAGAGTATAGTTTAGTTTTTCGTAAAACTTTTCGAAGATAGTGATAGCAGTTTCCTTTGTTATTCTAATTCTAGAAGGATTCAAATGCGTCAAAAATATATACTCTATAAAATCTATATTAGATACAGTAAAGAAGTATTTCTCTCTAACATCATCGATAACGATATGAATCATATCATATAGATCTTTAACTTTAATAGCTTTGTCATCTGTAGTGGGTTTAACAAATACTAGGAAATTAAACGGAGCCAATGTTTTTTTTGCTAGTTTTTGTTTCTGAGAGTATATGAATCCCTGTTTTATTTTACTCCACAAGGCACTGATTTCTAAATACCATGTCATTGACTCATCTGGATAAATTAGATCAACAGGTTTACACATAGATCCTAGAATTTTAGTATAATTAGCAGCGTACTTGATAAGCGTATTACCGAGAACTACTTGACCATATCCGTCGACAACCATATCTTCCATCTTTTTAATGATTTTTCTAGCTAGTGTTCCCGTACGAGAAGTTTCACAGACGATGTCTGTCGATTGAGATCTAGCAACCAACATCGAAAAGTAATATTGAGATCCAGTCAATCCCTTTGTTAAAGAATTAAGAATATAACCTCGTCCTTCGGGATCCTTTGAGTCTGGAAGATAGTAAGGTAATACTCTTCCTAATACCCTAGTCTCAGCAGGTTCGCCATCTATTCTTTGTTGTCCATAAGTTCCAAGAATATACATTAGTTCTGTAGGATTAACTTTATAACCCGCTTTTGCCATTTTCAAGAGATTATTGTCTGGATCGTCAATCAGTGTCTGTCTCATATATTCTTCTATTTCTCTGATATTAAGATTTGTGAGATTTGATAACATTGATTCTACATAATCCGCTTCTAATGTCTTAGATAATGGAATTATCTTTCCGTCTCTTACATCTTTAAGATATTTAGTATATGCTTCTTTGATAAGTTCTATTTTTTCTACGTTAATAGCCTCCAATTTATTAGTAAATGTAGAATTTGGTCTCAAATCTTTAAATGTTACTCCAAAACCATATATGGTTAAATATCGTTTAAAAACATACGATGACTTAATAATAAAATTAATCCCTTCTACATTCGACTTATGATCTGATAAGAGACCGGCTAATGATAAATGTCTCATTGCAACAACAAAGTTACTATCCACATCATTGGCTATAATTTCTCCATCCTTTAATAGACCCGGGTAGTTAATCTTTTCACCTATCAAGTAAGTATAGATATCTCTACCATTAAATTTACATTTGCCTTTAGCATCAAAATCTCTTCCATATTTTCCCAAGATGTTTAATACTTCATCTAAACAAAGATCTTCTATTCTAAACAATGAATAAGCGGCTACGATTTCATCTTGAATAGATCCGTAAACAGGTGCCCCATGAATATCGTGTTTTAGTAATGTTGTCGGATACATGAGAATACTTTGCTCAATTACCGCCTTAGGATTTTGTTCTAGAATCATCCATTCTTCATCCCCATCGAAATCTGCATTCTGAGAGTTTGCAATACCTGGAGATATTCTAATAGTATCTCCATCAGTAGCTCTGATAGATGAGGCGATGACATTATATCGATGAAGAGATGGCTGTCTACCAAAAATGATACTGGTATACTCTCTAACCGCAACTTCTACCCAATCTCCAGGTAATAAATGTATTTTATTTTTAATAAACTTTCCCTGTTTAATTCTAGTTAATTGGTTCAATCGTTTATTAAAGTAAAATTTAACTTGATTGGATGACAATAGTTCTTTTACTTTATCTACGGTAAATGCGTTTACAAATATCTTTTCAGTAAGTGTATTTCTAATATATCCAGGCATACCCACCTCATTAATAGTAATCGATGTACTGGGACCTATTACAGATCTGGCGGTCTGATCTTTTCTTCGTGCAACAATATAGCTTCTAATCATATTATTTTTACCAGATGTGATATATGATAAATTGATACTGTTAGTGTTATTGGAAATAATTTTGATATCATCGTATTCAATAACTGCCTTCTGTATAACCTGTTCATCCGCATTCAAGTTACAATTCTTGACGATCATACCCAATAAGTACGTTAATTCATTCGTCTCCTTTGGAATACTATCTATCCAAAAACTAATAGCGGGTCTAATAATTAACGGAGGGATGGGAAAGTAGTCAGTGTAAAATAAGTTAGCAGGATATTGATGAATCTCCAATAATGGCCAAAATTTTTCATGAATAGAAATTAATTTTTGATAGATGAGAGAATTTGGAACGGTAATATCATCCAACTTGTTGACAAAACAGACCTTTTTTTTTGAAAACGTGATTTTTTGATACGGTTGCATACATTCACTGTTCCAACATGACTTCTTCTTGGACAATATCTTATCCTTTAATTTCCTAAGGGCGCTACCTGATAACTCTTTTAAGTTAATATCGTCAGAATACGGTTCTCGTGAACGTAACAATCCACAATGAATACATATATGATTCAGTAAGCGAATAATTTCTGAGATAAATTCCGGTTTAACTATATGGGTTTTATAAATACTCACTTTACCCCAATGTCCAAAGCATTCCAATTCTGTTTTTCCACAAGTCTTACATAGTGCCCCATCCATAGCTCCGAGTCTACCATCTTTGACAGTGCCAACATCATCGTCGTTTCTGACATGACTAATAGTGATATCTGTAGCGTTAATCTCTTTTTGATCATATAAACTATAAGTAACCTTAGAGATTACGGCCATTTTTATCAAGTCAGTTTCTTTTAATGAAACGAATGTATAACAATCAATTTTCCCTTTTTATTATAACTATAAAAAATAATAGTTATATTTACACTTTAAATTTTTATCATGACGGACGAACAAATTTATGCATTTTGTGATGCCAATAAAGATGATATACGATGTAAGTGTATCTATCCAGATAAAAGTATCGTACGAATAGGAATATATACAAGACTGCCTTATTATTGCTGGTATGAGCCCTGTAAACGAAGTGATGCGTTATTACCAGCCGCGTTTAAAAAAAATATATCTAGATGTAATGTTTCAGATTGTACTATTTCGTTGGGAAATGTTTCCATTACCGATAGCAAAATGGATGTGAATAATGTATGTGGCTCCAAACGAGTAGCCACTGAAAATATAGCTGTCCGTTATCTGAATCAGGATATTAGATATCCTATTATAGATATCAAATGGCTTCCTATGGGATTGATCGCATTGGCTATTTTAATATTTGCATTCTTCTAAAGTAATGTGGTATCATTATAATTATTCTGCTACTGGAATGACTGATCTATCTGCTATCTCTATTCCAGTTACCATGTTATTGCGGAAAAATCTAACAATTTTTAACGGCATGTTAGGACGATAGAGAATCTTAACAACTATTTCTGTTTCTAACATTTTAGGAAGACGGAGTGTTTTTTTACCATCTCCTGTTTGTAGTACACTGTTAACTACGGCAGTTTCCGTTGCATCTAATCTAACAAAACTAGGAAATAAATCAGATATTACCACATCTATGTATAGAAAATTTACAGGAAACTTATTATGACCTTTTTGAAGAAATGATGTTATTATTATAGGCTCTCCATAATCATCATCTACAGGAGTATAATTTACAGATGATTCGTTAAATACCTGAAATACAGTTTTCATAGAATCAATTTTATGTCTAACTATTATTAAAGTAACTAAATCATTATACTCTATTTCTGTAGTATATCTAGATATAACATTTCTACTTATTACCGCGTACGGGTCTCTTGATATTTCTGTTTTTAGACATAGAATCTTTGCTAGATACTTTACGTTGTACTGGTTCATGACTAACTTTTTCAGTTGATGTTGTTGGAATATTTAAGAAACGAAATATAGACTGTTGTAGAAATAATACCTTCGCTTTAGTAGTAGGGAATGTTTTATTACAATATACTGTTCTTAGCATAAAGAACATGTGAAAATAGTCATATTCCTGATTAGGATAATCAAAGTTTACAACTACTCTGTTACGGACGATCTTATTAAGGTAGTACATCTTTTTTTCATAATTTATGGCGTCTGATTTAGTGACACGAGTTAATCTCATGTTCTCACCTGTGTAAATACTTAACAATCTCATTTCAGCCGAATATGAAGGAGCAAATGGTTGCAACATTTTATTACCATGCGGGATATAAAAGTCCTTGATCCATTGATCTGGAAACGGACATCTCCATTTAAGACTCGATGCCACAGGATTTAAAATACTAACCATAATATTTTGTAGTGCGTAATTACTTAGTAGATCTGCCGTACTTGGTTCGTTTCCTCCTCGCTTGGATCGCACATCTGAAATTAAAATAATCTTAGAAGGATGTAATTGTTTTTTGATTGTTCGTAAATACTCTTCATCAACAAACCGAGTCACTAGAGTCACATCACGTAACCCATTTAAAACTGGGTCATGATGACGTCCGTCAATTAACATCCATTTGATGATTACTCCCAAATTATAGAAATGATCACGTAGATAACGTATATGTGTACCAGGAGCCGATCCTATATAGACTACTGTGGCACCGTCCAATATACCGTGACGTTGTAGCTTACTAAGAAAAAATAATTCTCCTAGTAATAGTTTTAATTGTCCCTGATATGGAAGTTTTTTAGCAACCTCGTTAGCACTTTCTGGTTCGTACTCTAACTCGTTATCTATTTCCTCAAAATACATAAACGGTTTATCCAGTGACACAACATCCATTTTTAAGTATTATATTAAAATTTAATCAATGTTTATTTTTAGTTTTTTATAGAAAAATATCATTAGTTGACGTAACACTTTCTGCATACAGATTGATACATATCTTCACCACCAATTATTTCGATCTTAGTTTCAATTCCTAGACGTTTAGAAAACGATGCCTCTTTAAAGCATTTCATACATACGGCTGTTAGTTTCACCACCATTTCAGATAACGGAATGAGATTAGAAATGGTGGTAAAGGGCTTGCGTTGAAACGTTCCATCTAATGCAGCTACTATAACTATTTTTCCATTGTTGGCCATAAGTTCACAAAATTCTACTATGTCTGGAAAGAACTGTCCCTCGTCTATACCTATCACTGAGAAATTGGCAACGGTGTCGACAATAGTCAGTAAATTAGTAGTTTCTATCGCAGAGAAATTATTTCTATCATGAGTCCATACTCCTGTTCCATATCTATTATCGTTAGTATATTTTATGGTTATACATTTATATTGTGCTATCTGATACCGTCTAACTCTTCTAATTAGTTCTGTACTTTTACCAGAAAACATGGGACCGATTATTAGTTGAATATGTCCTCCGTTCATCTCGACAATAAAAAAATTAATTATTGTTCACTTTATTAGACTTTAATATATCCATTACATTAGAAAATACTATATCACGACGAGGATCAATGTATCTAACAGGACCTATGTTTGGCATTATAGATGACTCTTTTTTAAATCGCATCATACTGACTACAAAGTCAAATAAATACCCTTTATTAATTTTAACTCGTCCATCTGTAGCAATAGGAACCTTATTAAATAGTTTTTTAAAATCTTGAGTATCGGTGAATTTTGTCAACTGTCTATATTCCTCTGAAAGAGATTCATAACAATGCCCTATCGCCTCTAGTTTATTTTTTGATTGTATCAATAACAACAATAAAAAATCTAGATATTGTGTGATTTGCAATATATCAGACAATGAAGATTCATCGTCTTGACTAGCTAAATACTTAAAAAATGAATCATCATCTGCTAAGAACATCGTTAACAGATACTGGTTGTGATCCATTTATTGATCGCAAAAGTTTTGCACAATCTTTATATACTATTGGTTTACTATTTATAGATAATGCCGATGATTGAGTTGTTATCCATGGTAATCCGTATATCATTAACTTATTATCTTCACATGCTAGAGTAGCGCGTCTTAATCTATCCATAGGATTAGGTATTTTTCGTTTCGGCATGAAGAACATATTAAATTCCGATCTAAAAAATACATATATTAGAATGAATACGATACATACTTCAAATAAAACTATTAATCTGTGTTTATAAACGCTTAATAACGAATGTTTAAATGTTGGCTCTATAAACACAGGACTAAAGTGTACATTAGGAACATTCTCCATTTATAGTAATCAATCCTTTGTTGGAATATCTGTTAGCGGAATATTCTTTTTAACACATTCCAATAGTCCAAGAAAATCGTTTAATCTAATAGGTTCTTGTAGAGGACTAGCGCTATATGCTTCTAGTTCCTTATTAGTACTAAGCTTCTCCAGTTTATTTTTATTAGTGAATCCATAAATGGCGTTCAATCTCATAGATGTTGACGGAGAATACACATTTAGGATATTGATGCCGGCGTATTTAGCCATCAAAGCCTTGTTATCTCCGATAGGAGTATACTCTGTAGATACTGATTCCATGTTTTCTTTATAAATATTAATCTTTTTACGGGTTTCAAAAATACACAATATAGGTGAGGATCCTTGACGAAAGATAACCATATTCTTATTCTTCCGCCTACTGCTTTTCTTTGGAATAACTGCAGTCATATCTGTATTGTTGATGATAAGAGGCATGACTTCGTTGTTAGGATCCAAGAAATAGTTCTCGATGCCCTCGATAGTTAGTTTATCATCACCTAGACCCAAATTGTTTCTTATGTTATACATTGTGGTAAACATTGCTCCTGTGATATTCTCATTATGAATCAACTCTAACTCATATTTTGACATCGTTCTAGGTACTATATTAAATATAGAAAGCATCGATCTTGGAAATTTAGATTTTGCACCAGCAATAATCATCTGTAATTCGTCATAATCAGACATACTTCCTGCACAAAATATAGTATCTTCTTCAATGAGGTTTTCTAGTAGTAGACTCATTTAGAGAAGTTTTTTTTGTGATAAATGAATACTCGTACCGATATCACAAACGATAATATTGACAAAAATCCAAACAAACCGGATGAAAGGAATAATATATACAGGAATGAGAGAAATAGATTCAATGATGGTAACAATAGGTCTAGGCCTAAACCTAAACAACCTAGACAAGATAATAAAAGTAAAGAAGAGTTTGGAGATTTTATAAATATCAGGCTATGCGCATATGAAAAAGAATACTGCAATGATGGATATCTATCTCCTGCGTACTATATGTTAAAACAGGTGGATGATGAAGAAATGAGTTGCTGGTCTGAACTATCGTCGTTAGTGAGATCCAGAAAGGCTGTAGGATTTCCTCTATTAAAGGCTGTTAAACGTATTTTTCATGGATCCATGTTGTATTTTGAACAGTTCAAAAATAGTAAAATAGTGAAACTAACTCCACAGGTCAAATGTTTAAATGATACTGTTATTTTTCAAACAGTCGTTATTTTATATTCAATGTATAAACGAGGAATATTCTCTAATGAATTTTGTTTTGATTTGGTTTCTATTCCAAGAACTACAATTGTTTTTTCTGTTAATCAATTAATATTTAATATTTGTACTGATGTATTGGTGGTATTGTCTATTTGTGGTAATAGGCTCTATAGAACAAATCTACCACAATCATGTTACTTAAATTTCATACACGGACATGAGACAATAGCCAATAGAGGATATGAACATACCAATTACTTTTTTGAATGGTTGATAAAAAATCACCTGTCGCTATTAACTAAGCAAACATTAGATATTCTTAAAGTAAAGAAAAAGTATGCTTCTGGAGCTCCAGTAAATAGGTTGCTAGAACCTGGTACACTGGTATATGTACCCAAAGACGATTATTATTTCGTAGGTATATCACTTACCGACGTATCAATTAGTGATAACGTTAGAGTATTATTTTCCACCGATGGGTCAGTATTAGAAATAGAAGACTTTAACATAAAGAATTTATTTATAGCAGGCGAGATGTTTGTTAGGACTCAGTCTAATACCATCATAATATAAAGTAATAAAAAATAGTTAATGTGATAACTAGAGCCACCAACGACAATAACATATGAGTGTTTCTCCGTACTAGACGTACCGAAAAAATATAAATTACTATAACAAATAATAGAATGTCAATTAATAACCTAATCAATGGTCTAAGTATTGCTGGACATTGATGCTCTAGACCGTGTATAACAAAATCCACAAATTTTTCATCTGATATATTTTGTTCCACAATATCATCTAGACGATTTGCAATAACGTCCATGTTAACAATCTGTTATTAAGTTATATCAATATATTTTCAGTTTTGTATATCAGTGGTGGCGATAACCATAGGAGAAGTTCTAAAGAATGTGTCCATGTATGTAGTCCAATGGACGTTTTCCTTATTGGCCAGTATAATTTTGATTTTATCATTTGTAGACGTGAATAGCATACGCTTAGCGTAATACATAAATAATGCGGCCAATATCACGACAGCAATAACTATCATATAGAATTGCACTCCTGTACCCGCGACTTGTCTAGGGGCTATTTGTGTGGTTGCCTTGGTAGTCAATTGCATCAATGCCTTTATGGCACAGTTTCCTTTACTAGATCCGGTATTAATAAATTCCAAATTTGTTGGAGATCCTGGAGCTCCGTAACATTCATCTATAATTACATTTTGTATCTTTAATTTATTATCGACGATGGCGCTAGAATTACAAGTCTGCTTAACATAATTTTCGAAATCTCTAACTACGGTGTTTACACTCGTTTGAATATTTAACGCTGCCGTAAACATAGCGGGTACGTAGGCTTTCTGTTCCGGTGTTAACGAACTATATGTTTCTGTGGCGGCTGATAGAACAGCATCCAGCTGAGCATCAGCATCTGCAGAACACATGTTTTTAACACTAAGATTACATCCATGATTCTGTCGTATATAAAAATTTCCAATTTCTATATCACATTTTGTTTGAGCGCTAGCATTAGCTTCTTGTTCTAATTTAGATGAGATACGTTCGCTTAGTGTGTTAACAGTTGTTTGGATACTTGCTGCGGCACCCATTTAAATAGCTACAATTAGTATCCATATTACTAAGAGAGATAATAAACTAATCAAATGTATTTTTATATCGAATGAGTGTTTTATATTATGTTGAACTACTTTTGCTCTATTAACTGGAACCGTAGAAAATCTATTACTACCACTTAATCCACACGATAATCTCAACGAGGAAGTTTTATCCATCTGTAAGTTATTCACGCTCGTATTACATCGTACAATATTACAAAGTCCTAAATTATTATAATTACGAGTTAGTAAGAAATTAACATTTGCATTGGAACATTCAGGATCCCAGCATTCTCTAGGTTCTGCGTGTTTTAATGCCTCTTCCAATTTACTTCTATTTGGATAACTACATCTCATGTATTGTTGTTTAAAATCAGCTGACTGCTGTCTCAAGATATAGTCTAGCATATCTTTACTATCTTCTGTATTGTGTGCGCGTAAATGGTGCAAAAATGATTCACATATTGGTATACTAGCATCTTTAACACATAACTGTTGCATCTTATTATACAGGTTTATTAACGATTGTTGACCCTCTGCCGTTCTATCGCTTCTATTAAATGCCGATCCTATCCATTGATGACATATGTTTGTTTCGAATGTATCTCCGCGACACCAATCGAATAAATCAACATCGCATTTACTAGTATCGTGCATATCTGGCCAACATGATTCTAATACTGCGTCATCTACATACTTGTCGAATATTTTTCCATCCTTCTTCCAGTAATGAGTACGATTAAAAGTGCGACAGCAATTGGGAGCAGTGCCATTATACCGTTCCCTTAGCAATGCAGAAAGACCTCCTGGTCCAGTGTTTACTAATCTAAACTCTGGATATCGTTTCTTTACTTTATCTTCTCGATCTTTTGTTAATGGTCCTATATGCACATATTCTAAAAGTTTAGCAGGTGCTATTACATCATGCATTTTATCAACATTTAATAACATTTCATCAGTGGGTATTCCTGGAGGAGGATCCCGTTTAGGAAGCGGCGCACTTACTCCACCACCCATATTTATCTCATTGAAAGTATCAATCTAAAAACGCCATAAAGATGTTAATCTTAAATGATTGAACTCTATCCGAAAACAACATTCCTAGAATATTATCGTCATTATCCATTACAATCCTGGTTTCAAACACATTAACTCTCTTTTTAAATCCTCTTAGTTTATTAAGCGAAGAAATAGCCATTTTAAATGAAAACTTTTGAAGTTCTTGCGAACATTCTGTCATAGAATATTCTCTCGAAAATGCATCTGTATTACCCGGAGTCTTCATAATAATATTGTCGTCTTTAAACATAATAGCCAAATGCTGATACTGACTGATACACTTGATAAAGCCCAACAACCATTCTAGATGAATTACTGTTCTTCCACAACACTTTTCTTCATATCTATGAAAGTTAAACACATAGGACTTGTGTTGATCAATGCTTAGGGAAATACTAGTATCTGTCCTAATGGGCATCAATTCCTTGTTACAGTCTACACTTACTATGTGGTAACTAGAAAGTTTTACTAGATTATTTTCCAAATCAGGTTCTATATCTATAATGGCATCATTATGAAAACTACATAGACACGATTTTACCTTCGATACCGGGAGATTAAACACAATATTTTCAGCACCCCTGTAGAACACAGATGCACTGAGTGGTATAATTGCCCAAATATTTACTGATCCGCCTAAGGCGGCAAAAATATACATTAATTCATCAGTAGAGTCTACGTTTATAGATACTTCTTCACTGAATTCTGAAAAATATGCGACTATTTGACGCAGTTTATCGATTTTTATACGGATGCTCATTTTAAATTTTTGTAAATTATTTAAAGTTAAATGGCTTCAGAACAGCGTCGTTCTACTATTTTTGATATAGTTTCAAAATGTATAGTGAATTCAGTATTAAAAGATATATCTATTAATGCCGATTTCATAGAATCGAAGGCCAAACAATTGTGTTACTGTCCTGCATCGAAAAAGGAAGCCGTAATTAATAGCATCTATAATTGTTGCGAATCAAGCATACAAGTAACGGATAGAAATCATCTATTAAGAGTATTAGATAATCTCAGATGTCATTCAGCTCATGTATGCAATGCAACAGAATTTTGGAGACTATTTAATTCACTGAAACGATTTACACATACTATCTCATTCTTTAATACATGTAGACCCACTATCTTGGCTATATTAAACACTTTGATAACAATGATTTTATCTAATAAGTTATTGTACGCTGCAGAAATGGTAGAGTATCTAGAGAATCAATTAGATTCATCAAATAAATCAATGTCTCAAGAACTGGCCGAGTTATTGGAGATGAAATATGCACTCATTAATTTGGTACAATATAGGATCTTACCGATGATTATGGGCGACCATGTAATTGTGGCTGGATTTTCAGGTAAAGAACCCATTTCTGATTATTCTGTTGAGGTGGATAGGTTGATGGAACTACCAGTTAAAACCGATGTAATTAATACAGCGTATGACTTTTTAGCCAGAAAAGGTATAGATACTAGCAATAATATGGCGGAATATATGGCTGGATTAAAGATAGAAGAGATCGAAAAGGTAGAAAAATATTTACCAGAAGTTATTTCCACAATTAGCAATAGTAATGTATTAAAGGGTAAGAAATCATCAATATTTCCAGCCAATATTAATGAGAAGCAAATAATGGAATGTTCTAGAATGTTGGATATGGGTAATCAATACTCTAAAGGATATAAAACTGATGGAGCTGTTACTAGTCCATTGACCGGTAATAATACTATTACAACATTTATACCAATTTCTGGATCGGATATGCAAAAGTTTACTATTTTAGAATATCTTTATATTATGAGAGTAATGGCCAATAATGTTAAGAAAAAGAATGAAGGCAAAAATAATGGAGGTGTAGTTATGCATATTAACTCACCCTTTAAGATAATCAATTTACCAAAATGATAAATTCTCAGAATCATATATTTTTATCCATCTATTATCATCCGTAAAATTTTGGCTTAAAAAAATATCTTTACCCAATAATCTTTTAGAAGATATTTCTATACCGGCATTTTTATATGATCCGGCTACCAATTTAAAACAATACATTCTATCATTACTAAATCCGTATGGAATACCCAATAACGATAATGAAGTATCAGCTGCTATTTTCATAACTTGAATATTTTCTAACATGTATACTTTTGCACTAAGATATCCGTTAAAAAAATTGTCCAATGTAACTAAACGAACTCCTTTTCTATATGTAGATTCTATCACAAAGTGTTCTGATAAAATCGTGCCATAGTAAATACCTGCATGTTTTTCTATTGATGGATTCAAATGGCTAGTTAATGACATGTTATAATTGATAAAAATAATAGAACCTCTAGGAGCATATTTCTTAATAAAATCAACAGGATTCATTATTAGTTTATATCCAATAGAGGTTGTACAGTTAGATTACGTTGAGGTTCTATTTGTGTAGATAATTTTAACCTACAACATTCGTTTTTTACAGTAACGAGTACATTTTTCAATGATTTTTTTAGTATAATCAACTTATATCGTTCATGGGAAATATCTTTACCGCATGTAGAACACACTAGTTGGAAAACCATTTTGATCTAATAACCTATATTTATTATATTATCACTTTTAATATTGGATATTAAAATACTATCATTGAAGTAGAAAGAATTATTTACACTCAATAGTAAATTATTTTTATATATACCGAATACTAACGTTTCACAATTTTCATGAACGTATCCAAAAATCGACGATATAGATTTTATAACATTGATATCTGATTTAGTATTATCAAAATCTATATACGATGACAATGTTTTAACATCATCAACACTTACTTCTCTACGTGGTTCTAATGCATACATCAATTGACATTGTAATGGTATCGTTTCTAAATAAGATGATGATTTAAACTCGTTCCATTTTTTATCCAATGCAGAAAATATAAATTCTTGAACAGTGCATTGGCAAGGAGTAATATACGAATAGACGTCGTTTAAATTGGCATAATCGTTTATAAAAGTAATAATTTCATGAACATCTACATTTGATCTAGTCTTTCTATAATAATTTTTAATTGCCAAACTGGTTACTATATTATCAATTGTAAAATCAGTAAACAATTGCATTTTCTTTAAGTTGTTAAGTGTTATAGATGCTCCATATAGTCCTGGAAAGAAATCGCATCCATTCACCAACGCTGTTAATTTTGATAAATAACTATCTTCAGCCGTAGGTATGAATTTAAATAATTGAGTCAAGTTTTTTATCATCTTAGGATGATTATCCACTGAAGCAAATAACATAGTATCTTGATCAGTGCTTATTATCAACGGCCATTCTCCTACACTAGATAAATGTTTTTTTGCCTCTATACACATAACAAATTCTGCGTCTCGTGAGTCACAATAAAACAATGTAACATGTTCGTTATCGTTGAAATGAGATAGGATATCATTTAGCGACATTTTTATATTATCCGAATCGGATAAAAATATTTGAAATGTGAGTTTATCGATTTTTAATTGCATTTCTGCCTTTATTTCTTCTTCCATAAATCCAGTATCTTGTAATTTGGATTTGCATTTCTCTAATTCTAATATTTTTCTATCCTTTGTTAATCTAGAAGATTCTCGTCTCTTGTCTCTAACTACTTGTTTAATTTTTATAGTCCCCCTATCGATAAAGAGAGTTACATGACCTCCTTTTCTTATCCATCCGTTTACATATTTTATGAATACAGTAGTTAACTCTTCTAAATTTCTAACACAATTAGCTACAGCTATATAAATACTCATTGTATCCACAAATATTCCATTATATATTTTGTGTGAATCATCCTCTAATAACGTCAGTGATTTATTTTCCAACAGTAACGATTTTAAGTTTTTGATACCCATAAATGAAGAACGTACTAATTATTTTCGGTAAACCTTATTGCAGTATTTGTGAGAACGTAAGTGAGGCAGTTGAAGAATTAAAATCAGAGTATGATATACTCCATATTGATATATTATCATTTTTTTTAAAGGATGGCGATTCGAATATGTTGGGTGACGTTAAGCGAGGAACCCTAATAGGAAACTTTGCAGCTCATCTATCTAATTATATCGTTTCCATTTTCAAATACAATCCAGAAACAAAACAAATGGCTTTTGTGGATATTAATAAATCATTGGATTTCACCAAAACCGATAAATCACTGGTGAATTTGGAAAGTCTAAAATCAGAAATAGAAAAGGCAAATTATGGAGTTTGGCCACCTGTTACAGAATAAAATATTTTTTTGAGTATTTTGTTTATTGTTCCACTTCCTTTATCAAATAGATTTTGTAATATTTGATAATTTATTGGATCAGTTAGCTCGTCTATACATTTTTTAGTAACGAGTACATCAATCTTTTTGTTTGTTGTTATATGCGACGTTGTATACGCCATAAATGTAACTTTTGAAAATCCGCAAAGAATTAATTTTGATCCAGTTATGGGAACACGTTTAGTAGAATATGTATAAATCTGAGGAGTATACTCTTTGAGAAGATATTCTATTAACTCATCATTAGCTTGTCGAATATATATATTTGTATCCTTTATAACAACTATACCTTTTAGGTTATCACCTAATTTATAACACGGTCTTATACATTTAGAATACTTGTATAATCTAAGATAAATTAAATCCCGAAGTGCTGCATCGTGAAATTCCATACTTAATTCATCAGATAAATCTACATGTTCAAATACTTTAGAAATATACTGATGATATTTTCTATCCGGAAAGTAACTTATTAAGTCGTCGTAAGTTATTTCAAATCCTCTACATAAGGACGATACTCTCTCCAACGATTCCTTATCTTCTGTAAGTAGGAATTTAGACAAATTGAACAAAATTAGATCTCTAAATGGCATCTTTATTATATCTTATTTTATTTTTGTTATTCGTATGTATTTCTTACTATTTTACATATTATCCTACTAATAAACTTCAGGCAGCTGTTATGGAAACAGATAGAGAAAATGATATATTTAGAAAGAGAAACGAAGAAATACCTACTAGATCATTAGATGCGGCAATATTCACCGATGCATCGACTGTGGTAAGTGCGCAAATACACCTATATTATAATTCGAATATTGGCAAAATTATAATGTCATATAATGGTAGAAAATACACCTTTAATTTATACGATGATAACGATATACGAACATTACTTCCTATTTTACTCCTTAGTAAATGATAGTCTTACCGAATAAAGCTCGTATTTTTATCAATGATCGAATGAAAAAGGATATATATTTGGGAATTTCTAATTTCGGATTTGAGAATGATATAGATGAGGTATTAGGAATTGCTCATTTGCTGGAACATTTGCTCATATCCTTTGATTCCACTAAATTTTTAGCAAACGCTTCCACATCTAGAAGTTATATGAGTTTTTGGTGTAAATCCATTAATTCGGCTACAGAGTTAGACTCAATAAGAACATTAGTTTCGTGGTTCTTTTCTAACGGAAAACTTAAAGATAATTTTTCCCTTTCTAGTATACGATTTCATATTAAAGAATTAGAAAATGAATACTATTTTAGAAATGAAGTATTCCATTGTATGGATATACTAACGTTCCTCAGTGGAGGCGATCTATATAACGGTGGAAGAATAGACATGATAGACAATATTAATATAGTTCGTAATATGCTAGTTAATAGAATGCAACGGATATCAGGATCTAATATAGTAATTTTTGTAAAAAGATTAGGGCATGGAACATTGGATTTCCTTAAACAGACATTTGGTTCACTGCCTATGTGTCCGGATATCATCCCTTCATCTATTCCAGTAAGTACAAACGGTAAAATAGTCATGACTCCATCACCTTTTTATACAGTTATGATAAAGATTAACGCTACATTAGATAATATTTTAGGGATAATGTATTTATATGAAAGTTACCACTTAATAGACTATGAGACAATAGGTAACCAATTATATTTAACAGTATCCTTTATCGACGAAGCTGAATACGAAAGCTTTATTCGTGGAGAATCAATATTACAGATTGATCAATGTCAAAGTGTCAATATGAATTATAACGATGATTATATGATGAATATCTATTTGAATTTTCCTTGGATATCACATGATTTATTTGATTACATTACACATATTAATGATGATAGTCAATCAATATTATTATCTCTGAAGAATGAAATATATTCTTCTATAATTAATAGAGATATAATTGTAATTTACCCAAATTTTAGTAAGGCCATGTTTAATAACAGAGACAGCCAACAACATCCGATAGTGGTTCTCAATGCATCAGACGATGGATTAGTTAAGAAACCTTATAGAAGCATACCTCTGATGAAGAGGCTAACATCTAATGAAATATTTATACGATATGGGGATTCGTCTCTCATGGATATGATAACATTAGCATTATCTAAACGTGATATATCGTTAAAACGAAATGCTGAAGGAGTACGTGTAAAACATAGTTTTTCAGCTGATGATATACAGGCCATTATGGAATCTGACTCTTTTTTAAAATACAGTAGATCAAAACCAGCAGCGATGTATCAATATATATTTCTATCATTTTTTGCAAGTGGTAATTCCATAGATGATATATTAGCAAATAGAGATTCTACATTAGAATTTTCTAAAAGAACTAAAAGTAAAATTGTATTCGGTAAAAATACTAGATATGACGTTACTGCAAAGTCTAGTTTTGTGTGTGGTATAGTAAGAGGTAAATCGTTAGACAAATCGTCTCTCGTTGAAATGATGTGGGATCTTAAGAAGAAAGGATTAATCTATTCTATGGAATTTACTAATCTTCTGAGTAAGAATACATTTTATCTGTTTACATTTACTATTTACACAGAAGACGTATATAATTATCTAAAGAATAATAAACTTTTTTCTGCAAAATGTTTAGTTGTTTCTACAAAAGGAGATGTGGAAGATTTTTCATCGCTAAAAAAAGATGTTGTTATCAGAGTTTAATTATCATCTACTGGTACAAACATAGAATCAGAAATCATATTCATATATCCATTTAGACATCTATGATAATATATAATCGCGTTTGTTCCACTATAGACACCAAATAATATTTTACAAAAATGTATGCATGTATTCTCATCTTTATGTTTAGAATTTAAAATCTTAACTCGCAAATTTAGAGATAAAATGGCGTCTTTTACGGCGTTAGTTAATTCTCCAGTCCTCTCAAAGTTATCCAACTCTTTGGCTAAAATAGGACTTAACACATAAAGTTTTGCATATTCTATCATCTTCATATAATAATTCGATAATAATTTATTCCATGTTTCTGGACTAATATCGAATGATTCTATATATTCTTTTGTAAGCCATAGAATATCCAAATTAGTAGGAACTATAAATAAATCTTCAGGAAGTTTCAGATTAAATTTATTAGCGTATAATATATAATTATGTAGAAATTCAGAATCTATACGCTGGATAGATTGCATATAAGACAGATCATAGAAATAAATATATGTCCCTGGATTAACTCTTCCCACTCTTCCCTTTCGTTGCTCTCGCATAGATCTAGAGATAAATTTTTGTGATCCTCCGAATGGAGCAGGAACGAAAACCCTACCTGTATCGTAAATGTGTGTAACATTACGAATAGTAACGCTGGATTCCAAGTAAGGTGTTGAAATAATTATAGACACATCAGGAGACGAATATACTTTTTCTAATATATCATCTATATCTAAGATTTTACCATGAATAATATAAATATCGTATGGTATTCTTTTTTCTAAATATTCTTTATACTCATGACATTGTGATACGGTTGCCACAAATATTATACCAGATGATCCATTAGGAGGAGTATACATTTGTATAGCTGTGACCAAATTTCGCTTTTCTTCTTCTATGTATGCCATTCTATACGATGGACTTATCTTATTATGAATAAATACCTCAGTAATTTTAAACAGTGTTTCTCCAGGAATATGTATAAATACAGGGTTTGGTAAAAAAACTTTTAGTCTTTCACGGTCATCTTCTAATGTAGCCGTCATTAAAAACATAGAATCTATCTTCGAAATATGTTTTCTTGCAACTGCTATGATAATATCACCTATTTGATCGTGTTCATGTACTTCGTCTATAATAAGAGTTCCATAGCTAAATAGTTTTGTTAGAGATAACTTGTGGGTAGAAAATATAATTCCGTACTTTTTTGGATTTTTATTTATGAATTCGTCTGGTATCGAGCCATACCGTAAAGAAACAGGAGATCCATCTAGTGTCTTAAATCCCAATGATTTTAAGATGGTATTGCTATGAAGTCTAACCAAAGCTATTCTAGGAAGAGATAAAATAACAGGTCTTTCGTGAAAGTCAGTGATTTTATCAAGAGTCGGGAATCCACCAAACAAATAATTAAACCAAAGTAATAACTTGGGTACTTGTGAAGTCTTACCCACTCCTGTTCCTCCAGTTAAGACTACAGGTCTATGAGAAATCCATGCTGAAAATATCTCTCTTTGTGCTTTAGGAGTCAATGATGCAAGGGGAATTTTACTAAATGGATACTTATTCCCTAATACACCCACAGTGTCTACTCGTTTACCTACGGCATTGACGAATATATTTAGACTATTACCGGCTTCCAATAATCCTCTTAATATATAATCATCAAATGAATTAATGTCTATATTCATTGTACATTTTATAAAACTATAACACTCAAAGCTTAAGGTAACTCCATTTGATAAATATCTCTTAGATATCAAGTTTACATGTTCTGGTTTTCCGATTAATGGAGGATCTATTTTCTCGCCACGTGCCTCAGTACTAACTTTATATACTCCTCTGTGTTTTATAACATGTGCATTATTCCATCTATGTTTTATAATTGGAAACACTGCCAATAAGAAGCGTTCACGTTCCTTTTTTGTCATATTACTAAATTCATCTTGTGTATATTTGTAAGAGAATATATTAACACAGTTTGGAAAAAAGAAGATATCTGGTAAATTCTTTTCCATGATAAATGGATAGATATACAGATTTAGTTATTAGTAAAATACCAGAGCTAGGGTTTACAAATTTATTATATCACATATATTCACTAGCTGGATTATGTAGCAACATAGATGTATCTAAATTTTTGACAAATTGTAATGGATATGTGATGGAGAAATATGATAAATCCGCAACCGTAGGTAGAGTATCATGTATTCCTATCGGTATGATGTTGGAACTAGTAGAGTCCGGACACTTAACTAGACCTACAAGTAACGACGAACTTGAACAAAAGAAAGAATTGACTGATGAGTTAAAGACTAGATATCATTCTATATACGATGTCTTTGAGTTGCCGACTAGTATACCATTGGCATATTTCTTCAAACCCCGACTGAGGGAAAAGGTATCTAAGGCCATAGACTTTTCACAGATGGATTTAAAAATAGATGATCTATCACGCAAAGGAATACATACTGGTGAAAATCCAAAGATAGTCAAGATGAAAATAGAACCAGAGAGAGGAGCATGGATGAGCAATAGAAGTATTAAAAATTTAGTATCTCAGTTTGCATACGGTTCCGATGTAGATTATATAGGGCAATTTGATATGCGGTTCTTGAACTCATTAGCTATTCATGAAAAGTTTGACGCGTTTATGAATAAGCATATTTTGTCGTATATACTCAAAGACAAAATTAAAAGTTCTACCTCTAGATTTGTAATGTTTGGATTTTGTTATTTGTCACATTGGAAATGTGTAATTTATGATAAAAAACAATGCTTAGTATCATTTTACGATTCCGGCGGTAACATTCCTACGGAATTTCATCACTATAATAATTTTTATTTCTATTCATTTTCTGATGGTTTTAACATAAATCATAAACATTCCACATTAGATAATTCTAATTGTGATATAGATGTTTTATTTAGATTTTTCGAATATTCATTTGGTGCAAAAATAGGTTGTATTAACGTGGAAGTCAATCAATTATTGGAATCAGAATGTGGAATGTTTATTAGTTTGTTTATGATATTATGTACTAGAACTCCGCCTAAAAGTTTCAAAACTCTAAAAAAAGTTTATACGTTTTTTAAATTTTTAGCGGATAAAAAAATGACATTATTCAAGAGTATTCTATTTAATCTACAAGATCTATCACTAGATGTAATAGAAACAGATAACACGGGATTAAAAGAATATAAACGTATGGAGAAGTGGACAAAAAAGTCAATCAATGTGATATGTGATAAATTAACTACAAAATTAAATAGAATAGTTGAAGATGAATAATTTTGTTAAACAGGTGGCATCTAAATCTCTAAAACCTACCAAAAAATTAACTCAGTTAGATGAAACAATATCCTTAAACGAATGTATAATATCCTTTAACTTGGATAATTTTTATTATTGTAACGATGGATTATTTTCTAAACCAATTAACACTCCGGAAGATGTACTCAAGTCACTCTTGGTAATGGAATCATTCGCATACGAGAAAATGATTATCAAGGGATTAATAAAAATACTAATTACTAAAGCATATATTAATGATATTTATTTTACTCCATTTGGATGGCTAACGGGTTTAGATGAGAATCCTGAAACGGACGTGGTAATAAAACTAATTTTTAACTCATCATTAATATCTATCAAGTCCCAAGTCATAGAATATTTACAACCATACAATATCAATAACCTATCTATTCTTACCACCGAAAAAGAATTAAATATTAATACATTCAACATTCCTGATTCTATACCTATATCAATAATTTCATTTTTCCCATTTGATACAGATCTTATAGTGATAATTTTATTCTTCGGAGTATGTAATGATTCTTATTGTGGAATAAGTTATACAAGTCCGAAAGAGAGACTACCGTATGTAATCGAAATACTTAAACCATTAGTTTCAGAAATTAACATGTTATCCGATGAAATAGGTAGAACATCATCTGTTAGAATTTTTAACTCTAGTAGTGTTAAAAAATTTCCAACTACTACATTGACGTCCATCTGTGAAATTGTTTACCCATTTGATGAATCGCTATTTCCAACACCGAAAACATTTACCCAGCTAAATGCCAGTCCATATATTCCCAAAAAGATAATTTCACTATTGGATTTACCTTCTAATGTAGAAATACGAGCGATATCCAGAGGTGGAGTAGATTTTATCACTCATATTAATAACAAGCGTCTTAATACAATTTTAGTAATTGCAAAGGATGGCTTTTTAAAAAACTCTACATTTTCTGGAACCTTTATAAAGGAGAATATTATCTGGAAAGGTATCTATACTTATAGAATAATCAAGTCTAGTTTTCCAGTTCCTACTATTAAGTCAGCTATAACTAATAAAAAAAAAATATGTAAGAAACATTGTTTCGTTAATTCTCAGTATACAACTAGGACTTTATCACATATTCTTTGATCTAATTTTTAGATATAAATGGCGGATGCTATAACTGTACTAACTGCTATCGGAATAACTGTATTAATGCTTTTGATGGTAATCTCTGGAGCCGCCATGATAGTTAAAGAATTAAATCCTAATGATATATTCACTATGCAATCATTAAAGTTTAATCGAGCGGTAACGATTTTAAAGTATATAGGACTCTTTATCTATATACCAGGAACGATCATTTTGTATGCTACATACGTTAAATCCTTATTAATGAAAAATTAAATAATTTCTCTTATACTAAACGACGATGTTCGTCATTAAACGAAATGGATGTAAGGAGAATGTCATGTTTGATAAAATCACATCTCGTATTAGAAAATTATGTTATGGTTTGAACACCGAGTTTGTAGATCCTATCAAAATAGCCATGAAAGTTATTCAAGGGCTATATAACGGAGTTACTACTATAGAATTAGATACTTTAGCGGCAGAAATAGCAGCCACCTGCACTACACAACATCCTGACTATGCAATTCTAGCTGCTAGAATAGCCGTATCGAATCTACACAAGGAAACAAAAAAACTATTTAGCGACGTAATGGAAGACTTATTTAACTATGTTAATCCTAAAAATGGAATACGATCTCCAATTATTTCTACCACTGTCATGGATATTGTTACCAAATATAAGGACAAACTAAATTCGGTTATTATTTACGAAAGAGACTTTTCATACAACTATTTTGGTTTTAAAACTTTGGAAAAATCATACTTGTTGAAAATAAATAATAAGACTGTAGAACGACCTCAGCATATGTTGATGCGTGTCGCTGTAGGAATTCATCAATGGGATATAGAAGCAGTTATTGAAACATACAATCTACTTTCTGAAAAATGGTTCACTCATGCATCTCCTACATTGTTTAATGCAGGAACTGTTCATCATCAAATGTCTAGCTGTTTTCTTCTTAACATGATGGATGATAGTATAGAGGGCATCTATGACACATTGAAACGCTGTGCTCTAATCTCTAAAATGGCAGGAGGAATAGGCCTATCTATTAGTAATATTCGTGCATGTGGAAGTTATATTTCTGGAACAAATGGTACATCTAACGGCATTATTCCAATGTTGAGAGTTTATAATAACACTGCCAGATATATAGATCAGGGAGGTAATAAACGACCGGGTGTTATGGCGATATATCTAGAACCATGGCATTCTGATATTATGGAGTTCCTAGATCTTAAAAAGAATACAGGAAATGAAGAACGTAGAACCCGAGATCTATTTATTGCTCTATGGATACCTGATCTCTTTATGAAACGGGTTAAGGAAGATGGTGAGTGGTCATTGATGTGTCCGAATGAATGTCCTGGTTTGGATGATGTTTGGGGAGATGAATTTGAACGGTTATATACACAATATGAAAGAGAGAAGCGATACAAATCTATAATAAAAGCTAGAGTCGTCTGGAAATCTATTATCGAATCACAGATTGAAACTGGAACTCCGTTTGTTCTTTATAAGGACTCATGTAACAAAAAGAGCAACCAACAAAATCTTGGAACTATCAAGTGTAGTAATCTATGCACGGAGATAATACAATATGCCAATGCTAATGAGGTAGCCGTTTGTAATCTAGCATCTATAGCTCTTAATATGTTTGTGATAGATGGAAAATTTGATTTTCTCAAACTAAAGGACGTGGTTAAAGTAGTTGTCAGAAATCTCAATAAAATTATAGATATTAATTATTACCCTATTCCAGAAGCTGAAATTTCCAATAAGAGACATAGACCTATTGGTATTGGAGTTCAGGGACTAGCAGATGCATTTATTCTTTTACATTATCCTTTTGATAGTCTTGAAGCGCAAGATCTTAATAAGAAGATTTTCGAAACAATTTATTACGGTGCGTTAGAGGCGAGTTGCGAACTAGCTGAAAAGGACGGGACTTACGAAACATATAATGGATCATATGCTAGCAACGGAATTCTACAATACGATCTCTGGGATGTTGTACCATCAGATCTTTGGGATTGGAAATATCTAAAAGATAAAATCAGAACACATGGTCTCAGAAATAGTTTATTGGTGGCACCTATGCCGACTGCTTCAACTGCTCAAATTTTGGGAAACAATGAATCTGTGGAACCATATACCAGTAATATTTACACTCGAAGAGTATTGTCTGGAGAATTTCAAATTGTTAATCCTCATCTCCTTAGAGTTTTAACCGAGAGAAAATTGTGGAATGATGAGATCAAGAATACAATTATATCTGATGGCGGATCCATTCAAAATACAAATCTTCCAGATGATATCAAACAAGTTTTCAAAACTATTTGGGAAATTCCTCAAAAGACCATTATAAAAATGGCGGCTGATAGAGGAGCTTTCATCGATCAAAGTCAGTCGATGAATATTCATATAGCCGATCCGAGTTATTCCAAACTAACAAGCATGCATTTCTACGGATGGAGTCTGGGTCTAAAAACTGGTATGTACTATCTACGTACAAAACCAGCATCCTCTCCCATTCAGTTCACGTTGGATAAGAATAAAATAAAGTCAGTAGTATGTAATTCTGAAATCTGTACATCGTGTAGCGGTTAAACCACCAATTTTTATCTCAAAATGAGAAAGTGAAAATATATATCACTTATTACAAATAAATATATCATTGTCTCGGTTCGACGATGAACAAGGTAATCAAGAAGAGAGAGACGTCCGCGCCCAGACCTTCTGTAACTGATGATTTACAGACTTGTATTGGTGTTATAGAGTATGCCAAGTCGATCAGTAAATCTAGTACAAAATGTATCGAATATGTTACTCTAAATTCTTCACAATACGCAAATTGTTCATCTATCTCTATAAAACTTACGGATAGTCTATCTAGTCAAATGACGTCTACTTTTATAATGTTGGAAGGTGAAACTAAACTTTACAAAAATAAATCTAAGCAAGATAGAGGAGATGCTTATTTTCTAAAAATAAAAGTTAGTGCAGCTAGTCCTATGTTATATCAGCTTTTAGAAGCTGTTTATGGAAACATTAAGAGGAAGGAACGTATTCCGCATTCTTTGCAAAGTCTTTCTGTAGAAACAATTACAGAGAGGACGTTCAAGGATGAGTCCATATTCATCAACAAATTAAATGGAGCTATGGTTGAATATACATCCTCCGGAGAATCATCTATTCTCAGATCTATAGAGGGAGAACTGGAATCTCTAAGCAAGAGAGAAAGACAGTTAGCAAAGGTGATTATCACACCTATAGTTTTCTATAGATCAGGAACAGAAACAAAGATTACTTTCGCTCTCAAGAAATTAATTATTGATAGAGAAGTTGTTGCCCATGTTATCGGGCTCTCTGGAGACAGAGAACGAGTGTCAATGACGGAACATGTCGAAGAAGATTTGGCTCGCAACCTGGGACTAGTAGATATAGATGATGAATATGATGAAGATGGTGATAAAGAAAAGCCAATATTTAATGTATAAATGGATAAGTTGTACACCGCTATATTTGGTGTATTTATGGGTTCCCCAGAAGATGATTTAACAGAGTTTATAGAAATTGTTAAATCCGTAATAGGTGATGATAAAACTGTTAAATCTAATTATAGTCTAAATTGGAGTTGGTTAATTATTGGTATTGTTTTTATAATTCTTGTTCTACTATTAATATATTTGTATTTAAAAGTTGTTTGGTGAACTTAAATGGCGGAATTTGATGATCAACTCGTTTTTAATAGCATCAGTGCACGTGCGTTGAAGGCATATTTCACTTCTAAAATTAATGAAATGGTTGACGAGTTGGTTACTAGAAAATGTCCGCAAAAGAAAAAATCACAATCTAAGAAACCAGAAGTACGTATTCCAGTAGATCTTGTAAAGTCTAGTTTTGTTAAAAAGTTTGGATTGTGTAATTATGGAGGAATACTAATTAGTCTTATTAATAGTCTAGTAGAAAATAATTTCTTCACAAAAGATGGAAAATTGGATGATAATGGTAAAAAAGAACTGGTTCTTACGGATGTGGAAAAACGAATCCTTAATACTATTGACCAATCATCTCCTTTGTATATCGATATCAGTGATGTCAAGGTATTGGCTGCTAGACTAAAAAGAAGCGCAACACAATTTAACTTTAAGGGACATACGTATCATCTTGAAAATGATAAAATAGAAGATCTTATTAATCAGTTGGTTAAGGATGAGGCTATTCAACTGGATGAAAAGAGTTCTATCAAGGATAGTATGTATGTGATACCTGATGAATTGATAGATGTTCTCAAAACTAGATTGTTTAGATCCCCACAAGTAAAGGATAATATTATTTCACGTACTAGATTGTATGATTATTTTACTAGAGTTACTAAGAGAGATGAATCATCAATCTATGTAATTCTAAAGGATCCTAGAATCGCTAGTATTCTGTCGCTCGAGACTGTTAAAATGGGCGCCTTTATGTATACAAAACATAGTATGCTAACTAATGCTATTTCGTCTAGAGTTGATAGATATTCTAAAAAGTTTCAGGAATCATTTTACGAAGAAATTGCAGAGTTTGTAAAAGAAAATGAGAGAGTCAATGTATCAAGAGTAGTTGAATGTTTGACTGTGCCTAATATTACTCTATCAAGTAACGCGGAATAAAAATATTTATAAATATGATCGTTGTAGTTATGTTTTTTATAGCGTTCGCATTCTGTAGCTGGCTATCATATAGCTATCTACGACCATATATCTCGACCAAACAGTTGAATCAGTCGAGATAGTTTTATGTTACTTAAATATTAAAATGGCCGAGGAATTTGTACAAGAAAGATTGGATGATAACAAAGTGACGATTTTTGTCAAGTTTACATGTCCATTTTGTAGAAATGCATTGGACATTCTTAACAAGTATAGTTTCAAAAGAGGATCGTATGAAATTGTCGACATTAAAGAATTTAAACCCGAAAGTGAACTACGTGATTATTTTGAACAACTTACTGGTGATAGAACTGTTCCTAGAATCTTTTTTGGAAAAACTTCTATTGGTGGATATAGCGACCTGTTGGAAATAGACAACATGGACGCATTGGGTGATATTCTATTATCTATTGGTGTACTACGAACAAATTAGTTAATGATCATGAAAATATAAAATACTGAAAAATTATTTACTAGTTATGTCGGCAACATGTTCATGTATCCGGAATTTGTGAGAAAAGCTTTATCAAAGCTTATCTCAAAAAAATTAAACATAGAAAAGGTGTCAATCAAACACCAGCTAGTGTTATTGGATTATGGATTACATGGACTATTGCCAAAATCACTGTATCTGGAAGCTATCAATTCTGATATTCTTAATGTTAGGTTCTTTCCACCTGAAATCGTAAATGTGACAGATATCATTAAGGCTTTACAAAATTCTTGTAGGGTCGATGACTATCTTAAATCTATTTCTTTATATCATAAAAATTCCTTAATGGTTTCTGGACTAAATGTTGTTAAGCTTATGATAGAATACAATCTTCTATCACGTAGTGACTTGGAATGGCTAATTCATGAGAATATAGTCAATGCTGCTCATCTTTTAAAGATTAATGCCTATATGATTAACTTTAAAATAGATCTAACATCTGATGAAATATTTGACGTTGTTAAAGAGGTCCCTGTAGGGTCCGTACTCCATCTATATAATATAGTAAACAATCTAGATTTGGAAATTATTCTTCGTATATCTGATGAATATAATGTGCCACCCATTCACGATATTCTGTTTAATCTCGCCGATGAAGAGAAATGTATCAATTTAGTTAAAAAGTATCCTGTAGATAATGTTATTAATTTTATTAGACAAGATATCAAATATAGTCCCAGATTCATCAACTCAATTAAAGATTTTGTTAACGAGAATCTTCCTACCATGTATGATGGATTAAATGATTATCTACACTCTGTCATTATTGAAGAAGAGTTGATTGAGGAATATAAAATTAAATCTGTAGCCATGTTCAATTTAGTGTATAAAACCGAGATAGAGACGTTGACATCTGAAGAACGGAAATTTGTAGAGACAAATATCGCATATTATGATTTTAGATATAGAAGATTTGCAGATGAATTTAGAGATTTCATTATGAAAACAGAAAGAAGACAGATCACAATGCAATCGGGTGATAGAATCTCACGATCTAGACGACCAAAGTCATGGAGATCAACCATCATTAAAGAGAATACAGATTCTCTGGAGGATATTCTCGAGCATATAGACAATGCTCGACAAAATAGTAAGATATCCATTGATGATGTTGAAAGAATCATTTCATCATTTCGCCTTAACCCATGCGTTGTTAGACGTGTCATGTTAACATCTGTAGATATTAAAACAAAGATAATGGTACTAAAGATTGTTAAAAATTGGAAATCTTGCGCTCTAACCATGACAGCCATCAAAGGAATCATGGTAACAGACACCATCAATACAGTGTTCTCAAAAATTCTTCATTATCATAGAAATATCTTCAAATATCTCACGTCTGTAGATGATAAAGATATTACTACATGTAATTGTTCTAGATGTGTTAATCTTTTCTATAGGGAATTGAAAAGCATAGTGTGTAATTTGGATACCGATGATGGATTATTGGCTAGGTTATACGACCTGACTAGATATGCAGTACATGGAAAAATTAATCAAAATTTAATTGGTCAAAGATGCTGGGGTCCATTAACAGAAATGCTGTTCAACGAGGTTAAAAAGAAGAAACTAAACGATTTAATGGAACACATCAGAATATCCGATATGTTAGTATATGGACACTCACTCAACGAAACTCTTGTTTCATTTACAGATTCTCTATCATTTAAGCTATCTGTCGATGCAATGTCTGTATTAAATGATCAATATGCCAAGGTTGTTATCTTCTTTAATACCATCATAGAATATATGGTAGCTACTATATATTATAGATTGACCGTGTTGAACAATTACGATGGTATCAAACATTTCGTATCCAAAGTGTTACACACTGTTATAGAAGCATGTGGTGTATTATTTTCACATATTAAAGTTCATGATAAAATAGAGCATGAAATGGAGGAGATGGTGGACAGAGGTACAGTGCCTTCTTACCTATATCATTTGTCTATTACAGCCATTTCAATAATATTGGATGATATAAATGGAACTTGTTAATATTTTTTTAGAGACTGATGCAGGAAGAGTAAAGTTTGTAATTAATAATACAGAATCAGTATGTGCATCAGAATTAATAAATAAGTTCGTTGAATTACTAAGTGAATACATAGAAATTGACCAATCAGAATTTTATTTGGTGTTAAAGGATAAAGATATTTTTTATTTTAAGTGTGATAGGGGATCAATTTCTATAGTAAATAATGAGTATTACGTTTTCGACGAACCCTTGTTATTTGTTAAGGATTGTTCTAAAGTAACGGGAATAGAATTCATCGTTACGGAATCTATGCCATCTAGAATTATACCAAAAAATAATTATGCGGTTGTTTCAGTCGTTACCAACCATAAATTTTATGATGGATTAAGCTTATAGTAACGGTTTAACCTTCGATACATCAATTGCATACTTTGGATCAGATGTTAAATTATTAAATAATCTGATAAAAAAATAATAAATATAATTTAGATCATTGCTAGACATAACGTTGTTGTCCTCTATAGCTATACTCGCATGTCGTCTACATGCAGGACATGGAAGAGTACTGACTATTGTATATAGTTTTCGTTTACACGACTCTATGTCACCATCTAGACCCGCTTGTGAAAGTACTATAAAGATAATAGTCCATACCGCTCTTCCCCAATGTTTGGGATTCATTTAAATGAAAATATATTTCTAGATTTTAGAAATGGATGTTCGGTGTATTAATTGGTTCGAATCTCGGGGTGAAAACAGATTTTTATATCTGAAATCTAGATGCCGAAATGGAGAGACTGTATTTATACGATTCCCTCATTACTTTTATTATGTAGTAACGGACGAAACATATCAGTCATTGTCTCCTCCTCCTTTGAATGCGCGGAATATGGGACAGATGAGAACTATCGATATAGACGAGGTAATAAGTTATAATCTAGATATTAAAGATAGAAAATGTTCTGTTTCCGATATGTGGTTGATAGAAGAGCCAAAGAAACGCAACATACAAAATACCACTATGGATGAATTTCTCAATATTAGTTGGTTTTATATTTCTAACGGGATATCTCCAGACGGATGTTATTCGTTGGATGAGCAATATTTGACTAAGATTAATAATGGATGTTATCATTGCGACGATCCACGTAGCTGTTTTGCCAAAGAAATACCTAGATTCGATATTCCTAGATCATATTTATTTCTAGATATTGAATGTCATTTCGATAAAAAGTTTCCTTCTGTATTTATCAATCCGATATCTCATACAAGTTATTGTTATATTGATTTAAGCGGTAAAAGATTATTATTTACACTCATCAATGAAGAGATGTTAACGGAAGATGAAATACAAGAAGCAGTGGATAGAGGATGTTTGAGGATAGCATCTGTTATGGAAATGGATTATGAACGAGAATTAGTTTTATGTTCAGAAATAGTTTTGTTACAAATAGCTAAACAGTTATTGGAACTAACATTTGATTTCGTAGTTACCTTTAACGGACACAACTTTGATCTGCGATATATTACAAATCGTCTTGAATTATTGACCGGTGATAAAATTATTTTTAGATCTCCGGATAAAAAGGAAGCGGTACATCTATGTATTTATGAACGAAACCAATCCAGTCATAAGGGAGTAGGTGGTATGGCTAATACTACGTTTCACGTTAATAACAATAATGGTACTATATTTTTTGATATGTATTCCTTCATTCAAAAATCAGAAAAATTGGACTCTTACAAGTTGGATTCTATATCTAAGAATGCCTTTGGTTGTATGTCCAAAGTGCTAAATAGAGGAGTACGAGAAATGACATTCATTGGAGATGATACAACCGATGCCAAAGGTAAAGCTGCATCATTCGCAAAGGTTTTAACTACCGGTAATTATGTAACCGTTGATGATGATATTATATGTAAAGTAATTAGTAAAGATATATGGGATAATGGATTTAAAGTTGTGTTATCATGTCCCACTTTACCAAATGATACGTATAAATTATCTTTCGGAAAGGATGATGTTGATTTAGCTCAGATGTACAAGGATTATAACCTAAATATAGCCCTAGATATGGCTAGGTACTGTATTCATGACGCGTGTCTCTGTCAGTATTTGTGGGAGTATTATGGCGTTGAAACAAAGACAGATGCTGGTGCAGCAACATACGTGCTTCCACAATCCATGGTATTCGAATATAGAGCCAGTACGGTCATTAAGGGTCCTTTGTTAAAGCTATTGTTGGAGACAAAAACAATCTTAGTTAGATCTGAGACAAAACAAAAGTTTCCATACGAAGGTGGTAAGGTTTTTGCTCCAAAACAAAAAATGTTTAGTAATAATGTCTTAATCTTTGATTATAATAGTCTATATCCGAATGTGTGCATCTTTGGAAATTTATCTCCAGAAACATTAGTAGGTGTTGTTGTTAGTACCAATAGATTGGAAGAAGAGATAAATAATCAACTCTTGCTTCAGAAATATCCATCTCCTAGATATATTACAGTTCGCTGCGAACCTAGATTACCAAATCTCATATCTGAAATAGCTATTTTCGATAGATCTGTAGAAGGAATCATTCCTAGACTATTACGAACATTCTTAGCAGAAAGAGCTAGATATAAGAAGATGTTAAAACAGGCAACTAGTTCTACTGAAAAAGCCATCTATGATTCCATGCAATATACTTATAAAATAGTAGCGAATTCCGTATACGGCCTGATGGGATTTAGAAATAGTGCTCTCTACTCATACGCGTCGGCAAAGAGTTGTACATCTATAGGACGTAGAATGATTTTATATTTGGAATCTGTACTTAATGGATCAGTATTGTCTAATGGTATATTACACTTTGCCAATCCATTAAGTAATCCATTTTACATGGATGATAGAGATGTGAATCCGATAGTAAAAACATCGTTGCCGATAGAGTACGAGTTTCGTTTTCGTAGCGTATATGGAGATACAGACTCTGTATTTACAGAAATAGATAGTCAAGATGTCGATATATCTATAGAGATAGCTAAAGAGTTAGAAAAACTAATCAATAGTAGAGTATTGTTTAATAATTTTAAGATAGAGTTTGAGGCAGTGTATAAGAATCTGATTATGCAGTCGAAAAAGAAATATACAACTATGAAATACTCAGCATCATCAAATTCAAAATCTATACCTGAAAGAATTAATAAAGGTACTAGTGAAACTAGACGAGATGTTTCAAAGTTTCATAAAAACATGATTAAGATATATAAGACTAGACTATCACAAATATTGTCTGAAGGAAGTATGAATTCTACTCAGGTATGTATAGACATTCTACGTTCATTAGAAGTAAATTTACGATCTGAATTTGATAATAGAACATCTCCTCTAGAAATGTTTATGTTAAGTCGAACGCATCACTCAAATTATAAATCCGCCGATAACCCCAATATGTTTTTGGTTACAGAGTATAATAAAAATAATCCAACTACTATAGAACTAGGTGAACGATATTATTTTGCATACATTTGTCCAGCTAGTGAACCATGGACAAAAAAACTTGTAAATATAAAAACATATGAAACAATTATCGATGGAAGTTTTAAACTCGGTGCTGATCAAAGAATATTTTACGAAGTATACTTTAAACGATTGGCATCCGAAATAGTTAATCTACTCGATAATAAAGTTTTATGTATTTCATTCTTTGAACGAATGTTTGGCTCTAGACCTACATTTTACGAATAATAGGAAAATATCAAAGTTTATTATTGTATTTTTATAACAATTGAACATTATCTTTAGTCATATTTAGTTTATCCATAAGATATTGTACTGCTGGAGTAATCTTTGTAGTAATAGAATATCCAGGTACATAGAATAATAAAAACATTAATACTGGATCATAATTGGTAAAATACAACAACGTACTAATATTAGCCAATGTCTCATAATCAGATGGATTTCTTGCTCTGCTAAGATTGGGATGATCTATATCTTTAATACCTATCGGAATAGGACCTGTAAAGATGTAATTCTCTTTGAGACGACTAAATAAAGGTTTATAGTCACCTGTTTGATACATATATCTGGCCAAGTCCAAATGTTTAACATTATCTGTATAGACGTATCTAAATAAAGTGTGTTTGGTAATATCAAACTGTGTGTTTTTAAACCAGAACAAGATATTATATATCGGAATGGAAGTCAGTAACAAAAAACTTATAAACTCGTTAGTAGGAAGAGCTGAAAACTTTCGAAGATATGACACGTATCTACCGGAAAACGATCCATTGGCTATGAATTCAGTGTTTACTTTTTCTTCATATACTGGAATGGGACCGTTATATAGAGACATTAAGTATTCAAACTTTTTAAGTAATCCCAACGAAATGGGATAGTATTCACTAGCATCTAAGTTAGCATATCTACTACTCCAAATAGCGGTTTCCGGGATCCATCCATATGCATAATTATCAAACAAATATGTATTTTTCATCAACGGTCTACCTAGACCTCTACTAAAAAAAGTTTCCTGATCTAAGATTCTTCTCTGTGCATTATTATACACATCATCAAACCGAGGTACTGCAGCCATTTTTTATCTAACTCTTTTTATCAACTATGTTATATGGTTTATTTTAGTTAGATGATTATTTATAGTAAATTATCTGGTGATTTTATCTAGCCATATATTTTCCAATTGTTTGAGAATGGCAATATTTTAGAAACGAATGATTATTGTTATTCTAGTTTGTCTTTCATTAGATAACTAAAAAATGTATACAATAGACGAGTAATATTACCTATACTACATGAGTTCCATGTATCAAGATTCTTAAAGTTTATTGTTGAGAGTTGTGACAGCATCCATTCATGGTTTTTACAGCCATTATATGTAACCATGTCTCCCATAGACATAATAGGTTTTAATAGGACTTCCAATACCGGATCAAGATATTGTTTATACACGTGTTTGATTATCATCTGTTGAGTTTCTAAAGAGCTATTTTCTGCGTGATTTTTACACAGTTGTATAAACACCGGATCACTTTTTACAATTAGCGATCTATAATCTCCATATTCAGTATCTGAGTCATCTTGCTCGCTAGTAATATTCATAATAACTATACGATCAACAATTTGTTCCAAAATAATTTCTGCATTTTTCCTATCCATTAATTTTGGTGACAGAATTGTTGCCGCAGTTCCCATTTAATTAAAATAAACGAGTTTAATACGTGACAGAGTATATATTTATTACTATTTCAGTACCATTCGATGATGTGATAGTCGCCCTTTATGATCTACCACTTCGTATTAATTGTAGTATATATTTCTTATCAGTCTTGGTTAGATGCACGCTTTTATCCAAGAATTCTTCTACATGATATAGATTATCTCTTAAAAACTTTTGAAATAGTACAATAATGGAAACGTTATAACTAGCTAAAATAGTTTTGATTAGTGATGGAAGAATACTGGGATTTTTCTTTGTTGAAAATCTAACGAATGCAGATACATCCTCTACACACTTAAGATGAGTGAGTATTTTGACCATCAAATCTCCTTTATAATCATCTAATACAAGTCCCAAACGAGCCAATTGTCCGTCTAAATAATATTTTAAAATGTTTTTACTAAACAAGTTAAGTCGTCTACTCTTGGATTTTATCGATGATAACTTCTTTAGTAATCCATTCTCTATGACCATTGGATCCTCTTCGTTCAAAAATAGATACGTATTATATTCCTTAATATAATATGACGTATCATCGTTAAAGATTTGACATGTTTTCATTTCATCCATTGTTTCCAATGTAATATCGTTAACCTCATAAATTATATTAGATATATAACTATTATTAATATCTAATTCATCAAACCGTTTAATATCTGCAGCACTAGTAGAAAACAACGACGTAATTCTTTCATTTTCGAAATATTCAGGATCTATTTTAACAACTACTCTGAATAAGTCATCGTTAAATGTTCTATCACTAATGAACGTGTTACCGTTTATAAAATTAGATTTGTAAAAACTAATAAAATATTTTTTCCAATCTTCGTTCTTGGCATCAATTATAGATAAAATATCTCCTGGAATGTCGTATATAATTTCTAACAGAAGTTCCCTAATATCTTTTTCTGGTTCGAAAATATAAACTAACTTAAGCATATTTTTATTAACACGTCCCTGCTTTATCTCTGAATATATGTAACTAAGAATTTTATCATACATGGTAATTGCAGGTCTATTAAGAACCACATCTGCGTCGTTCGCTATACTTTCGTTCAACCATACCCAATAACTAGTCTTATCTCCTGGAAAAATATAATCTCTAAACGTTTCTGTTAGATTACTATGGACTATCCTACCAGATTGTTGGAATAGAGTATATATATCTTGTTTATCATTGTCTGCAAAATCTATACCTGTATCTTTCTTGCTTAAATATGCCCAAATCATCAACCTTATAACACTTAATTTTTTAACAGCTTTAAAGTCTGTTTTCTTAAACAGTTTTAAAAAAATGATTTCCATATCCTTAATTGGATCTCCTCCGTGAAATAATGGATTAAGAACCAAGTCATAATTTACTCCTATCAGATCTCCCAATTCTTCCACATATTCTGATACCTCTAAAAATTTTTCATCTCTTGTTAGTTTATGTACTGTCTCCTTGTATGATTGTATTGCATTACTAAACGATAAATAATTCTTAGTTAAGGATTTCACATACAGAGTGGGTGTGTCAAATGAATGTTGTAGGACAGCATCGTATACTTTACAACATCTTACCATATGCAGAAAAACAAAAAAATTGGGATTAGCTAATACATCTTTACTGATAACATATTGAGGGAAATTGCTAACTAGATACTTGAGAGCTAATACATGATTGAGATTAAAATTATTTACTTTATTTAACGTATCATCTTTTAGAAAATCTATATTATTCTCTATTGTGTATATAAGATACTTTCTGCGAATAAAATCCATTTCTGAAGGTAAGCGGATTAGAAAAAGCCAAAAATATGATGATTAAACTATACCTATTTATCTATATACTTATCCTATAAACTTATCTATATACTACTTGTACCTATAAACTTATCTATATACTTATAACTATTTATATACTTAGTCTATAAACGTACCTATTCATTATCGATTTAACAATTAATATGGGATGGAAAAGAAAACTTACTATATTTATAAAATCTAGCTACGAACAAAGTCAATGCACTCTTGAAGATTCTTACCAATGATATGTAGCGGATTCTCAAAGTATTTATTTACCATTTCTTTACATGGTGCTCTAGCAAGTGATCTATGTACAGACAGACATGGTTCAACTATCTCATGAACAATGTTTAATTTTATTTTATCCAAACCAATGAAACCATTTTCAGCATCCTCATCATGTCTAAATACTTTGTAGTCTCCACTCTTGAACAAATCTGTAAAGAGTAACTTTAACACTTTTTCCACCAATTCCTGAGAAGTGGAGCATTTTTCTGCAATCTGTTTTATGAAGATAGTATCATCATCAGAATCTGTCTTGATTCTGTGAATGGGCCTCAGACGATACATTGTATCGACTGTACATTTAGCTGATTCTGCTGCCAACATTTTGTCAACCTGAGATCCAATCATTTTCCATCTACGGTATTTGGATTCATTGTTATAGAATTTTTCCTCCACTAATATTCTAATGAGATTGATTTTGAACGGGGAGAAGATCTTATGCTTGATTTTGCTAAGAGGTTGAATTCTGTAATGAATAAATCTATTGTCTCCCCCGAATAAATTAGGAAACATGTAAAGTAGAAGAGCATACACCATCTTTCTTGGGGACGTTGCTACATTACTGATGGCCGAAATGTCAAAGAACAATTTGTAAATTTTCTGAAAATTTGGAATAGATGTTATAGCATCTAATGTAGTAGTCTTGAGCATCTTCTTGAAGACTATGTATCCACGTTTTAATGATATATAATGCATTTGTGCTGCTCGTATTGTCCCATTCACTTCTTTCACTAATTTGGCTCTACTCTGAAACTTTGTTCTCTTCTTTTCGGTTGTTTCCATGATTGTCTCCTCACTATTGATATTATACTTTCTTTTCAAAGTAAACTTGTGATCTTGGTGGTATACACTTTCTTCATCCATCTCCTCAAACTGACCAACGAAACTTCCACTCATCATGAAATTGTAGCCGTATCACCACAACGCCTAGATCTACATAGAGTTTCAATTTTGTTAATATTGACATATTAATGAAAAAATATAAATGAACAAAATTAATACATAAGTGTTATAAATGGAAAATGTATCCATTAGTAGTTACTCATCTAATGAACAGAGTTCCATGGCAGCAGCCACAGCTGATATTAGGGAGGTACTAGTAAAGTATATTGATGATGTCTACCTTGAAGACTTGATAGAATGGGCCACTGAAAAATCATCAAAGTATTATATTCGGAATATAAGTAATACAAAATCTAATATAGAAGAAACAAAATTCGAATCAAAAAATAATATCGGTATAGAATACTCAAAGGATTCCAGAAACAAACTATCATATAGGAATAAACCTTCTATTGCTACAAATTTGGAATACAAAGAACTATGTGATATGATTAAGGGCACTAGTGGTACCGAAAGAGAATTTCTTCGATATCTATTATTCGGTGTAAAATGTATCAAGAAAGGCGTAGAATATAATATAGACAATATCAAGGACATAAGTTATAATGATTACTTTAATGTTCTCGACGAGAAATACAATATACCATGTCCTAACTGTAAAAGCAGGAATACTACACCTATGATGATACAAACTAGAGCGGCGGACGAACCTCCATTAGTCAGACACGCGTGTAGAGACTGTAAACAACACTTTAAACCTCCGAGATTTAGAGCATTTCGCAATCTTAATATTACTATGCAAACAATACATGAAAATAAGGAAATAACCGAGATCCTTCCAGATAATAATCCATCTCCACCCGATTCTCCAGAACCTGCGTCACCAGTGGATGATGGGTTAATCAGACAGACATTTGATAGGAATGATGAACCTCCAGATGATGATTAAAAATGATAAATTAGTTTAAATCTTATTACTATTACGTATTTACTCAATGTCTAAGATATATATCGACGATAGAACAGATATGGAAATTGTAACTGAGGCTATTAAGAAAATTGGAAGCGAGGGTATTACAGCCACACAGCTAACTATACAACTTAATATGGAAAAGAAAGAAGTTGATAAAGCTCTATACGATCTTCAAAATAAACATATTGTGTATAGTTCGGACGATGAACCTCCTCGTTGGTTTGTAACAGATGATAATAAACCACAAAAAGACGAAGCAGAACCATCATCTGTGGATACCATAATAGATGATGAATCCCGTGAGAAATCGATGGATCAATATGTGTTTCATGATATCATTCCAGCTAAAAGAATCATGGATTGGAAAGATACTCATCCAGTCACGATTATTAATGAGTACTGCCATATAACCAAAAGAGATTGGAGTTTCTACATTGAATCAGTGGGACCTAGTAATTCTCCTACATTTTATGCCCGTGTAGACATTGATGGAAGATCATTCGATAAAGCTGATGGATCGTCTAAACGGGATGCTAAAAATAAGGCAGCTAAATTGGCAGTCGATAAGCTTCTCACAGACGTTATTATTAGATTCTAGTTAATACTATTATAATATAATAAATTCTAAAATACTCATTTTTTCTTAATTAGTTTTAAAAAATACAAATTTTAGTGCTGTTTAACGCGACTAGTATTTGTAAAGATGATATCTGTAACAGATATTCGTAGAGCATTTTTGGATAATGAATGTCATACGATTACGAAAGCGTTTGGATATCTACACAAGGATAAAGCTATCTCGTTGATCAAAATAGGATTCCATCCTACTTATCTACCAAAAATTCTTTATAATAATGTTGTCGAATTCGCTCCTGAAAAATTATTTCTATTTAAACCCAGAATTGTCTCTCCATTGGATTTGATATCAACGATAACAAAAATAAAGAATGTAGACAAATTCGCTTCTCATATAAACTATCACAAGAATAGTATTTTGATAACAGGTGATAAGTCTCTGATAGTTAAATGTATACCATATATGATTATCTCAGATGATGATATACGATTCATACGAGAACAATTCGTGGGTAAAAATTCTATTGAGTATATACTTTCCTTCATCAACAAGGAAAGTATATATAGAATGAGTTACCAATTTTCAGAAAATGAAATAGTTACTATGATTAATAGAGATCATTTCATGTACGAATCGATATATGAACATCAAATCTTAGAACCCGAGTTTCTCAAAACTATGTTAGATAGATACGGAATAGTACCCATTAATCCTGGTATAATAGACGAATTATGTCCAGAAGCTATAATAGAGATTTTAATGTCTGTAGTTCGTCCTAGAGATGCTATCCGTTTCTTAGATATAGTTAACACGAATCAATTAACTGAAACTAGTGTCAAAAACTATATTATTAACGATATTAGAAGAGGAAAAATAGATTATTATATTCCATACGCGGAAGATTTTTTAGAAGATAGAGTAGAAGACTTGGGGATTTATGCAAATATATTCTTCGAGGATGCTATTGATATAACAAAATTAGATATTACAAAGACGGAGTTAGAACATATATCCAAATATATTAATTATTACACAACTTATATAGATCACATAGTTAATATCATATTACAAAATAATTATATAGATATTTTGGCATCTATAATAGATTACGTACAAGACGTGTTAACGGAAGAATTATGTATTAGAATAGTGTGTGAATCGACAAAACCAGTTCCTGTTAAATCTCTTCCTATACATTCTACATTAGTAATGGTTATGTGTATACAAATGAAGTACAAAGACATAGTGGAGTTTTTAGATGAAATTGATATCGATACGTTAATAGAAAAAGGAGCAGATCCGATTACCGAATATACATTTACAACAAGATGGTACAATAAACATAATGATTTGATTACTCTATATATCAAGAAATATGGGTTCTGTACAACGATGATGAAGCGGTTAATGTTCGAATATCCATTAACTAAGGAAGCCAGTGATCATCTACTTAAAACAATGGATGAAAACAGGGGAGCCATTATGTTTTTTCCACATACTGTTTCTACTCTTCCCTATCTATTATGTTGTAACTATAAACTGATTCAAAAACCCATTCCGTTTAAAGAAGAAACTCGTAATATTATCTATAAGAAAAATAATAGGGTATTATGTTTTGACTCATTAGAGAGTAATGCATTTAAAAGCCTCATTAAAATAGATTCTATTCCGGGATTAAAAACATATAACATGAAAGATATCACATATGAAAAGTCTAATAATATAATTTGTGTTAGGTTTATGCCGCAAGAAGTAATACATAACGAAGAACAAAAAATCAAATTACAATTATTCGATATTGCTAGATTAGCATCCTATGGGCTATTTTATATTCCATCTAGATATCTATCATCATGGACGCCCGTAGTAAATATGATCGAGGGTCGAGAGTATACTAACCCACAAAAAATAGAATGTTTAGTTATTTTGGATTTATTTTCCGAAGAATTCATAGAATATCAAAATCTGGGTAATGCAGTTTCTAATAAATATGAACTAGAATATACCCTATCTAATTATCAAGCTGCGATAAACTGCATAATGAGTACGTTATTTGTATATCTAGTTATTGGAGCGATACGCTATTCAACGAACACTGAAGAATTTGTATTGTCCATATTAACTATATTCTATAAAGGACTGAAAATTAATGAATTACTTTCTGAACCAGTATCACGAGTATGTATCGAATTAGATAAAATAAAAGATAGAGTAAGCTCTGGAGATAGTAGTTTTATATTTCTTAAGAAAAACGAATTAGTAAAAACTCTGTCGCTCTGTGAAAAAGTTTGTATCGAGACTATATTAGACAATAATCAGAGTTTTAAATCCTCGAAATGAATCCTGTTACTAATATTACATTAAAGATTATAGAAACATATTTAGGTAGATTACCTAGTGTTAATGAATACCATATGTTAAAATCACAAACTAGAAATATTCAGAAAATAACTGCTTTTAACAAAGATATCTTTGTATCATTAGTGAAAAAGAATAAAAAAAGATTTTTTTCCGATGTTGACGCATCAGCATCAGAAATAAGAGATCGTATTCTTAGTTACTTTTCTAAACAGACTCAAACTTATAACATAGGTAAATTATTTACAATTATAGAACTACAATCTGTATTAGTATCTACATATACCGATATATTAGGTGTACTAACTATTAAAGCACCAAATGTGATATCGTCTAAAATTTCTTATAATTTTACATTAATGGAAGAATTGGCAAGAGATATGCTAAATGCTATGAACGTCGCAATAATAGACAAGGCAAAAGTAATGGGACGTCATAATGTATCTTCCCTAGTAAAAAATGTTAATAAGTTAATGGAAGAATACCTTAGACGCCATAATAAAAGTTGTATATGTTATGGATCATATTCTCTATATCTAATTAATCCTAATATACGTTATGGTGATATAGATATTCTTCAAACTAATTCGAGGACTTTTCTTATAGATTTGGCATTTCTAATAAAATTTATTACAGGAAATAATATCATATTGAGCAAAATACCATATCTACGAAATTATATGGTTGTAAAAGATGAAAATGATAATCATATCATTGATAGTTTTAATATTCGTCAGGATACAATGAACGTAGTTCCTAAAATCTTTATAGATAATATCTATATAGTAGATCCAACATTTCAGTTATTAAACATGATAAAAATGTTTTCTCAAATAGATAGATTGGAAGATTTATCTAAGGATCCTGAAAAGTTTAATGCACGTATGGCCACTATGCTCGAATATGTTAGATACACACATGGTATAGTATTTGATGGTAAGCGTAATAATATGCCGATGAAATGCGACATTGATGAAACAAATCGCATAGTTACTGTTACCACTAAAGACTATTTTAGCTTTAAAAAGTGCCTCGTTTATCTAGATGAAAACGTATTATCGAGTGATATATTAGATCTCAACGCCGATACATCGTGTGATTTTGAAAGCGTTACAAATTCAGTATATCTAATTCATGATAATGTCATGTATACATATTTCTCAAATACTATTCTCCTTAGTGATAAAGGTAAAGTACATGAGATCAGCGTCCGAGGATTATGTGCGCATATATTATTATATCAGATGCTAATATCAGGAGAATACAAACAATGTCTTTCGGATCTCTTAAATTCGATGATGAATAGAGAAAAGGTACCGATATATTCGCATACTGAAAGAGATAAAAAACCTGGACGCCATGGGTTTATTAATATAGAAAAAGATATAATTGTATTCTAAGACAAAATTCTCGACGCTACATTATCACGGTTAGCCGCGAACATATTTTGTAGCATATCCGTTCTCATGAATGGTACCTGTTTTCCAGGATTATTGGCTCTCTCGCATCTGGTAGGAGATGATGGCCTTCTCTCACATGTAGGAGATGATGGCTTATCTACTTTAAGCACGCAGGAAGCTTTACTTGCTTCACAGTCTACTGTTCTAACATCGCATACTTTAACAGCTTTTAGAACCAAATATCTTCCCTCTTTGGTATTAATATAAAATGGAGTATGAGCGGATGCAAAATGAGAATTCATTTATAGTAGAAAAAACAAAATGAAATTCTACTATATTTTTACATACATATATTCTAAATATGAAAGTTGCGATAGTTACTAGCGTGGCGTCACTTTTAGATGCATCTATACAGTTTCAAAAAACTGCTTGTAGGCATTATTGTAACTACCTATCTATGCAGATAGTTAAAGAGATAGAAGAATTTGGTAGCATCACTGATAAAAATTTAGAATCTGACTCGTGGAAAGATATCACAAAAAGCGATGAGATAGACGCGTTAGTATTTTATAGAGTAAAACAAATTAGTAGTTCCACTGGTGTTCTACACGAATATATTATGAGATGTAGAACTAAACCTATTTCCATGTACTTTGTACGTGATTGTCTGGCGTTTGACGGAGATCCTCCGTCTTTTAGAATGACGTCTTGTAATATAAATGCATACAATCGTAAGAAGGTTAAGGATTTGGTAATCCTAATGAATATGAAAACGTGTAATAAAAAAATTATCAACGAGTTTATAATCGACAACTTTGGAAGCGTTGATGCATTATTGACAATAATTAATTCTAATGTTTCGTGGGTTACATCAGTTATAAATAATCATAGTGGTATCACTAGGAGAACATCGAATAACAAAATATTGACAATAACCAGTTTTAGAAGATTCGTAAACAAACTTAAAATGTATAAAACTACTAAATACACTTCTCAATTGGATAACCTATGCATTGGTATGCACAAAATGGATATTCTAGATAAAAATGAAACGTAATGCGGAGTAGTATGTGGAGGTTGTATAAATTAAAAAAATGGAAATTTTTAATGTGGAAGAATTGATAAATATGAAACCTTTTAAGAATATGAATAAAATAACAATTAATCAAAAAGATAATTGTATATTGGCAAATAGATGTTTCATTAAAATAGATACTCCTAGATATATACCATCGGCATCGATTAATAATTCTAAGATTATTAGAATACGGAATCATAATTTTACATTATCGGACGTATTATACTCACCGTTTCATTTTCAACAACCTCAGTTTCAATATCTCCTTCCCGGTTTTGTACTAACATGCGTTGATAAAGTTTCGAAAAAAAGAAAAGAATGTAGATATTGTATTTCTAATAAAAGTGGCAATGATGATAGTTTAAACATTAATTTGTTTATTCCAACAGTTAAAGAGTCAGTATATATTATCATCGGTTTACGAATAAAAAATTTTTGGACAGCTACATTCGAAATAGAATAATATTTTTTATATCATTGCCCTAATTAAAACATAAAGTGCACTCTTTTAAGTGAAAGCTAGCATGTTTTTTTAAATGGTCATCGGACTAGTAATATTCGTGTCCGTGGCGGCCGCCATAGTGGGTGTATTATCTAATGTTTTGGATATGATCATGTACGTAGAAGAAACTAACGAAGAGGATGCAAGACTTGCGGAAGAGCAAGAACTTCTGTTATTATATTGATCTATAATTGAAAATCTACCAAATTAAATACACAACTAATAGTTACCATGATACACCGCGTTTATTCAGAAGGTTTAGAAATTAGTAATGATTTAAACGCGTTACTTAATGGATCGTTGACGTCAACTATGGATACGGATATTGAAATAGATGAAGATGAAATCCTAGAACTTCTTGATATTTTGAGAGAGTTAGGATGTGATGTTGAATTTGATGAAAATTTTAGCGATATAGCTGATGATATTCTAGAATCCCTAACAGAACAGGATATATAAGTTTTTATATTAACTAAATGTGGCCGTTTTCATCTGCCCCCGAGGGAGCAAAATGTAGACTAGTAGAAACTCTACCAGAAAATATGGATTTTAGATCGGATAATTTGACAACATTTGAATGTTTTAACGAAATTATTACTCTCGCCAAGAAATATATATACATTGCATCTTTTTGTTGCAATCCTCTAAGTACTACTAGGGGAGCACTTATTTTTGATAGTCTAAAAGTGGCATCTGAAAAAGGTGTTAAGATAATTATTTTACTTGATGAACGAGGAAAACGAAATCTTGGAGAACTACAAAGTTATTGTCCAGATATAGATTTTGTAACTGTCAATATAGATAAAACTAATAACGTGGGATTACTTCTCGGGTGTTTTTGGGTGTCTGATGATGAAAGATGTTATATAGGAAATGCGTCGTTCACTGGAGGATCTATCCATACTATTAAAACATTAGGTGTATATTCAGATTATCCCCCACTGGCGGTAGATCTTCGTAGAAGATTTGATACTTTTAAAGCCTTTAATAGCGCAAAAACCTCATGGTTAAATTTATGCTCTACGGCTTGTTGTCTGCCAGTTAGCACCGTTTATCATATTAATAATCCTATAGGCGGAGTATTCTTTACAGATTCTCCAGAACACCTATTGGGATATTCCAGAACTCTGGACGCTGATGTAGTCGTTAATAAACTTAGTTCAGCAAAGACGAGTATCGATATCGAACATTTGGCGATAGTTCCCACTACACGTATCGATGGCACTAGCTACTATTGGCCTACCATTTATAACTCTATTATAGAAGCGGCTATTAATAGAGGGGTAAAAATTAGACTCCTAGTAGCTAACTGGGATAAGAATGATGCGTATTCTATGGCAACTGCTAAAAGTCTAGATGCATTGTGTGCTAGAAACGATCTAAGTGTGAAAGTTTTCACTATTCAGAATAATACAAAATTATTGATAGTTGATGATGAATATGTCCATATTACTTCGGCAAATTTCGATGGTACACATTATCAAAATCATGGATTTGTTAGTTTTAATAGTGTAGATAAACATCTTGTAAGCGAGGCTAAAAAAGTATTTGAAAGAGATTGGGTATCTAGTCATAGTAAATCTTTAAAATTTTAAAAATAGAAAATAGAGACATATAGAAGCGCCATCATGTTAAATAGAATACAAACATTGTTGCAAACAGCTAATAATTATGAAACCATCGAAATATTACGTAACTATTTACGACTGTATATGATTTTGGCACGGAATGAAGAAGGTCGTGGTATAATAATATATGATGATAATATGGATAGTGTCATATCAATGATAGATATTACAAAATTAGAAGCTATAGGATTGACTCATTGTACAAAATTAAAATCACCTCCACCAATACCTATGTGTAGATTATTTATGGATGAAATAGACCATGAATCACACTATTCTCCAAAAACTTCAGATTATCCTTTGATAGACATTCTGAGAAAGCGTTCAGAGGAGCAGGGAGATATAGCTCTGGCGTTAGAACGATACGGTATCGAGAATACGGATTCGATATCTGAAATGAATGAATGGTTGTCGTCTAAAGGATTATCATGTTATAGATTTGTAAAGTTTAACGAATATAGAATGCAGAAACATCATCATACAAAGTTATCTAGGTATACTATCATCGACAGTATGATCATAGGACATATAGGTCATCATTATATTTGGATTAAAAAATTGGAGACATATGTTCGTCCTGAAATTGATGTGTTACCTTTCGATATTAAGCGTATATCTAGTGATGAATTATGGACACGCATTCCCTCATTTGATAAAGTACATATAAAAACTTTCGCTATATCAGTATATGGAGCCATTACCGATAACGGACCTATACCATATATGATATCCACATATCCAGGCAATACATTTGTTAACTTTAATAGTGTAAAAGAACTAATATTAGATTTTTTAGATTGGGTTAAAGATATCATGACCAATGTACGAACTATTATTTTAGTTGGGTATATGAGCAATCTCTTCGATATACCGTTGTTAACAGCATACTGGCCCAACAACTGTGAATGGAAAATCTATAATAATACACTAATATCATCCGATGGTTCTAGAGTTATTTGGATGGATGCGTATAAATTTTCTTGCGGTTTATCTTTACAAGACTATTGTTATCATTGGGGTAGTAAACCTGAGAGCCGTCCATTCGATTTAATAAAGAAATCAGACGCGAAACGTAATATTAAATCGTTGGTCAAAGAATCTATAGCATCCTTGAAATCCTTGTTCGAAGCATTTGAGACACAGTCAGGGGCACTAGAAGTTTTAATGAGTCCGTGTAAGATGGTTTCATTTTCTAGAATAGAAGACATGTTTTTTACAAGTGCTATCAATAGAGTAACAGAAAATACACAATTGGGAATGTATTATCCAACTAGTAGCGCACCTTCTCTATTCATTGAGTCATCCATCTGTTTAGAACATATTATTGTTAATAATCAAGAAGCTAACAAATATCGTATCAAATCAGTTCTTGATATTGTTTCTTCAAAACAGTATCCTGTCGGACGTCCCAAGTATGTTAAAAATGGAACAAAAGGAAAGTTGTATATAGCATTGTGTAAAGTCACTGTACCTAGTAACGAGCACATTCCAATAGTTTATCATGATGATGATAATACAACTACATTTGATACTGTATTGACATCCGTTGATATAGAAACGGCTATCAGAGGAGGGTATTCAATAGTAGAATTAGGGGCTATACAATGGGATGAAAATCTTCCAGAACTTAAAGATCATTTACTGGACAGTATCAAGATGATATATGAACTAAATGCCCCCACTACAAATAAATTATTGGAACAATTAATAGAGAATATTAACTTCAATAATGACTCTATTATCTCCTTATTCTATACATTTGCTATTAGCTATTGTCGTGCGTTCATTTATTCTATCATAGAGACTATAGATAGCTCATATATATCACAGTACAATTATAAAGAATTATATATTAGCAGTTCGTATAAAGATGTTAATGAATTAATAGCAGGGCAAATGATGAGACTATAAAATATAAAAAATGAAAAAACATATTTTTTTATCGTTGGTTGTTACACAATGGGGTTCTGTATTCCGTTGAGATCAAGGATGTTGAGGAGAGGATCTAGAAAATCGTCTTCGATAATATCTAGACGTCCTACTCCTAAAAAACGTAACATAGTTACTGAATTAGAAGATCGTATAAAGAAAAATAGCTATGTAGAAAGTACTAATAATGGAAACATTTTGTTGGATAGTATTTTCGTATCTACTATGCAGGTAGAGTTGTTGTTCGACTCATTAATAAATGATAGTACTGATTATGAAGCTAAGGATTTGCTTAATGTTACATATAATATTAAACCAGTTACCGTTCCTGACATAAAATTGGATTCTATATTAGATAGAGATGGAAATTTTAGACCCACAAACTGTTATATGATTAAACTGAAACACAGAGACGGATTTACAAAAGGAGCTCTTTATCTTGGACACAGTGCTGGATTCACCGCAACAATCTGTTTAAAAAATGATGGCGTTTCAGGAATTTATATTCCGGGCACTTCTGTAATTCGGTCAAATATTTGCCAAGGAGATACTATAGTAAGTAGATCATCTAGAGGAGTACAATTCCTTCCACAAATAGGCGGAGATGCAATCTATTTAATCGTTTCACTTTGCCCAACTAAAAAATTAATAGACTCTGGATTCAGTATCCCAGAAATATCATCAAATGAATGTGCTAAAATTGCAGCACGCATTCTATCAGAAAAACGTAAAGAGATTATTATGCACATTGACACATTGGTACAATACAGAGTACAATTGGAATCTACCTACTATAACTCATGCATGTTATTAGAGTTTCTACATTATTGTAATTCATATTCTAATATTATCAATGAATCACTTCTAAAAGAAACAATTCAAAAGGACATCAATATCACACATACAAATATTACAACTTTATTGAACGAGATAACAAAGACAATAAAGTTAGTAAAATCTCTAGTAGATAAAGAAGATATCGAGTTAGTAAACAACTTCATTACCAAGGAAATTAAAAGCTACGGAGGTGTTAAAAACAGAGACGTGATAGTTAATAGTTTGTGTCTAGCAAACCTGGACTTTCATTTGTAAATTGGGGCTTTTTGTACAATAAATGGGTGTTGCAAATGATTCATCTCCTGAATATCAATGGATGTCTCCCAATAAATTATCGGATACTGTTATATTAGGTGACTGTTTATATTTTAACAACATAATGTCGCAATTAGATTTACACCAAAATTGGGCTCCTTCGGTTAGATTGATAAATTATTTTAAAAATTTTAATAGGGAAACGCTACTAAAAATAGAAGAGAATGATTACATTAATTCATCGTTTTTCCAACAAAAAGATAAACGATTTTATCCTATAAATGACGATTTTTATCATATATCTACCGGTGGTTACGGAATAGTCTTTAAGATAGATAATTATGTAGTGAAATTTGTATTCGAGGCAACCAAATTATATAGTCCTATGGAAACTACTGCGGAGTTCACGGTACCCAAATTTTTGTACAACAATCTAAAAGGGGATGAAAAAAAATTAATAGTATGCGCCTGGGCAATGGGATTGAATTATAAATTAACATTCTTACATACATTATACAAAAGGGTACTTCATATGTTGCTATTATTGATACAAACTATGGATGGTCAGGAACTCTCATTGCGGTACTCTTCTAAAGTTTTTTTAAAGTCGTTTAATGAACGGAAAGATAATATCAAATTTGTTAAACTATTATCCCATTTTTACCCGGCAGTCATTAATAGTAATATTAATGTTATAAACTATTTTAATCGCATGTTCCACTTTTTTGAACACGAAAAGAGGACTAATTACGAATACGAAAGAGGTAACATTATAATTTTTCCCTTAGCGTTATATTCTGCAGATAAAGTAGATTCTGAGCTAGCTATTAAATTAGGATTTAACTCTTTAGTGCAATATATAAAATTTATCTTTTTACAGATGGCGCTTTTATACATTAAAATTTACGAGCTACCATGTTGTGACAACTTTTTACACGCTGATCTCAAACCAGATAATATATTACTTTTTGATTCCAATGAACCGATAATAATTCACCTAAAAGATAAAAAGTTTGTGTTTAATGAACGTGTTAAATCTGCATTAAACGATTTTGACTTTTCACAGGTCGCTGGAATAATAAACAAGAAAATAAAGAACAATTTCAAAGTAGAACATAACTGGTATTATGATTTTCATTTCTTTGTTCATACGTTATTAAAAACATATCCGGAGATAGAGAAAGATATTGAATTTAGTACAGCACTAGAAGAATTCATCATGTGTACTAAGACAAACTGTGACAGGTATAGATTAAAGGTTTCTATTCTTCACCCAATTAGTTTCTTGGAAAAATTTATCATGAGAGACATTTTCTCAGACTGGATAAATGGCGGAAACTAGAGAGTTTAAAACGTTATATAATCTTTTTATGGACAGTTATTTACAGAAATTAGCTCAACATTCTATTCCTACGAATGTTACATGTGCTATTCATATAGGAGAGGTTGTAGGAAAGTTTAAAAATTGCGCACTTAGAATAACTAACAAATGCGTTAGTGATTCTCGACTGAGTTTCACACTAATGATAGAATCATTCATCGAAGTAGTTTCCTTGCTTCCGGAAAAGGATAGAAAAGCTATTGCAGAGGAAATAGGAATAAACCTAGATGATGTACCTAGTACTGTCTCCAAGCTAGAAAAGAATTGCCACGCATACGCAGATGTTAACAATATTATAGATATACAGAAATTGGATATTGGAGAATGTATGGCTCCACCTGGTCAACATATACTTCTACAAATAGTTAACACAGGATCTGCAGAAGCCAATTGTGGTTTACAGACAATTATTAAGTCATTAAATAAAGTATACGTGCCACCTATTATTGAAAACAGACTACCATATTATGAACCGTGGTTTCTAATAGGTGCTACTATTATTCTTGTTATTTTCACCGTAGCCATTTGTTCTATTAGACGAAACTTAGCTCTTAAATACAGATACGGAACTTTCTTATACGTTTAAGTAGTTAAGTTTAATTAATAAAAAAATTTAATTACAAGGTATATTAAGTACCCTGTATACCCAATCACGATAATGGATGGATCTAAACGCAAACCCGAAGGTCGGAGACCACAGGAACAGACACGTCCTCGTACACCACCTTCGTATGAAGAAATTACAAAATTTGGTCACTCTTTGCATGTGAAAAAATTTTCCAATGAAGAAGTTTGTCTTAAGAATGATTATCCACTGATTATAGCATACGATCCTCCGCCAAAATAGTGAAAATCATCACCAATATACGATGATATGTTTATAACTACGTCTTTTCTTACCGGTTTATGAAGAATATTTATATTTTATATGGTCATTGTTAATTATGTTTAATAATTGAAAATGGATTAGTTTAGTACGTTAGTTGCCATGGGAGACTGTTATAGTAAATTCCGTGGCAGTAAGAATGAGAAGAAGAATGATGGTGATGAAGACAATTATAAAAACTTCAATGATTTGGCAGATTACGATGAAGAATCACGGATAGAATTTGGGCCATTGTATATGATTAATGAAGAAAAATCAGATATAAATACATTAGATATAAAGAAGAGATATAGATACAATATAGAATCCGTGTATTTTTAAATTTTTATCAAAATGAGTAAACTTCTTACATTTGTTAAAAATAAGATTATTGACTTAATTAGTAATGACCGAATTAAATATTCTAGTGTTAAAACAGATGAAGAGTCGGTTAATCTATTACTAGTAGATAGTTCGTATGCTAACCATGGATTTGACTGTGTAGAGATGATAAGCGATACAGACAATACTGAAGTCAATCATGATAACTATAAATCAGATTCTTTTTTTATAATAAATTGAAAATCAAAACATTTATAGACCACGTCAAAATGGATACGAGACTGTTCATTATGTTGTCTTTGACGGGGATATGTGGATGTGTAGAATATAATGTAGAAGATAATGTACATATTTGTATCCATGTCGATGTATCACGGATTAATTACACTGTTTGGTCTTATAATAATAAGGTTATAGCGCTAGCCACTGCTGATAAAACTTCTGGATATATATCATCTCTCATAAAACGTATTAATATCTCATCAACTTGTCTGAATATATCGAGTGTGCGACATAAAGATTCAGGACAATACATGGGAGTAGCGTATCTAAAAAATGGATACATTACAACTACTGCTATGAATATATCTGTAAAGGCAAATATTGTTAACTTAAAGGGTATAATACGTCACATAACTAATAATTATTGTGAAATTAAGATAAGATGCAGAATAGAATCTTTAATATTCGGTTATACAACCTCGCCAGTTATGATATTAGGAACCCTTGATAGATGGAAGCATCTTACATTTCCTACAGATAATTATAGATATGATTCTAATCTGAAAAAATATATAACAGGAAATTCATATCCATTAGAGTCGCTAGCGTTAGAAATTATCACATCATTTAATCGTTTCGATGTTATTAAAAATTTAAACGATGAAGAGTTTTCATGTTACATGTTTTCACAAAATAATAGTTTTCATAAAATGTTGAACGCGCGTCATATTTGCGAGTCTGAATGGGAAACAATTAATAATAATACATCATCTATGTCCAGTAATAGCCTTACAAACGATTTATCTAATATAATACAAATACATGATGATGAAAATGATGATATGGACACCGCTGATTCAATGGATATAATCAATGCATTAATTATGGTGATGCTAATAACAATGATATCAGTAATAATTTTAATCATTTTAGCGATCGCTTCTATCTCAATATATAAAAAGTCAACGTATAAACATATTGATGATAACTGAAAAAAAATTTATTGATATTGTTAAATTAGTCATGGAACCTATACTTGCAAAAAATCCAAATAGATTTGTTATTTTTCCGATCCAATATCGTGATATATGGAATATGTATAAAAAAGCAGAGGCGTCATTCTGGACAGCTGAAGAAGTAGATATATCAAAAGATATCAATGACTGGAATAAACTGACTACCGATGAAAAATATTTTATTAAACATGTATTGGCATTTTTTGCTGCTAGTGATGGAATAGTGAATGAGAATTTGTCTGAACGATTTTGTACAGAGGTACAGATTACTGAAGCAAGATGTTTTTACGGATTTCAGATGGCTATTGAAAACATTCATTCAGAAATGTATAGTCTTTTAATAGATACATATGTTAAAGATAGTGATGAAAAAAACTTTCTCTTTAATGCTATAGAAACAATGCCTTGTGTAAAGAAAAAGGCTGATTGGGCTCAAAGGTGGATTCATAATGATGCCAGTTACGGAGAGAGACTTGTCGCATTCGCGGCTGTAGAAGGCATATTCTTTTCTGGATCTTTCGCGGCTATATTTTGGCTCAAAAAGCGTGGACTAATGCCTGGGCTCACATTTTCTAACGAATTAATTAGTAGAGATGAAGGCCTTCATTGTGATTTTGCATGTTTAATGTTTAAACATTTGATGCATCCACCAAGTGAGGAAACAGTAACATCGATAATATCGGATGCTGTCACTATTGAACAAGAGTTTCTTACGGAGGCTCTACCGGTCAAACTCATAGGAATGAATTGTGAAATGATGAAAACGTATATAGAATTCGTTGCAGATAGACTGATTTCAGAATTAGGATTTAAAAAAATTTATAATGTTACTAATCCGTTTGATTTTATGGAAAATATATCATTGGAAGGCAAAACTAATTTTTTCGAGAAACGTGTAGGTGAATACCAAAAAATGGGAGTTATGTCACAAGAAGATAATCATTTTTCTTTAGATGTCGACTTTTAAAGAATCATAAATGCCGACATTCATTAATACAGTATATTGTAAAAATATATTGGCTTCTGCTATGACTACAAAATATAAAGTAACTATTTCTGCAATAGGTGGAGAAATAATAGTTAATTCTACAATATTGAAAAAGCTATCTCCGTATTTTAGTTCTCATTTACGTCAAAAATACACGAAAAAAAAAGACTCAATTACGAGGGTATGTCTTGCTATAGACATTAGTAGCTTAACATCTATAGTTATTTACGCATATACCGGAAAGGTCTATATAGACAGTAATAACGTTGTAAAATTATTACGTGTATCTATAACAACTTCTGTAGAGTTTATAATCCACACCTGTATAAACTTTATCATACGAGATTTTAAAAAAGAATATTGTTTAGAGTGTTATTCAATGGGTATCGAATATGGACTATCAAATCTTCTATGTTATACTAAAGAATTTATCGCTACACACTTTTTGGAAATGGAAAATGATATTATAGATCATTTTGATTTTATTTCTATTAAACTTATTTTAGAAAGCGATGACCTGAACGTGCCTGATGAGGACTATGTTGTTAATTTTATCATTCGTTGGTATATGAAAAGAAAAAACAATTTGGGTAACCTCTTACTACTAGTTAAAAATATTATCAGATTCAATTATCTTTCTCCCAATGGTATGGATAATATAAGATGGATACTAGATGATGAGAACATATCTGTCAGTGATAAGAATCCAAGAATATCATACAAGTATCCATTTATGAATGATTCTGATATGAAGAACATGGATTATATTATTGACGCATTCGATATGTGTACGAGTACACATATTGGAGAATTAGTATATCTAATAGGTGGATGGATTAACAATGAAATACATAACAGAGTTATCGCTATAGATTATGTTTCAAATAAGTGGATACCTGTTCCCTCCATGAATAGTCCTAGACTTTACGCTAGCGGAGTATCGTGCAACAATAAACTATACGTACTAGGAGGGTTGCCGAATCCCACATCCGTTGAACGTTGGTCCCATGGAACCGCTGGATGGGTTATTATGCCAAGTCTTTTAAAACCTAGATGTAATCCAGCAACCGCATCTTTAAACAATGTGTTGTACGTTATTGGAGGACATTCTGAAACTGATACAACGACTGAATATTTGCTTCCAGAACATCATCAATGGTATTTTGGACCATTAACTCATTACCCACATCATAAATCCTGTGCCATAGTGTTTAATAAAAAGTTATTTGTTGTTGGAAGAAATACTGAAATCTATAATAGCTTCTGTAATGTATGGAATATAGCAGGTAATCCTGTTTATCCACGTGATAACCCAGAATTAATCATAATGGGTAATAAACTGCTATTAATGGGTGGATTTCATAACGGTGAATATGTAGGATATATAGAAATATTCAATCCACGCAATGATTCTTGGAATATATGGAATGGAAAATTGTGAAAAAATAAATATTAATTTTTGTTCGATATGGATACTAACTCATCTAACCTAGTTAAATTTGTTAAAGAAACTAGCAGAGCTAAAACTCCTACTAGACAATCACAACATGCGGCAGGATATGATTTATACAGTGCTTACGATTATACTATCCCTCCTGGAGAAAGACGGTTGATTAAAACAGATATTCGTATGTCTATGCCAAAATTCTGTTATGGAAGAATAGCGCCTAGATCGGGTCTTTCTCTAAAAGGTATTGATGTGGGAGGTGGAGTAATAGATGAAGATTATAGGGGGAACATTGGAGTAATTTTGATCAATAATGGAAAAGATACCTTTAAAATAAATACAGGTGATAGAATAGCTCAACTAATCTATCAACGTATATATTATCCTGATCTAGAGGAAGTACAATCTCTAGATAGTACCAATAGAGACGCTCAAGGATTTGGATCAACGGGATTGAGATAATGGAAGATGATATACTATATATGAGTCAAAATATCTCATATAGTGATAACGACAATAATGATAACGATAACTATGAATTTCAACGTTTAGAAAATGTTTGTCTATTTGAGTCTGATGATCTAAGCGAGTATCTATCAACAGAGAGGGACCATGTAATGATGGCAGTTCAATACTATATGTATAAACAACGTATAGACTACCTGTATAGAGATTTACCCGCTAAAACTAAGAAATATATAGATGTTATCAATATGTATTGTAATAAAGTTAAGAATGATTATGCTAGTGAAATGAATATAATGAATGATATTGTTTCTACTAAATCATTTACAATTTATGATATAAATAACGAAATTAATTCTATACTGATATCCAACAAGGGTTTGGGAATACGACTAGCAACCATTTCATTTGTATCCTCATTAAGTAGGAGATGTATTAACCGTCTAGAAACAGTAAAAATGTTTACTCTATTATCACATACTATATGCGATGATTATTTTATAGATTATATAACAGATATCGTAAAACGCAACACTGCTAACAAGTATACATATACATCTTTAAAACTCATAGGAATTACAGTCTTCATGTTTGCCACATATAAGACTTTAAAATATATAATGAGGTAAGATAGATTTTTTTAACAAAAATATACGTTTATAAAAATATATCACTCTGTCGCCAATTTTTTCTCTAGAAAAAGCATCAAAGTATTTATGTTGTCGTCGGTCATCAAATCTGTGATATTTCCTAATGATTGGAATCTAGATTCTGAAAGATTTTTATAACCCCAATTTTCAGTGATTTTTGCACATATACCAATGGTAGCGAATAGACTGTCTCTATCATGAACTGTTGAAAGATTAATATATCTATCTCCTCCATTCATAGTATCAATAATCTCGTTAACTTTATCGATTCCATAGTACTCAACTGCAACATCATCAAATTTCATCAATTCCTTGTACAGTCTTCCACATTTTGTAATATCTTTGCCGAATACGATAACATAATTTCTCCATGTGATATATTCATCTATTAGATCGATGATGCAGTCACGGCTACATATCTCATCATCATCTACAAAGTAAAAAACCGCATCTACATAATTTGATTTACTCTCCATGGTTATGAACCAATGTAATCTAATGATTTAATTGTCTGTTTTTATAATTATCAATAAAACATAAAAATAATATACAACATCGCGAACTGTTTATTAACAGTTAAGATGGCATCTGTGGCAAACTGTATGTTTAATCTGGACAATGATTACATTTACTGTAAATATTGGAAACCCATTACATATCCTAAGGCTTTGGTATTCATATGTCATGGAGCCGGAGAACATTCTGGACGTTATGAAGAGTTAGCTGAGAATATATCCTCATTGGGAATTTTAGTATTTTCTCATGATCATATCGGACATGGAAGAAGTAATGGTGAAAAAATGATGATCTCTGACTTTAGTATATATATCAGAGATGTGATACAACATGTAGTGACTACCAAATCAGCATATCCAGGAGTACCGGTATTCCTATTGGGTCATTCTATGGGAGCGACAGTTTCTATACTGGCAGCGTATGAGAATCCAGATTTGTTCAGAGGAATGATTCTAATGTCTCCTCTTGTGACTACAGATGCCGCTCCAAAACTAAATATTGTTGCAGCTAAAGTTATGGGAGTCATCACACCAAATGCCGCAGTGGGGAAACTATATCCCGAATCGGTATCTAGAGATATGGATGAGGTTTATAAGTACCAATACGATCCATTAGTCAATCATGAAAAAATAAAGGCGGGGTTCGCTAGTCAAGTTTTGAAGGCCACCAATAAGGTCAGAAAAATAATTCCCAAGATTGTCACTCCCAGTCTAATTCTTCAAGGGACTAATAATGAGATAAGTGATGTTTCAGGCGCATACTATTTCATGCAAAATGCAAATTGTGATAGAGAAATAAAAATTTACGAAGGAGCCAAACATCATCTCCATAAGGAAACCAATGAAGTGAAAAAATCAGTTATGAAAGAAATAGAGACTTGGATTTTTAATAGGGTGAATTAGAACTATTGTTTTTTTACAAATAAAATGAGTCAGGATAATACTATAGCAGTTATTACAGAGACGATTCCTATAGGTATGCAATTTGATAAAATATGCTTATCTACGTTTAATGTATGGATGGAAATTCTTTCCAATACCACAAAAACATTAGATATATCATCGTTTTATTGGAGTTTGTCTGATGAGGTAGGAACAAATTTAGGTACCACAATACTAAATGAGATTATACAATTGCCTAAACGAGGAGTACGAGTGCGTGTAGCAGTGAATAAATCGAATAAACCATTAAAGGATATTGGTACACTACAAACTGCAGGAGTAGAAGTTCGATATGTAGATATTGCAAATATTCTGGGTGGAGTTCTTCACACAAAATTTTGGATATCTGATAATATGCATATTTATTTAGGAAGTGCTAATATGGATTGGAGATCTCTGTCACAGGTTAAGGAATTGGGAATTGCCATCTTCAATAATACGAATTTGGCAGTTGATCTCACTCAAATTTTTGAAGTGTATTGGTATCTTGGACTCAATAACCTACCATATAATTGGAAAAACTTTTATCCGGCATGTTATAATACGGATCATCCTCTTAGCATAAATATAAGCGGTGTTCCACATTCTGTATTTTTTGCTTCGGCACCCGGTCAATTATGTACCATGTCAAGAACTAATGATTTAACTGCTTTATTATCATGTATTAGAAATGCTAATAAATTCGTTTATGTATCGGTTATGAATTTTATTCCAATCATTTATTCGAAAGCTGGAAATATTCTGTATTGGCCCTATATCGATGATGAATTAAGAAGAGCCGCGATCGATAGACGTGTATCTGTGAAGCTATTGATTAGTTGCTGGCAACGATCTTCGTTTATAATGAGAAACTTTTTACGATCGATAGCCATGCTAAAATCTAAAAATATAGATATAGAAGTAAAACTATTCATTGTTCCGGATGCAGATCCTCCAATTCCGTATTCCAGAGTAAACCATGCAAAATATATGGTGACGGATAAAACTGCGTATATAGGAACATCAAATTGGACAGGAAATTACTTTACAGATATATGTGGAGCATCTATCAATATTATTCCGGAAGATGGATTAGGTATTCGCCAACAGTTGGAGGAAATTTTTATACGTGATTGGACTTCACAATATAGTTATGAATTGTATGATAATAGTCCAACTAAAAGATGTAGACTATTAAAAAATGTCAAACAGTGTACAAATGACTCGTATTGTGATGAAACACATCTTGAAAAAGAAATTCCTGAATACTCTCTGGAATAAAAATAATATAAATTTAATCATAAATTATTGATCTTCATTACGAAGATGTTGACATTTTGTTATTCGTTGCCCAATGAGGGCGATGTGATAAAGGGAAAAATATTTGAAAAAAATAACGCTCTATATGTAGATTTGCCAGATTATCACAACAAAGCTATATTGGAAGAGAGTATTCGTATGCATGCACAAAGATATAATAAATATAGGGATAAACTTCTTGGGAAAATTGTAAACGTCGTAGTTGTTAGAGTTGATTATGCAAAAGGATATATCGATGTTCGATATCGTCCTTAATTTTTATAACAAACATAAAAATAAAGTAAGTTATTAATACTAGAAAAAAATCATGTTCGTTGTCACACTATTATTATCACTGACATACACTGCTTACTCTTATCGTCTACAAGGATTTACTAACGCAGGTATAGTAGCATATAAAAATATTCAAGATGTGGATGAAAATGTTATCTTCTCGCCATTCGGATATTCTTTCGCTATGCTAATGTCTGTATTACCATCATCAGAAAATACTAGACTAGAATTACTAAAGACTATGGCTTTGCAAAAAAAGGACATTGGGCCAGCATTTTCTGAATTGATATCTGGATTAGCAAAATTGAGAACGTCTAAATATGCATATACCAATATATCATATCAGAGTTTCGTTGATAAAAGTGTATGTATTAGACCGTCATATTATCAACGATATCATAGATTTGGATTGTATAGTATAGACTTTAGGAACGACGCGGTTAATAAAATCAATGCCATAGTAGAACGTAGATCCGGTATACCTAACGTAGTAGACTCTACTATGATCGACGATAATACTCTATGGGCAATAATTAACACTATCTATTTTAAAGGTAGTTGGCAATATCCATTCAATATTGCTAGGACTCATAATGCTAGTTTTACTAACAATAAAGGTACAAAAATGGTTCCCATGATGAATATAATTACTAAATTACATGGAAATACAATTACTATCGATGATTATGAATATGATATGGTAAGACTCCCGTATAAAGATAGCAATGTTAGTATGTATCTAGCAATAGGAGACAACCTTACTCATTTTGTAGACTCTATTACTACCACAAAGTTAGACTATTGGGCATCTCAATTAATAGATAAAATGTATGATATCCGTCTTCCTAGATTTTCTATCGAAAATAAGAGAGATATTAAACCGATAGCCGAAATGATGGCTCCTAGCATGTTCAATCCAGACAAGGCATCATTTAAACGCATGACAAAGAATCCGTTATATCTCTATAAAATGTTTCAAAATGCTAAAATCGATGTTGATGAACAAGGAACAATAGCCGAGGCATCTACTATAATGTTAGCTACAGAAAGATCTGCGCCTGAAGAACTAGAATTTAACAAACCATTTGTGTTTATCATCAGACATGATATTACGGAATTTGTATTGTTTATTGGTAAGGTGGAATCACCTTAATGAATATTATTTTTATTAAATGTGTTTATGTTGTGTTGTGATAGCAATTTATCTACTTATTACATCAATCAGAGATATTGTTAGCTCTGGAGGATTAATGTGATGCATAATTATAAAAAATGAAAAAATACACCACATTAGCGTCTCGTTTCAGACATGGATCTGTCACGAATTAATACTTGGAAGTCTAAGCAATTGAAGAGCTTCATCTACAGCAAGGATGTATTTAAGGCTGATATTCATGGACGTACTGCATTGTATTATGCAATTGAGAATAATAACGTACGTCTTGTATGTAACTTAGTTAATGCTGGAGCATTGAAGAATCTTATTGACAATGAGTTTCCATTACATCAGGCAGCAAAGTTAGAAGATGCTAAAATAGTAAAGATTCTGTTATTCAGTGGGATGGATGATGCACAGTTTGACGACAAGGGTAATACACCATTGTACTATGCTGTTGAGGTTGGTAACATACAAACTATAAAACTCTTCATTAGGAAAAAATGGAAACTGATGTTCTATGGGAAAACTGGATGGAAAACCCCATTTTATAAGGCTGTTATGCTTAATGATGTCACTATCACTGAATACTTTATTTCAGAGGTAAGATCTAGTTTTGATTTGGCTATTCTCTATAGTTGCATTCATGATACAATTAAAAATGGACACGTTGATATGATGATTATGTTACTTGACTATATGATGCTAACAAATACCAATAACTCTCTTCTCTTCATTCCAGATATTCAATTGGCTATAGACAACAAAGACTTGCATATCTTAAATGCTCTGTTCAAATATGATATTAATATCTATTCTATTAATCTAGAAAATGTATTGGATGATTCAGAAATAGCTAGAATGATTATAGAAAAGCATGTTGATTATAAGACTGATGAGTTAACAAAAGATCTTAATAGTGTCAAGAATAATAAATTGGATGAGATAATTAGCAAAAATAAGGAACTCAGACTCATGTATCTAGATTGTGTAAAAATGATTAGATCATAACTTTTTTTTAACAACATGATTTGGCTCTAAAATTGATATAATAATTGTTATTTACATATCATTTTGCCATTGTGAACGTATCTCTGTTATAGCTTAATTATAAAGATGGTTCGTAAACTATTCTTGTTCTTATGTATGCTATCTCTTGGTTATTCAGAATATACAGACGTACAATGTCCATCTAGAAATGATTATCGTTATTGGTACTTTGCTGCTGAACTCACTATTGGCGTAAACTATGATATTAAAACCATTATCGGCGAGTGTCACATCTACGAAAATTATACTGATAGAGATGCAAACATAGGATTGACAGGATATGGATTACAAATAAATATGACTATCCACGATACCGACCAGAGATTTGTCGCAGCTGCAGAGGGAGTAGGAGAAGACAATAAACTATCCGTTCTATTGTTTACTACACAACGACTAGATAAACTTCAACACAATATTAGTATAACTATAACATGTACTGAAATGAATTGTGGAACCATGAAATATAATTCAGAGCTTACAGAAGCGATGAATCATGCCACAGAATGTGATATAACTATTTATGGATCGTGTGTTAAATGCGTAAATCTCAGTATGGATCCTACCAAGATTAATCCAAAGTTTATCCATCCTAAAGGTAAATTTCTGTATAAAAATTCCGATCACGGTGGACAAGGTAGTTACGGCGTAACATTTAAAGATGAGCTAAACAGTTGCTTTCTCGACATAAAAGATGTTAGTTATGACATTTGTTATAGAGAGTAAAAAAATAGAAAGTAGAAATTAAAATATCATTTTTTATGAAACAATGGAGAATACCGTGCCTGTTACCGAGTATTCTTTAACTCTTTATGCCAAATCCAAACGTAAAAATTTAGATGTGTTTAGAAATATGTTGCAATCCGTAGAACCATCTGGAAATAATAGTGTTTTGCATATCTATTGTGGAATTAAAGGAATAGATGAACGTTTTATAGAAGAACTTATTCATAAGGGATACTCTCCAAACGAGACAAACGAGGACGGTGATTATCCGTTACATATAGCGTCTAGAATCAATAATAATCAAATTATTATAACATTATTGGTTCATGGTGCGGATCCAAATGTACGTGATAAACAAAATAGGACTCCGTTATACTATTTATCCGGAAACGATGACGAGGTTATTGAGAAAATAAATCTATTGGTGGAATACGGAGCTAAGATTAATAACTCCGTTGATATAGAAGGATGTGGTCCGTTACTGGCATGTACAGATCCATCGGAAAGAGTGTTCAAAAAAATAATGTCTATTGGATTCGAGGCCAAGATAGTAGATAAACATGGTAGGAATCATATTCATAGACATCTTATGTCTGACAATCCAAAGGCTTCTACCATCTCATGGATGATGAATCTCGGTATTAGTTCATCAAGAACGGATTATGACGGAAATACACCTCTCCATATTGCATGCTCTAAAGCAGTAAAGAATGTAGACATAATAAATCTTTTACTTCCATCCACTAATGTTAATAAACTAAACAAATTCGGTGATAGTCCTCTCACAATTCTCATTAAAACATTAACTCCTTTATCTCTCTTTAATACATTGCTATCAACTGTTGATTTTGTTACAGATAATCTTGTTAATCTTTGCATATTTTATGATAGATATGATATTCTAGAAAGTATTAATATCAAAGGAAAGCAACTTGATTCTGACGATTTTAAAATAGCAGTTAAAGCGGGATCTGTAAAATGTGTAAAATATCTATTGGAAAATGATATAATCTGTGAAGATGCTATGTACTACGCTGTTATGTGTGAAAACGAAACAATGATAGACTATCTATTGTTTAATCATTTTAGTGTAGACTCGGTAGTTGATGAACATACGTGTATGAGCGAATGTGTTAGGATAAATAATCCAATTATATTATCAAAGCTGATGTTACATAATCCGACTTCTGAAACCATGTATTTAACAATGAGAGTGATAGAAAAGGATAAACTAGATAAATCTATTATTATTCCATTCCTAGCATACTTTGTTCTTATGCGTCCCGACTTTTGTAAAAATTATAGATACTTTACTACGTATAAACATTTCGTAACCAATTATGTTCATGAGGGAGTATCATACGAAGTTTTTGACGATCTTTAAAAAAAATAACATAAAAAATAATAGTAGATTAGTATTATCAACCATTGTGTTGTAATGGATGGTAAGTCTTCAAAAGTGTTACTAGAAACAATTGTAAAAATGGATAATAGTGAAGTTACCAAGATGATCGAAATGTTAAACTATCCAGAATCACAAAACTCATCGGAGGATGTATGTGTAATGTGTGACGATTCTATAGCATCTCGATATATTAATGACTATATAAACAAGAGTATGAAGCAGATCACACGGCAAGATGTTGATGTGTTTGGAATTGTAGATAGGTTCTTATCAATGGACAATGATGAACTAAGTAATAATACATGTAACTTGATAAAAGAACTTAGGACTTATAAACAATTGGCTATTGATCATTATGGTAGCTATGTAGAATATGCAATAAAAGAAATACACAGAAATCCTAATTACAATATTAATCTATTTAGGAAATTAAAACGAACTAGAGAGGATACATTTAAAATAGATCCTGTTAATTATGTCAAAAAGGTCATAGGATTCGTTTCTATCTTGACTAGATACAATCCGGTACATATTCATGTGCTATATGATAATGTTACTTATGATTACATAGATTGCTTTACCGATTATTTGAGAAACAAGTATTTCCAAAATTGATTTTTTTATTGAGTTTTTCGTTATTAATCATATAAATAATACTTTTATTTAACACAATAATAGTTTTATAACTAAATACAGTTGTAGATATGAGGACTCTCTTGTTTAGATACATTATTTGGAGAAACGATAGAGATTCAGCATATTATAGTGATGATTTTAAAAAGCTTATGGAGTTTGATAAATTAGTGGATGATGATATGTATACATTGATTAAGAAAATGCGATTGACGTTATCTGATGGACCATTGGTAGATAGACTGGAGCAGCCTGTTAATAATCTAGAAGATGCAAAGAGAATGATAGCTATCAGTGCCAAGGTCGCTGAAAAAATTGGTGAACGTCCTGAAATTAGATGGGAGGAGTCATTCACATCTCTCTTTAGAATGATTGAGAAATATTTTAAAGAATTGAGAATGAGTTTGTATAATAATTAATACACAATATAGAAAAATAATCACTATCACTTACTTAAACTAATAATGAATAAAAATAGACTAGTGAAATATCTTAAAAATCTTACAGATGATGAGTTTAAATGTATTATTTATCGATCGTCTGATTTTATTTACTTATCAGATAGTGATCATGATAACATAACTAGAGAAACATTGGTTAAGGAGATCATGGAAGAATATCCGGATGATTGTAATAAAATATTGGCTATTATATTTTTGGTGTTGGATAAAGATATAGACTTAGATATAGAAACTACATCAAAGCCTAAGCCAGCTATTAGATTCTCTATTCTAGATAAGATGACTGAGAATATTAAAATTACTGATCTAATTAGGAATTATTTTAGGTATATAGAACAAGATATTCAGTTAAGTCCACTGTTCATACAAATAGATTCGTACAGAAAACGAGCTATTAACAAGTATTCGAACGAGTTAAAAACGGCTACTGAATACTTTAATAAGTATGGACATTTAATGTTTTACAATCTTCCTATAAAACACAATAGATTCTTTTGTAGAAATTCGATAGGCTTTTTAGCTGCACTATCATCTACGATAGGGCATGTAAAAGCGTTTCATAAATTTGTAGAATCTGTTTCTGTAGATGATAGACGTAACTTTAAAAAGGAATTATTATCAAAATAATTTTTATAAAAATATTGAATATATAGACGTCTAATATACTATAATTTATAGATCACCATTATAAAAATGGAAAATATCATATTTTATATTGATGGGAAAACAATACAAGCGGATAAGAAAATTATTATGGAGTCTCCGTATAATTTTTTTAAACGCATTAAGAATCCTGATGAGGTAATTACATTGAAGGGTATAAATTACCACGCATTTGAATCTCTATTAGACTATATTTATTGGAAGAAGATAAATATAACAATAAACAATGTGGAAATGATATTGGTGGCTGCCATAATGATTGATATTCCTCCTGTAGTTGATTTATGTGTAAAAACCATGATTCGTAATATCAATTCCAATAATTGTATGCAGATGTTTAACTTTTCTAAAAGATATGGGATTAACAAACTATATAATGCCTCAATGATAGAAATAATTGACAAAATTACTACGGTGGCGTGTACTCCAGAATTTTACAAATTATCAAAAGAAGATCTAACTACTATGTTATCTCATGAGGATGTTAATATAAATCACGAGGATGTTACCGCTATGATATTATTAAAGTGGATTTATAAAAATCCTAATGATAGAGATATCATCAATATCTTGTATCCTAAGTTAATGACTAATAATATGCGCAAGGCTATATCATTATTGAACTTAAAAATATCTCCGTCTACAAGTCCAATAACACGAAATGGTATAAAACACAACGTGATAGCTATCAAAAACACAGATCATCGCATAGCCACTATAACTCATTACTCTCCTAGAACAAAATATTGGTCCATGATGGGTAATGTAGATAGACAATATTATAATGCTAACGTTTTGCACAATTGTCTCTACATTACTGGGGGAATGATTAATAATAGACGTATGTATACAGTTGTTATATTAGATCTCAAAACGAAAAAAATGAGAAGATTAACTAACATGTCATCATTAAAATCAGAAGTTAGTACTTGTGTCAATGACGGAAAGCTATATGTGATAGGAGGACTAGAATTTTCTATATCAACAAATACTGTTGAATATTTGAAACATGATACAACACGATGGATAAGACTTCCAAACTTGATTACTCCTAGATATTCGGGAGCTTCAGTATTCGTAAATGATGATTTGTATGTGATTGGTGGAGTTTATACTACATACGATAGATATGTAGTATTAAACAGCGTGGAATGCTTCACTAAAAATCGTTGGATAAAAAAGTCCCCTATGCCTAGACATCATAGCATAGTTTATGCTGCGGAGTATGATGGAGACATCTATGTGATTACTGGAATTACACACGAGACACGCAATTATCTTTACAAATATATAGTTAATGAAGACAAATGGATAGAATTATACATGTACTTTAATTATGTAGGTAAGATATTCATGTGTTCGTGTAGCGATTATATTTTGATTATAGCAGATGCTAAATACGAATACTATCCAAAATCAAATACTTGGAATATGTTTAACATGACCACGTATAATATTGATTATTATGGCGTGTTCTACAATGACGAAACGCCAAAATGTAACGTGACTAATTCATCACTGTCCTCATTTTTGAGCAAGTGTGAAAAACAATTCCTTCAATGTTAATGAACTTTTTATTAGTTTTGACAAATGGCTAAGATAACATTTTTAGATACATAAATATGAAGGTTGAGACTATAACACTAGTGACATTATTGGGAATAGGATGTGCGCTATCATGTACCGCTCCTACACGTCCCATTAATATGAAATTTAAAAATACAGTAGATACAAGTTACAATGTAGGAGATACTGTAGAATTCACATGCTTGCCAGGATATAGGAAAAGTAAAATTGGACCCATATATGTTAAATGTACGGATAATGGGTGGACGAGGGTTAATGATTGTATTAAACGTAAATGTCCATCACCACGAGATATCGATAATGGACAACTCGAAGTTACGAGTACAGATTTTGGATCTAATATAGTGTATTCTTGTAATAGTGGATATAAAATGATTGGAGAATCTGTATCATACTGCGAATTAGGACATACTGGATCTTTGATTTGGAATCCTGAGCCACCTATTTGCGACTCAGTTAAATGTCAATCTCCTCCATCTATAGCCGATGGTAGTCATAACGGATACTCTGATATTTATACAGAGGGAACAGTAGTAACATATACTTGTAATACCGGATATTCACTAATAGGTGAAGCGAATATCGTGTGTATGGATGGAGAATGGAGTGAAGTCCCAACTTGTCAGATTGTTAAATGTACACATCCTATAATAAGCCACGGATTCATGTCTAGTGGTTTTAAGAGACACTACTCATACAACGACGAAGTACATTTTACATGTAAACACAAATATAAACTGAATGGTTCGTCCCGTTCTACATGCTCTCCAGGAAATGAATGGAAACCTGCGCTTCCTACATGTGAACGTGAGTAAACGTAAAACATAAAAAATATACTTTGGTTTATGTAATATATAGTAACGCTACTTTACGTGGTGGTACAAAATGGGTAATGTCAAGATATTCAATCGTGGAGAATTCGATGATATCAGAAGTGATTTACTCGATTTGTTGAAGTTTATAAACTGGAACACGATTAATTCCAATATATCCATTTCTTCTACAGAAACAATAGACGTGTCTCGATCTATAAGTGAGATATTATATAAACAGTTGAAAAATGTACACAATGTAGAGGTAAGTAGCGGCATAACTTTTATAAAATATAATAGGTTTGATACTAATGACTATGAAGTAAACATATCAGATAATGATATGGAATATTATTTAGTAATTTGTTTGGACAAATCATCTACTGTTAAGACAATAATATGTCCCACTTCAGAAACCACTATAATATCATCTGAGGATATCATGTTTTCTAAAACTCTTGATTTTAGATTTAGTAATGTAAAGTGTGGATATAAAATAGTTGTGTGCTCTGTATCTATATCATACAAGCCATCGATGTGTAGAATTAAGTATAATGATAGTAAGTACATAGATATTAGCGCGGATCAAGAAGGTAATAATTTGTGTTACTGTAGCATAACCATGGATTCCCATCACTTGATAGATTTAGAAACGATTGGTGTCTTGGTTGACAGATCTGGAAAGTGTTTGGTAGTAGACGAGTTTTATTATCGCTTTAGGAAAAATAAAATATATGATAGTTTTATTGATCTATGCATGGATCACATTTTCGAACTACCGGATATGGACGAACTACTTACGCTACGCAACGAGGATGGTAAGAACATTGCATGGGATACCAATAAATTGGATAACAATTGTAAGACATGGATTCCTAGTTCCGACGATGATTACAATTTTCTATATAAATTGATGAATCTTAAGTCGAAAGATAACAAATTCGAATACTATGTACTAGTTGGCGATACGGAACCTTGTACAGTCCTTACTTTCAAGGTAAGAAAATATTATCTTAATATCGATATGTAAACATGAATTATTTGAAAAATGAAAATGGATTTTTACTTTATACGGTAATAATAACGTAGCAGTATTTAATCATGAATAGATTAGATTTTGATAAACTAAAAAACGAAAATATATTTTCTAATAATATCATAGAGGATGCCAAAGAGTTTATCTTTGGCTCTAGAAAGTTATATACTGATTCTGTATGTGATCTAATAGATATATTTAGTTTAGCCAATTATCTTAATGAGCAAGAACTTAAAGATGCAGTAATCGATAGAATGAATTATGTCTCTAGATACGTAGGTAAATATGATTGGAGTACTATATATTCGTTTTATAAGGAAAACGGACTACGTAATAGTTTTGTACGGCAATATATTAACAATAATATAGAAACAATATGTAATACCGAATCTTTTCTAAAATTGGATGCTGACTCCGTATTCGATATTCTAGATAATGATGATCTCGTAATTAGTGAATATAATGTATTAAATATCGTCTTACGGTGGCTAGATGATAAAAAGGTGAATATAGACGACTTCACTAAAGTTATGTTCGCTGTCAGATTTAACTTTATAACATATAGTGAACTTAGTAATGCGGTAGAAAAAATAGCTCCGGAATACAGACGACATCTGTTAGATATATACTATATAAGATTTTCGCGTCCTAAACGTTCATTTCAACATTAGTTAACAAGTTTTTATTTTTTAGTAAACGTCAATAAAATAATTAATGAAATAATAATAATCATTAAATGCTACACATTTAATTTAGACAAGAATAACTTTTCATTGTGTAAGTTCAAAATGGATGCCTATATTAATGCGGATTCATTTTCTCTAGAAACTGATTCTGTCAAAGATGTTATAAAAGAATACATTTGCTGGGTTAGTATGAATGATGAATTTAGACCATCTATCGGATGCGTCTTTAAAGCGATGGAAACATTTAAAATTGATTCAGTGAGATATTACGGCGATGATGTATACGAACTTGCTAATAATGTAAAATTGATAACTTTTGATGATTTTATACGATCTGTACAATTGATATGTTCAAATAAACATAAACTCACTGTTTATGGAACTATGGGATTGTTGTCGATTGTCGCGGATATCAACAAAGGTCATGATTTGTACAGCATCAAATATGCCGCAGGGTTAATTATGTTAATGGAGTATATATTTGATGAAATAGATCTACACCATCTCAAAGTAGCACTCTATCGTAGAATAATAAGACATTACAGTAGAGTAGATGATGATGACTTGGATAGATAATTTTTCTTTATTAATCAGTACTCATTAAATTCATCACGATATATAAAACATTATGTAATTAATAAACTATAGATAATACTTTTAGTCATGTGTTCTATATTGAGATGGTTGTCTTATTCCATTGTAGCGTGTGGTATTCATAAACTTATGATACTAAAACTATTGTATCCTAATTTGTAAAATGAAATTTAAATGAGTATTAAACACACGCGACGTGTTCTTTTCATTATGGGGATACAACACGAATTCGACGTCATGATTGGAGATATAGCATTGAGAAATTTACAGTTACATAAAGGAAATAACTACGGCTGTAAAATAAAAATTGTATCCGATACATACAAAAAATTAAAGATTAGATGTATTATACGTCCAGATTGGTCAGAGGTTACGGATGTCAAAGGATTAATAATATTCGCAAATGGATATATAGTGAAGCTTAATAAGGTTGACGAATCATTTAATCATGTAGCATACGACGCGGTTATAAATCTCTATAACAAAAAAACTGATATTATGATTTCTTCAGATGATGATCCATATCTCTTCAAAAACTATTACCCATACATCAGTCTAAATCTAAATAATAAGAAATTCAAAGTTAAAGAAGAGAATTATTCATCGCCATATATAGAATATCCACTGATTCCATATAGAGATTATGAATCAATAGATTAAATACATTTTTATTAAATTTATTGTTTACTAAATAGAAGATAATGAAGGCGATTGGGTTTATTGCGTGCTTGTGTCTTATTTCGGTTTTTGGAACATGTCGTTCCGTTGATCCGTACTATGTACCATTCAATAAATTTAATATTACTCTCGATATCGATACCAGCTATAGTGTAGAAAAATATACCGTAGAAAATGATTTACCGAGTACACATAACCCAACTACTTCGTATGTTAAGATCTATTTTGACGAGTTTTGGATCACTGTTCTAACTAAATGGTGTTCCATGTTTATTGATACAGTTAGTGTATATGCAACATTTTACGATAATCTTAATATACAATTTTATAGCAAGGATAATTATTCCACTCAAAGCAAAGATGAAATTTGTACTGTTGATGTTAAACTACAATGCAAACATCCATCAAAACCACTAGTTACAAAATACGAAGAAGCATACAGATATTCATTATCTTCTGACGTATCATGTATTAATACTGTAGAGTTGGATATTGACTTGATCCAGTATAACGAGACTGGATATCACTTACTGAAATCGTATGAACTTATGTTGCCATAAGATACTTCCAAATAAAATGAAATGAAATGATACAAAATAGGGAGTCATCGTTAGACTATTAATAATGGTTAACGATAAGAGTTACAGTGAGATTCTCTACAATAGATGTAAAACATTTGAGATAGATGCCTGCAGTGCACAATCATTAATAAAAAATGGCGCAAGTCCATTATATCAATATGATTGCAACACTCCATTGAGGGTATACGTTACCAAGGAAAATGTTAATATAAAGTCCGATGTTGTTATTTCATTGTTGGAAGCTGTTGATTATATAAATATCAATGACTTTGATATATTTGAGTATATACATTGTGAAAATATCGATATAGATTTATTGAAATTACTAATTAACAAAGGTCTAAAAATAAACGGTCGTAAAAACAACATTAATATTGTAGAGAAATATGCAACGACAAAAAATCCTAATGTGGATGTATTTAATATATTCTTTGAACAAGGAATTCCTATATGTAGTGATATACGGTATGGATTCAAGATTGTATTCGATACTGTAAAGTTATATCCATCATGTTATGATATTGATGAAGATTATGACTATGTCACCGATGACAACGATAAAATGGGTAAAACAGCTCTCTATTATTATATTATCAGTAGACCACGCAATGGAATATCTTTGAATGTGTTAAACTGTCTATTATCTTATGATAAATGCAATTTCACATATCGCCGTCACACAACACTATATTATTATATTGGTAGAAAAGACATTAAAAGAGAAATATTTGATGTATTATATAGTAATGGTAATTATCTAATGGATGAACGTATGAATATTCTAGCTAGATATTTACTCAAACACTATAGGAATAAAAACTATGAATTTGATAATTATATCATTGATAAATTATTATGTAATTGTATTAATTACAATATTGTAAAATTATGTAATCATTTGCGAGATAATACAACACTGTTATCTATTATTCTTAAAAAATACAAAGATTCTATCCAAGACCTATTAAACGAATATATACTGTTGTCTACAGTATATCTTAATGTTATTAAGTTTATGGTAGGCGAAGGTGCTGTATTATATAGATTTAATCATATAAATAAATATTTTCTATCCATTGGAAATAAAGATCCTAAAGTCGTTGAATATATTTTGAAAAATGGAGTCGAGACAATCGGTCCAGATGATAATGAAAACAATGATAAAATAGACATCATGCCATTGTTTTCTATATTCATGCCTAATGAGTTAGTAATAATAAAAATATTAGAACTTTGTATGCCATATATAGATGATATAAATAAATTAGATCGTTATGGATGTAGTATACTATATCGTTGTGTTAATGGCAATAATACCAATATAGTAAAGTGGCTAGTAGATAATGGCGCAGATATTAATGTGGTGACAAAATATGGTCATACATGTATTACTATTTGTATAGTGATGTCACAACGATGTATAGACGAAGTATCAAAAAAATATATCGATATATTAGAAATTATTTTGCGTAAATTGCCAACAATCGAATGTATAAAGAAAACAATGGAATATTTTAATAATAGTGGATTACATATATATCATACTACATCGATAAAGGAACTATGTATTAAATACTTCGTATTAGTAGATTACGAGTACGTATGTATAACCTATCCATCATTTATAAACTACATAGCCAAATGTAAAAATGAATTAGATGATATGTTTAAAACTAAAATATACAATATTGACATGTATACATTGATGTACAAAATAAATAAGTATATGAGAAAAAGATTTGTAAAGCATCCAGTTTTTACAGAGTGGGCAAAAACTCAATATACAATTTATACAGAAATAATAGATGAAGCTAATGACTTTATAAAAAGAAACGAGGAAATAGATAACTTGATAGACGAGGTATCTGTGAATAATAATTGGATATCAATATTACCGTTAGAAATTAAAGATTTGATATTTTCATACGCATTTCTATAAAAAATAGAAACTTTAATCATATAATAGTGTGGTGTGGTAGATAACAACGATTAAAATTTAATTATATTTTAGGTGTTAGTATCAATCAGAAAACTAGTCATGTCTTCAAAAGGCGGTAATAGTGGTGGAATGTGGAGCGTATTTATTCACGGACATGATGGATCTAGTAGAGGAAGTAAAAATTACACAAGTGGTGGAGGAATGTGGGGAGGAGGATCCTCTAGTGGTGGTGTAAAAAGTGGAGTTAATGGCGGCATCAATGGAGGTGTAAGATCTGGCACAGGTAAAATCTAGATGATTTTTTTGTTTTTATTAATAAAGTTTACAATAGTACAAAAATGATATTTAATGGATTTTATTCATAACATGGTTATACCAATCTATTTACTGTAAAAAATGTTTGACTATCTGGAAAACGAAAATGTGACAGTGGAGGTTCTGAAACGGTTGTTACAAGATATGAATCCCAATGATACACAAAACAGATTCGAGAACAATGCTCTTCATTCTTATCTTTTCAATGAGAATTGTAATGATGTAGAGGTAGTAAAACTACTACTAGATAGTGGCACTGATCCATTGCATAAAAATTGGAAACAGCTTACCCCGTTAGGAGAATATACCAATCTTACCCGTGGTAAAATTGATTCTGATATAGTAATGGCTCTGTTAGATGCAGTTGAATATAGCAATGTAAATGATTTTAATATATTCAACTATATGAAGTCTAAAAATCTAGATATTGGGTTAATAAAGATATTAGTAGACAATGGATTTGATTTTACCGTTAAAAGTGCAGACAACTATACGGTTGTAGACAGTTATGTAATGACAGACGATCCTGTTCCTGAGATAATTGATTTGCTTATAGAAAATGGTAGCATTCTAGAGGATGACGAGTATGAAGAATACTCTGATAACGAACAGAAAGATCGTACACTATTACATCTATATGTTATTTCTCATCTGTATTCTAATCCAGGTGTGCGTACAGACGTTGTTAAATGTCTAATCAAACACGATATAGATCCTTCTTCTAGCGATAAAGATTATTGCACCGCTCTTCAATATTATATTAAGTCGTCGCATATAGATATTGACACAGTTAAATTGTTAATGATTGGAATAGATGATGTGGCTTATTCATACATAGATGAAGATACCTGTATCACTCGAGGAATTATTGCCGATTATCTCAATAGTAATTACAGATACAATAAAGATGTAGATTTTGAGTTACTTAAACTGTTTTTGGATAATGGAAAATCTCATGGTATCATGTGTAGTATCGTTCCACTATGGAATAACGACAATGAAACCATTTCTCTAATACTGAAAAAAGTAAGTAGAGATGTTATTCAACGGATTTTAATAGAATATATTACATTTAGTCATGTGGATATAACTTTAGTGGAACTTATGTTGGAATATGGTGCCATATTGGATAAAGAGGCTATACATGGATACTTTAAAAATGTTCATGTAGATTCTTACATGATGGAATATCTGTTGAAAAAAGAAGGCGGGAGTTCGGTTAATGACCTTGATGATGGAGAGATACCTATGGGACAACTATGTAAACCTAGATATTTATATAACTGCCAACTTCTTAGTATTATAAACATTTGCTTACATTATATCAAAGATATTAATATGCGAGACAAACGGGGAGATACTCTTCTGTGCTATGCGGTAAGATATAATAAACAATCTCTTGTAGCCTTACTACTAACATCTGGTGCAGATGTTAACATCAAGTCAAATAATGGATATACATGTATATCCATCTGTATCAATGAATCATATAACGTTGAGATTCTAAAAATGTTATTATATAATAAACCCACGTTAAATTGTATGATAGATTCGTTAAATGGAATAGATAACATCATGGATAATACATATGCTATAAAACAATGTATAAAATATACTATGATTATATATGATGAATCGTCAAAGCTTCCAGATTCTATAACTAAGGAGTATAATAATTATATAGATCTTTGTAATCGAGAATTGAATGAAATGAAAAAAATAATGGTAGGCGATAATACTATTTTCAAATTAATATTTACAAATTACGGAAATAAAATTATACATAGATATTCCGATAATCCCGAATTACGTAAGTATTATGAATCAAATAAAAATAAAATATATGTAGAAGTTAATGATATTATATCACATGCAATACATACTCATAATAAAATACATAAGACTATAATCGAATCCATAGATGATAATACATACATTTCTAACTTACCATATGATATCAAATACAAAATATTTGAACAATGAGGCTATATCTCATATACCGCATTCTTTCATTTTTTTTAGTTATAACGAGTAGTAAATAGTTTTTTATTTTATTAAAATGAGAATTGTTGTGTTTCTTATTGCATTGACCTATGGGTTGGTTTACCCATATACCTACGCAAAGGAATCTGAGTGTCCTAATGTGGATATAGTAACATCCACAGAAGGATTTCGTTGCTATGGGTGTGTTAAATTTATGCCTGAATTTAGTTACATATATTGGTTGGGAAAGAATACAAAAACTAATGAGGATGCTAAATTTATAGAACAATTAGGAGATGGAATCAATGAAGAAGAAACAGTTAGTACCACAAGGGATGGAATTACACATAAGAGTAAAGTTCTTCATGTAACGGATATTGATAAATTTGCACATCATATGTTTACTTGCGTATTTGTGACATTAGAAGGTGCTTCAAAAAAGAATATTTGGCTGAAGTAATAATTAATGTTTATGATCTTACTTGATAGCACTAAAAATCAAATCATTTTGAGAAAAATAACGACCTATGTCGTAATTACTTTTTGTACCAATTGATTTTAATTGACATGTTTATAGAACTTGCTCGATGTTATGGTTCTGAAATGAGTACGACATACCGGACAGTTTAATGACCCATTATTCAATCTTCGTGTCGTAGTCCATGTATGGATACATTTTACACAAAATGTATGCTCACACGCATCTAGTATGCCAAAGTATCTATCATTTTCTAACGGTTTTGAATAGACTACTTCAAAACAAATTCCACATTCTTTTTCTTTACTTACTCTATAAACTTCCTCGTACGTATCCAGTATTTTAATAATGGCCAATTCGCTAATGCGAATACGGTAAGTATTATCATTATTCGGTGTATTGGTGATTGTATTGTTATTATTAGAAGCTTGAATATCGTTGAACATGTGCCACGATAACAATCCTAACAATATCGATCGTACATTTTCGTTGATTATAAAATCGATAACTACATTAATAAATATATCATAGTGAACGTATAATCCATGGATAGTTATATTTCTTTGACATTTTCGTATAGTTTCTGTAAGTTCTGATTGGTGTATTCCCGTGTTTATAGATAAGTTAGTCATATATTCCCTTCCAATTGTGCGTTTTTTCCAAGCCCGAAAGTTATTAGCCAAATATGGATATATTTTTGTGATATTGATATAATTAATAAATTTGTTGTTGTGATTTTTGATAATGCATACTGTTAGTCTTATATTATTTTCTTCATCGATATATTTTAATATACTAACATAATCCATATATGATGTAGTGACTTTGGTGGCGTCAAATTCCATATTCTTAGTTTAAGTGAAGATAAATACTTTTTAAATTTTAAGTTTTTGAATTATAATCTTAATTCATCTACAAAAATACTGAACATCAAGTCATAATTTGTAAAATAGGTGGTAAAACAATGCCACTACATTATATATTATTGGCCGGTGTTATAGAATCGTCTATTATGCCGGCCAACGATGTCCCTTGGATGGATATAGTATCATCGGTATAATTGTAATATAAACAAATCGTATTACATTCTAATTAATTAACAGTTGTAACCGTCCATAAATACTACTCCGATTACGATGTTAAAATCATGGATGGTTACAACTGATCAATGAATTAGAAAAAATAATTATACGATGAGAGTTGGAATCTCAACATCGTAATCGCTGTTTTTATAAATAGTCAAATGTTTATGACAATACATTCTGTGCTAAATCGCTCAAATAGAAAATGATGATCACTAATAAATGTATATTATAAATTTTTATGATGTGGTATTTCATATTACTTACACTACATCTGTCTAATTATACTATACATACATAGTTAAACAATGTATAATAAAATCATGCCAATAAAAGTACTGAGAATTACATAGTAAAACACACTATAAATCCGAGATTAGTAGAGGTTTAACCAATGGCGACTATTAGATATAATGACGATGTTGTTATAGATATACATAGTGATAAAAATGGAAAGGATTTATGTTATTGTTTCATAACAATAGATGATCATTACTTAGTTGATGTAGCGACTATTGGTATTATAGTCAATAGATCTGGAAAATGTTTGTTAGTAAATAATAATCTTGACATAGTCCATGACACTCGTATAAGTAACAGTTTCATCGATGTATGTATTGATACAATATTTAACTTTTCTGAAGCACGAGAATTATTTACATTAAACGATGACAATAGGAATATAGCATGGGATACCGATAAACTAGAAACAGATATGGATATATGGACACCTAATACAGAAGCCGATTACGACTTTCTTTCTAAGATCTTGTTATACGCAAAATCTCAATCAGATATCATTTTTAATTATTATTTTCTCACTAGTGATATAGAACAGACTATATTCACTTTTAAAGTGACTAGGTTTTATTTTAATATTCCGACATAAAGTATTGTCCTCTATCAATATCAATAACGGACGAAATACTAATAAATATAGTTTTTTATAAAAAATATCAAGGTAATACGATCTCTTGTAGAGGTAGCTTAGTTCTTCTAGTGAATCTATAAACAGCCAACATGCAACATGTGATAACAATACCTACTAATGCAAGTACAATGCTTGGAGAAGGTACATATGTATTATTCCCACCATCATCTTTTTCTGAACGTTGGTAGTCAATTAATACTTTATGTTGGCATCTAATCCCAATATATCCATGTTTACATATACAGTGCATATTTTCATCTATGTTATTGATGTAGATACACTGGCCATGGAAACAGTAACCATCACCTTCTATGCCGCATAGTTGGATGGCAGATATCAACTCTGTAGTGTTTGAGGCGTCAATATCAGACGCAGATATCTTGATTATAGCAGCAAACCACAAGACTAGGTATTTCAACATATTGAATTAGTTTTTGTAGTTATTTAATTTTTTCTCTGAGTGTGTTTGATAACGAGGTTGGCAAATCTATATTATTACTTCAGTAATATAACTAATACAATAAATAATATAAAAATAATATAAAATAGATCGTAACCAAGGTTAAAGTTACATATTTTACGTGTATATATTTGGAAGATGCATGTATTCTATGCGATAATAGATAATACTATAGATTTGAAATGGTTAAGATTGAACAGGGGAACTGAATACGGATGTAAATTACGAATGGTATCTAAAAATACCAAGACAGTGAATATCAAGTTTATACTATACATACATCACTCAAGTTATCTTTTTAACGATTTAATGGCATTTGTGAATGATGAACAAGTGCAACTTAATATTAAACAATCACGTAATAGGACGGTATTTTCTATTAATCTAACGCTGATGGATGAAGTGACAAAAATGCTAGTTTGTTCAACTATGGATCCTACGATTATTGATAGGTATTATGCTAATATTAATTTAGATTTTGACAACGATGAGTACACTGTTATAGATAAAAACTTTACTAACGCAGTCGTCGAGTATCCAGTTATTTGTAATTTTAGAAGATATAGTGAGAGTGAGAGTGAGAGTGAGAGTGAGAGTGAAAGCGATAGTTATGATGACTTATATGAAAGTAATGATGAAAGTAATGATGAGAGAAATAATAGACGCGTCGAAAGTAGCGATAGTGATGATTATTTGTAACATGATAGATTTTTTTTTCTGTGTAACTAGTAAATATGATAAAAAAACTACTATATGCTGATAAGTATACTTTTCTTCAATAATGGATTCATTAACGGATAAGACTATAAACAGCGTCCGAAAAATATTGTATACGATACATTTTAGTAATATAGAGCGTGCACCAATTATTTCTACATCTCGAGAATGTGAGAATTGCTATGATAGTTATGACATATATATTAGATTCGGATATAAACGCAATATCTTTCTACAGGGAAAATATTATGATATTATGAATACGCTTATTAATAGTGTAGTTAGAGACACTATTAATTATGATAATCAAACATATGATAATAATGTAAAGTCTTTACTAAATATCGCCACAAGATTTATTCGTAATTACATAGTTAGTTTGAAACGTAGTGGAAAATCATTAATTGAGATCAATGGATTATATGTTGTACAGATGTATAAACAATTTATTAAAGATATTTATACAGAACTAATGAATGAACACGAACCAAAAAGTATTCTTGGAGTCGATGAGTACGATTCATATTCATTAGACTTGTTCCTCCATGATAGTTATTGTATTATGAAAAAGAATAATGAAAATATCATACATAACAATATATTCTCTGTATATTTTAAAACATATGACACAGTAGGTATTGACATAAGATTGGTTAAATGGATGATAGATAAAGGTGTAGATATTAATTATAAAAACAAATATGGGTGTGGTATCTTACATACATATCTTGCTAACATGTACGTTGATACAAATGTGTTAGAATTGCTATGTAGACATGGGGCTGATATAAATGAACAAAATGATAATCAAATTACTCCATTGCATTCATATTTACGAAGGGACGAGTCATCTATTTATGCATATGTTTTAAAGAAAGCTATTGAATTAGGTGCCGATATCAACCATAGATGTTGTAATAACTTAACTCCTATTATGACGTATATATTTTATCATACTGATAATATAGATACAGAAATGATAAAGGTGTATATGGACGCATTAAACGATAAAATTAATGACATACCAGAGATACTACATCTATATATACGGATGGCACAATATGTTAATATTGAAGTTGTAAAATATTTTCTGGATAATAATGTGATTCTTGATTATAAGGATAACATCGGAAGAACATGTCTTCACTGTTATATGTTGCGAAATTTTATAGATATCGACATCATTAAACTTTTGCTCGAACACGGTAATTATTTAAACGAGACGGATAATTTAGGTAATACAGCACTACATACCTATCTTTCTAGACTATGTATAATTAATAACGAATTATCATGTGATACAAGTGTCAATAACAATATAAATATAGCAATTGTTAAATATCTTATACGCGCAGGATCAGATGTATCCTTAGTTAATGATTTGGGATACACGCCTCTAACAACCTATATATGCGTATTAGAAAATTATATATATTACGACATAATTGATTGTCTAATGTCTGATAAAGTATTAAACATAGTAAAACATCGTATAATTCAAGATTTATTAACTAGAGATGATATACCTACTAGAATATTCCATCACGTTATTAATAAATATGATATACCCATAGACTCATATACTGATGAACACGAACTATGTAATCACGAAACAATTGATATGTATCATCATCAGTTGATAAACGATTATAATAAGAATATAGTACCACTTTCTGGAATGACAGCGATACACGTATCGATTGTATTACATAAAGATATAATCTTAAGATATTTATTATCTATTGGATATAGTATTGATAAACCAACTAGAAACGGTTCAACTGCATTGATGTTAACATTTCGTAAAGATAACAGACGATATAATAGCCGTATAGTCAAGACATTACTAGATAATAGGCCTTCTATAAACAACATCATATTATTCTTAAATCATTGTCATAAACACGAATTATTATTCGCATTACTTGATTCTAAGACAAACATTACATATTATGTATTGTCTTTGGCTTTTATGTTGGTAGGACTTAATTGTACCAAATACATTGAGTATTTAAAGCATGATTTGGAATTAACTGATTCATATAATAAATATAACATGATTAAAAAAACTTTAGATGTATTAGTAGATATTCAAGATAATATTAATCTATTAATGTCTACGTACATCAATAGTTCTTCCACTATATCTATTTATGATATACTAATAAGCAAGTCATACAAAATTGATCTTATTAGATATAAAGACATCTGTAAAAGATATAGTAGTATCGAATATCCATTAAATAATATTATCAATAGATATATTAATAAGGCAATATCTGCTAATGAAATAGTAAAGTATATAATTAACTATTTACGATTATATCCAATTATGAACATTCCTATTAATTTACTTCATAGGTGTGTTACGGATATATATGATTTATCAGGATTTAGAAGTACGTTGTTGAGCAAACAATTCTAATAATTAAAAAGATTATATGATACCTAACCATACAATATACATCGTTATCTTTTTAGTATCAGTAATATAGTTATTTATTAATCATATGATACTATAAAGTAAGTAGACAATGTATCTACCAGCTTTTTATATATTGATATCGCTTTCTTTCTCTAACTGTCATAAACTATCATACTACTTTGATCTGGTAATAAACGGTAGCGATACAACTAATACAGTAGATGTATTTCTAGACAATAACCACATCATAACGTTTGATGGAAATAACGTCTATCCGACGATCCCTTTCATGGTAGGCGACAAAATTTTCTTGCCGTTTTATAAGGATATGTTTACAGATTTTTTTCGTCAATTTCGAATTGTTACGAATGATGTACATGAAGAATTAAGTTATAATTATGCATGTGAGTATACTAACAATGTTCCTACATTTACACAGTATTGTCTTTATAATGGTGAGAAATACACAAATGAAGATTCTGGATCACATGTTACTAATAAAAATATGTGGTTAAGGACTTCTGATTTCCGATTTCAAAAATTGTTTGATGGAGACGATTGTATAATTCATCTTAGATCTCTAGTTAGAAAAATGGAAAACAATAAACAGCGTAATGTGTAATTGAGAAAAACTATTTAAGTGCTTCAAACGGAGTCCTGGTGGTTGACCAGTATTTTCATGAAATCAGAGTATAATTATTTACTGTAATATTCGATGCTACTTGAGAATATTGATATATACCACAAATAAAGATATTATTCATTATTGGTTAAAGAGTACAAAAGACATATATTCTCTAATTATTAACCATGTATATATCTGAAAAATGAATATTAACATATAGTTTATCACATAATTTCTAATATATTGTTACGATGGGGTCATTAACTGATGTCGCTATTACAAATGTTAGAAAACTATTATATACAACTTATCTCATTGATTATAATAACACAATAAGTACTAATGCGAATAATACATATGACTTAGATGATGACGATGAATATGACGTCCATGGAGACATCTATAGTTACAATAACCTATTTAGGGTTAAAAAGATAAAACGCTTTAAGAAAAAATATTATGGTATCAGTCATAAATATCATCAACAATATTCAGATAGCAAGAATGCATTAATTGATATTGTCGGAAATATGATTTTTACACTAAAATCAGAAGGAAAAAAGTCAGTAGTAATTAACCAGTATAAAAAATTTATCAAATTTATTAAAGGTATCAAGTATAGAGATTACGTATTCGACATTCCATATAACGACGATATTGTTGATGGTGATATTCTCTATATGTACTTCAAGTCACCTAAGACCAGCAATATAGAAATAAATCTAGTCAAAACTATGATAGATATAGGAATCGTAAATCTTAATTATGTATGTAAGAAAACTGGATACGGTATTCTACACACATACCTTGGTAATATGAATGTTGATATAGATATATTAGAGTTGTTATGTAATAACGGTGCTAACATAAATACACAGAGTCATGATCGCGTTACTCCTTTACATACTTATATGAGAACAGGAAATGTCTGTCCTGTTGTTATAAAAAAGATTATCGAACTTGGTGGAGACATGAATGCACAATGCGTTCATAAAATAACACCAATGGACATATACATACACAATGTACGTAACGTTAATCCTGAAATAATAAACATATACATAGAATCACTTGATGATTATGTATTAAATATACCCAAGATTCTCCATTCGTATATAACATTATCTCTGAATATCGATATAGAAGTCATAAAAACATTCTTGAAACCAAATATACTACTACATTATAAAGATGACGCGGGAAGGACTTGTCTTCATCAATATATGTTACGTCACAACATCATAAACACTACTATTATTAAACTTTTATACGATCATGGTAATTCTTTAAATGAACCAGATAATATAGGTAATACAGTACTTCATACATATCTATCTATGTTATCTATTGTGTATATTACAGATCCAGAAACAAGTAATGATATAAAACTAAGCGTTATCAAGTGTCTGATATTATTAGGTGCTGATTTGACGGCAGTTAATCATTTAGGATATACTCCACTGACATCATATATATGTACAACACAAAATTATATGTATTATGACATTATAGATTGTCTGATGACAGATAAAGTGTTAGAAATGGTGAAACATCGTATACTTCAAGATATATTAACTAGAGCAGATCACTCTCCGTATATTCTCCATCATATTATTACTAAATATAATATACCATTAGACTTATTTACAGGCAATTATATATCATATGATATGGAAAACATTCACGACGAATATCATGTTGCTATTTTAGAAAGACATAATGATTTTACATGCGAGACTTCCGGAATGATTCCATTACACGTAGCCATTGCATTACACAATAATGACTTCAAATCGTTAGATTACTTATTATCTATCCAATGTAATAGTATTAACACCTTGACAAAAAATGGTTTAAATACTCTGTTATTGACTCTAAATGGAGATCGGAATAACACACCTTGGCGTATTATCCTTATATTACTCAATAAGAGACCTAATCAAGATATTATTATATCGTTTTTAGATAAGTGTTATGCTAGTGGATTGTTTCCAATACTGTTATTAAGTAAAAATGATATAATTACAAGACCATTAACATTAGCAATTATGTTGGCGGGAATAGACTATTGTAATAAATGCATAGGTTATATGGAGAGGGATATATCCATTATGGATAGTAGGAATGTAATGTATGTCGCATTATGTAATTTAGTCAAGATAAGAGATAACATCAATAAATTAAGTGATATATATGTTAATTCCAGTTTGAGCGTTTATGATATAATAGTTAGCAAATCATATGATACGGACTCTATGATATATAAAGAAAATTATACTCTTGCAATATGCTGTTTTGGAAATGATCCACTATGTGATATAATTAATTATTACATAACCAATGCTAGATCTACATATTATATAGTCAAAGATATATCAAAATATATTACAGATACCTATCCTATTATGTCCATGCTTCCTACAACTCTTCTATATGATTGTATTATAGGAATGTGCGGACTAAAGTTTTTAAGACTAACTATGATGAATGAAAAATATAATGATATTAAATCATCAAATAAAGATTAGAAACAGATAGAGGAATTAATGTATCTTCATCATAATTTTTTTAATTATTAATAAATAGAATAACAATGAATAAGTTTATCGTTTTATCCACTATTGTATCTTGCCTAGTGTATACATCTTTTGGTAAGACGTGTCCTGTTGATCACTATTATGATAGAGAAGATGGTGGTTTATGCACAGCATGTGTTACATGTTTACAAAATATGGTAGAGATCCAACCATGTGGTCCAGATAAACCACGAAAATGTCAATGTGCTCCAGGATTTAAATGCACCTTGCCAGCTGTTAATAGCTGTGCTAGATGTACTCCAGATAGCACATATAAGCCTCCGCCCAAACCCGCAACTAAACCAAAATCACATGAAGATAATTGTTGCATAACTACTGGTAATACAAAACTATGTTATACTCAGTTAAATTAAAAATAATAAATAGAGAATTTATATTTTGTAATAGTGTATACATATCTATGATGAAGACAGTAGCTATAATATTGATATTATCGTTAGCATCTGTGAATTCTTATTCTCATGATATTATTGGACCATATATAACAAATACGTTCAATTATATATCTGTAGATATAGAAATGTCAATAGTTAATGCCACATCATGTGTTGCACAATCGAAAGAGACGTCAAATATAATATCGACTTCAGATTTAACTATTACTCTTAATACTACAGATTGCGCTCCAACATTTGTTACATCATATTATTCTGCCAAAGATGGAACCGCTATAGCCGGGTTTTTCACAGATATTGATAAATACCAAAACAACAATACACAATGTAAACTTAGTCTGGAAATTAAATGTAATTCTGAAACAGAACCACGTATTAATGTTCCTCTTATACACATTCCAGACAAGCCACGGTTACATTCAGAAACATTTAATGTTGTAGGAGATTGTCTAGCAAATATTGATGTTTATATTATGTATGTGTACATGAATGGTGAAGAGTTCGAACAAGAAATAGCCAGTATTCATGTTGGATATGGTATTGATACTAGTTCTATAATACCTCAAAGTTGTGGTTCTGTATAGCACTATAGAATACGAATAAAAACAAGTTGAAATGGTTTTTCTAGTGGTAATCTTATATTAACAATGATCATATAATACACATTCTTGTATCTCTGTCATTACATTCGTAAAATAGAAAAATAATAATTGGTCTTTCATAACTAGTAATCATGGACAGTTACGATTTTATAGAGGATGATCGTACTGGATATGAAAAAGAATTGTGTATGGAACACTTATATTCCCAATCTAATAAGATGAAAAAACTCATGGAATCTAACACGTTTTGTGATATAACATTCCATACAAAAGATAATAGGAATATTTGTGCACATAAGGTGGTTGTTTCAGGATTTTCAACATACTTTGCTGAAATACTGGATGATTCTCCAGATCAAAAAATCTTTAATATCGACTGTTCATACTCTGTATTAAAACTAGCCATCGATTACATTTATACTGGATTTATGGAGCCACCTTTGGTGGAAGATATAAATGGATTGTTTAATCTTATTAACATCTTTGACTCTGATATCTTGGGTTGTGAAGTCGTTCGTAAAGTTAACTATATAATGGACAATACTAATACACTCATCATATACGAAATATTGAATAACATATTCAAGGAAACAGAGGACAAATATGATGCCATGAATATGGTTGAAGAGACGATTGCAAAAAATATTGACATATGGTGGCACAATCCGAAATTTAAACAAGTGATTTCTTCAAACTCTATGATCAATATTATGAATTGTGATTATATATCCATCGTCGAAGATGATATCGTTTATATGATTATTAATTGGTTGAGTGCTTTTCCCGAAGAGAATAATAAATTGATTTCAACCATACGATGGTATCATGTAAGTCAACCAGTCCGTGAAGCATGTAAGAATAATCCATTATTCATAGATATCAACATTGACGAACTAGCAACGCAATATATAGGCATAAGAAATAGTCGTGGATTTTACGCCAGGTATTAAGTTTTTATCAATTTACTAAAAAATAATAAAATATTATTGTGGTACAATGGAACAATTTCTACTGAGTTATCTAGAGTACCAGGATGTTAAACTGTCAAATGTTAAAAAAATATTAGATAAAGGAATTATTCCAATCGATGGGAACGGAAATAATGCATTACATTGCTACTGTCGTAATATTCATAAAATCGATATTAACATTATCAACTTGCTTATAGAGTATGGAATAGATATATTACATAGGAATTCTAAATGTCTGACGCCTCTAGGAGAATACGTAAATCATCACTCAGACATTGATAGAGATATAGTGAATATTCTATTACATGAATCCAATATAAGAGATTTTGATCCATATCACTATATACTATCTTATAATATCGATATACAATTATTGGATAAATTAACAAAGAATCGCGACAAGAAGGGTGAGGTTTCTTATCAGTCACTGGTAGATGTATATCTACAGATTAGTTCACCAAGACAGGATGTACTACAGGTTCTTATAACTAATGGAGAATATAGAGATGACTATAGCACGTATCCATATTATTATACACTTGCTAGCAATACTAGGAACGCATTGCATAACTACATTATATCACATATTGACTTACCATTATCTAAAGATATAATTAGTATTATTAAGAATTATTATAAAACACATACTCGTGGTATAGATGAGTGTGGTTATATGCCTATACAATACTATTGGAAAAACTCAGTCATTAATATAGAAATAGTCAAATTATTAATAGATGATGTGGATTGTTGTGCTATATATGAAGATAATATACATCCACATATTAGAGGAGTATTAGCCGACTATTTGAACAAGAGATTCAGGGGAGAGTATAATGTGGATGATGATATAGTTGACTCACTTATACGTACTAATTCTACTATTAATTCTCTACTCGATTCTTCCTCCTACGAATCGAATATTGTAAATAGCAATGTGGCTGATTTTATACGTAGTATTACATCATACGATTCTATAGAATATAATTATGATATCGTCAATAAGATACTAAAAAGATTCGATAAAATAGTTATTCAGAAAATTATGTGGTGTTATCTACACTATAGCGATAATGTATCTCAACGAGTACTTAAATCCATGTTAGATAACGGGGCAATAATTAATAGAGATATTATACATGCATACTTTACAAATTTCGATAATGTAGTTAATCCTGATACTGTGAGATTCATACTGGAAATAGACGAAGCCGTTACTATACAGACAATGTCTAACAATGGATGTTATCTATTCAACTGTCTATTAGCTTCTCGATGTAACGCTAAAGTTAATTATGAGAATGTAGTACTAGATGTACTACGTGTTATGATAAAATATATAGAGGATATCAACATAACTGATGAATCAGGAAAGACTCTACTATATTACGCGGTTTGTTACTCATGTAATGAATTAGTAAAATGGTTATTGGAGAATGGTGCCAATACCAGCATCATAACGAGTAAAGGTTCAACTATATTCAATATAGTCATTAGGAATACTAATGGAGTATCTTTAACTGATATGTTAATCAGGTATAAACCTACATTGGAATGTATGTTATCTACAATGAATAACTTACATGGTAGAACACACCAACCATCATTACTCAGGTGTATACGATATGCGCTACTTTTAGATGTTAATTTTCCTTATCCTGATATCATCAATGAATACAAAACAGAAATTGATTCGTATATAGACGACATTAATATGATGAAAAATGAGAAATTTGCAGGATGTTCGATGTTCGATATATTCTTTAATAAAAAATTAGAAACTAGTAGAATAAATTATGCTAGACATCCTATATTTTTAGAATATGCAGACACGAGTCTGTATAGAAACGAGATTCAATCAATCATTGATGATACAGTATCTAAGCGCAACTATATAGATAGTTTAATAGAAGAATCAGGAGTATTTTCAAGATTGCCATCGGAAATACTATATAAAATATTTTCATATACAATCGACTAATTAAACAAGTCCAAATAGAATGTAACTCAGAGGCAATATATCTTATATATTATTAAAAAATATTATAACAAGACAGCAAGATCATTGGTTTTTGAATTACCATTAAAACATGGAAAATGGGAGTTGATTATTTAGTAAATTACTATCATTATTAAAATGTTAAGATATAACGCATCACGTTAATGAACATTAAAGATAAAAGAACGGTCTTGATTACCGATTTTAACAATTATTGGATGATGATCCTAAATAAATACTTTTTATTAGAAAAAATTAAAAAGCATTGCATATTAATACAGGTGGTGTAAACATGAAACACACTGTAATTGGGTTAATAATTACCATCACAACAATATCATTTACAACATCTTTGAAATGCTTTAGGAAGTTGGGTTTCTATAATCTGTATGGATCTAATAACGATAATGAATACGAAAACGCTTTTCAACTTTCAGTATCAGAGAATTATGACTATCTATTAAAGACTGAAACTCTGAATATAGATAATAACATACCATGGAAAAATATTACATATTCTATATATGACTCTTTTATTACAAGTAAGTGTAATAATTGTTCAGATAATACAATATATAATGTCACTATACAGTCTTGGACCAATTATACTTTAGTAAACGGTACGGAAAATATCTATTTAAATGTATCCAGTGATATATCAATGGACGAAAATGGTACTACCATCAATAATACAGTTAATGGCAATTTATCTATTAATGTTAATAATAATCTAGTAATTATCAATCTGATGAATATATCCTTCATTATCAATTCGACAAATTGTGAAGGTGTAACAGTTAAAAAGGCTACCGCAACATATATTAATAACACATTAACTGTGTATACAGAATCAGAACCTGTGTCTGTAGTATATCCATTTATCACACTTGATGAATTATACAATTGTTCTTTCTCCAAGCCTATCAATTATATAAACAGTTCACATATAAAAGAATTTAATAAGACAGTTTGTAAAAACAATACAGAGTATAATCCAATGCACGAAACATATACAATTGATAACAATATTACATTTATCCGTAATATTACATCTATTACAAAGTACATTAATTCGTGCGCTAATTCGTCTATGAGCTTACAAATATTGGCTGTTGGAATACCTGAACTATTTAATGCGACAATGAAACAATTGGATATCGATCCCGGATCCGATTCAGTAGCTTATTTCATGTGTAGAGTTACAGGATATAATTGTGACTTGAGTATTCTATTGAATAAGGCATCGAAAAATGTAATGAATAAACAACTATCAAAAAATTCAAAGAGACAAAGGAGATCTACTCATACGACAGGAAACCATTTCTGTTTACATAAGAATTATGGTCTGGAAACAAGTGATTGCAACTCTTATATTGATAATAGAGATACTACAAAAGTTGTTAGAACAAGGAGATCTCCTGTTATCAAATCATTACCTATTGATGTCTTGGTGTTTAAATCTATGGATGAATTAGGCGCCAGACCAAAAATACCCAGACACGTAACAGATATCCAAGTAGGTTATAGTGGAACAGATATTAGCGTGATGGGTGATAGAAGTATATATGAATCCATACGTAGTAATATATATCAACAGATTAGAAGCAAAGTAATATCTAATGATAGATTAGATACTAGCCAACTACCTATAGCCACAAGAACACTTATTGGAAATGTTATAGAATCAAAGATGGATACAGTGGATGCAGCTAGACAAGTTGTTAGCAGCATTAAAAATGTAGAAAATACACCCAATGTTATATATGAAAAGATTGGAGCAAGTGGAGGAGTAATAATTGATTCAGAAAAATATGCTACTGGATTATTGGACATTCCTACATCAACTAGATTATCTTCTAGAGAACAGGATGATAAATTAGATAACAATAAACGAAAATCAGGGTATTCACTAATTGTATATAGCGTACCTAATAAAGGCAAATTAGAAACTATATACGAGGAAGATCGAACAAATTACAATGTGGCTATTGATACGCTATATAAAAAGAATTATGGAGGTATTCATGAAAGACTGCCGGATTATAATATTTATAAAGAACAGATGTATAAATATGTAACTGATATCCGCAACAATCAACGACCCGATCATATAGGAGTTCGTAGATCATCTTCTGATAGTATTGTTGTAACTAGATTTAATAATCATCGGAAAAATATAAACGTAAATGATTTTACGTATAAACAATATAAGAATATAATGAAGGGGTTCAGCGAAACAATTGTAGATAACTCTGAATCCACAGTGTATGATGTCGTAAGACCACCATCTAAAAAGGAACCAATTTATGATGTTGTACGATCACCATCTAAAGATGAACCAATTTATGACGATGTTGGAATATCTGAAGGTAGAAAATCCAACTTACGGAGATCTAACGCATTTAAGAGAACGCCTGGTGATAGGCCACATGTTAATAAGAGAGAAGAAATAATAGATTCTATCTGTTCATCTACAAGTAGATCACTTATTTGTAATATTAGAGAACAAACTAACACTGCTGGTCGTACATCCTTATCATCACAATCATCATCTGATAATAGACCACAGATAAACAACGAAAACATCTATGATAGAATTATTCCTAAAATCAGCAATAATAATAAAATGAATACAAGACTTAATAACCTTGCTGGGAAAAATAATCGCATGAATACAATGATGAAATCTGTTTCATTATCTGCTCAGTCATCGTTTAATAGTGCTAAAATAGCTACTATCAATAAAGATAATACGCCTAAAGAACAAAAAATAATTTCATTAGTCGCAACGGCACTTAATCAGATAGGTGGTTCATTGGCAATAGCTGGAGGTCCCAAAGGAGCAGTAGCAGGTGTTGCCATACAAACGATATCTGGTCTAATAGATGTGTTTTCATCTATTTATTTTATTTTAGCAGAAGGAGAACCGCCATTAGATCCGGCTATAGAAAAGTTTTCAACATATACACAACATATGGAAACAAAGGAAGCAGGATCTATATCATGTTTAATGCCTGATTCACAACTAACAATTACCTTAGCATATCGTCATAAGGAGATGAATGTTGATGCGGAAAGACGTAGAGGTGAATATACAGATATTATTCCAAGCAAGGTATATTATCTGAAAAATAGTTTTATAAGTTATACAAGTAGTGTGAAATTGATTTGTCCATTTGGTAGACTAAGACTCTTTGAAGCTGATGTAAACGCATATGCAAGTCTGGTTAAAGAAAAAAATGGAGTAAAACACTATATGGTTCATGGTATTATGGAACTATTATCTTATCATTCTACTGCAACATTTACCTGTGGTAATGAGCCAGGTGTTGTATTTATACCATTTGAACAAAAACTTAGCGATATGCAGCTTCTAAAACTAACTACACCTGGTGAACCAGAGTCAACAAAGGACATACCATCAAATGTATGCGATCTTTATCCACTTAAGAGATTATATCTTTTGGCCGGAAACTGTCCTCATGACATGACACAAACAGCTATTACATATGTAACATGTAGTACATTGCTTAGAATGTCAACCTATCAAGAGGATAGTAATAGATGGGTACTTATGAATCCATTTCATACAACAGAAGGAGAAAATGTTCAACTGTTTACATTTTCAAGATATGACTTTCCAGATATACAAATTGATGTAAATAAAATACAGAATCCTGGATCACTATGTACGCAAATAGATAACAATAACTGTTTTTGGTCAGAAGCTATGATGTTGGAAGATGTATCAGAATGTGCTTCCAGGATTAGGAAAATGTATATAACTTTATCAACGATCAATGCACCTGGTTATAATAGTTTCATATTAACGTGTCCATCGGGATCTGCTCCATTTATGATAAGCAATAGTAGTATATCAGTAATACCTATGAATACAAGAAGAACGTCTATGAGATTCGCATCAGAGAATGATGCAACTGCATTGGTGTCATGTATGCATAATTCAAATCCTAGTTTGAAATCTGATATAATCCATCTAACATTTACGAGGAATAGATCAATTGGTACAAATTATAAAAATTATAATAACGAGGTTGATAAAGTACATTTGTTCAAATATGCATCAATTGGAATGCCGTATAGATCAACTCATTGTAAACGATTATTTGAGAACGCAAGCTGTAAATATCATCGATATCATATAGGTAAATGGAAACCTGCAGAATATAGATTTACCAAACACAAATTACCGATGGTCAGATTGACAACTAACTATCATGGAGAATTAAATAATAATATTGTTAGTAAGATGAAAAAGTATTTCACATCTCCAATTAGTATTAAAATAGATATTAGCGATATAGACAAAGTATACGACGAACCAAATCGGTTCTGGACATTTGCTAAAAATGGATTAAGAACATTTAGTGCTATAACTGTCACAATGCTTCCATGTTCCATTGTTGCTGGTAGTATAAATATTGTAGATTTTTCACATTTACCAATTAAAGATACAATGGATAGTGACGGTTACTACGCAAGATATATCTTTACTGGTTCTATTGAAAGACCAATTGGAAATCGCATAATATTTACCTACAGAAAAGAACATAAAAATAATGCATATGCCCCGTATGGAAAATGTGAAGTATATATCGATATTGATCGTAAAGAATTAAATATAAACTGTCCAGAATTCACAATTCCTATAGAACCATTCAACAACGAATCTGTCAATAATTTATGTGTTGCTACAGTAACTTCTAGAGATCATTGTACTGTAGCAACGACATGGGGTGGTGGAGGAAAATGGGGTTATACAAGTACTGGCGCTCGTTTAGAATTTGATTCATGTTATCACTATGGCCAGTCTAAGCCTACTGATAATTTCTGTTATTATTATCATGCTTCTTTGTATTATCCTCCTGAATATGACGCATGTGGATCAGCAATGATCTTGGGTTATGCTCCAATATTTGTAGAAAGTAGAATTGCATCTCCTCCATATATCAAGGAATTTGTATATGATACATCAAATAATGAATATGTTAGTAGAACAGTATATAATAAAGTTAAGACTTTATATGATGAGTATAATAGGTTGATTGACATGACTTCTAATGCAATCATAGATATGAGTAATAATTTTGGAAATGGCTTAAGTGATAAAGGCCGAGAGATATTTAGACTGAACGCCGACTATATGATGTTAACTGCCCTAAAGGAAGAAAACAAACGCAAAATGGAGGCGTTGAAAAACGAAATAGAGGATACACTGAATGATATATTTATAAAATCGATGACATATGATGATATAACATCCATACTTAGATCTGCCATAAATACTAGATGTTGTGTTATTGAGGGAACAAATGTATACAAGTATTATCACTTTGAAAAATATCTATGTGGGGAATACAATGATTATATTAAAGTAATTGACGATGATAGATATTTACTAGTTAACAACACATTGATTGATGAAAAAGTATATAACGTCTCTAATATTCCAATAATTGCATGTTTTGAAATATCATTGATTCCAATCACTAAATCTGAACAAAAAGAAGAACTAGAAACAATATTATTCAAGACCGCGTTAGAAGACGTCGTTACTGAATTATTTACAGAATATGACAGGAATCTTACTAGTGAACTGGAAGAGATTGTAACATATCAAAAAGGTGATAACGTTGACCTTGCTATTACCACCACTACTGTTATTAATAATACTACTGTCACTAACACTACTATTACCACTACTGATACTGATACTGATACTGATACTGATACTGTCACTAACACTACTATTATTACTGATACAGATACTGTCACTAACACTATTACTGATGCTAATGCCAGCGCTAGTGTTATGTTTCACATAGCAAATCTTAATATTGTTAATGTTATCTCTATTATTACACCGCTAATAGCGTTGATTATTTCTATTATCATTATACTATTAACACGTAGGAAAAGGAAATCTATAGTTAAAGAAATAACAATTCCGTATAATTACGACTCTGTTTATGTAAAGTTAAATACTGTATCAAACATTATGAATGATATAAACATCTGATATACAGGATAATCCACAATAAGCGATTCACTATCGTTTGGAAACTCCTATGCCCAAATGACTAATTTAGATTTTTATCAGTTATAATTGAAGAAAAAATTTTAATTAATAAAACATTTTTTCCAATAACAGCTGTATGAATTATTATGGAGATTAAAGTATTCGCGATTATCATCTCCATAATAGTAGCAGTAACTTATTCATTTAACGATAACGCATTTCAATCAGCTCTTGAATATTATGAAAGCGATAAAGAAGAACTAGAAACACATCAAAGAAATGCACTTAATGAATCATGTCAATATGGAGGAACGTATCCAGCCATTGGTGTTGAATACGAAGCATTGTTAGAAGAATGTTCTATTGTAAGAGATCATCTACTAAGTTACTGGTATGAGAATTTGGAAAGTATTGAGTGGAAAAAAATAGGAGATGATCATCCACTTGATCATAGCTATATTAAGGATGATAAACTATGGCTACCGATGTTACAATCTAAGGATATACCAGAGGAATTTATATGTACGTTGTATGGCAACAAGGGATGTGCCCAATCAGTAGTTGAAGTCGTAAAAAAGCGTAAAATGTGTTCAAATAAAGATTATGAACTTGGAGTGTATTCATATATTACTCTTACTTGTGTTGTATCAGATGGTTATTCTACTATTGACTGGTATAAAGATGGTAAAATGATAAAGGATATTACTAGCAAGTATCTATTAACAAGTAATGGTAGATGGCTTACTATTAATGATATTACCTTAGAAGATTCTGGTAAATACAAGTGCAGAGCATACTATCAAGATGAAGGACATGAGGATGTTACCGTGACTAAATGTATTGATGTTATGATTCATGTACCACAAAGTCATGAATTCACAGTAACGGTATCTGATCCTATCCTCAAGGTAAAACTAGGAGAATCAGCAAAAACAACATGTACATCTGTAGGAGAATCTAAACTGGAAACACCATATGTAGAATGGCAAAATAGTAATGGTAGGACATTACCACACAATGGAAACGTACTTAATATTAATAATGACTTTAATGAAGCAACGTTATATTTTACCAAAATTACAGAAGAAGATATAGGTAAAACATATACATGTAGAGCTTCGTATTATGGTGATGAAAAAACTGCAACTACAACATTGGTATTAGGTTCATAAACATATACTTGAATAGACGCCTTTCATTTCCTATGTACGACATCATTATAGAAGAGTGTTATATATACATGAAGAACAAGAATAAACTAATTAACGACGCCATGTATAAATTACAGTCGATAATCGATGGACAATCTATACTGTATAAATTACCTCCTGAAATTTTATACGAGATACTATCCAAGTTAAGTGTGTATCATCTAAACAATATGTTGTATGGAAAGAAGCATTATAAAAATTACCATTAAAAATATTATAAAAATAATACCGTATAATTGTAGAGAGAAGTGGTAGTTAACACATTCATTATTAATCATGATATCTTCTTATATCTTGATACTAACAGTAACTGTGTATATAGTACACGGTAACATAAATACAGGTAAACCATACATACCAACGAATGGAAAGTGTAAAAACGGCGAATATAAGCGAGGTAATCAATGCTGTAACAGTTGTCCGGCAGGAACATACGCTTCTAAACTATGCGATGGTACAACCAATACTATTTGTAAAGAGTGCGGTAGTGGTGCGTTTACGGCCATCCCTAATCATGTACCCGCTTGTCTGAGTTGTAATGGAGTATGTGGTAATAATCAGGTAGAGGTACAACAGTGTAACAAAACTCAAAATAGAATCTGTGATTGTTCTACAGAAAGTTATTGTCTGTTTAAAGGATCGGGACCTGGTTGTAAGATATGTACTCCTAAAACAAAGTGTGGAATCGGATACGGAGTAACCGGTCACACGGATCAGGGAGACACAATCTGTTCACGGTGTGACGTTAACACTTATTCGAACATCATATCATCAGTAGATAAATGTAAACCCACACCAAAAAATACATTTAATCATATAGATGTGGAAATTAATTTATATCCAGTCAATGACTCGTCGTGTGTTTATACCACGACTACAGGCGTCAGTGAATCCATTAGTACTTCTGAACTAACAATTAACATGTATCATACCGATTGCGATCCCGTATTTTACACGGAATACTTTTCTGTTCTTAATAATGTGGCAACGTCTGGATTCTTTACTAGAGATGATATTTATCAGGACCCATCAAAGACATGTAAACTAAATATCGAGATTAAATGTAATAAAGATGACACGGACGGAACAGACTCCATAGAACTAACAAAAGAAGTTAATAGATTAACTACACCTCATTCAGAAACCGTGACCGTAATAGGACGCTGTCTATCGAGTATAAATGTCTATATACTATATAGTGATACCAATACTCTAGACTACGACACCGACACTGTCTCGTTTCGTATAGGTAATACTCTTGATATAGATAGCCACATGCCTGCCTCATGCGGTGTACGTAAAATACTTTATCCAAATACACGAGCGTTCTAACAGTATCTGATCATCGCATCAACTTTTTAATAATAAATCACAAGTGTAAAAGCAGAAAATATATCCAAAATTATTATACTATAAGGAAATAACTAATAAGCAAACATGAAACAACAAATTATTATTCTGGCATGCATGTGCCTAACGGCTATGTCATCACCGACTCCTCTTACTCAACAGCAAGCGTGTAAGGAAGAAAACAAACATCACATGGGAATCGATGTCCTTGTTAAAGCCACAAGAAAAGAGCATTCTCAATCTCAGGATAAGATTTGTCAATCAGTAACTACGATTACTGAAACTGACGAAGATGCTATATCGACAGAAGATAGTAAGTCAACAGAAGAAGATAGTACCGAGTCAACAGAAGTCGTCACACGTGGAGACAGTACTTATTACACTGTCGTAGGTGGAGGTCTCGAAACAGTCGTCGGATTCACTGGATGTCCTCATATTAAATCCGTATCAGAATACTCCGATGGAGATACCGTTTACACTAGATTGTCAAGCATCGCTCCCTGGAATAAGGAATCTACATCTACATCCATCAGTCATGAAGAATCTCTAGCCATGATCAAAGATTGTGAAGTGTCTCTAGATCTCAGATGTAGCGACGAGGACAAAGAAAGTAATGTAGTCGATGGTCCAGTACTCGGATCAAATCTCTCTCATTCAAAGAAATCACACGGCGACCTTATCGGATCTACGATTGTTGATACCAAGTGTGTCAAGAATTTCGAACTGAGTATTACCCTCGGTGACATGTGTAAGGAATCATCCGATGTTACCGTAAAGGACGTACTCAAAATGGTAGATGGATCAGTTACCACTGGTGGTAGCGATGATACATCCGTTTATGAAACAAAACTTAAATCGTGTGTCTGAATCATATAATCCTCCATCTAATGAGTAGGATTAGTTGTGGGATTCGGGCATACGTTCAATTAGAAGTGTAACCGGACACTTATTCCGGTTTTAATTTTAAAATGTTTTTACTAACAATGAATGACTCATATTCCTATTCCTATTCCTATTCCTATTCCTTTTTCTCTAACCAAGTAATGAGTTTGTATTCCTATTCCCTTCCAAAAATATTTATCTCTGTTTCATCTCTTTCTCTTATAATGTTCCCACTAAAAATGTTTCATCTCTTTCTGATGGAGTCATAAAAAAGTTTTACAAAAAAATGTTTCATCTCTTTCTCTTATAATGTTCCCACTAAAAATGTTTCATCTCTTTCTGATGGAGTCATAAAAAAGTTTTACAAAAAAATGTTTCATCTCTTTCTCTTATAATGTTCCCACTAAAAATGTTTCATCTCTTTCTGATGGAGTCATAAAAAAGTTTTACAAAAAAATGTTTCATCTCTTTCTCTTATAATGTTCCCACTAAAAATGTTTCATCTCTTTCTGATGGAGTCATAAAAAAGTTTTACAAAAAAATGTTTCATCTCTTTCTCTTATAATGTTCCCACTAAAAATGTTTCATCTCTTTCTGATGGAGTCATAAAAAAGTTTTACAAAAAAATGTTTCATCTCTTTCTCTTATAATGTTCCCACTAAAAATGTTTCATCTCTTTCTGATGGAGTCATAAAAAAGTTTTACAAAAAAATGTTTCATCTCTTTCTCTTATAATGTTCCCACTAAAAATGTTTCATCTCTTTCTGATGGAGTCATAAAAAAGTTTTACAAAAAAATGTTTCATCTCTTTCTCTTATAATGTTCCCACTAAAAATGTTTCATCTCTTTCTGATGGAGTCATAAATATGAGTCCATAGTGTTTACCGAGTGATACTTTTGATAGTTATGAAAGAGTAATAAGATAAGATACAATATTTTTTACAAATAACTCTTGTGTATGTATAATTTTTTTGTTATATAAATGATCTAGTAAAATCCAGGTAGGGGATACTGTTCACGTTTTTTCTTTGGCACAAAAATTCTCATATAAGTTTTTATACAGACATATTACTTGTCTATATATTTTAAAATATTGAATTTTATCCTAAGAAAAATGTAGAACATAAAAATGTTTCATCTCTTTCTCTAAAAATGTTTCATCTCTTTCTCTAAAAATGTTTCATCTCTTTCTGATGGAGTCATAAAAAAAGTTTTACAAAAAAATGTTTCATCTCTTTCTCTTATAATGTTCCCACTAAAAATGTTTCATCTCTTTCTCTTATAATGTTCCCACTAAAAATGTTTCATCTCTTTCTCTTATAATGTTCCCACTAAAAATGTTTCATCTCTTTCTCTTATAATGTTCCCACTAAAAATGTTTCATCTCTTTCTCTTATAATGTTCCCACTAAAAATGTTTCATCTCTTTCTCTTATAATGTTCCCACTAAAAATGTTTCATCTCTTTCTCTTATAATGTTCCCACTAAAAATGTTTCATCTCTTTCTCTTATAATGTTCCCACTAAAAATGTTTCATCTCTTTCTCTTATAATGTTCCCACTAAAAATGTTTCATCTCTTTCTCTTATAATGTTCCCACTAAAAA